TTCCAACTTTTGAAAGTTTTTGTCAAGTTATGGATCAATGTACAGAAAATTTTGAATGTTTAGTAATAAATAATAATGCAAAATCCAATAAATTACAAGACCAAATTTTTTGGTATAAAGCAGACCACCATAAAACTTTCAAATTAGGTTCAAAAGAATTTTGGGAAATTAGCAAAAATTTAGACTCTGATAATGAAGAAGAAATGTATGACCCAAATATTAGAGATAAGAAAAAAGGCCCAAAAATTAATGTACGCAAAACAAAATGGTAATAATTAATTTATAATATTTTTTTAATTAAATATTATAAATATTTGAAATATTTGAAATATTTGTAATGGATTTATTTTCTTTTATATAATTTTCTTTATGGTATTTATTTAATCAATATTTTTAGGAGATTCAGAAATAGGCTCTGATTCTTCTTGTGTCGTTGTTTTTTCTGCACGTTCTTTTTGTCTGTCTAGCAGTTCTCCTAGTCCGTGATCGTTATCCTTCTTTCTTCCTACAATAACATCTTCGGCCTCAAATAATTCTTTACGCAAATCAGCAGTAGATACATCATCATCCTCTTTATCACCAAAAAGCAAATTTTTACCTGGAACATCCATTCTATCCGCATTTATTAAATTGCCCTCTTCGTCTATTGTTTGCATTAATTTATTTCCTTCTTTTTGAGCTTTAGCAATATTTTCTTGAATTGCTTTCTTTTTACTTTCTTTAACACGTTCTTTAAATTGGTCTTTAGAAATTTCATCATTTTTCTTCTTATGACTCATAAGTTCATTTAAATCTTTTTCTAAATATTCAACGCGTCCTGTTTTATATGCTTCCGGATGAAAAGGCATCCACATACCGACTGCTCCTACATAAACATCATGATTTGGGTCTAGTTCTCTTAACATTTTACATCTCATTTCTGCCTCTTCTTGTGAACCAAATACTCCTCGCACTTTAATACCCCTAGTATTTGTTTGAAATTCATGTAGTTCATTATATTCTTTTTGTAATTGTTCTTCTTTAGCATCCATAAATGTTTTATATTCATCATCTAACGTAGTTAAAAATAGATTCTCTTTCTCCTCTTCTGCAAATTCCTCCATATCCTTGCTTAATTTATTAAAATCTAAATTATATTTGTATGCTAAAAAATTCAAAAATTGTGTATATTTTTCAAAAGTTTTTTTAAACTCAAAGTTCTTTAGAAATTTTTCAAAATAAAATAATTCTTTATTTTTAATATGGTCTTCAGGAGAGATAAAACTTAGGCACACGTATTTTTGACCGCTTAAAGGTTTGTCTTCATCTAATAAATCAACATATTTGGTTTTTTCTAAATTATTAACTGATTTATCTTTGTCTTTGTCTTTATCTTTATCTTTGTCTTTGTCTTTAGATTTAGAAGATTTTTTATTAAACATTTTATAAAATAGTATTTTAATATGATTTTAAGTATTTTATTTAAACATTATATTAATAAATTTTAATTATAATTTAACAAACTTTAATTATAATTATAATTAAATATGTTAAAATTTAAATTATATATTTAGGTAATTTTAAATATTATTAATTAAATAAAAATATTTAAAATTGTGTATAAATATAATTTTTTTCTTGAGTATTATTATAAAACAAAATGAATTTCAGTATGGGTGAATTAGTAAAAAGAGCAGTAAAATATTTGATTGAAGGTCTAATGGTTGCAATAGTTGCTTTTGTCATTCCGCAAAAACCATTGAAAATGGAAGAAATTGCTATTATTGCTTTAATGGCCGCAGCTACATTCTCTATATTAGATACTTTTATTCCAACAATGGGTGTAAGTGCTAGATCAGGTGCTGGTTTTGGTATTGGTGCTAATTTGGTTGGTTTCCCTAGAATGTAAATGTTATTTAATAGTTAAAAAAGATTTTTTAAAAATATATAAATATTTTATAATTTATATATTTTATAATTTATATATTTTATAATTTATATATTTTATATATTTTATAATTTATATATTTTATAATTTATATATTTTATAATTTATATATTTTATAGTTTTTTATAAAATATATATAAATAATTTGTATCCATTAAGGTTAGAAATTATTACTAAAAAAAATAATTATGAATAACTAGTAATTAACAACTATTTTTTTCATTTTATAATGTAAATATATTTACTAATAATAATATGAATAAAACCAAACCAGTAATAGGTATTTTAGCAACACCATATATAAAAAATACTATTTCTAATGAAATATTTTTAAAAGAAAATTTAATAAATTTTTTAAAGCAAAATTCAATTGAGTATATTATAATACCATATACTATTAATAAATTTAAATTAAATAAAATAATACCTAATTTGGATGGTTTCTTGTTTCCTGGAGGTCAAAATGGTAATTTTTATAATAATAAATTTATAAAGCAACATTTTTTAACACAAAAATATATAGTTAAAAAAATTAAATTACTTGCTAATAATAGTAATAATAAAATACCAATATTAGCAATATGTCATGGTTATGAAAATATGATTTTAATTGAAAAAAATTATAATTTAACAAATAAAAATATAAAAAACACTTTTATTAATGTAACTGCATATAATGATTATAAAACTGTTCCAAAATTTAGCAATAACAAATTAGGTAAGTTATTTAAAAATAATTTTAATAAGACTAAGAAAATAGTTCATAATAATTCATTAGCAGTTTATCCAAAACATAGAATTAAAAATTATGAAACTATTGCTGTTAGTTTAGATAAAAATAATAAAGAGTTTATAGAAATAATAAAACACAAAAAATATCCATTTTTTGGATATCAAGGACATCCAGAAATAAACAATACAAAATTATTTGCTCCTTTTATTAGTTATGTTAATAATTGCTTTAATAATAGCAAATTAAAACAAAAAACAATAATAAAAAAAAAATATTATAATCAAAATTTAATAAAATTAAAATCAAAAAAAGTTTTTTGTAATAAATTTAACTTGGCAAAAACAATAAAACAGGGCAAATGTATACTATATAAAATATAATTTATAATTTATATTAAAAATATTTACTTTTTTTATATTTTTTATTTTTCTTTGTATGCTTAATATCATGTTTCATATTTTTTTTTGATTTACTTATTGATTTATAATCTTCTTTTGGTATATACCTAAAAAAATTAATATTATATAATTTTGAATTACGTAATACTTCGTTCTTTTTAATTTTGGCATATAATTTTGCTTTTTCTTCTCTCATATCCTCTAGTGTTTTTTGCTTTCCGTAACAGGTCACGCTAAATCTTCGCAATAACCCTTTTTGTTCAAGACGATTCTTTAATTGAACTTTGAATAAATATTCAGCTATACACAATAGTCTATTTTCATCATAATATGGTCTATTTGCATATATAAATATTAAATAAAAACTTAATATAGTATCTATTGATGCTACTTTTATTTGTTGTCCATTAATATTTATTAAATTATAACTATGGCAGGCAGTTGGTTTATAAATAAATGCTATTACATCATTATTTACTATAATCTCATAATGAACATCAATATATTCGCCTATTGGTTGTTTTTTAAAAATTTTTACATTTATATAACCTTCATAGTTTAATTGTTCTTTCAAAATAGTTGCACTAGATTCGGGATTTTCGCTCAATACATCAAAATCTGGAATATTAGAAACTTGCTTGCTTTCTTTATGTGGCATATATTTACTATATAGTGTTGATGCGTATCCCCCAAAAAAAACTAAACCTTGATTAATAAATGAAGTTCTAGTAATTTCATATATATTATTTTGGTCCTCTTGGGTTCCTTCATATTTTCTTTGAAAATCTTGTTTATCGCATAATATACCTTTTAATGGATAATTTTTATTTAATAATATAATACGTTTTAATATTTTTTCCCATCTAGATACATCTCCCATAGGGCGCGATAATTCAACATACATTGCCATACGTAGAAAATTAGGTGGACAATAATTGATTCCATTAATTTTTATTGCTTTTTTAGAAATATTTTGAAATAATTTATTATCTAATAAAGTAATATCTGCTATTGGTACAAAATTAACAAATACTTTATATGTTCCACTATGAACTCCTGATTTTGCTTCTACTTCTTCATATCCTGCTTTATAATATATATTTGCTAAATCTCGGGCATACTCCATAGCATAAGGAGAAAAAAAATCATAATCAGGTATTTCAATGTTTTTATTATAAAATCTATATTGTTCTGGTAATATATTATTTATTGCAGTTCCACCATAACATAAAATTTTATGCGTTCGCAAAAAAGTTTCTAAAATTTCAATAATATTTTTAATAGTATCTGATTGAACTAATTTTTTTCCTATAATATATGTAGCATTATCTATAGCACTTCTTAATATTTTTAATTCTTTTTCTTCATATGATTCTATCATAATATAATATATATAATCATAATATAATATATTATGAAAAATATAATCAAAATATAATTCAAAATATAATCAAAATATAATCAAAATATAATCAAAATATAATTATCTTCTTCTTCTAAATTGATTAGTTAATCTGCTTGTAATATCTTGTGATGAATAATTATTCAAACCTACTCCGACAGTAGAGTCGAGAGATGGAGGAGCAGTATTTATTAACATTATTTCTTTGAGGACCCAAGAATACATTCCATCAATCTCAAATTGGTCATTATAACCAATTAGATTACTATCTAAGTTTTGATGCTTCATACAAATTGCTTGGCATCCATTCACAAATGAAGCAATAGAATCATAATTTTTTATTGAATTATCTAAATTTGGTAATACTATTGTATATTTTCTTTTTGTATCTTCAATAAATTGCGAGTTGCCATCTTTAGCAACTATGTCATTATATCTATAAGTATTACAATATGAACTTTTACCTTTTAAGTTAATATAATTTTTTAATTTTGCTAATTTAAGATTTATAATAATATTTGGTTCAGGATTAAAATCACAAATAATTATAATTTTTCTATATAAATCTTTCATTTTAATACTTAATACAGCAGCATCTTTATAAGTTTTTAATAATGAAAAATTTGAATTAATACTTCTATCAAAATATTCTTCAAATAAATCACCCATTTTTTCTAACATAGATAAATTTGTGCTCATTACTCTAAAATTTAATATTAATGGGTCATTAGCACATATAGTTTTAACTCCGTCAAAAGCATTTTCAGTTATTGTAGTTAATACTTCACTTAATAATAAAGCATTATATGTTTCTTTAATATAATTACTATTTGCTGTAGAAGAAGCAACAATAGGATCATTATTATATGAATAAATTTCAAAATCTAAGAATCTACAACCATTACTTATACATTTTTCTAAAGCACATAAAGCAACAAAATTATTCTTATATCCATCTCCGCAGCAACAATTATAAGCACTTTTAACATGATAATTAACTAATGTACTATTTGAATTATCAAATATTGCTTTACCGCTAGATTTAATTTCTCTATCATTATTAAAATAAGATTCATTTGTTGGACTAGGATAATATATATCTAATTTAGTGCATGATTTTTCTTTTAATCCTAATCTATCAAATATCCAACCAACTAAAACTATCAATAATAATATAATAATTCCTAGTGTTATTATTAGAGTTTCTGATTTATTTAACTTATCAATAAATGTTTTAACATTCTCTCCACTAGTAATTTTAGTTGCCATAATAATTATAATTACTATATATTTTAATTACTATAAAAAAATTAAAATATATTATGACATAAATAAAAATTATAATGTTATATTAATTAATAATATGGCAGGTGGATTATTAAATTTAATAGCGCTAGGAAATCAAAATATCATTTTGACTGGTAATCCAACTAAAAGTTTTTTTAAGTCAACATATTCTAAATATACTAATTTTGGATTACAAAAATTTAGAATTGATCAAGTGGGACAAACTGAATTAGATGTTAATAAAATTTCTAAATTCAGTTTTAAAATTATGCGTTATGGAGATTTGCTAATGGATATGTATTTAGTAGTAAAATTACCTAAAATTTGGAGTCCTATTTTAAAGTATTCTTATAATGATGAGGATACTATTCCTATTGATGAATATAGACCATATGAGTTTAAATGGATAAAAAATATTGGTTGTCAAATAATTAAAGAAGTTAATATAACAATTGATGGTACAACAATACAAAAATTTAGTGGTCATTATTTGCAAAATATTGTAGAGCGTGACTTTGATGCCAACAAAAAGGCAATATTTGATAAAATGACAGGAAATATTAACGAATTAAATGACCCAGCAAATTATTATAATAGAAATAATAATTACCCAAATGCATTTAATAGTTATAATATTAGTTCTGATATAAGTGGCATAGAACCATCAATACGCGATTATAATTTATATATACCAATAAATAGTTGGTTTTCTATGTCATCTTTAATGGCTTTACCCTTAATATGTTTACAATACAGCGAGTTAGTTATAGATTTTACATTAAGACCTATTACTGAATTATATACAATAAAAGATGTGCTATATAATAATTCTACAAATCCTATACCATATAATAATTTTCCACAAATTCAAGCAAATCAAAATGAGTTTGTTTACCAATTTAAAAGATTTATACATCCTCCACCAATTGGAATTACAACTTATAATTCAAATAATTTAAATAATTTAAATAATACTGATGATTATGTAAATTTAAAAAATACTATAAATAGTAATATTCATTTAATATGCACACAATGTTTTTTGGAAGAAACTGAACGAAAACATTTTGCTAAAAATAGTCAGAGTTATTTAATACGAGAAATTAATGAATATAATTTTGAAAAAGTTATAAAGTCAAGCAAAATAAAAATAGAGTCAAAAGGTTTAATAAGTAGTTGGATGTGGTATTTTCAAAGAAGTGATGTTGCTTCCAGAAATGAATGGTCTAATTATACTAATTGGTTATATGAAGACAAAATCCCAAATGATTTAAAAAAACTTACTATTACTGAGAATTATATTGATGTGACTAAATATTATAGTCCACCTTTTAGTTATAGTGGTGTAGTAGGTGGTCTGGATACTGTTGATAAATATATTTATATAACTGGAGAAAGTCCAGATGTATACTCGCAAACAAATCAATGTGAAATAATGAAAAATTTTGCTATAATTTGTGATGGTAAATATAGAGAACAAGATTTTGATAGTAATATTTTTAGTAAACTAGAAAAATATAATAAATCTAATGGATCGTCTTCAAAAATTGGGTTATATTGTTATAATTTTTCACTAACAACAGATCCATTTAAACTACAACCTAATGGAGCATTTAACACTAATTTATTCAAAACAATTGAATTTGAGTATAATAATTATAGTAATCCTCCTATTGATTCTATAAACTCAAATTTCACGACTATATGCGACCCTATTACACGTGCTGTTATTGGAGTATCAAGAGACCCTACTAGTATTTATAAATATACTTATAATTTATATGTTATAGAAGAAAAATATAATATATTATTGTTTCAAAATGGTTTTGCAGGATTAGTGTATTCTAAATAAATTATAGATTATATTATAGATTATATTATAATAATTTTAAAATAATGTAGTTTTTTTTACTTTATGCGTTCCATATTTATATTTTAATTTTGCTTTTTTCGCCAACTTTAATGCTTTAGATGATTTAGAGCATCCATTTTCTAATATTTTATAATCTATTGCTGATGCTTTACCACCGCTAATAGAACTTGCTAAGCGTGCTAGTCCCCAACTATGACTAGATTGATTTGGTCTAGAACCAGATGAATAATAAGCACCCTGTCCTTTATTTACAATTTTACGTAAAGAATTTATAGAACAGCCTGTTTTTTTTGAGAGATTAGAATTAATTACTAACTTATCAAGATTATATATTTTTTTTACATTTAATATATGTTGTGAAGGTTTGGATTTATATGAAGAAATATGTTTTCGTGTATAATATTTATTTTTTTTATAAGCTTTACGTGATTTTTTTAATTCATTTGCTATTGTTTTTTTATCTTTTTTACTTATGTGTTTTGGTAAATATTTAATAGGTACATTCATAGTATTTATATTATTGTATAAAATAAAATAAAATTATTATATCTTATTTTATTTTAATATATATATTTTAAAATAAAATATGCATGAAAAAATTATTAAATTTGAGAGAAGTAAAATAACGGGCAAAAAATACACAGCATATATTAAAAATAAAGCTACACAAAAAATACGCAAAATACATTTTGGAGCATCAGATTATCAACAATTTAAAGATAGAACACCTTTAAAATTATATGCTTATAAAAATCATAATGATCGTAAACGTATGCAAAATTATTTTAATCGGCATTCAGGCACAAAAAAAAGAGGAACAGCAATAGCATTAGAAAAGAGAAAATCGAAAGGTTATTATAATGCTAAAATATTGAGTCATGTATATTTATGGTAACATTTTTTCTCCTTCTTCAATAATATTATAGTTAAAAGACCAATCATCTATTTCTTTTGGTGTTTGTGCTCCATTTTTTATTGCCTCTTTATAACTCCAATAAATAGGATTTGCTTTGAGTTTCCATTCTTGCGTTTTTAAATCACTTAGTCCAGACGCATCAAAATCAAACAATTTATATTTTCCATCCACAGATTTTCCCATATTATCAAATTTCCAATCTACATACATAATTCCTAGTGTTTGTAAAAAATCTTTTACTTTACTCATAACTTCTATTATTTCATTTAAGTCTTCACTTGTCATAATAAGTTTATATAATGGATTTGATTTTTCTGTATTTACTTGTTCCATGTCGGCATAACTAGTGTTAATAGTATAATAATGTACAATATTTGGATGTGGATGTTCCATTAATATTTTAACTATTGCTAATTCCATCTTTTTTGAATAATCTAAGAATGGATGAGGTTTACCATAATTTTTTCTAAAAAATAGTTTGCCATCATATGTCTCGTCTACATGCTCTACAGAATCTGTATCCGGGTCATAAATAGTAGATTTTGTTCCAGTCATATTTTTATTTCTATATAATCTTGATGTTTTTCTTTATATTTTATATTTTATATTTTATATTTTATATTTTATATTTTATATTTTTATTACTTTTTAAAGTTTTATTTTTTTTCACATAGTCCAGATATTTTGTTTTTACGAGTTCCATTAGGGCATCGTTTAGATTTTGTGTTTTGTTTTAATAGTTTGTTTTCTTTTTTAATAGCACTAGTTATAATTGGTTCACATATACCGCTTATTTTATTTTTACGAGTTCCATTAGGGCAACGTTTTAAGTTTGTTGCTTGCTTCTTTGTTACATTCTTTGTTACATTCTTTGTTACATTCTTTCTTTCTTGTATTACTTTTATAGGCTCAATTAATGTAGGCACAATTATTTCATTTTTAGCTTTATTTTTATTTTTATTTTTAGTTTTAGTTTCAGTTTCAGTTTCAGTTTCAGTTTTACTAATTACGTCTAAATATGACAACTTAACACCAATTAATTTTCCTAAATAAAATTTCTTACAACCACTAGGAATTTTAAATTGGTCATTATTTTGTAATGAAGCTCTTACAATTATTACCGGAATTTCACCATAAAATTGATGTGCTAATGTTGCTTTTTTATTAAAAGTTAGTTTTAAATTTCTTGGTAATAATATTTCATTTTCAGCTTTGTATTTTGTTGTATTTATCATATTTATATATGGTACACCATTTGATATCATAATTTTATATACGCAACATTTGGTTTGTCCGCCTTTTTTTATTCCTGAAAATCCTACTGCTACTTTAAAGTTTGTAGTAATAGACATAAAATTTTGCACTGTTATTGAATCGCCTTCTTTTGTAAAATTTTCAAAAGGTTGTTTCATTCCTCTAAAATATGCTTTTTCCGAGTCTTCATGCCTTGGTGCGGCTTCTAAAAATGCTCTATCTAAATCTTCTATTTTAGCTAAAATTGCGAAAAGAGCAGTTTTTTTAGTGTCTCCATAAACTTTATATGTTTGATTAAAAATAGGAGTCAAAAAATAGGGGAGACCTAATCGTAAATAAGAATTTATTGGTCCATCCCATTTATAAGAATAATCAAACAATGCTTTTGATAATAACTGTTCAAAATAAACGTCTTCTTTATATGGAATATTTTTATTAATAATTTTTTTATCCAATGCATTTATTTCTTTGTTTTTAAATACTCCAATTTTAGATAATGCTAAAGTTTCTTTTGAAATATACATATTTTCTCCTGCCGCCTGCCACTTGCCTGTATCTATACTTTCTGTATTTATTGAAACTTTAAAAATACGCTCATTATGTAATGAAGGTTTAATAGTTTTAATATCAATTAGCACATTTTTATTAATATAATATCCTATGTTATTATAAGTAGTTTTATTAGCATATGTCTTTTTAACCATAACTTGTTCATTTTCTATAATACATTTTAGATATATGTCTTTTATTTCTGGGTTAAATAAAAATTGCTTTTTCAAACAAAAAACTTTGTCTTGTGATTTATTTTTTATGCTATCATTTGGTGACGCAGAAAACTTCAAACTATTTTTATCAAAAATTACTAAAATATTATCCTCTGATTCATCTAACCATTCGTTTAATTTTCTTTTTTCTAAAAATATAGGATCGTAACCATACATTATATATATATATTTAAGAAATATAAGATTGTTTCTTAAATATATAATTATTATAAATATATATTTAAGAAATATAAGATTGTTTCTTAAATATATAATTATTATAAATATCAAAGAACATATTTATATTTTATATTTTTATATAATATATAAATGTTGTTAGAATTTTTCACAGAATTTATAGGAACTTTTATTTTCTTAGGAGTAATTTTAATGTCAGGCGATCCTTTAGCAATAGGTATTACTTTAGCATCAGTTATTTATTTTGGTGGCAAAGTTTCAGGTGGCAACTTCAATCCAGCAGTAAGTTATATGATGTTATTATCTAAAAAAATAGATGCTTCTAAATTTGTAGTATATATAATTGCTCAATTATTGGGCGCCACTGCAGCCTATCTATTTCATAGTTATAGTAAATAAATTTAGCAATATTTATATGGAGCACAAGATGAACGCATAGTAAAACCTTTAGCATGAGCACATCGTTTTTTAGTAAATTTTCGTGGAAGATTAAATAATTTACCATCTTTTCTTTTACATTTTTTGGCTCGTTTTGTGCTAGCGCAACAATCTCTCATATTATTATTAATAAATAATAATATTAAAGATTTTTATTAAAGATTTTTATTAAAGATTATAATTAAAGATTTTAATTATAAAACAATAAATTTATCAGCAGGTGGCAACATATTATTTTTATTAACAAATGTTTTTTTATCATTATTTTTATTTACATATGCTGCCATCCAACTAAATGTTGATTTAGTTGGTAATATACTATAATCACATAAAGTTAATAATGAAAAATCTAATAATTCATTATTTGATAATGAACCAGGTGATATAATATTTTTATATGGAAAAGTTCTTCTATAAGATTCTAACCAATCAATATCATCTTGATGAGTATTTACAATCCATGTATTATCATTATTTGTAACTCTTGATCCCCCTATAAATAAAATACAAACAAAATTTTTATTTTGTTCTTTAATATAAGCAATTGATGCATTTATAAATGCAATAACATTATTTTCATCAAAATCATGTTGTGAATATTGATCACCTCGTCTTATATGAATACTAATAATTTCACAATTATTGTTATTTTTTTTAATATCATTAATAAATTCAATATTTTTATTTTGTATATCATCTTTTAATACTAATTCATTCATTATAATATCTCGATGCTGTTTAAAAAATTCTTCATTTTCAAAATGTCCTTCTAATAATGTATTATCTTGAATATTGTATATATTAGGTTCAAATGTTGAATAACTACAATTATATTTATCTTTTATTCCAACTTGATTATATTTGTATATAAAATTTCTAGTATTATTAGAATATAAAATTGAAGGAATATTGAAATTATTTAATAAACACATTTGACCTTGCCATTCAAAATTTGTGTTTATAGTAATATTATAATTATTTTTTAAACCAACTGAGCGCAATGTAGCATATTGAAATAATTGATTGCCTAATCTTCCTTTTAAGAATATAGATATTGTCATTATATATTTTTATATAAAATGTTTATAAAAATATATTTATATTTGATTAATATAAATATTTATTTAAATAATTTGATTAATATAAATATTTATTTAAATAATTTGATTTTATAATACAATTAGATATTCAAATATATTTCCATATTCTTTTTTTACTTCGTTAATTAATTGAATTTCATCTTTTATTATTACTTTTTTTCCCGCTTTAACTAGTTGTATTGCTATTTTTAATTTTGCACTTTCTTCTATTATTGGAATTTTGCTATTTTCTTTATAACATATATTTTCAATTACATATTCTTCTCTATTTTCTTGTAACAATTTTTGTGTTAAAAAATTACTATGTAAATCATTATATTTACTTGTTGCTAATAATAATTCATTATTTATATTATTCTGATTAACAAAATGACCTAATGCGCGTGTATCTCTTGGAAAGCAAGGACCACCAAAAGAATTACCTGGTTTAAAATATTTATTTCCTATTCTACTATCAGAACCAATAGAATCTAATACTTTTATTTTATCTGCTCCAATAGTATCACAAACATCAGAAATCATATTTGCAAATGATAATTTTGTCGTAATAAAACCATTAATAGTTATTTTTGTAATTTCTGCTTCCAATGGGGTAAGAATACAATATTTAGGTTGTGTTTTAACTATTTTATCATATATTACTTTTAATTTATGTGCTAATTCTTGTGATTGTGTTCCAATTAAAATTATATCCGGGTTTAAAAACCCATTGATTATATCTCCTTGTGCAATAAATTCTGGATTATATGAAAGAGAAGTATTTTTACAATCAGATATAAGAAATGTTCCGACTTCATCAATATATTTTGGCATTAAGGTACATCCTATAATAATATGTTTATTTTCAACCTTTTTTTCATTTATTTTTTGTAAAATATTAGAAACGATTGAATGATCATAAAATTTTTCTCCTCCACAATTAGGAGTTTGAACTAATATGAATATAATATTTGAATGATTTAATCCTCTTGTCAATTCTGAACATGCTTTAAAATTTATGCTATTTTTTAATAAATTTTCATATTCTGGTTCTTTTGTTTTAAAAGTTCTACTATTTAATTGTTCTACATATTCCTCATTTATATCAATGCCCAAAACATTATATCCAGCATTTTCAATTAATAAAGCTAAACCAAGACCAAGTTTTCCAATACCAAAAATTGTAATATTATTTTCCATTATTTAAATAGTAAAAATTATTATTTAAATAGTATTTTTTTTATTTAAATAGTATTTTTTATTATTTAAATATGACAAATCAAAATCAAAATTCAAGTGAGCAAATAAATACTATATATTATACAAATACAAAAGTGAATGATGGATTTGGATCGCAATATCAAAAAATAATACAAATTTATATTTTTTGTAAATTACATAATTTAACTTTTTTATATAGACCATTCACTTATATTGAACATAATTATAATAATGATATAGATTTTGTAGAAAAAATGGAAGAGTTTATTAATGTGAAATATAATATACCAAATGTTGATAATAACGCAGAAGATATTGACTATGGTGGTGTAGTCCTTAAATATTGCGAAAGTAATATTGATCAATTATGTAATTCAGAACATCTAGAATTTCTAAAAAACTGTTTTTGGAAAAATAAAGATAAAAATGTATTTAATAATAATAAAATAAATGTTGCTATTCATATTAGACGCGAAAATACACACGATAAAGGATTGTCTGGAGATAGAAGTACAACTCCAAACAATTATTATTTAAATATAATGAATGAAATAAGAAATAAATACCAAAATGAAAATTTACAATTCCATATTTATTCTCAAGGAAGCATAGATAATTTCAAAATATTTGAAGAAAATAATGTAGAATTTCATTTAGATGAAGATTTATGTAAAACTTTTTTAGAATTAGTTGCTGCTAATATATTAGTTACATCTCCAAGTAGTTTTAGTTATTGTGCGGCATTATTAAGCGATGGAGAAATTTACTATAAACAATTTTGGCACAATCCTAGAAAAGAATGGATAAACTGTGGGTAAATAATAAACATTAAATACTAATTAATATAAACATTTTAAAATTTTGGAACTTCATAATACGCAGATGGACCACAATATTTAAATGCTGAATTCCCTGTTATACTATCTTCGCATTGATACTCATTATTATAACTATTATCATATGTAAAAAATGTAGGTTGTATTGTTTTAATACTATATATATCATTTATTGGATTCTGAGTAAATGTATTACTTCTAAGAGTAGTTAAATTTTGGATTTGTTTTTCATAAAAATTATTTATTGTATTTAAATAACTACTTATTATATTAACTGGAACATTTCCAGATACAGGTATAGTTTCTAATCTACGCAATTCCATTTCTAAATCTTTATTACTTGGATATAAATCTTGTTGTGTTAAAGTTCCGTATGGATTATAACTAGCATCTCCTAATCCTCCTTGACTAATAGGACGACCAGATGTTCCAAAATAATCATTATTGCTTAAATCTATCATATTAGATTGTGATAATGTTCCAGTATTACTATTATTAATATTACCACAACAATCGAAAAATTGGTCTATATTTAATATATATTGCAATCCATTATTAGTTATAGGTTGATAAGTATTTGTAATATTGTTTTTGTTACCTACTAATGTATAAGTTGTATTTTTTTTGGTTATCAAATTTCTATTAGATGAACTATATAATCCTTTTAGTATATTTTTAATACTTATTAATTGACTTCTTTGACTATCTGTTAAATCTGAAATATTTGTTTGTCTTTGTAGATTTTTTTGTCTTGCATTATCAAATAAATAATTATTCATAATTTCTAATGGAGATATTACATTTGTTTCTAAAATTGTGTTATTATTTTCATCTAAACTACTTTTAATATTACTAGTTGCTAATAAATCTAATATGTCTTTGGGTAATATATTTGGATCTTCTAATATGTTGGAACTTGTTTCAGATTTTTTAAATAACATTCCTTTTGTATTTAAAATAGAACTATTTGTATCAATCGTATTACATATGCTAGTTGCTTTCATATAATCATTATTTGAATATAATATTGAAAAAAATCTTGCTTTTTGTGCTTCATCTTTAGGCATTTTGGCAGTTATATCTTTTTCAATGTTAGCACAGGCAATTTTATTATTTATATTAGCACTTATATTACCATAATTTAATAAATTAGAGTTATAAAATGCTTCTCCTGGACAACAATTAGTCATATTTTCAACATTTTCTATTATATCCATATTTTTAAAATAATTCATTGATAATAATAAATTAGTAATAATAATTGATATAAACAAAGCAATAACAACATTTTTATTCATTATATATATTCCACAAGCAACTAGTATTAAACTTATAAGTGCTAAATTTTGCTCATTAATAATATAACTTACTGCTAATGCTAAAGTTATTAAATATAATACATTTTTTACAACATTATTAGAAATAATATTTCTTGGTAATTTGAATTTTATATTCATATTTATATTTATATAAATATAAATATAAATTTATACACACATTATTTAACATAAAGAAAAGTATTTTAATTTTTGTGCTTTCTTTCTATTTTTATTTATCATTTTCTATTTATTATTTATTATTTTTTAGTTATTATTGCTTGTAGTTGTGATTTTGCTGCTGATGATGGAGATTTTTTATAACCTTCTATTATCTCAAATTCTTTTAAATAATTCATTGATAGCAATAAATTAGTAATAATAATTGATACAAATAAAGCAATCACAACACTTTTATTCATTAAATATACTCCACAAGCAATTACTATTAAAGTTATAAGTGCTAAACTTTGTTCATTAATAATATAACTTACTGCTAATGTTAAACTTACTAAATATAAAACATTTTTTAAAACATTATTCGAAATAATATTTTTGGGTAATTGGAATTTCATATTATATAAATATTATAATAAAAAATTTTATTTTAATATAATAATTCTTATTTTATAATATATATTAAAAAAATATAAAAATCTATACATATATTATTTAGGATGAATAAGAATATCGTAGAACCATTATTACAAGAAGACCTTAGTCGTTATGTAATGTTTCCAATTAAAGACCAAGACATCTGGAAAATGTATAAAAAAGCAGAAGATTTATTTTGGCGAGCCGAAGAAATTGATTTATCAAAAGACAATAAAGATTGGGATAATTTGAATGATGATGAGAAGCATTTTATTTCTATGATTTTAGCATTTTTTGCAGCAAGCGATGGTATTGTATTAGAAAATTTAGGAGTTCGTTTTATGGGCGAAGTTCAACTTAGCGAAGCACGAGCATTTTATGGGTTGCAAATTGCTATGGAAAATATTCATTCTATTACATATTCTACTTTAATTGATACATATATAAAAGATAAAACGCAAAAGTCAAAATTATTTAATGCGTTGGATGAATATGAATGTATTAAAAAAAAGGGAGCATGGGCTATTAAATGGATAAATGATAAGAAATCCAATTTTGCTACAAGATTAGTTGCTTTTGCTTGTATTGAAGGAATATTTTTTTCGGGAGCATTTTGCGCTATTTATTGGCTTAAAAAACGCGGATTGATGCCAGGATTAACATTTTCTAATGAATTAATATCTCGTGATGAAGCATTACATACAGAATTTGCTGTATTATTACATAGTAAATTATTAAAACCACTCAAAAAACAAAAAATCCAAGAAATAATCAGCGAAGCAGTAGCAATTGAACTAGAATTTATTACTGAAGCACTTCCTTGCAGATTAATTGGAATGAATCAAGTTTTAATGAAAGATTATATTGAATTTGTAGCGGATCGTTTAAGTCTTCAATTAGGTGGTGATAAAATTTATGAAAGCAAAAATCCTTTTGAATGGATGGAAAATATAAGCATCGAAACAAAAACAAATTTTTTTGAAGATCGTGTAAGTGAATATTCTCTCGCAACAAAAGATTCTAAAGTAAATACTTTTGAATTTGGAGAAGACTTTTAAAAATAATATAAATTAATATTAATAAAATAATTAATATTAATAAAATAATTAATATTAATAAAATAATTAATATTAATAAAATAATTAAAACTTTAATATTAATAATTAAAACTTTAATACTAACTAATATATTAATTTTTAAATGTGCGGAATAACATTTATATATTCTAAAAAAAATACAAATGCTTTGGAGCATATTTTTAATAGTCTAGAATTAATACAAAATAGAGGATACGATTCAATGGGAATATGTTATATGAATTCAAATACAAATAAGCATGATATATTAAAAAAAGCATCTACTTCAAAAAAAGATTGTTTTGATTTATTAAAATCAATATATCAAAAAAAAAATTTAGAAAGTAATATATTTTCTAAATTTGCACTAGGACATACCCGATGGGCAACACATGGAGGTAAAACAGATTATAATGCACATCCACATTATTCACAAAATGGAGATATTATATTGGTTCATAATGGTATAATTAATAATTTTTTAGCTATTAAAGAATTTTTAATAGCAAATAAGTATAAATTTTATAGTGATACAGATAGTGAAGTCATTGCTAATTTAATAGAATATTATATACTAAGTAATAATAATTTTGAAGAAGCACTTAAAAAAAGTTTACAAGAACTTGAAGGAACATGGGCGCTTGTTATTATTTATACAAAAATACCAGACACATATTATATAACAAGAAAAGGTTCTCCATTACTATTAGGATATAATAGTAATTATATAATTTGTGCTTCAGAAACAAATGGGTTCATAGGATTAGTTAATGATTATATTCCACTAGGTGATAATACTATTGTAAAAGTTAATAACAATAATTATAAATTTTTGGACGAAAATAATGAATATGATTTATCAAATAATACTAATACTAATACTAATATTAATGTGAAGAAAGCTATTTATGAAGATTTTCATAATGCTAAAAAACATTACGTTCATTGGATGTTAAAAGAGATAATGGAACAAGCAGAAACAATACAAAAAGCATATAATTATGGGGGACGAATTAATAATAATATTATTAAATTGGGTGGACTAGACCAATTAACAAATAATATTAATTCTATTGAGTTTATTTATTTGATTGGTTGTGGCACTAGTTATAATGCTGCTATATTAGGAGAGATTTATTTTAATGAAATAAACTATTTTGTAAGTGTTAAAATTGTTAATGCTTGTGAATTTACTGAAAATAGTTTACCAAATAATAGAAATAACTCCAATACTTTATGTATTTTCTTATCACAATCAGGAGAAACAATAGATGTATATAATTGTTTAAAAATGTGTAAAGATAAAAAGTGTTTAACAATGGGAATTATAAATAAAGTGGACTCATTAATAGCACGTGAAGTTGATTGTGGAGTATATTTAAATGCTGGTTCAGAGATTAGTGTTGCTTCAACAAAATCTTTTACAAGCATGTTAATAGTTTTAAGTTTAATTAGTATGTGGTTTGTAAATAATGAATTTACTAACAAAAAAAAATTAAATTGTCTAAGAGTGCTCTCAAATAGCATAACACAATTATTAAATGATAGTAAAATTATAAATAAAATTACCATTTTGAGAGATAATATTATTAATAATAATATTAATAATTTATTTATATTGGGAAAGCACAAACTATATCCAATAGCTTGTGAAGGTGCATTAAAAATAAAAGAAGTTACTTATATTCATTGTGAAGGATTTTCAGCAGGTTCATTAAAACACGGTCCATTTGCTTTATTAGACTATCATAATTTGACTCTTTTATTAATTGATTATAATGATGTTGCTAATTATGTAACTATAAAATCTACATATTATGAGATACTTGGGCGAGAAACAAATATATTTGTTATAACAAACTCACAAAATGTTATAGATGAATTACAAATAGCAGACAATAAATATATACTATTATATAGATTAGAATATTATAATGAAATAATATTTACAGTGTTATTACAAAAATTAGCATATGAAATTTCTATTGCTAAAGGAATAAATCCAGATAAACCGCGAAATTTGGCAAAAGTTGTAACTGTTGAATAATTTTATTATTTAACTATTTTAACTAACTATTTTAACTATTTTTTAGAAATATAGTTAAAATAGTTATATTAATTGAGAGAAAGATTGCTAACGCTATTATTATTATTATTTTTTTCAAACGGCACTATATGTAAATATTCATTAAAATGCTCTCTAACAATATACATTAAATAAGTATTTGGATCGTAATTACTACACAAACTTCTTTTTATACTTAATGGTGGCATACATATATTAAATTTATTATAATAATCACAAGCATCTTGTATTGTTTCAAATACTTTATTCATATAACCTACGTGCCGACTTTTATAATTCCACTCCATTTTTTGCACTTCTAAAATATAAGGCATTCTACATAATATATTATGTTATCTTTAAATTTATTTGTTGTATAATTAGAGTTAAATAAAATTATTATGTAATCCCCATCTTTTTTGGGCTAGTCCTTTTTCGTGTCTATTTGTTGTTAGTCGTGTATCATAAAATGTATTTTGTGTATAAAAAATTTCATTTGCTGGATTTACAAATGTTCTAAATTTTGAAATATTTATCATATACTCTTTTTGTTGTATGTTGCTTACTTTAATATTAGTTTTTATTTCACTATCAGTTGCTTCGTCACTTGTGGAAGTGTTAATTTTTATAGTAGATTCGTTATTTGGAACAATTGTATAATTTATTTCATATATATTATTTAAATTGTCGTTTAAATTTTTTGATAAATAATTTTCGGGTTCTTTGTTATTAATTAATCTATCTGGAGTATCAAATAAATGAAGAACCGCTTTTGATTTTCGTGGATAAAACTGTTGCCTATTAATAATAATTTCATTTAATAAAACTCTATCATTCATTGCATTATCTTCCATACCCCAACCCCAATTATTAGGAAAACCATTACATTTTTCAAAATCACTGCCAACAATTGAAAAAATTCCACCTAAAGTAAATGTAAATCCATAAAAATGTTTAACTATACCTTGTGTAGTAATATAATCAAACATATTTTTCTTTATAGGAACTGTATCTATATCATTAAATACAAAAGTTATATTATTATAATCATTAGGATATTTTTTTTTCATAACTAAAAATCCTATGTTTTTAGTAGCACCTCTATTAAATGGTCTTGTATCCATTTGATGACTGTAATATATTTCATAATCATTTGTATTATAATCTTCCATTATATATTTCATATAAACAGAAAAATGTAATTTTTCTGGAATACGATCACGATAAGGAACAATAAAAATTATTTTAGGTATAGTTGTTTCCATATTAATATATATATTAATATAAATTAATTATTTAAATAATTATTATATCAGATTATTAAATTATCAGATTATTAAATTTTTAATTATTAGTTGTATTTAAGCAGAATTGTTTCAGGTATTAAAGTAGTTTTGTATGCCTCTAATTTTTTATAACATTTATTAATTGTTACTTCACTTATTTTACTAACATTGTTAATTGATGTTTTTGTAATATTTAAATTACACACTTGAGAGACAAAATATATAATACCACCAGCTATAGAATGAGGTGTATTTTCAGGAATTAATCCCAATTGTTCTATTTTGAATGCTACAAATTTACATACATTTGTTAATTCGTTATTAATATTTAATTTACTGCAAAAGCGCTCAATAAATGATGAGGGAGTTGTTTTACTTAATGAGGTAATATCTTCATTTACATTATTATTATGTTCAATTTCATTAATAATAGACAAAGCATTTTTACAACCTTTCGTAGCACTAGCATTATCTAAATTAAATATATTTGCTATTTCCTTTGCCGTTCGAGGATAATTATTAATTCTACAAGCAATATATATAGAAGCAGCAATAATTCCATCACGATTTAAACCCCTATATGTTTTTGTTTCTGATATTTTTTTATGTAGTCTCATTGCTTCATCTATGATGATTTTAGGAATTCCCGAATTTTGTGAAATATTAGATATTAATTGAAATTCATCATAGCGTGATTTTTCTTTATATGGCATTGCTTGCCAATCTGTATACCTACGAATTTTATGCATCTCATAACTTGATTTACCAGGACATAACACTTTACAACTATAAGAAGATTCTTTTAATAATGGATTAATAGGCATGCCACATCTAGTAGGATCACTATGACTATTGTCATCAGCACCATAAAATCTCCATTCAGCAGTTTGATCTAAATTATCTTTATAAATAAGACCACATTTATTATTAGAACATGTTAAAAATCCATCTTCTCCTATACGTAAAGATTCATTACAATTAACACATAAATTATCATTTAGAAGTGCATCTTCTTCTTTATTATATATACATTCTATATTTTGCTCAGATTTACATTCTTCGTCAAAAATATTCCATATTTTTTTATTGTTATTTTCTTTTACTTTATTTTTTCTTGTTTCTTGCTTATTAAATTTATGACCTTTATTAATAAAGTTTTCATAGTTGCATTGTGACGATTCTAACATTTAATTCTCACTGTTATTAAATAATTTATTTTTAAACCTATTTAATTCAATTTAAAATAATATTAATAATTCAAATTAATATATTAATAATTCAAATTAATATATTAATAATTCAAATTAATATATTAATATATTAGTATATATTAATAATATGAATTTTATAACAGATAATTTTGTTACAAATTTTTTTAATAATTCAGCAAAAACAGATGAAGATTTAGATAAATTTATAAATAAAAAATTTACATATTATCTAAATAATTCTAACTTGCTATTAAATTTTGTTTCAGATTTTGAAGATTATAAAAATACTGGAAGAAATGATAACAAAAGTAAATGCGATGAGTGTGAAAATTTATATATATTAACAAGTGAAATTTTTGAAAATTATATAAATAGAGTCAAAATTCCTTTTGATATTACTGTATATAGTGAAGGTAAAGAAAAATCTAATATTAACTATAATAATAAAGTATTATATTTTTTTGATTTAAAAGATTTAAATAAAATATTACAATCAAAAAATTTAGCTAGAAATAATGAAGACACTAAAATTTTAAATAAAAAAAGAATATTATGTAAAATTATTTCATTAAGTTTTATTAAAATTTATATTATTATTAAAAGTATTTATCAAACATTTAATATTTATAGTTCATTAATTAAAACTAAAACCACTATACCAGGTAATACATTAAATAGTTCACAAGAAAATTTGTTACAAATACAAGACAATCAACCTGAAACACCACCAATTATGAAGCCAGAAAATCCATATGAAGCACCAATTATGAAGCCAGAAAATCCATTTGAAGCACCAATTATGAAGCCAGAAAATCCATTTGAAGCACCAATTATGAAACCAGAAAATCAATTTGAAGCACCACCAATTATGAAACCAGAAAATCAATTTGAAGCACCACCAGTTATGAAACCAGAAAATCCATTTGAAGCACCACCAGTTATGAAACCAGAAAATCCATTTGAAGCACCACCAGTTATGAAACCAGAAAATCAATTTGAAGCACCAATTATGAAACCAGAAAATCCAAATTTAGATATTTTTGAGCAACCTAATACTCAACCAACTCGCGGTGGTGGAATATTTGATTTTCTTAATCCTTTTCAAAATGAAATACCAAATCTAAAAAATGAAGTTGCAGATGAATATCAACCTCAAAAAATAAAACTACAAACATCAAGCAATGTTTTTTACTCAATATTTGTAATATTATTTGAAAATACAGAAAATGAATTAACAGCCAAAAATTTTAATGCAGATTATTTAAATAACAAAGTAAATTCTATAAACAATGAAAACTTAGTTACCAAGTTACCAAGTATATTAAAATATATATGCTCTAAAGAATTATATTTATCAGGTTTTATTTTAAAGAATTCAATAATATTTAATGATGATAATTTTAAATTTTTAAAATTAAAAACATCTGATACTTTAGAAAATGATGCTACATTTTATTTAAAAGAAATAGATGAAAAAAATAAAAAAAATACAATAGATAATACTAAAAAATTAAAAGAATCTCAGGAATGTTTTACAAAAGAAAATGTAGAGTTTATTGAAAATTATTGCAAAAATAATAACTTTGATTTAACAAATTTAGGTATTTTGAATAGCATAAAAGGTATTTTACAAAAAATGATAGCAAATTATTTCAAAAATAGAAATAAATTATATGATACAATAATTAAAAAAATAATAAAATTTAATCCTAGAACCAATGAAATAGAAAATATCAATCCAGGTTTGACATATGCTAAAATAGTAGATATCACAGAGCAAACAAAAAATATATTATTAGATTTACATATTGATATTTTTAAATCATTAAATAGTATTGTTAATAAAATTAGAACTACATTATTACATAAATATGGTAATCAACTTACAACTACAAATAATGTTTCAGATCAAACAAATATTATAGGTGGTAAAACAAGAAAAAAATATTATAAAAAATCAAAAAAATATACTCGCAAATAAATTACTCGCAAATAAATTACCCTAAAATAACAATTATATTATAATTTATTATTATAATTTATTATTAATTATATTATAATAAATTATATGCAAACAATTAATATAGTAAGACATTATAATATTATTCTTACGAGATTTAAAAATGCCATTTATGAGGATGATCCTACATGGATAGCAGAGTGGTTTTTTAATAATTATTTAGCGGATAATGTAACTTTTGAAATAAGAGGCAATGAACATAGAACATTTCCAAATCCTCCCCATTTATCTGTAAAAATTACTTATGAAGATGAATCATCATCTGGTTGGCTTCATTTAAGTCAAGATGAAAATGGAGTAATTTATGTTCAACAAATTGGAGAGGGAAAGAAATTTAAGAAAAATCGCACAGGTAAAAAGAAATCTAAAAAATTCAAGAAATTTAAGACTTTGCGTAAAAAACATAAGATTTTGCGTAAAAAAATTTGAAAAGTTGAAATTAATTAATTTGTAACTTTTCCAATAAACTATTATTATATATTAAATTTCCAGATGGTTTATATGATTTTACATCTTTATATTCTTTGTTAGATGACGTATTTATATTTTTTATTTGTTTATTATTTGAAAATAATATATTGTCTTTATTTTCTATAGCAGAAGTAATATTAGTATTTGTATTAGTATTACTATTATTGTCATCATTATTAATAATATTACCATATTCATCAACCGCATTACCTGTTTTCTTTTTTATTTCATTGCGCACATATGTTGGAACCCAGTGTCTCCAACTTATAAATAATAGATTGGGATGTGTGTATCTTACAACAAATCCATTTGTTCGTAATTTATCAATTGTATATGCTGTGCAATCTTTATAATCATATTTTGGAACACCTATTACCATTTCAGGCATTAAATACCAGCAACAATTTTCATTAACTATATTTTTAGAAACATATTTTATTTTATTATGTATTCGTTGTAGGATTTTATTGTAATTATTTAAAACATTTAAATCTTGTTGTTGTTTTTTATTATATAATTCATCCAAATTTAGTTTCAAAGATTCATCTTCGTTATCTATTTTATTTGAAAAATTATAGAAAAAATCCGATGACATATTTTAATAATTTAAAATATAAAAATATAAAAATATAAAAATTTATTTTCATTAATTATTAAATTAATGAAAGTAATTAAGCACTTAGTTTTATCTGGTGGTGGTCCAATTGGATTAGTTGAATACGGCGCATTAAAATATTTAACTGCTAATAGCATAATAAATCATAGTAATATAGAATCAATTTATTCTACATCTGTTGGAAGCATTATTGCATTTATATATATGTTGAATTTTGATTGGTCATGGATGGATGATTTTTTTATTAAAAGACCGTGGGAAAAATTAGTAAATATTTCTTATAGTTCGTATTTAAACATTTTATATGATAAAGGTATTATAAATAAAAAAATTATTATTAATGCTTTAAAACCTTTATTTCTTGCTAAAGAAATATCACTAACTATTACATTATTAGAATTCTATAACTTAACTGCTATAGAATTTAATATATATACTTGTAATTTAACAAGTTTTAAAAAAGAGAAACTAAATCATATTAATAGACCGAATTTGGAGTTAATAGATGCTCTTTATATGTCTTCAAGTGTGCCTGTTATGTTTGTTCCATTATATATTAATAATTGTTATTATTTAGATGGAGGTATTTTTGTAAATTGTCCAATAAATGAGTGTATATTTGAAAAAAAATGTTGCCAAGATGAAATATTATGTTTTATAAATGACAAAAGACAACCTATAGATTTGTCTAATAATTATTATAAAGAAAATAATTATAATTGTGATTCTGATAATTATAACTTAAGTCAAGATGCTAATTTTTTTGAATATTTAATTTATATTATAAAAACATTATTTAATAAACTTTCTATTATAGAAAATGAGAATCTTATTGCCATTAAAAATAGTATAAATATGTCCTTAACTGAACAAATAGTAGATTTGAAGTATTGGGCATATGCGTTTAAAACAGAAGCAGAGAGAAATTATTTAATAAAATTAGGTGAAATACAAGGAGAGAAATTTACTAATATGTTATTATCTTTAAATGAAGATAATCATGAAGAATTAGTTGATTCTATTGAGCAAGAGGTTAATGAACAAGAGGTTAATGAGCAAGAAGTTAATGAGCAAGAAGTTATTGAACAAGAGGTTAATGAGCAAGAGGTTAATGAACAAGAGGTTAATGAACAAGAGGTTAATGAGCAAGAGGTTAATGAAGATAATTCTAATGAATTAGGTGATTCTTACAATGATGATGTTAACAAATTCACTAGTGACGAAGTAGATACTCTAGAGAATTGCAATACTCTAGACACTAATTAATTACACTAAATAATTAAGCAATAGATGTTTCTAAAAATTTTATTAAATTAGCTTTATTAGGCTTAGCATCATAATTATAAACTTCACTTTTATAAATTAATTTTATGCTAGGATAACCCTCTACTTTATATTTATCCGCAATAGTTGAATCTTTATCACAATCTATTTTTGTTAGTGTAATTATAAAATCATTCTTAACATTTTGAGTTGCTATATAGTCTTCAAATTTTTTTATTTCTGGTAATGCTTGTTTACAATAAGGACACCATTCTGTATAAAAAAACATTATTAATACATCATTACTACTTTTCTCTCTATTAATGAACTCTCTATTTAATGAATGAGTTTTTGTAATTATATTTTTAATATAATTATTATATACAAAAATAAATACACTTGTAAATATTATAATTAATATTGCTACTAACAATAGTGATTTTTTTTCGTTAATAATTCCATTTAAGGTATTCTTTGAATTTTCTAAATAATTATTCCATTTTGGAATTAGCATATTATTTATATATGTTTAATAAATAATTTTATAAGTATTTAACATATTATTTATAATAATTATTTTATTATTTATTATTAGTATACTATGATAAAAACATATAAGACATATAAAAATAAAAATAAAAATAAAAATACATCTATAAAAAAATCTAAAAAAAATAAGACTAGCAAATCAATATATAATAATACAGATTATAGCAGTGGAGATGGTATGTTAACAAGTGTATGGGGTCCTAGTTTGTGGCATTATTTACATGTAATGAGTTTTAATTATCCAATCAATCCTACAAAAATACAAAAACAAAAATATAAACAATTATTATTAAATTTTCAATATACATTACCTTGTAAATATTGCCGTATAAATCTTAACAAAAATTTTAAGAGATTTCCATTAAATGATAAAATATTTGAAAATAGAAATAATTTTTCGCGTTATATTTTTAATTTACATGAACAAATTAATAAAATGTTAGGTAAAAATTCCGGTTTAACATATTGTGAAGTGCGAGATAATTATGAACATTTTAGATCTAGATGTACTATAGATAAACCTAAAGTATTTAATTATACAAAAAAAAAAGAAAAAGGTTGCACTACACCTATGTATGGTAAAAAATCAAAATGTATAATAAAGATTGTTCCACAAGAAGAAAAATGTAAAACTTTTAACATAGATAAAAGATGTTTAAAACATAAATAATAAAATAATAATAAAATAATAATAAAATAATAATAAAATAATAATAAAATAATAATAAAATATTAATAAAATATTAATAAAATATTAATAAAATATTAATAAAATATTAATAAAATATTAATAAAATATTAATATAATATAAATGAAACATACTCGTTCAAAAAGATTTTCGCGCATCAAAAATTTTGCCAAGTTATCAAGAAAAAGGTTACTAAATTTAGTAAAAAAACTTACACGAAGAAATAAATATACAAAACAAAGAGGAGGATGAGGAGGAGATACTATAATTAGTAGTTAAGTAATAAATTATTTAACTAACCAATTAAAATAATACTTACATGAAAATATTATAATAAAAACTATTATTTAATAGCATTATAATATTTGAGGCATAAGTATATCATATATATTAATATATAGTGATTATAATTAAATATATTAATATATTTAAGTAAAAAATTTATAATTTTACATACCAAATGAACTAAAATCTGTTAATACTGGTCTAGGTATAAATTCAGGGTCGGAATTTTTTTGTATTGAATCAGAAAATATTTCTTGTCGTTGATATGGTGGGGGAGTTTCTCTCATAAAGTTTTGATTTCTATTAATATTATTATAATCATTTGAGCTATTTAAATTCTTAGCATTATTAGATTTATTAATATTGTTATTTCCTAAATTTGGCAGTAAATTATTGCTTACTTCTCTTATTATTCTATTATTATCAGTTACTTTAGCAACATTTTGGTTTAAACACATATTTGATATCATGGTTGGTGTTATATTTGGACCAAATAAAGTATTAGCATAATCTAATGGATTCATTGTATTAATAGGATTTACTATTGGATTAGATGGTAAATTCATTGCTGTTTCAAAATTATTATATATTGGAGGAATATAGTTAGAACCAAAAGCACCTTGTCTTAATAAATATAAATTAAAGTCATTATAAAAATTACTATTATTTCGATTATTATTGGTAGTATTTAAAACATTAGAAGATATTTCTCTTGGTGGGGTTCGTGGTTGAAATATTTCACCATTCACAATAACATTTTCTCCATTTATCTTAATACTAAATTTTGATAATTTTTGATTACTGAAATCATAAAAGTTTCCTGAATTTTCTATAAATACCATATCCATTGTTTTACTATTCGAAGGATCTGTTGGTAAGACAGTATTTATATCTAACATAATAGTTGTATTTGCATTAATATTTAGTAATGATATATCAGTTTCCGTATTATAATACATTAATAATATACCTTTTTCTCTATAATTTCTTAAATCCCTGCTCTGTAAAAGAGTATTTGTACTGGTCAAATTATTTGAATTTTCTAATATTAATCCAGTTGGTAAAGTTGTTAATTTATATTTAAATCTGCGGGTATCTAATTTATAATAATTATAACTAGAATCAATAGTAGTATCTAAAAAATACCTACTATTAGTATTAATATTATCAAAAGATTCTTTTACATTTGACATATTTATAAAGATAATACAAGACAATATTACAAATATTAATAACATAATTATTAACAAATTATTTTTTTTAAAATTGAGATTCATATTATATTATATTAAATATATAATAAAAATTTTCATTATAACTTTAAATGTCTAAAATTATTAAATCTATAAATTGTCTTCAAAAGAAATATAATAATTCAAATTCAAATATTATGGAAATTGGTATTGATGAAGCAGGAAGAGGTCCTATGTTTGGTAGAGTTTATAGTGCTGCTGTTATTTTGCCTAATAATGAAGAATTTAAATACGAATTATTAAAAGATAGTAAAAAATTTACTTCTGAAAAAAAGATAAATGAAGTTGCTGAGTATATTAAAACAAATGCATTATATTGGAGTGTGTCATATGAAGATGAAAAAACAATTGATTCTATAAATATTAGACAGGCTACTTTATGTGCTATGCATAAAGCAATAGGCGATCTACTTAAACAAAATAATACTATTGCTAATTTAAATATTAATGAATGTTATTACTTATTAGTAGATGGTAATGATTTTAAAGCATATACTTATTATTGTGAAACAACGCATATTATTAAACAAATTAATCATATTTTAATTGAAGGTGGAGACAATAAATTTTGCTCAATTGCTGCCGCATCTATATTGGCAAAAGTAGAGCGAGACAAATATATTAGAGATATGTGTATTAACTTTCCTAAACTAAATATTTATTATGGATTATTAAAAAATAAGGGTTATGGAACATCTAAACATATGGAAGGAATAAAAAATTATGGAATTAGTAAATGGCATCGCACAACTTATGGTTGTTGTAAAGAAGCACCTATTAATGATGATGAATTCTATACAGATTAAAAGATGACACGAAGACGCCTTGACCAATTAGTTTTATACTCCTTATCCTTAGATTTTGATTTCTTATTGTGAATTAATAGTAGGCGCATTTTTTCTTGCTTACTTTTAATAAGTTCAATTGTCTTTTTCATTTCATTTAAATCATTTGTTAACTTTTGTTTCTTTGCTTTTTGCTTACTCTTAAAATTAGTATAATTTTTCTTATATGTTTCATAATTGTAATCATCATCCGATGATTCTTCTTCTTCATCTACATAATCTGGGTCTTTTGGGTCATCTTCAGAACTTGAAGAATAATAGTGTTCTTCTTCAGACACATCACTTACGCTATGAGTAACAGGACTAGTATCACACTTTGATGTATTACAAACGCTTACTAATTGCATAGCATGTTCATTAAATGGACTAAATTGAACTTCCCAATATAAAGGGTCATCATATACCATTAGGCATTTATTATTTTCAATAGCACTATAAAAATTATGTGCACCTTGATTATAATAATAATAATCAACTTCAACTAAAGCATAACCATAATTATATTGGTTTTCAACATAATATTCTTGTTCAAGATGTTTATAAACTTTGACATCTTTGATTTTGGCAATATTAAAATCATCAAAATATTTAATAATAGTAGGAATGTCTTCATAAACAACATAATCAGGAATGTAGAGCATTTTCTTTGAAAACATACTAGACATAGTATAATAATTTAATTGTTAATTATTAAAATTTTGAAATCAATTTTTTTTTTATATTTTTATTTTTTATTTTTTATTTAGGAATTATCATTAAACAATAATTTATTAAATCTTTATAATATATAGAATGCGTAAACTAACACAAAAAAAATATAGAAAAACAAAAAGAAAAACAAAAATTAATATAGAACAATATAAAGGTAGAGGCAAAGAAAGTTATCAAGAGGTTGTTGATAAATTTAAAATAATTTTTGGCGAGGGAACATTTAATAAAATATTATACTACACTAAACCTAGATATATTCAAAAATTAATAGACTTATTAAATATTGAGAGAAGTAAACAAAATATGAGCAATATGAGCAATAGTGAACAAATTACTAATATTTTACACCCTGCTGTAGAAGCATTTTTAAATTTTATAAGAAATGAGTATTTCGTTTTAAAGGCATTCATTCCATCTATTGTAAATACTGATAGAGTTCTAAAACCTAGTAGAATAGAAAAAATATTAAGACTATCAATAGAAAATAAGGCAATAGAAGAATTTATTCGAGATTTAGAAGTATTGAGTTTAGGTCCTAATAGTACTATAGATATACCACCTATTTCGTCTTCACCTGTAGTTTTAACTCCAACTCCACCTCCACCTCCTCCATCTGAATATAAATTTAAATCTCCACATAAATCTCCACATAAATCTAAATCTCCATATAAATCTCCACATAAATCTAAATCTCCATATAAATCTCCAGAGGCTATTGAAGTAACACGAGTATCAAAACGCACACCAGGATCAATTAGAGTTGTGCCGATTATATATCCTAGCAGTGGAGGAAGACATAATAACACTAAAAATAACGTATATAATTCCCATAAAAAAACTAGACGCCATAAAAAGCATTAGTTTAAAAAAAATTGATTTCTTTTTTAAACATAATAAAAAAGAAATCTTATAAGTTACGACATAAGACAAAATAACAATGACGTGTGTAATTACTAAATATTTATTAAGCGAAATTTTGAATAGTCAAAATATTGAGAACTTTTATAAGATATTAACTAGTAAACATTATTATTGTGAAGATGATTTTAAATTAAAGACTAATTATGCAATTTTATTGTTTATTGATACATTATTTTTAGATAAAAATGGTGGTTATAAAGGGTTAAATGTACCATATGCCCAACAATGCGAACTGTATGAATTCATAGCTGACAATCGCTTGAAAATTTTTCATTATGTAACTTTTAAAGCATCTGCACATAATGATTTTATTGGACTACGGTTGCTTGTTGATGAGTTTAAAAAAGATAACTGGATTGTGCTATTTGGTCATTATTTATATGATAAAACATTGGATTTACTAAGTAGCAAAGAGGATTGTTTTGACATAAAAAACAAAATATATGCTATTATTTGTAGTCTTAAACAAAGACAAGTAATAAAATTAGCACAAGAAACAGAACCACTATGTAGTGCTTGTGAAAATGATTGCCCTATTTGCTTATATGCTATGGATAGTAATAGTATTATTACAACTTTATGTAAGCATAGTTTTCATATGCTATGCTTATATCCAATGTTTGATGAGGCTGTAAAAAAAAATACAAAACAACCAAAAATTAGTTGCCCATTATGTCGTGCTGATGTTTTTATAAAGTCAAAGATAACATTTAAGGAAATAGTGAATTATTAAAAAGTTAGTAAAACAATAAACATATTTTTATAAAAAAAATATTTTTTACGACATATATAATACTTACCACGAACATATAACAATAACATAGACAAACTACAACTCCGTTTCATGCTCTAAGTCATCAAGTGCTACTTCTAAATCTACATTATTAATGCACGTATAAACATGGGGCAAGTTATAATGTGTTTCCCCAGTTTTATTGTTAAACCAAGAGAAATCATGATCATAGTCACAACTCAGAATGCGGTCTTTAAAATTTTGTGCCCAGCACATTGCGTAGTATGTAAACCTAGTTTCTGTTTCCCAGTCCATAGTAGACAAAACATTTGACACGTGTTTCAGAGCATCACACAAGTCACCTTCATTTACTCTCTCTGTGTCTTGCATAGCATTTATCCTTCCTACTAAAAAGTCAATCAACAATCTAGTCATTTCATCCGCCACGACTTCCTCCAAACAAGCATCAAACTTTGACACTCCATGCTCAACATACCACGCATCGGTTCTTATCCAACAATTCATGATGGCCTCCAATTCCCTAGGAAGTTTTTTTACATCAAACTTGTTTTGAATAGTGGCCACTACTTTATCGAGTTTCATAATTATCATAGTTCGAAACAAGACATTGTCAATAATAAGAGTGCCAAACAATCCCCGAATCTCGGCAATATTGTCATTATTCATAGTGCTAATTACTTTTAGTCGCTGTGCTTTGCCGAGACTACTAGTTAATTAAATAAAAAAATAATTCAATTTTAATAAAGTATAGCAATTGTTTTTTTTTATAAAAAAATAAAAAATTATTTTTATAAGACAATATAAGACAATATAATACACATAAGTCTCTAATAAATAGGAGCACGACATAAAGGACATGGAACACACATCTTGTTATAATTTTCCTTTTGTTGTAAATATATACGTTTACAATCATCCAAACATGCCATATGGAATATATGCTTACAAGCAGTTCTAACACAATGAGAAGTAAACAAATTAACATGATTAACTGAAACAACTTCCAAGCAAATAGAGCATTCCCATTTTGGGTGATGTTTGAAGTCTAATGCCAATACTTCTAATGGGATTACATTCTTAGGATGCGTAGCAATATGAGGCAAGCGATAATGTGTTGACATAGTTCGTTTGCTAAACCACGAAAAAGGACGTTCATAGTCTCTATGTATTATGCACTCTCCGTTGCTTCGTCGATAGCGATCTGCTTCCAATGTCAACTTAGCGTCCATATTCCAAAAATCCCAAAAATAGTTACTAGTCGATTGAGACATAGACACGCGAAGCACTTCTAAAGCCAAATCATCTTCGTTGACATAACTTCCAAGTCCATTCTCATACTCTTTATATCGTATTTTTAAAAGGTCAACTACGCGACTTTTCATTTCCTTAGACACTACATTTCGAAGACAATGCTCAAACTTTGACATTTTATCTTCATTATACCACGAATGTGTTCTTACCCAAGTATTCATAATAGCCTTCAAATGTATAGAAAGATTGTGTGTAATAATGTCGTTTTGAATAGTATTTACTATTACATTGATGGCATCATTTATCATAGGTGCGTTAGTCTCAGCATCATACAAAGCATTAATGTAGGCATCCAAGTCGACCTCGCATTGTGTCATAGTTGCTTTGCTTTGTTTTGTTTTGTATTAGTACTGGAGACTAATAGTTAACTAAATAAAAAATGATTTCAATTTTAATAAAGTATAATAATAATTTTTTAATAAAAAATATGCAATACACACACAATACATGCTAGTCTCTAGTTATTAGCATGGCACAAGAGTGTTAACACCAACACAAACCCAACCTGCTTCCTCTTCTTCATATTCCAATTCTTCCTCTTCGTCTTCGTATTTTGAGAAGCGATTTGGTTTAGGAAGATGAGGCAAATGATAAGACACTTCATCATTTATCCAGTCGTAATACTGGAAATGTCCACCGTCTCCACTCTCTATTAGGGTGAGCTCCCCATGTTCTAAAACCCACCTACAAGCCTCAGACTCCAGTTCAGCACCCATAGTTGGCCATAAGTTCTTATGATAACAATACAAACTATTTGATGCGGTGCCCAGAGCATAATACAAATCTTTTTTTTCGGGCATCTTGCCATCATCCTCATTCATCCACTTCACTAAAAGGTCAAACACACGGGTCTTCATTTCCCGAGACACAACTTTCCACAAACACTTTTCAAACTTTGGGTCTCCGTCATTGTCATACCACTCAGTTCTTCTTGCCCACATGTTCATGATTTTAAGCAAACCTTCAGGAAGATGCGCTAGAACCATTGAACGCTGAATCCACTTCATAACAAAAGCAATAGCATCCTTCACCTCTTCGGTGTGTTCTTCAGCAGTCATCAAGTCCATAATTTTTTTAGTAATAATAGCATCCATAGTTGCTTTATATAGTTTGTCGAGGCTAGCAGACAATTAAATAAAAAAGCAATTCAATTTTAATAAAGCATAACAATATATTTTATTATTTTTATTTTTATTTTTTAGACTCTATACTATCCATTTCAATGTCTAGCATAATAACTTCTTTGTGTAACAATGATTTTTTATTTATGAATTTTTTTTCATCAAGTAATAGTTTTATTGTAAAAATAACAATTACTTCTTCTACTAGAACAGAAAATATGGCAATATCTATTTGTGTAACATTAATTAATACTGTAAAAATATATCTAATATTATTTAATAAAAACATAGAATTAGCATAAAAATATAATTGTAATTTACTAAATTCAGTTATTTCTTTTTTATCTGGATTATAAACATTCATAAATAGTACAGGGCTTCCAAATTCTTGAATAATAACTCTAACTACATCATTTACAAATATTAATGTTAATAAACTACAATATTTTTGCATAGTGTTAATTTGCACGCTTATAAATATAAAATCATCATTTGGGCCAAAGCGAAAATATTTAGAATCTGTAGCAAAATTAGTAATATAAAATCCTATAAACACTACTAAACAAGTATTTAAAAAAAGACATAGTCTAACTTTATTTAATTGATTCATTGTGCATTGACTAATACTAATAATATTAGTAATTAAATTTTATATAGTTTCTTATATTAAAATTTAATAAAATACTGTGATTATTTTGAGAGATTAAACTATTTATTAAACAAGTCATGTGGAATAGGAGGTGGAATGCGACGAACCATTGTTCGCATTCTTGTTCTACAATGACAATTACACAATTCCCGTTCATCCATCCGACGCCACGAGTTAGTTTGGCACCAATCTAAATAGTCATCATCAGATAGAGTATTAAAAGCCTCTTCTTGAGCTTTTGACATAGTTCTATCATCTAACTCTCGGTCATATGCATAAGACAACGGTCTGTCTCTCATATGTCTTGGACAACAGTCACATTTTGTTAGTGCCGCAAATAATTTTTCTTTTGTTTCAGTACTTTGCTCATCCATATAGACAGGTCCTCTACAATAAGGGCAAGTAATTAGCCCACATAATAAACCTTTATTAAGTGCACGAGTCCATTGCTGCAAACATTTTTTATGAAATATGTGGCCGCACGATGTAATAAGTCTTCGCTTACCTCTTCCTGAAATACAACCATCTACTTCAATGTTTCCATCATTGTCTTCTAAACATATATTACAAGTCACTATTTCATCAATCATAAAACCACAAAATGGCGGCAATAGTGTTGTCAATTTAGGCAAAGGTTTAAGTTCTGTTTTAGCATCCATTGACTTATTCATTGTTTTATCTTGTGTTGTCTTGTGTTATGTTGTTTAGACTTTTTATATAATTTTTAAATCAATTTTTTTTTGTTTAAAAAATTGATTTATATTTTAATTTTACTTTATTACAACTATTATAATTAAAATGACTATGTTAATGCTAACGAATTTAGTATTTATTGCTAATATTATTTCCAATTTAACCAGTTGTTGTTTATATAATAGTCAAGCAAATTGGACTAATTCTGTTCGTATTTATGAATATGTAACAAATGCAAATCCAATAATGTCAGAAGTTCCTATTAAAATATTTACACCGGACTTACATGAACAAGGACCATCGGCAATTATGCAATTTGACCTTTCAAGAGAATTACAAACTGATTACCCAGCAACCTCACCAAATCTTCTTGCTAATTTTATTCGTATTCTTGAAAATGAAACATTAGAATCGAGCGTTGTTTTTGCGGCCACTTCACAAACATTTTATGTTATTCGTGGTAATGGAAGTTCACTTACACGGAATGGATCAGTTAACTGGAGTGAAGGTGATATGTTTGTAATTCCTTATTTTGGTAATGATGTTGAATCTGTTTGTACTATGTCTAATTCAAATAAACAATGTGTTAAACATACTTGTAATTATGAACCGCTTTTTGGTGGTTGTGCCTTATATTGGGTTCACGATGAACCATTGCTTCAATATTTAGGAGTTGAACCAAGTTCTCAACGTCGTTTTGAACCAGCATTTTATAGTTCTAATGCTATGAAAGAAACAGTATATTCACTTAGTAATACAGATAATAATGGCAAAGTTAAAAATAGACGTGGTATTCTATTGGGTAATGAGGCAACTTCACAAACACGAACACTTACACCAACATTATGGTCTCTTTTAAATAATATTGGTCCTAACATAAATCAAAAACCTCATAAACATAATTCAGTCGCACTAGATTTAGCAGTATATGCAAGGTTTGGAAGTAATGTGTATACACAAATGTCTCAAGAACTTAGTGCAAATGGCGAACTATTAAATCCAATTAGTACACAATGGAAAACAGGCAGCGTATTTATTACACCCCCTGGTTGGTGGCATTCTCATCATAATGAAGGTGATGAAGATGCTTGGGTATTACCAATTCAAGATGCTGGACTATATACACATCAGCGAACATTAGATTTTCGTATTGCTGATGATGAAACACAACGACTTAAAACGCAACGCTCACGAGGAGCAACATTAGATATTTCAACAACAAAGACATCTAACAATTTATATCAACCATGTGCTAAGTAATACTTTAATAATTTATAAAAACTAGCAAACCATTTTTTATAATAATATGTAATTATAATTAATATAGTATGTTAGCAAGATTTAAAAATGTAACAAGAAGAAAATTAAGAAAAATAGTTTCAAAAAATTTCAAGAACACAAAGAAAAACAAATATGTTTACAACAAAAGAAGACGAACCTCTTCATTAATTTATAAAAATTTGTATCCATTTTGGTATAATAAAATACCATTTCCAAAAGTTTCTAACACTAAAGATTTATCCAAAGAAGAGACTTGGACAAAACATTTAAAATTAGCAATTAAATTATATCAAAATAAATCATTATTACCAAAAGGTAGCATATTATTTCATGGTTCAAGTTTTATAGACCCAGTTAAAAATATTAATCCTACCAATAAACCATTTTTCTTTGGACTAGATGCTTTTATTTCAATATGGTATTTATCAGAATTAGCAGCGCGGGATAAAAGTGCTCTTGAAAACGCATTACAAAAGTTAAAAAATATGGAAAACTATGTAGAACACGATAAAAGTATGAAAAAATTTGCTGATTTAAATAAAAAAGAATCCATTGAAAAACAAAAATTATTTATTAAATCATTAGAAGTACTTAATAATGATTTTTTTAATATAGCAAATTATGATGAATTTGCTAATTATGATAAATTATTAACTGATTTAAAATCTCATGCTAGAAGTCATTATTATTTAAATATATATCAAACATTACAATCTATTCCATATAAATATTTATCAAAATCTATTGAAGCAGATAATCCAAAAGATGATAAAGAATGTGAAACTATAGCATGTATGCATCCGCAATTTGGATATCATATTAATGTTAATGAGCTACCTGTTGAATTATCTATTGAATTCACTATGCCAGCAAATCAAATAACTAATAAATTAAAGTTAATAGGGGTATATGTTATTGATGTTTTAAAATTAAATGACAATATAAATAAAACGTTTGATGAATTCAAAGCACTTGAAGCAATAATATTAAAAGCTGATTTTACAAAATAAATTTTTATAAAAATAAAATTTGTAAATATATATGAAAATGAAAATGAAAACAAAAACGAAAACTAAAACTAAAATTAAAAATAAAAATAAAACGCGGAAAACTTTTTTTTTTAATCCATCAAATCCCAAATTGTCTTATGATGTATATATTGATAAAAATCCTAAAGATACAATCCATATAAAATATACAACATTGGAGGATGTTAAAAATACTATTGCCCATTTAGAAAATTTATATAAACATAAAAAATATACGCATAAAAGAATATGGCAAGTAGCAATGATTATGAGAGTGCGTCTAAAAGTATTACAAAATAAAAAACCACTTCAATATAAATTGGCCAATAAATATTTTAAATTTTTGGGTATTAGAACAAAATTAAACGAACAAACTAGATATAAAAGTTTATTTAGTTATTAATAATTTATAAAAAAATTATTAATAGTATTTAAAAAAATAATTGTTAGTGTTTACGGCGACGACGAGTTGCTTTACGGCGTCTACCACTTGCAACATTACCTCGGGGCATTAACGAATTAATACGAGCTTCTTCTAATTGCATATCGTCTAGTAATGCTGTTGTTTGAACATTTAAAACATCATATAAATTTGCTAACATATTTATATCGTGAGTACGTTGTAATGTGCCAACATTAAAATGAATTTTTTTCAAAGTTGAATTAAAATCATGTAGTTTACTTCTTAATGTTTTTAAATGCTGATAACATTCTGAGTCATCGCTTTTGCTATTACTAGGTTCTACTCTAACCATTGTAACAGGTTTTTTAGATGTTTTGCTTAATAAACTACTAAACATTATTACACTATATAAATATAAAAAACTTTTATAAATTTACAATTTTATAAAAGTTTTGCTAAATTAAATTTTTATTTTTTATGGCGACGATTACGATTTGTTTTGCGACGTTTAAATTTGCGGCGTTTTGTTTTACGAGAACCTCCATTTACCTCCGTAAAATCATTAAGATCGATATCAGATAACCATATTAATGTCTTTTTAATATGGTCTTTATTATCTATGTATTTCTTGTCCAGTACATCAATTATACCCGAACCTGGTCCTCTTATTGCTTGTCTGATATTATCTATGTTTACTGTTTTTTCGTGTATAGTAAAATCTTTATCAAGGTAGTATATATCTAATTCTTTTTTTTCATAAAAAATTCTATGCACAATGGCTAATGTTCTATTTTGTCCATCATGATAAAAAACAACATGACCTACGCCATGATCTGTTGACATTTATATATATAATATGTATATATTATTTTTTTATATAAAATCTTAAATTCATAAAAATCCTAAATTATATATTTTATTTATTTAAAAAATATACAACGCAAGAAACTATACACAAACATAAATTTAAAATCCTCCACGTAGTCGTAATACAAGATGTAAAGTGCTCTCTTTTTGAATATTATAATCGCTTAATGTTCGCCCATCTTCAAGTTGCTTTCCAGCAAAAATTAGTCGCTGTTGGTCTGGTGGAATACCTTCTTTATCCTGAATTTTAGATTTAATGTTGTCAACAGAATCAGATGGTTCTACTTCTAATGTAATAGTTTTTCCAGTAAGTGTTTTTACGAAAATTTGCATTGTTATAATTAATAATATAAATAGTATTAAGAATTTGTTTTTATATTTTTTTATAAATATATATTATTGAGATTAAAATGGCTACTAATAGTTTACTCGATAATAGTAATAATATATTTAAAGTATATGTATGTGATTATATATTTATGATGCGCATCAAAGTTTCAGATGCTCCATTAAGTAATGGTAATAATTGTGCGGAATTAGAAGTGTATTACAAATATGATGATTATGATACTGTAGATAAAGTATTTTATGTAGAATATGGTGAAAATCCAATAAGAAAATATATTGGTTCGGACGTTATATGGAATCGTGATGAGTGTAATGAGATTATTAATGTCTTATTGTAAAGTTTTGCGTAATACTCATATTTAATATATTACATATTTAATATATAACATATTTATATATAAATATGTTAAAATTTAACCTTAATATAAAACAGGTTGAAGAAAATAGTCAATTTAAGTCTAATATTTTATTAAATGCAAGACAACAAAATACAAAAAATATTTTAGATAATAATAAAATGAGATTTAAAGTTCTATCAAACACAACACTACAAAATAAAATACCAGAAAACACAATACAAGAATATATTAATTACTCATCAATTAATAAAATATATATATTTTCAAAAAATTATACAATAATTTTAGCAAGAACTTTAGAATTATATTTTACTAGTTTAAATATTGAAGTAAAAATATTTGATGCATTAACTGATAACTTAATAAATGAATGTATTAGTGATCAAAGTTTGTATTTATTTTTTATAACTTTGCAAGCATTTTTAGTAAATTTTAGAATAAATTTACCTAAACATAAATATATATTATATCAAACAGAGGATTATAATCAAAATAATATAACAAAATTAGATGATATTGTGGTTGAAAATTGTTATAGCATATTTGATTATTCTAAAATTAATTTACAATATTACCATGAAAATAATATACAACGAGTTAAATTATTGTATCCATTAATAAGAGAACCTTATTTTGTAATAGATAAAAATTTAACTCTTAATATAGTAGCAAATATAGAAAAAATAGACATATTATTTATTGGAACTTTAAATGAACGCATAGAGAAAATATTAAATTCATTAAAATTATATAATGACACAAATAATCTGAATTATATTATTAAAATAGTAGATAATCTATACGATGATGCTGTAAGTAATTTAGTTGAAATCTCAAAATTAGTTATAAACTTACATTGTTATCCAAACTCAATATTAGAAATATTTAAAATTCATTATTTATTACCATACGATTGTGAAATTATAAGTGAACTCCCATGCAACGAAGAAGAAATGGATTTAATTGAAAAATATAATAAAGTTCTTACTTTTTTTCCTATTATTAATGATGATTTAACTAATATTGATACAATGTTTGAAATAATTAATACTAGCATAAATGGTAATATAGATTACTTTGAAAGAAAAAAATTTATTGACAATAATAATGAGGATGGCAAAATTTTAAATAAATATAATTTTATATCAAATATTCCATTAAATATTTTTCAATCTTGGGGAACATTAGATCTCCCTTTACATATGAAAAATAATGTAGATAAATTACAACAAGACAATCCAGAATTTAAATATTATTTGTATGATGATAATATGTCTCGAAATTTTATAATGGAGTATTTTGATAACGAAATAGTATATACATTTGATAAATTAAAACCTGGCGCATTTAAATCAGATTTATGGAGATTATGTATTTTATATATATATGGAGGAATATATCTTGATATAAAGTTTGTATGTAACAATGGATTTAAATTGTTATATTTAACAAATAAACCATATTATGTTAGGGATAGATATACTAAAACCCCAAGAATAGAAATCATAGAAAATAATTCATATTTTTGTAAAGAATCTCTTAATAATCAAGGTATTTATAATGCGTTGTTAGTATCGTTTGCTAAAAATGATTTATTTTTAAAATTAATATATGATATTGTTGAAAATGTAAAATTAAATATTTATAATACTAATTGTTTAGAGATTACAGGCCCTCATATATTTTGTAATAAATTGTTAGATATCAGTAATTTAGAATTATTTTTTGCATATGATGGATTATCTATAAAAAAAAATAGTACTCAAATTTTACGTATTTATGAAGAATATAGACAAGAACAATATAAATATCAAAAAACTAAACATTATTCTGTGCTATGGTATGAGAGAGATATTTATAATTATCCAACATTAGTTTACATTAAAAGTTATAAGTATGAAACAAGACAAACAATAATGATAAATAATAATTATGTAACATTATATAGGTCTAATCCAAGCATAATAGAATATAATAATGAAATATTAATAAATTTCAGATGGATTAATTATAATTATAATGAAGATGGTAATAAAAAAATATTACCACATCAATGGATATCATTAAATAGCAGAACTTTATTAGATACTTCGTTTAACATTAATAATGAAAAAAATTTAGAATATAATGATTTAAGTAATTTTAGTAAATATATAAGTTACGGTTTAGAAGATTTGAAAATATATTTCTATAACAATGAATATTATTATATAGCAACATTATTTGATATAAATAGACAGGTAACTTCTATGTCAATAGAAAAATATGATTATAATGAAAATTTTTACACATTAAATACTAAAATTATTTTGCCATCATTTTATAATTTGGAAAATAAAATACAAGAAAAAAATTGGGCATTTGTAACATTAAATGAAAAGCTCCGTATAATACATAGTTGGTATCCTATAAAAATTTGTGAAATTGTTGATAATAAATTAGATTTATTAGAAAAAAAAACAAATATTCCATTATTTTTTAATGGAGCGCGCGGTTCAACTAATGCAATTTTTTATAAAAATGAAATTTGGTTTATATTGCATAAATCACAATCCTATATAAAAAATAATCAAACTTATTATAATTATCAACATTTTTTTTCTATTTTTGATAAAAATATGAATTTTATAAGACATTCTGAGTTATTTAAATTTGAAGATGCAAAGATTGAATTTTGTTTGTCATTTTTATTTAAAAATGATAATATATACATATCTTATAGTTTATTAGATACTATTTGCAAAATATCTATCTATAATGTTGATTATATTAACACGCACCTTAAATGGTATACTAATTAAATTTTTTTATTATTTTTAAATTTTTAAATTTTTAAAAATTGATACATTATTTAAATAATAAAATAACAAATACTAAAAACAATAATTTATTATTATTAGTATTATTAATATTATGAAAATACTAGTATTTGACACAGAAACTACTGGATTGCCCGAAAAAGATGCATCTATTTATGATAAATCAAAGTGGCCATATATTATTCAACTTAGTTATATTTTATATGACCTCTCCAATAATACTTCATTAATTAAAAATAATTATATTAAGATTGATGAGTCAGTTATTATTACACAAGAAAGTTTTTATATTCATAATATTAGTAGAGAGATTTTGAATGTGCAAGGTATAAATATTATTGATGCACTAAAAGAGTTTAATGAATGTTTGAAAAAGTGCGATATTGTTGTAGGGCATAATATTTCATTTGATAAACGCCTAATTTTTGTGGAATGTTTTAGACATAATATTAAACAATATTTTACACAATTTATAAATAATGAAAAAATACATAAACCCGAGTTTTGTACTATGAAAAATACAAGTGATTTTTGTAAGTTAGAGAGATTAAGTAAAACAAACCAAGTTTATAATAAAATGCCAAAATTAAGTGAATTATATGTGTTATTATTTCCCAATGAACCGTTACCTAAAGATTTACATAATTCTCTTGTTGATGTAGCAATGACTTTGCGATGCTATGTAAAATATGTATATGCTAGCGATGTAAAAGAAAATAATGAAAATATAAAGGCACTATTTTAGAAATTATATATTGTTATAATAAATATGGCTTCCACATCTAAAGAAGAATTTTATACAAAAGAAGAACTGGAACAAATAAAGTATCAAAAGTTAGTTGAATTAGATAAAAGTTATTCATTTAGAACAAGTAAAAAAACTAAAAGCACAAGCATGAAAGCAGACGCAATAATTAAAAGATTAGTAAAAAATGGTGTTCCCAAATTTAGCAGAACATATGCTTATAATCGTCCATTAGTAAAACCATTACCTTCGGGTACATCATTATCAAGCGATGTAGTTGAAGTAATTTACTCAATGAAAAAAACGGCAGAACAAGAAGAAGAAGATAAAAAACAAGAAATAGAAGACCGAGCTTATGAAATAGAATGCGTTAAGACTGTTTTTCAACCAAAAACATTACCAACTAATGATAGAGACTTTTTTAATTTGCTATTAAATGGTTCTGTGATTCGCTTACCAATGACTGACCCGAATTTTAGAATGCATGTTGTTAATTTATATGATCCAAATTATTTTATTAAAGATTATAAATATTTAGCGCATAAATTAAAAGTAAATGCTAAAAAAATGAGAGAAAACGGCGTTCGCTATACACAAGGCGAATTAAGAAAGTTGGCTGTGTTTTTTAGTGTAAATGTAATTTTTACTTATTCACTGATTATTGTTATTGAAAATATAATACAAAAAATAGATGCCTATCGAAAAAGTCACCCCGCCCTACCTAAGTATCCACAAGAAGTAGCAAGTAGATTATTACAAGAAAGTTATGAACGTTATTATTGGCCTCCAAATAATCCAATAAATGTATTAAAAATTTATATTAAAGAATTAAATAAAATGCTATCAAAATTACGTAGCTACAAAATAATGCTAAATAATAGTGTAATAAAAGAGTTAAATAAGAGATTAGACAAATTAAATACTTATTTGGTTGAGCCTGACCCAAGCATAGTTGACCAAGCAAACGCAAAATTTTACATTCGAATTTTAGAAAATAGTTCAAAATATCTTACTAAAACACGTAATGGTAGTAGTCCACATAAAAAATCAAGGGTTAAAACTCTAAAACGCGCCAAATCTTTTTAGTTTTAGTTTTAGTTTTAGTTTTAGTTTTAGTTTTAGTTTTAGTTTTATAGAATTTTTATCTTATAATATTATAATATTATAATACTATAATATACAACTATGCCTTTAAAAAAGAAACACTTAACGCGGAAAAGAAAAAATACAAAAGCTAAAGGAAAAGGAGACATAGTTCCTTTTTTGCTTAAACAAAAATTAGGCAGCCTTAGTAATCAGCAAAAACAAGCTACATTGAAAAATATATTTTCAAATTTACCTAGACAAAGTGTTGAAGATGTTATAACACAAAAAGAATTGGCGTTAAAAGAATTGGCACAAGAACCAAAACAATTATTTCAAATAACACCATTACCCCGTTATAATTATCCATTTCAACAAGATACACCTAGAGGTTATGAATATAATTATCCATTAGTAAAAGTAATGGGTACTCTTAGAGAAACAGACTTAGTAGACAGCATATATAGTTTAAAAAAAGATGCTGAACTTCAAGACTATCCAAAGCACTTTTTACAAACATTATTTGCCAATTTTTTAAAAATTACTAAAAAGCGAAGAAATAATGACTATATTTTGTCACGTATACCTAATTATGAACTACAACAAGTATTGACAACGCGAAAATTTTTTATAATAGATTTTGATTTTTTGAGTAATGCTTTAGAGCTAACTGGGCAAAAATTAACAAATCGTGGAAGTTATAGTGGTACTTCTAACTATACTAAAGGCGTTGCAAGTGTTAATGCTAGCAAAACAAAAAAATTTAAATCCTATAATGCGTTTATAACAAAAAAAATCAAAAATATAATTTTTGACCCTCTTATAAATGCGTATAAAGCATATTGGGCAATAAAGCACACTACAAAAATAATGATTAATTATTATAACACTCTTAGTGGGCGACAACCAGATCCGCGCCCTTATCCTAACATTAGACATTTTCCTATTGAACACGACGAACCTAATTTAAGAGGAGAATTACAACGCTTTAGAGATGTATGGCATCCTACTGAAGTAGGAAAGCAAAAATATAAAAATGAATTATGGGATTTTGCGCATGATAATTATTATCAAGAAGAACCCGAAGATGAACCGCTCAATATTCCTGAAGTAACGAATGTTCATGTATATGACGTATTAACATACTATATTTTAGAATTAAACAGGATGCTTGAATATTTAGCCACTTATAGAATTAGCATTGTAAGAGAACTATTAGATGCCATAAATGCTGATTTGTTATATATAGATAGCAGAATGGACACTTTATATGGTAGAGGTTTAATCCGAAGTGTTGCTCCGCAAAATACTTTGTTTGATAACGATAGACCTTATTTTAGAATTAGTATTCCTGATTTACCATAAACCTAACATAAACTATACATTTTTTACAAATTTTTATAAGTTTTTTAATTTTTAACATAATATTTTAATTAAAAATTAAAAAATTGAATTAAAATAGTATTAATAGTATAGTTATAATCATTTAAAAATGGAATTAACTAAGTTATCAAAACCCCAACTTTTAGCAAAATGTGAAGAACTTGGAATTAATGTTACAAATAAAAATAAAAATAAACAATATTATATTGATTTACTCCAAATAAAACCAATAGAAAATCTAAAAAATCTAGAAAATAATTATGAAGAATGTAAAAATATTGATATATCATTATTAGTATTACATAACAAAACACATACAATTAAAAAAGATAATTTAAAAATAATTAATCAAATAAATCAATTATTTCATAATAAAGGTGTAAAACAAGATGATAGATTTAAAATATTAATGATATTATTAGAAAAAAATAACAATAATATTATTGATGAAAAATTTAATGATATAATACTATTACTTAATACTTTAGATTACACTAATTGCGAACTAATTCAAGAAATATTTATGACTATAGGTAGTAAATACACAAAATTTAATTTAGATCAATTTTATTCCCCATTAACTATATCAAAATTTATAAGTCATTTTATGGAAACTAATAATGATAATAATGCAATAGACCCGGCCGGTGGAACAGGTGATTTATTGCTATTTTATAATGGCAATAAAACAATATGGGATATAGATGAAAACGCATTAAAATTATGTGATTTAAATTATAAATTAAATAAACAATCAAAATACAATTTAGTTTGTAAAAATTCACTTGAAAATTTTGAGGAGAGCGAATCTAAATATTCATATTCAGCAATGAATCCTCCATTTGGTTCAAATACTATAATAACAGATAAACATATTTTAAATAAATTTGAATTAGGAATTGGTAAAAAAAAGCAAGAAATAGGAATATTATTTTTAGAACTAGGTTTAAAACTATTAAAGGAAAATGGAATATTATTTATAATTGTGCCATCTGGTTATGTTGGAAATGCAAATAAAACATCTAGTGAAGCACGTGATTTAATTTTGAAAAATAGATTAATAGCGTCAATCTTACTTCCAGAAAATACTTTTAAACGCAGTGGCACAGGTGTAAATACATATTTATTAATAATTCAAAAAAAAGTTGTTTATACTAAGCAATCGTATAATATATTAATTTCAAAGATAAATAATATTGGATATAATTTATCCAAAAAAGAAACACCGCTAAAATATAAAATTATAAAAGAAACAGGTAACTTAATACTTGATAATAAAGGAAATCCATTATTAGACAATGATCTAGATAACTTGTATACTATGCTTTCTAGTTTTATATTTGATAATAATATTTTATGTATGAATAGATTAAATGTTAAAGCGGAATATGAATATGTTAATAATAATAATTTAACATCAAATATTATAGATATCAAAAGATACTCATCCAGTTATTTAAATGTAGTAAATAAACTTATATCTTTAAAAGCAGTTAAGTTGAAGTCGCTGTGTAATTTAATAACTAAATCTACAAAAATAGAAACCAACAATCTATATAAATATATTGATATAGGCGAGATAAATTCACCCTTATATGGATATAAATTATTATATGGTTGGGAATTGCCTTCTAGAGCAAAATATACACTAAAAAAATATGATATTCTTGTCAGCAAATTAGAAGGCAATATGTCTTATTGTGTAATATTAGACGATCATCATGATTATATTGCAACAAATGGTGTTTCTGTAATAAGACCTAATGATTTAAATGCGCTTTATATATTACTTTCAAATGTAATGAGTTCTGATTTTAGAGCACAACATAACGCATATTTAACTGGAAGTATTATGGCGTCTTTATCTGATACTGATATTGAAGAATTCTTAATAGATAATCTTGTTAATATTAATATGACAAAAAAAATATTAGAAACTCTTGAAACTTTACAAAAATTAAGAACATAAAGTAATATGTTTTAGTTATTAATATTATAAGTTAATTTACAATAAGTTAATTTACAATAAGTAAATTTACAATAAGTTAATTTACAATAAGTAAATTTACAATAATTCTTTTAAGATTTTCTCTCTATAATTAGGATTAGATTTTGCTAATTTAATAATTTGTTCTACACGTTGTTCTTCAGAATAACCTCCTTGTTCTCTGTTACAAGAACAATGACCAATATATATATTCTTTTTTTTTGTGCCAATTTCTGGATTTCTATGGCAAAAATTTATGGTGTGTTCTTTTAAGCAATATTCTTGTTTTAAGTCAGATAAATCCATTATTTCACCGCACCAGAAACACATATGCGAATTTGCAATAATAGTTAAACCTAATTCCTTTTTAATTTCTTCCGGACATTCTGGAGCATTTTTACAACTAAAAATTTGATTTAATAATTCAATTAAGATTTCATTTTGTTCGCTTGGCCACGCAAAATCTTCTTCTCTTACTCCAATAGGTGCTGGATAACTTAATGAATTCTCAAAGTTTTCTCGTGTAAATGTTTTTGATATAGGCGGCGAATGTCTAACAGAACGATTAAATACAGGGTCTCCAATTCTTTCTAATTTGCTTGTTTTAGGATGAGTTTTATACTCATTATAATCTTTAAAATTAATACAGAAAGTATTTCCTTTTGAATGAAATGAATCTAGTTCTGCTTTTTCGATTGCTTTTAATATATTTTTTTCAGTAAAAAGTTTTTTAAGTTTATTAGTTGAAATAGGTTTAATATCAAACTCTGTAATAAGAACTTTACCATCAGGATAATTTTGAATATATACATAATTGTCATCGCTTTCTAAATAAATAAATTCCTTTCCTTCTTCACTACCAGAAATACATATTGTTTTTTTAGCATTAAAAGGCATAACTGTAAGATTAGTTCCATTAATAGAAAGAATTTTACAAGGAACATTTGCACAAGCCCAACTTTTTCCGTTGGGTTTTGTTTTTGTAAAAGCAAGAAATTTATTGCTAATTTTACCATTATAAATTTCAGTTTTTGTTTCCATTTTTATATTTTAATGAATAATAAATAATAATTAATAATTTTATAAAATATGAAATCAATTTTTATTTATGTAAGATAATTTTATATTTTATAACATTATATTATAATATGGCATTAAGACAACCTCCTATTTTAATAAATCCTATAAATAGGGCAAAACCTAGACCACCACGACAACTACATTCTGCGTTGCGTCACAGATATAACTATCCATTAATGTATAAAGGTGAGTATAATCCAGAACTAATTGGTTCAATTTATAACACTAAACAACATATGGAATATACTGAAGCGTTAGACTTTATTAAAACTATTATGAGAGATTTTGTAGAGCAAAGAGAAGATAGAGTTAGAGACAGAATTATGGAAAATATTGGAATAAATATGTTTAAAACAGATATGCTTGCTGATAATTTTTTTGTAATAGATTATGGTTTTTTAATGAATAAGTTTAAATTAAATAGAGGAGGTTCGCCTAGAAAAGCATTAAAAATTAACGCACTTATTAATGATGTTTTATTGCCTTCTTATAAAGCAGTAATATGTATTCAAGATGTTTTAAATACTATGATAAAAATATTATTATATGCTAGAAGTAGACTAGAAGCTAATAATCTTGAACCAGTAGCATCAGTATTAGATATTATAATAGATGAAAATTTAATAGAAGAAGTAGCAAATGAAGATGACTCACAAACATTTAATGAAGTATGGGAAAATGATGAATCTGCTTTTCCAATACCAGGTGATATTACTATTACTCCGCTAATGGTAATAGAATATTACGTACATAAATTAAATAAATTAATAGTCAAATTACACCACTATAAAATTAGTATAAATGAAACACTTATAACATCAATAAATCAAGACTTAATATCTTTAAATAATAGTTTAAAAGTAATATATAATTATGATCCAAAATGGTTAATAGTTGTTAAAAACACACAAAAAACGCGGTCTCTAACAAAAAAAAAATCTAAACGTTCTTTTAAACGCGCAACCAAATCATTATAAAGTTTTTTTTATATTTTATATTTTATTTTACTTGAATAAAATATAATAAAAATAAAAATAAAAATAAAAATAAAAATAAAATTCTGGATTAACCGCTACACATTAAGCAGTCTTTTTTTTCTTCTTCTTCATCTTCATTTGTATCGCTCTTTTTCTTAGGTTCAATTGTAAATTGTTGTGCTTGATGCCTTGCTTTTCTACGTAAGTAATATATTCCTGTTTTAAGACCTGCTTTCCAACTATAAAAATGCATATTTGTAAGTATTTTTGAATCAGGGTCTTCAATCCATAAATTCAAACTTTGTGATTGACAAATGAATGCACCTCTATCTCTAGACATATTAATAATTTCTTTCATAGGCATTTCCCATACAATTTTGTATTTTTCTTTTAAATGTGGTGATAAATTTTGAATATGACTAACACTGCCCTTATTAGCAATAATACTATTTTTCAATTCTTCATTCCATAATCCTAATTTTAATAACTCTTCTACTAAATATTTATTTACTAATACAAAATCACCTGCCAAAGTTTTCCTACTATAAATATTACTTGTGATTGGTTCAAAGCATTCATTATTACCTAAAATTTGACTTGTGCTTGCTGTTGGCATTGGAGCAACTAGCAAACTATTACGAATTCCATAAATCATAATATTTTCCTTTAATGAGGTCCAATCATAGCGTCCTGAATTAGGAGTAACATTCCATAAATCAAATTGAAGTTGTCCAAAACTTGCAGGAGAACCTTTGAAAGAACTATATGCTCCTAAGTATTGTAAGTCAAGATTTTCAATTTCTGCCTTAATTGGATAAGCAGTTTTTAAAGCTTCGGCAATTACTTTATCATTACTAATAGCAGCCATAATTGAAGCATCTGTAACATTATAAATATCATATTCTCTACATTCATCTTCATCTGAAATAAAAGTCCAATTATTTAAATCATATTGCTCTTTTAAAAATTTCATTACTTTAAAGCGCTCTTTTGCCAATAACATACTTTTTTCAAGAGAAGCATAATATATTGTTTCAAAAATTTTAATATTTATTTCTTTTGCTTCATCTGAAATAAATGGCAAGTCCATTTTAAAAAACACATCGGCAAGTCCTTGAACCCCAATCCCAATTGGACGATGTTTAAAATTAGACCGCTTTGTTTTAGGAGTTGGATAATAATTAATATCAATTACATTATTTAGATTATTAGTAACAACTTGTGTTACCTCATATAATTTATCATAATCAAAAGTCTTATCTTCTTTAACATACATAGTTAACCCTAACGATGCCAAATTACATACTGCGGTTTCTTTTGAATCTGAATATTCAATAATTTCGGTACATTGAGAAGTAATTAGTCCATTAAAAATACCAGCATGTTTCAATTCTTCATTAAAGCAGTATGTTTTATCAGTTCTTTTATTATCTACTACATTCATAATATATATATAATTGTCCTCAATAGCAATAGAATTTTCTTGTACTAGCAATTTACATTTTTTACTAACTAATCCAATTTTATTTAAAACTTGAACTTTTGAATAACTAAGACTAATAAAATGATTATAATGATCTGTATAATTAACACTTACATTTAGTCCACAAGTTTGTAACATATATTTAATATTCATCATAAATTGTTTACTCTTATTATTAATAATAAGTTTGTTAAAGCTAATACTTCCAGCACTATCTACAAATCCAGAAAACCATAATATTTTTGAATCCAATGAATAATTAATAGGAACAAATTGCCCGCTAAAACTGAAACCAATATTATAAGCGTCTAATAGAATATTAGAATTGCTAATAATTGGAAAACTAGATTCTATAATGATCATTCCATTTTTTAAGTCTTGTGCTTCAACTGTATTAATTATATTTTGATTTTCATTTTTAATATAAAATTTATGATACTTAGTACAAGTTAATATACAACCATCGCTAGTATGCACTTCTAGCAATTCACTTGAAGCACTTGTTTGATAAATAGTTGTTTTACTGAAAGTTTCACCATTCCAAACTTCAACTTCTTGATTTTCCAAATTCTCAATCCTTAAGTGTCCTTCTCTTGTTAAAACAAGAGTTTCTGGAGCAACACATAAATTTGAGCTTTTAATTGTTCCAAGATTTTTTTGATTAGATTTATTATTAGCCGCATCTTTATATAAAATATAAGGAGTTCCTGTTTCTACTTGTGAATCTAAAATTTTAATCCATAAATCTCGCGCGTTTATTTGCTTATTAAATTTGCCCTCATTTTCATATTTCAAATATAGTTCTCTATAAGCATCACTATGACAATCGCTTAATCCTGGACATTTATCAGGACAAAATAAACTCCATATTTTATTACCCATTACACGCTCCATAAATAAATCACTTATCCACAATGCATAAAATAAATCTCGACACTTACTTTCTTCATCTCCGTGATTTTTTTTTAAATCTAAGAAATCTTCAACGTCTGGATGATGTGGTTCAATATAAATAGCAAAACTTCCATTACGCTTTCCACCCTGATCAACATAGCGCGCTGTTTTATTAAATACACCCAACATAGGTATTAGTCCATTTGAAGTTCCATTTGTACCTCTAATATAAGAACCATTTGCACGAATATTATGAGCATGCAGACCAATACCGCCTGCCCATTTAGAAATTTGTGCGCATTCTTTTAGTGTATTAAAAATTCCTTCAATTGAGTCATCTTCCATACCAAGCAAATAACAAGAACTTAATTGTGGTCGTGGAGTTCCTGCGTTAAATAACGTTGGTGTGGCATGAATAAAATATTTTTGTGACATTAAATCATATGTTTCTTTAACTTTTTCCATATTAGAACCATGAATTGTAACAGCAACACGCATAATTAAATGTTGAGGACGTTCAACGATTACTTTATTACAACGCATTAAATACGCACGTTCTAATGTTTTAAAACCAAAATAATCAAAAAAATAATCTCGTTCATAATCAATCATAGCATTAATAGTATCTTTATTTGCTTCTATAATTTCCATTATAGAAGTTTTTATTAATCTAAAACTATTGTTATTAGTATCTCTATAATCATATAATTTTTTTGTAGTTTCATAGTAACAATTACTTGTATTTTTATGTAAATTAGATATAACAATAGCACTTGCTAATTTCGTATAATCTGGATGAATTGATGACATTGAAGCACATTGTTCAGCAGTTAGTTCATCTATTTTAGTAGTTTGAATATTATCATATAATTGGTCAATTACTTTTATTGCTAATTGGGCAAAAATAATATTTTGTAAATTAAAATGTTTTCCTAATGATTTTATGCGTTTTAAAATTTTGTCAAAAGAAATTGCTTCTCTTTTTCCATTACGCTTAAGAACATACATATCTAAATCATTAGATTTATTATTTCTCATAATTAATTTATAACTAATAATATTTATAAATTAATTTTAAATTATAACAATATATTATATTTTATATTTTATATTTTATATTTTATATTTTATATTTTACATATTACATATTACATATTTATTAAGCATCCGGTTTTTGGAAAATCGCTTTGCTCTTTATTTTCTTCATATTTCATTTTTTGTTTTTTACTTATGCGCTCAGTATAACTTCCTGATTCTTTTTCTTCGATTAAATTGCTCCAAAATATTTCAATAGCTGGTTGAATATTTTTAAACCATAATTTATTTCTTAATACTAAAACACAACTAATCACTTCTAATTTCCAATAAATATTTCTTACATATGTTTTAGTGCTATTTTTGATAAGTTGCATTTCAATCCAGTCATCATATTCTTTATTATCAATTTTGCTCATAGCAAAAGGAGGATATTCATAATGAACTTCGCCATTTGTATTACAAAATTGCATAATAAAACCGCGGTAGTGATTAGAAATATCATCTAAATAATCTTCTAGCGTTAAATATTCTGTAAACTTTGTTTCTAAAAAGTCGCATTCATTTAAATTACATACTTCCATTTGTAATTGCATTTGTATCCAATATTCCATTTTGGGAATACCACTAATCTCTCTTGAAACTACATTTTTAATTTCAAGCATTCTACCATAAAGCGGACTGTTTTCATCACATACAATACCATCTGGAGATGCTGCAATATAACTATATTTACTATGTTTAACACATCCAAATTCTGATACGCTTGTATTATTAATAAATTCATAATATAAAATAGAAATAGGTTCATATTTTTGTCCGTGATGCATTGGAGAACTTAAATTGGTATTTTTAAATTTATTTACGTCTAGTGGTTCTGATTTTTCAATAATTAATTCAGATTGAGTACATTCACTTTTAAATATTTTATATATATTAGATGCTGTAAGTGCAGAGTTTCTAAAAATATACCATTCATCGCTTCTTTGTTCTGGTTGTGGAATATTTTTTAAATAATTAAGTTGTGTTTTAATTTTAATAAAACTTTGAGAGTCTTTATTTGGAGTAAATTTTTTTGTATATGTTTTACTATATGACCTTTTTGGTATATAAAATTTAAATACTATATTTTGACATAAATTAATACTTACACATAATAATTTATGTGCTTCAGTTTCACTAATACACAATAATTTACTTAATAAGTTATTTTCAATGTATTGAATGCGTAATAAATCATAAATAGTTGTATATATTTCATCATATAAATCATAATACATTAATTGCAATAATTCAGAATTAATATACTCTAACATATAGTCTATTGTGCTTACTAAAAATTCAGAATAATTTGTTACTGTTTCTTTGTTTTTTAAATCTATTATAGATTTAATATTAAATTTTGTAATTAAATAGTCGAAGTAGTTAGTATATTTATTAGAGTTCATAATTTATTGTTTAATAATATTATTAAATTATTATTAAATAGTTTAATAATAAGTTATATCAATTTTTTCGAATTATTCCAGTATTTTAATAGTTCTTGCTTTTGATTTGTTTTCTTGTGGTAGGCACTTTACAGTTGATATATGTTTATCATCTTTTTTTAAAGCAAAAACTCTGCTATTATTATCAAAATGTAGGTTTGGTATATCAGTAATAATTCCTTTATCTTTATCATAATGAACATCTTTTACCTTTGTTAATGCTTTACGTTCTAAACATTTTAATAAATATTTTTTGCATTTATTTGTTTCGTCATCATTTAATGTAAATTTCTTTTCTAATAATTCTACGTGATTTATTAATTTTTTTACTTTTTGAGTCTTATCTAGTTTGCTCCAATTTTCTTTTTGGTTTGCTGATGTTTCATCTTCTAAGTATTTTGATAAAGTATTATTGTTAGTGTTATTTACATCAGGAACTATTTCATGTCCATTAAGTAACATTGTTTTATAAGCAATATTTTTTAATTCTTTACAATAATCATTTTTTTCTTTTTTGTTTTTGTCAGATAACTTGTTTTTTGAATTAGATTTTCCTTGTATAATTTCATCTATGGTGTTATCTGTTTTAGCATTATTAATTTCATTATTAATTTCATTATTAATTTCATTATTAATTTCATCTTTTGATGCTAGCATTATTTCTTATTATATGTTATTAAATTTATAATTTTATATAATAATCATATATTAATATATTAAAAATAAAATATAAAATAATAATAACATATAATTGGTTAATGAGCAAAATAATTTTTTGCAAATTGTCTAAAAAATCTATTTATAAAAAGTTAGAAAATGTTGAAATAGAAAATGTTGAAATAGAAAATGTTGAAACAGAAAATGTTGAAACAGAATGTGTGAAAACAGAAAATGTTGAAACAGATAACAAAACTATTGTTAATAAAAATACAATAAGTGAAAAAAAAGCATATTTACAATTATTGGATAAAATTAAAACATCTATTGCTAATGCAAATAGTGCTAATGCAAATAGTGCTAATGCAAATAGTGCTAATTCAAATAGTGCTAATTCAAATAGTGTTATTACAGATTTAAGTGCCACAATAATTAATATATATGATAATTATGATGAACAATTATTATGTTTACATAAATTATTCAACGGCGAAGTGTTTGATGAAAAAAAATATTTTATTCAAGCATTAAAAAATAAACTAGACTCATATAAGCAACAAGACAAAAAAAAAACATATGATGCTTATGATAATTTTATAACATTAGAAAATATTATAGAAAAATTGGTTGCTTATAATATGAAATGTTACTATTGCAATAGTAAAACATTAGTATTATTTAAAAATTTGAGAGACAATTATCAATGGACTCTTGATAGACTAAATAATTATGATGAACATAGCAATTCTAACACCATAATATGTTGCTTAAAATGTAATTTACAAAGACGTAGAAAAAATAGTGAGAAATTTAAATTTACAAAACAATTAGAGCATAACTTATTGCTTTTTAAAAAAATTGATTAAAAGTAATTATTATTTATAAGTAGTATTTATAAATAATAATGTCTAATTTAACTGCTAAAAAATCAAAACAAATTAACAAAATATTAGCACTATTAGAAAAAACTACTATATCAAGTAATGATTATGTATCTTCAAAAGAACCCTTTTATAGAAATGATAGTACTAGTATAATGTTTCAACAATTTAATAATTTATTTGTTAATGCACAAATTCCAGAAGGGTTAAATAACAATATTAAAATAATATATCAAATTTTAGGACATCAAAAAAGAGAAATTTATTATGGACAATGGACTATTATGAGTTTAAATGAAGCATTAGAACGCTATAAAGTAATTTGTGCTAAGGGACAAACTAATGTCTTTGATATTGGATATAAATATGATGGTATGGGATATATTAATGTTTTGAGTTGTGATTTGACCAATCATCTATTATTTTATAGACTTGACGGTGGTTCTAATGACTATGATAGACAATATAATTATAATGAATTAATTAAAAATGGATCACAACCTTATAAAAAGTTTTATTTTAGTCAATGGTTTTATAATGTGTTATAAAATAATACTATTGCTTGTGTGTGTGTTTTCTTGTTTTTCGTCGAAACATGCGTCTTTTGTTTAATGATTTTTTGTTCTTTAACTTATAATGTCTTTTTTTGATGGTTTTTCTTTTCTTTAATAATTTTTTTTTCTTTAGATTACGAGAATGTCTACGACCCCCATATGCAAGTAATGGTTCTGGTGGATTTAGCAATTCTGGTATAGTTTCTATAACTAGTTGATTTTGGAATATTTTGGGAAATTGGGGATATTGACGTAATTGCTTATATAGTTGATCTTCTGTATAATGAACATAAATTTTATCACCGCAATATTTATAAGGTTTAAACATACCATCGCTACCAACTAATACATCATTATAATATTCAGCACAACATGAACGAGGTGCCTCGCCTTCAAATTTATAAATAGCATTTCTAAATGGTATTTGTTTCACTTTATCTAGTGTGTCATTTGTGTCTCCTCCTATAACAACTAACGTTTCATCAAATATGATTTGCGGATTAGATTTATATGTAATTTCGTCAAATTCCAAAAGTGGTTGAGAGTTAAATACAAATTCCGCATATGCTTTACCGATGAAATTTATTATTGCTGGTGCAAGTCTTTCATCATTTTTTTTCATATAACTTTCAACATTTGGCCCATGTAAGTTAATTAAGATTACTCCCTTTCTTGTTATAACACAAGAAAAATTTCTACCAAGATTACTAGGATAATCCCGATACCAATCATGTGTTCCTAAATCATTGCCATAGAAACCACTGAAGCCTCCTAAAGTGTCTGTATCCCATATTGTAAGTAGTGTTGGAAAAGTGTTCCCCTTTTTTATTGAATAGGCCAGAAAACCGTAGTTTTTTTCATCTATACCTACATATGTCCCTGTTGTATAATATGAACCTGTTGGTGATGTAGGAATACTGGATGAACTTGTTCTAGATTTTGCAAGAAGTTCTACTAATGCTTGATAACCTCCATCAAAGCTACTGTTGTTTATTTTAATTTGATCTCGGTCATTCATTTCTTGAAAGAACATTATATTTGGTTTTTTTTTTTTTACAAAATATAGTACTAAGTTTGCAGCATTTTTCCAATATAGTCTTGTATCGTCGTCTTTATTTTGTGCTACAAAGTACGCTTCACTAAAAGGAAATGCAGCAGGAGTTCTCTGAAATTCTGCCGTAAGACCTAAGTCACTAGCAAAACTCATATTATAAGTTAATGCTACTAAAGGTATTTCTCTTAGAAAAAATTCCATAAACACAGGTTTGTGGTCAGATGTTACTGAAAATCTTCTACCTTGTACGGATTGTTTGGCTGTTGGTTTTTTAGTGTAATTACTTGAATCAGTATCATTTGGACCATTTGGACCATTTGGTTCATTAGTAGTTGGATTAAGATTTCTTTTTGTTTTTGCTGAACTATTAAGAAACGCTTCTGATGGTGATTCTGATGGTGTTGGTGATGGTGATCTATTTTGTCGTCCTGTTCGACTAAACGTTTTAAATAGTGGTCGTACTGCTTCTGAAGGTGATTCGCCCATATCAGATTCATCCATATCAGATTCATCCATATCAGAAAAAGGGCCCTGTGACAATTTTGCTAAATCCATAATATAATATTATATTACAATATATTATATATTATATATTATAATATATATATAATATGGCAAAAACAAAAAAAGTTGGAAAACGGAGAAATTTAAGAAAAAAACAGAATTCTAGAAGGCTTGCTAAAGGTTATGAGCAAATGGTTCCGGCATATTTAGCTAAAATGCTAAATAAAGTAAGTTTAGATACATATAATAGGGAATTTGTCGATAGTGGAAATCCATCAGTTGTGTCAAGAATACTTTCACATTTACCTAAGCGAGATGTAAAAGGAGCAATACATAGATCAGATAAAGCAGACTATGAACGTCGTTTGAGAGAAGCACTTGTACTTAATAAAAAAATATTAGGCGACCAAGAAGCGCTAATAAAACAATTAAAAATGTCGGGTGTAGATGGTCCTTCGCGTAGAACACGTAGTAGCGGTAGACATGCGACAGATCCAGTACTTGAAGATTTAGAATTAGAAGCATATCATACTAAGTGGGCTATTATGCAAATTGAAGGTTTATTAAGAAGCATAGAACAAGGCAGATTAGATGACCTACCTCGTGGTTTTACTAATTATAGTGAATTTCGTAGAGAAGCACCTGGATGGGACATGCCAAGAATGACATATACAACAAGATTTAGACCGCCTGGATATCCCAATTGGAGATAATTTACTTATAAACAAAAAACACGTTTTAATTATTTTTTTTTGTGCTTGCCTTTGTTTTTCTATATTTTCTTGAATTATTTGTAGCTAATGGTTTTCTGTGTGTTGCTTTTATGTTTCTTCTTTTACTTTTTATTTTACGATATTTTTTACCGCGGGCATCCGATAAATCAAGTGAAGAAGTAGAAGATAATCTGGATAAAGATAGTGGTGCTTCTTGTAAATTTATTTGAGCATTTTGGCGTACAAGTGGCGGTGGAGGAAGACGATTAATTGGTCTAGATAATGCTTCTAAATCTAATGGTCTAACACTTTGGCGTGGTGGAGGAGTACGAGGACTAGATAATGAACTACTAGAACCACTGCTAGAACTAGAACTAGAGCGACTAGATCTACTAGAGCGACTAGATCTACTAGAGCGACTAGAGCGACTACTAGAACGCGAAAGATTGAATGCTCTGGGATTATCTCTTCGTTCAATACTTTGCGCTAAATTATCAATACCCGCACCTGTAAGAGTATATACATCACACAGTGTAGCTATATTTTTTAAACTAGTTATTATAGTGTCAACATCATCAGGTTTAATAGGTTCTCTATCAATCCATGCAAATTTTTCTCTTTGTGAAAGTATATGAAAACTATACATACTCATTTCTACTAGAGCTGTTGTAATTCTGTCTGTAGTGTTGCCATGTAGCAGGTGTCCAATTATAGTAAAAGTATCTCTAATATCATTTAAATTTTTATTTATTTGTTTAACAAATATTCTCAAAGAAATTAAACTTGGATGTGCTAAATATCCTGAAACAGTTCCATTTGCTGAGTCTCGAATAGCAAGTAATTTTTGTTTCAAACTTAGAACTAGTCTATATTCTTCTGATATAGGCGACATTTTATATAATATAATATTAAATATTATAATAAATTATAGTAAATATTATAATATTTTATATTTGATTTTATATTTGATTTTATATTTGATTTTATTATTTGATTTTATATTTGAGAGAATTAGTGTTTACGTTTTTTGCCTTTTTTATGTGTAAAACGCCGCTGTTTTTTACCGCGTGCAACATTTTCATTTATAGTTAACGATAAATATTCGCTATTCATTTCATCAAGTTCGTTTTGTAATTGGTCTTTTTGTCGCGTTAATGTTACTATGTCCTCATTTAAAGTTGTATACTTTTTTTGTGCTCTAGTTATGGTTCGTAACATTGACTGTGCTTCTACTCTTAGTGGTCTAATATTTTCCTGAATATAAGCAGTGAGAGTTCCGTGAACACGATTTGCCTCATCATAACGACTTCTTATACCTTCAACATCAGTGGGATTGGTTCTAGTATAATCATTATAGTGACGTAATGACCTAGCATATTCATTTCCAAAATTACCATCCGTTTCTTCTTGATTACGTCGTGTTATTTCTTGAGTTAAATAGCGTATTCGTTCTCTAGCACTATTAGCCGTGTTATTTGCTAATATTGCTCGTTCACTAAATCTACTTATGTCATTGTCTAATTTGGCTATTATAGTTCTAATTTTTGTTATTTCTCTAAATAAAGTTCGTGTTCTAAAGGCTAAACTTGGTTGGTGTGGTCGTGATGATAGTCTTCTTTCACTCATATTATATTATATTATATAATATATTATATTTTTCTAGTTTTTATAGTCTTCTTTTTCTTGTTGTTTTTGCCTTTTTTGCCTCTTTTATGTCTAGTGCGATGTTGTTTTTTACCACGTGCTTGATTTAGCAGTCTATCACGAATACGTGCTATTTTAAGTTTCCGCGTAAGATTACTTACGACCCCTGTTATATATTGTTGTTGTTGATATAACGTATGATATCTCTCATTTGCTATTCTATAAGCTTGTTGCACTTGTTCCATTTCAGCATAAATAGAAGCAAATCCCGAATCCATTAGTTCATCAAAAAGAGCACTAACTTGATCAAATCTTGCTTTACGATTATCATAATAATTTGCGTCTTCTGTGTTTTCATCTTCATTATATACGTGCTCATACCACCACCTCTTTAGTTTACTATATTCCATTCCTAAATCAGATTGATTAAAATTTGTAAGAATAGCGTACCTTAATCTATCTTGCTCATCTATTAATCTTTGATAGCGCGCACCCTCATCTTCTCTACGGGCAAGTGCGTGGTCAACTTCAATAGTTAATGCATCTAGTGCTCCGCGTTGTTGTCTTAAATCAGCTTCTAATTCTATAATTGTATTTCCTATAATGGTTCTTCGCGCTTCTAAAGTCTGTGTTCGTCGCGCTAATGCACTTGGTGTGTTTTGTCGTTGAGTTGCTGATCTTAAACGCATTCTGGGAGTTCTAATAGTATTTTGATTAATAGTAGAAGTAGACATATTATATTATATTAATATTTTAGTAATATTCTTTACATTATTAATATATTCTTTTTCTTGTTGTTTTTGCCTTTTTTGCCTCTTTTATGTCTAGTGCGATGTTGTTTTTTACCACGTGCTTGATTTAACGCTCTATCCCTCTTAAGTGCTTGTTCAAGTTTATGCTCAAGGTTGCTTATGACTCCTATTATATATTGTTGTCCTTGATATAAACTATGATGGTGTTCACTTGCTGTCTTATAAATTTCGCGCGCTATTTCTATTTCTGCTTTAACAGCTGCAATATTTGTTTTTACTAGTTGTTTGAAAGTATGACCAAGTTCATGAAGTCGTTTTTCAATATTATCAGTGTCTATGCCTCCATTTTTTACAAGTTCATCATAACGTTGCTTTAATTCTTTATATTCCATGCCTAAGTCGGATTGCCTAAAATTATCACGAATAGTGTTTTTTAAATCCTCTTTTTGTTCAATCAAAGTTTCATAGCGCTCCTTAGTATCTTCTCTACGAGTTAGTGCTTGGTCAACTTCAATAGTTAGTGTGTCCAGTGCTCGTCGTTGCTGTCTTAAATCCGTTTCTAATTCTATAATTTTATTTGCTAAATTGGTTCTTCGCGTTTCTAAAATGCGTGTTTGTCGCGCTAGCACACTTGGCAAGTTTTGTCTCCTTTCTTGTCTTTGACTTGCAGATCTTAAATGCATTCTTGAGGTTCTATGCTCATTAGTATTAATACTAGACATGTTATATTATATTAGACTAATATAATATTTTTTGTTTTATTTTCTAGTTTTTTATAGTCTTCTTTTTCTTGTGTTTTTGCCTTTTTTACCCTTTCTTTGTGTAGCGCGACGTTGTCTTTTTATGCCTTGTCCTCGACCTAATTCTATAGTTAAGTCATTAATTTGATTAATTAAATCATCGCGTTCTTGTGTTAAATTACTTATATGTAATGTTTCATTGCGTAGTTGTCTGTCTAAATTTTGATATGTTGTAAATCCCTCGTCGTAATTAGTTTGTGCTAAATCTATTTCTTCTTGTATTGGAGCAAGAAGTGCGTGGGTATTAGCATACATTGTGTCACCAATAGCAAAAAGTTCTGTTCGTAAGCGTTCTATTGTCTCAATATCATATGGTCTATTAGCTTGATAATCATCAAGCATACGTCCTACTTCAGCCTCGCGTTGTCCTGCATCTGTTTGTGTTAGTTCTTCTATTTGACTTCTTTGCGATGTATTTCTTAACAAGTGTGGTAAATATTGTAGTCGTCGTTCATCATCAAGAATATGATTTTCTGCTACTCGTAATTGTTGTGTAAGAGTTTCATGCTCACGTATTCTACTTTTTAATGTTGCTTCTATTCTTTTTAATTCATCTTTTAGTGCGTGTCTTCTTGTTCTTAAATTATGTTGTTGTCGCGACCTTACTGATGCTGCTAAAGTTGATGTTCTTAGTCGAGTTATTGGTCGTGACCTTACTGGTGATAAAGGTGGTATATCTATAATATCAGGCATATTATTATAATATTGTAATATTATAATAATAATATTATAATATTTTTACATTAATGTTTTTTAGAATGCCTTTTTCTTTGTGTGCTACGACGTTGTCTTTTTCTACCGCGTCCTAAATTTAACCTGGCTTCTTCGGCAACTACAGCACTAAGAGCAGTTTCTAATTCTCTTAGCGTTGGTTTTAAATCAAAACGTTGTCTATATATTAAAGCGTGCGCAGCCCTAGAAGCACTGTACGCGTTTTCAGCTCTTTGTGCTTGTTCTTCTAAAGCCTTATATGCTTGACTACGTCTTTTTTCTAGTCTTGTATGAAGTTTTTCGACTCTTGCGTCGGAACGACTACACGCTTCACTATTACTAGTGTTATTATCATAGTGTTGTTTTATTTTATACGCTTCCTCTCTAATCGCAAGTGCTAAATTAGATTGTTTCAAATTTCTATTTATGGCAGAAGTATTTCCTCGGTCATCTGCTGCATCTCTTGCGTGTCGAAGTCTGTGCCTATCTTCAGTTACACGATTATTCGCTAACCCTAGTTGTTCAGTAAGTTCAAGTAGTCGTAATCTTAAAGGTCTTAATCGTTCTTCTAAAGCTATTCTTTGCGTTTCTAATTCTGCTCTTCTTATATTTACTCTATTAAGTCTTTGTGTTCCTGCCATATTATTATTATATTATAATAATAATATTATAATATTATAAACTTTAATTTTTACCTCTTTAGTTCTCTCTTATAATTACAAGTCTTCCAAATCTTCAATTTGAGTTTTTAAATTATAAACTATTAGTGTTAGTCTATCTTCTTCCTCATATGCTGTAATATCGTCTTCGTTTGCTTTAGTATAAATTTGTTCTAATTTTTCTATTTTATCTATAAGAGCATAAAGTTTACCTATAGGACCAAAACGCAGTGCTTCAAGTCTTATTTTGATTAAAGAAGCGCTCGAGCGTTTTAACATGCTTTGACTTCTATTAAGTTCATCATATTTATTTTTTAAATCATCATATATATCTAATTTGGATTGCCCAATAACTTTTTCGAGTTCGTCGCGTTCGTCTTCTAGATCACCAAGTTTGTTGAACAGCTCTTCCTTGCGATCATGAATTGGTTGACTAGTTACTATGTAAGCATCTAGTGCTGCTTGTGCTATTTTTAGTTGATTTATTAAAGTTTGTTTTTTTCTCCCAATTGTTATATGTCTTGTTGGAATTGCACTGACTATTTTATTAGCAATAGCGCGTGAGTTAGCACTTCGTTTAAACTTTTGACTAAGTAAGCGCGCTACTTCCTTCTTATAAGGCGCGTTTTCTATTGCTTCTGTTACATATGTTCTAGGTACGTCTTGAAGTATTTGCGATACAAGCATTGGTTCAACAAAATTTTGATTATGACTACGTAAACTGGTAGCATCTAATATTTCTTTAAGTAAAAAAGGCACTTCGTCTTCTAGACCTTTTCCTATTCTTTTTGGTCCAAATCTTTTTGACTTATGTTTTCTTTTAACTTGTTTGCCAAGTTTTCTTGTGCTACGCATATATATTATACAAATATATTAATAATATTAATATTATTAATATTATTAATGAAAAAATGTCGTGATTAATTCATTAATTGGTCTCCGCACCCAGATAACGCTCCTCTTTTTTTCAACATTTCAACTTCCTTTGAAGAATAGCTGTCAACAAATCCATTGTATAATTTTTTGTTAAACTTTTCTTTAAAGTTTTTTTGTAGATTTTCTCTAACAGTGCCAGAAAACAAATTAAAATCAAATCCTTCGGCACACCCTTCATTGCAAAAGTTTCTTCTACACAGTCCTTCAACCATTTCTTCGAAAGATTTTCTTATTTTTTCAAATTTTTTTTTATCTTTTTTTGATTTAAAACTTTTTACAGTTACTGGATTTTTTTTATCTTTTTCTGGCAAATAATCATTTTTACAAAAGTTATGACATCTTTTCATTGTTTTATCTTTTCTAACCATGTATTTAAATTTATTTATTTTTTCTTGCTCTTGCTTCAATAATTTTGTTAACTTTTTATCAGACATAACTTTTTTCTTTTTTGTTTTTGTGTTACGCATATATATATATATATATTAAGAAAATATTATTTGGCTATTTTGCTAATTCGCACTATTAATTTATATAAATGATAAATAATAATAAATAGTCCAATAAATCCTAATGTAATATATGTTTCTTTACTTAGTTTTTGTTGTAATCCAAAATAGGCTAATGCTAAAAATCCTGGAATAAATAGTATATAATGAGCAATGTAAAGTAAATTTCTCATATTTGTAAAGTCTAAAGTAGGAACTGGAACAAATAATACTATTGCTAAACCCAATAATCCTAATAAATAATATATTGGTTTTGCTGACTTGTTTTGAAAATAACCAATATAAACCAATGACGCACCTATAACTAAAATATGTAATATGTTGACGTATTTCATTTGCAAATTTAATATTCCCATTTTATATTTTATATAAAAACTATATTATTTTTTAAGATTTCCTATATAATATTTTGGTAAAATAGTTTTTTTTACATAACTAGGATGACCATTATTTAAAAATAACTGAGTTGCGTCTTTTCCAAGTGCTTGCATAATAATCTCTCCTCCTGGATGTTTTGGAATCCATGAACTAATATTATAAACTTTATTATCAATTATTGTCCAAGCATCTTTTTTTGTATTATGTTTTTGTACTTCACCCAGTGTAAACATTTTTTTAGTGTGTTTGCTATTTTTACCGCCCACTTTGCGTGTATGTTTTAATGCCTTTGTTTTCATAGTTATCATTAGTGTATTAGTCAACTTGGAAATACAACTTTCAGATGTCATTAATGCTCCTTCACACCATGCTTGGTATTTAGAATAATTCTCTCCAATAATAAAAACATTTGGCAAAGGATTTAATAATTTAAAACTTAAATAATCTGAGTCTACATTTTTTTTCCAACACGCCACACCAGCATCCCAAAAATACATTTTTATATATTTACTTGGCGGTACTTTTATGTTATAAATGCTAAAAAGTTGATTTAGTTTTATATTTAGTTTGTTTTTAACATAAGTAATTCCTTTTTTTGCACGCAACAAGTTCCAAAATCTCGCATTAGCACTATCACTATAACTAGACATAATTAGTCCATTGTTTGGATTAATAGGAATTACAAATTGAACTTCGCTATTACTAATAGTTTTTTTAATATTTTTAAACCAAAGTTCTTCATTTGTTTTATTATAAATTTCGTAAATTCTTAATAGATTTATTGAATTTATTGAATTTAAATCTCTCAAAAAAGGTTTAAATAAATCTAATTTTTCCAAACTTTGTTTTGGTATTGCACATATTACATGTTTAGAATATACATTATAAACTTTTGATTTACTATAATTATTTATTACTATTTTAAATAAATTATTACTATTTATTTTAGTTATATTTTCAACACTTGAGAGATTTAGTAGTGTTATATTTTTTGATTTATAAGATTTTGTTTTTTTAATAAGAACCAGCATATTCTCTATTATTTGCTCTAATCCTCCAACCAGTGTAAAAAATTTTGATTCATTATTATAATCATGTTTAAAATATTCAATAGCATCATAAGCATTAAATTCATTTAAGTCTGAAGAATATTCAAATAGCGGTTTTAGTTTTTGAAAAAATGAAACCGACACATATTTTTTTATTAATTCACTTAAATAAAATTTTTGTAAGATTGACTTGCCTAATTTGGAAACCAGCGGACTAAGAATAAATTTGTATAATTTAGCCATAATAGTATCTTTAAAGTGTGTTTTGTCATGCACTTTATTATTTTCTGACACTTCTATATATGTTTTAGTATTTACTATATCAATAATTTTAGGTTTTAGACCAATTTCATTTATCAAATTATTTATAAGTTTATGATGATGACCTAGTCGTCCAGCACCTAAATCCATAACATATTCTTCGCCATCTATAGTTTCTTTATATGAATATATTCGCCCACCATAACGCTCTCCTGATTCTAATAATAGAATTTTTAGTTGTGAAAATGTTTTAGACAATTTATATAAAGTGTAAATACCTGAAATGCCTCCACCAATAATTACCAAATCATAATTGTTAGTATTATGAGTATTATGATTTTTTTTATTTTTTTGTGTATTAGTCATAATTCTATATTATTATGTTATAGATACATAATAATATAAAAATAGTTTATAAAAATAATTAGTAATCTCTCATTTTTAGTTAGCCAAACTACTAATAATTCTCATAGAATTAGTAACACGTTCTCGTGCTCGTGCTAATTCTTCACTTGCTTCTTCTTCGGTTCTAAGTAATCTAATATAAGTTGGTGAATTTACACCTCTTAGTCTTCGAGTTCTATTAGATCGTTCATAGTTATTTGTGCGCTCCTGGGCATTAGTTAATGCTTGTGTTGCTAAGCGACGTTCTTCTAATGCTTGATTTCTATTACTTAATGCTTGTTCATATGTCATAGTTGGATTAGCTAAATGTGCGTGGGCATTGTTAGGTATAACTGTTCTACATAATGGGCAACTAGCATGACCGCTGCGTAAACTACGTTGTAAACATTCAGCATGGAATCTGTGAGTACATCCTAATCTTGTAATTGCTTCATCTTTTGTCATTGGATCATGACATATTGCACATTCATTAGTTTTTTCTAAATTAGCATAAATTTGCTTAATTGAGCGCGAATGGCGTTTTCTAGTTTGTTTGCCCCTAACGCGTTTTTGAATTCGCGTAGCTGCTGACCTTTTTCTTGATGATGAAGTACGTGTTGGCGAAGGCATATTATATTATATTATATATATATATATAATAAAATATAATAAAATATAATAAAATATAATAAAATATAATAAAATATAATAAAATATAATAAAATATAATAAAATATAATAAAATATAACACTATAAAAAATATAACACTATAAAAAATATTACATATATTCCGCAAACTCTATATTTGCAATATGACTGCAAATTCTATGAGCGTTACGCGAATTGTCTCGTGCGCGTGTTAATAATTCAGAAGTTATAAAAAACATATTACTAACATCTTGTTCTAGTGTTTCATCATTTATGTTTAAACTTCTATAGTTATTATAATTATAAGAAGCTTCATTATAGAGTCTACGCACATAATATTCGGTTTGGTCTGCGCTATATTGATTACTTAATGAATCATTAAAAGTTATATTTGGAATTTCTGGAGGGTCGGGTACTTGTGGTGTTAGTTGTTCAATTTCGCGTTCCAGAAATTCTATTTCTCGCATACGTTCTAATATATATTGCCTTCGTAATATTGGGTCTAATATTAGTGGTTCGTATTCAGGTTCTTGTTCTAATTCTTCTTCTATAGAAATATAAGGTATATTAGTTATACGTTGCTTACAATTAGGACATTTTCCTTGACTTCTAACTAACCAATTTACTATACAATCTTTATGGAATCTATGACCACAAGGTAATGCCGTAGCAACATTTTCAGTCAAAGGTTCTAAACATATTGAACAATCATTATTTGTTAACATATTACTTTTTACTCTTTTCATTACTTTTCTAGTTTGTTTTCCTCGAACTCTTGACTGAATTTTACGACTTGCTTTTAGTTTGGTTACTTGTTTTCTAGTTTGTTTACCCCTAATTCGTTTTTGAATTTTTTTAGCTGCTGAACTTCTTAAACGCGATGAACTTCGTCTTTGTGAAGGCATACTAAATTTATATTATATACTATAAATAATATAATATATTATATAACTAATATAATATATAAGACTATAAAAACATAACCTTATTAAGGATAACCACTAAACATTAATCAACCAAGATGGTTTGAAATTCGTAATGCGTTGCGCGCATCGTACGTTGCAACTTCTAATAAATTAGAAGTTCTATTAAAAAAAGCATCAATGTATTGTTCCGCTATTTCATCGTTAGTACTTGGTCTATCTTGTGTGTTAAAACTTTCATAGTTAGTATAAAGAGTATATGCTTCATTATAAAGACTTCTTAAAGTAGTCTCAGTATTATTTGCATTTACTTCATTAACTACTGCCTGTTCATAAGTTATATTTGGAATTTCTGGCGCATCAGGCAGTAGTTCTCTCAGTCGTTCTATACTTTGTTCTATAACATCTAGTTCTTGATTGCGTACTATTAGGTGTTGTATTAGTTGTAGCGGTTCTAAATCTAATAGTTGTGATTGTGGTTGTATTTGGAATAGCGGTTGTATTTGTCGTTCTATAGAAATATAAGGTATATTAGTTATACGTTGCTTACAATTAGGACATTTTCCTTGACTTCTAACTAACCAATTTACTATACAATCTTTATGAAATCTATGTCCACAAGGTAATGCTGTAGCAACATTTTCAGTCAAAGGTTCTAAACATATTGAACAATTATTGTCTGTTAACATATTAGTTATTACTCTTTTCATTACTTTTCTAGTTTGTTTTCCTCTAACTCTTGACTGAATTTTACGACTTGCTTTTAGTTTGGTTACTTGTTTTCTAGTTTGTTTACCTCTAATTCGTTTTTGAATTTTTTTAGCTGCAGAACTTCTTAGTCGAGATGAACTACGTCTTTGCGAAGGCATATAATATATATATTATATATATAAATTATATTTGAAATTTGTGGTAAATCAATTAAGTATACTAGTTACATTTGCTCTACAAACAGGACATTTTCTTTCAGTTCCAGTCAATGCTGGCCTTATACATGCCCGATGGAATCTATGTCTGCACGGAAATAATGTAGCAACATCTTCAATCATAGGTTCTACACATATTGGACATTCAATATCTGTTGGTATGGTAGTTTTTATTCTACTTAGCAGTTTTCTAGTTTTTTGTCCTCGAAATCTTGACTGAATTTTTCGTGTTGATGCTCTTTTATTTTCAACTAAATGTGAAACTATTTGTGATACAAGTGATGGATTTCCTGGGTCATCAAATTCTTGACCATATGTTCTTAAATGAACATCATTTAACTTTTTCGAAAGCAAAGCAGAAACTGCTTCTTCATAAGCTTTCTCCTCTTCCTCATAACCTTTCACATATGCTTTATCATAACCTTTTGCATACCTTCTTGATTTATGGTTTTTTACTAAATTTCTCTTTTTTCCAACTTTTCTTGTTTTTGCCATATTATAATATATTAAGACTATAATATTATATAATATATTAAGGCTATAAAAATAGTAAAACATTACATAAGGTCTTGATGTTCATTATCACCAAGTTCATCTACACTTTGCGTTGCAATATTCCTAAGCACTTGCGCGCGATGTAATAAATCAAGCGTTACATAATACATATTAGTAACATCTTGGTCAAGTGTTCCATTTGTTCTAACATCTCTATAGTTTTGATAATTTTCAGAAGCTTCATAAAATAGTCTTCGTATTTCATCTACAATTTGGCGTGTATTATGTTGTATACGTATTGCTTGATTTAAAGTTATATTTGGCATTTCTCTTGGGTCGGGTAGTTGTGCTAATCGTTGTTCTAGTAGTTCAATTTGTTGTAGACGTTGTAATATATATTGTCTTCGTTGTGTTGGGTCTAATATTGCTGGTGGTGCTGGAGGTGCTTGTGGTTGCTGTTGCGAAAGCGGAACATTACCAAATGTTCGATTTGCTCTTCCTGGTTGTACATATGGTATATTTACTATGCCTGTTCTACAAAGTGGGCATTCTCCACGAGTGCTAGGCATGCTATCTTTTATACATTTTGTATGAAATCTATGACCACAAGGTAATAATGTAGCAACTTTTTCAGTCATAGGTTCAAAACATATTGGACAAGTATTATCTGTTTGCATAATAGTTTTTACTCTAGTTATTAGTTTTCTAGTTTTATTTCCTTGAATTTTTGCTCGGGCTCTTGTCTGAATTTTACGCGTAGCACTTGACTTTTGCCTTTGTATTTTTCTTTTCCTACTCCTAAACTGTTTCTGAATTTTTTTAGCTGCAGAACTTCTTAAACGCGATGAGCTACGTCTTTGCGAAGGCATATAATATATTATTATATATTATAAATATAATAAAATATAATTTAATTTTATGCTATATTATATTATTTTATGCTATATTATTTTATAAAGAACTAATACTTTATTCACCTTCTTCCATGTATTAACGCATTAGCACGATTACTAGCATCCATAGTTGTTCTGCTTTGTCTAGGTGCTTCTAGTAATCGTTGATGCGTTTGAAACCATGCTTGGGTCTGTGCATCTGAGAGCACTGCTCTTTCACTGTGTGGCAAGTTATCAATTAGTACATCTATTTCATTTAACAAGCTAATTGACTCAATTATAGTAGCAGCATTACGCAATGCTGCTATTAATGCGTTAACACGATTAACAGTAGTATTAATATTAGAACTAATAGGCATTGAAATACGCCTTTGTAGGTGATACGGTCTTTCTGGTTCTATAGATGTTCTACATAATGGACAACTTGGATTAGTATCACTCCATTGTTCAATACACTTTCTATGAAATTTATGACCGCAACGAAGCGTTTTTGTAAGTCTTGGGTACAACATATTACCATAACATATAGGACATGTTTCAAGATTTGGATTTTCTAACGCTTTTCTAAATTTTTTTTGAATTCTTCTTGTAGCAAGTCTTTTAGAGTTTATTTTTGATAAATCTGCTATTGCTTGTTCTCTTCTTTTTCTTTTTTTGAACGTTTTTTGAATATGTGTAATGACTTTTGTTCTTGGACTTAAAGAAATGCGTCTTGGACTTAAAGAAATGTGTATTGGACTTAAAGATGGTGCTGTTGGATCTAAAGCTGCTAATTCTTCTTGGGGTGCCTGTGCTATTATATTTCTTCCAATATTTCTTAATTTTGCTGTTTTATTTTTTATAAAGTCCATATATATTTTATAATATATTTTATAATATTATAAAATATATTATAAAATATATAGCATGAATTCTACCAAGTCAAATTTAGCAGCTAAAAATAAAAAACCTATTTTTAAAAATAATAATTTGACGCAATTATTTAAGTTAATAAGCGAAAAAAGAGGATTTTTTGCTTTAATTTTAGCAACTTTAGTATCTCAACTTTATATTACTTATTATGTAAGTGAAAATGTTAAAATAGAAGATGAAGATGAAAAAAATAAAGATACTAAAAAATTCAACAGCAAACTTATTGGAGCATATGTAGCAGCATTTGTTATAATTCTAATTTTGGCATTTATTACTATGCCTCCTTGGTTAAAATTTATATTATTTTCTCTCTTTTCAACTGCTTTTGGTGTAATATTAGGATATAGAAAATCAGGAGTAGATCCTGCTATTATTAAAAGTGCTTTAGTTGGAACAGGCAGTATTTTTGTTGCTATGTTTGCGTTTGGTGTAGCATTAATAGCAAGCGGTATTAAATTAGGTTTAAGATTTGGTCTTGGTTTATTTTTCGCTCTTTTATTTTTATTAATTGTTTCTATAGTCCAAATTTTTATTGCTGAATCTTCATTTTTAAAAAAAATAATAGTTATTGGTTCATTAATGGTATTTTCATTATATATTATGTATGATACTAATAGTATATTACAACGCAATTATAATGGAGACTTTATAACAGCATCATTAGATTACTATTTAGATATAATAAATATTTTTCGCGGATTATTAACAGGACTTGAGTTTGATGATTAAGATATAAAAACTAAGGTATAGGAATAAATTTCCACCCTAAATCCTCACATATTTTCTTCCATATTTGGTCTTGTTCTATGCGTTTTTCACGATCTTTTAACATAGGAAAATACGGTAAAAAACTGCGTTCATTTAACAATTCACATAATTTATATAATGTATAATAATAATTTAAAAAATTAACTCTATCTTTAGGACAATATTTGGAATAAGGTTTTTGTAATTCCATAAATAAATTACATAATGTTTCTTCAAGTTCTGCACTCATTATTGGAGGTCTTATTCCTAACTTATCTTTTATAAAAGGAATATGTTCATAATATTTATTGTAACCTAAGTTTTTCAATATTTCTTTAGTTTTTTTATTTGTTAAGTCGTTAAGACTTATGCGTTCTTTTTTTATTTGATTTTTAATATTTTCAAATACTTCATCTGGTATATTTGTGCTTTCTTTTGCTTGAAATTGTGCTAATATTTCTTTTAAATGATTTATTCTTTTATAAGCATAAAAGCATACTTCTTTTGGTGGTTCTTTATAAGATGGTTTATCTATTTCAATTAAATATTTAATACTATTTGAACAATTGCTGCATATTGACATTCCTTCACTTTCAACATAAACCATCTCTCCTCTTTTACATACACTACAAATATCCGATGGATAAATAAATTTATCATAATTTAAGTATTTAGAATCAATATTGTTAAAATATTTATCTATAAAATTGTTGTTATTTATTTTAGTAAAATTCTCATCTTTTATTTTAGTATTATTTGCTTCAATACTTATAGTATTGTTTAATTCATCCGAAACATTTAATGAAAAAAATTGTTTTACTATATTGTTTTTATCTGAATTCTCAAATGTATCACAGGTAGATATATTCTTTTTATTTTCAAAATAATCAAATATATATTTAGAATTATTCAAATAATAATTTTTTTCTTTATTTTTGAGAGATTTTATTATATTTTTACACTTATTAATATTATCTAATAATTCCATTTTTTTTTTGGATTTATTTAGCATTAGTTCTAGTTTTTCAATTTGTTTTAAATATTTAGGAATAACTACTTCTTCATTATGTTTGAAAGATTTTATTATTTCATTATGTTTGTTATCTAATGTTGTTTTAATAGTATTAAATTTTTTCATTTAGTGGAGATTATATTTTTAATGTAGTAAAAATTTATATAATAATATATTTAACTATTTAATTATTTAATTATTTAATTAATTTTAATTATTTTAATTATTTTATTTAATTTAATTAATTTAATTAATTTAATTAAATTAAATTATAAAAAATTATTTTCTTTAGGAATATTATAAAAAAATGGCTGGTGGATTAATGCAATTAGTCGCCTATGGCGCTCAAGATGTATATTTAACAGGTAATCCTCAAATTACCTTCTGGAAAGTAACTTATCGTCGTCATACCAACTTTGCGATGGAATCAATTGAGCAAACTTTCAATGGTCAAGCTGATTTCGGTCGCAGAGTTACATGCACTATTTCACGCAATGGTGATTTAGCTTACCGCACTTACTTACAGATTACTCTTCCTGAAATCAATCAAGGGCTAGCTGCTGAGGGTAATAATGTATATGCTAGATGGTTAGATTTCCCAGGTGAGCAGTTAATTTCACAAGTTGAAGTTGAAATTGGTGGTCAGCGAATTGATCGTCAATATGGAGACTGGATGCATATTTGGTGCCAATTAACTCTATCAAAAGAGCAAGAACGTGGTTACTATAAAATGATTGGTAATACTACCCAATTAACATACATTTGTGACCCAACTTTCTCGGATGTAGATGGTCCTTGCTCATCTGATGGTATTCGTCAAGTTTGCGCTCCTCGTAATGCTCTACCCGAAACAACTTTATATGTACCATTACAGTTCTGGTATTGCCGTAATCCCGGCTTAGCTCTACCTTTAATTGCTTTACAATACCACGAAGTAAAAATCAATTTAGACATTCGCAATATTGAAGAATGCTTATGGGCTGTCAATAGTATTGAAGGCAGTGGTTCAAAAGTTAATGAAGCATACAAACAATCGCTAGCTGCTGCGTCTTTATTTGTTGACTACATTTTCTTAGATACTGATGAGCGTAGACGCATGGCTCAAAATCCTCACGAATACTTAATTGAGCAATTACAGTTCACAGGTGATGAGTCGGTTGGTTCATCGTCAAACAAAATTAAATTAAATTTAAATCATCCTTGCAAAGAATTAATCTGGGTTGTTCAACCAGATGCAAATGTTGACTATTGTTCTTCAATTGCTCCATCTTCTGATCTAAATAGATTGTTAGGAGCCCAGCCATTTAACTATACAGATGCGTTTGATGCTTTACCAAATGCGGTTCATGCTTTCGGTGGTAAAAATGCCGTTGGTTCAACACCTGGAGCCAGTGGTTTTATTAATCCAAGTGGAATGTTCCAAGATCCATTTGCGAATGATGTTACTGTAAGTGGTACTGAAACAACTGATGCTTGGCGTGGTACTAGCAATATTGCGGATTCTGGTGTTTCGGATGCTGGAACCTTCGTTCTAGCCGAAACTGCTTTAGACATGCACTGCTGGGGTGAAAACCCAGTTGTTGTTGCCAAATTACAATTAAATGGCCAAGACAGATTTTCGGAACGTGAAGGCACATATTTTGACTTAGTTCAACCTTTCCAGCATCACACACGAGCACCAGACACAGGTATTAATGTTTATTCGTTTGCTCTAAGACCCGAAGAACATCAACCATCGGGCACATGCAATTTCTCGCGAATTGACAATGCCACTTTACAGTTAGTTTTATCTAACGCCACTGTATCTGGTGTAAGCACTGCTAAAGTTCGCGTTTATGCTGTTAACTACAATGTTCTCCGTATTATGTCAGGTATGGGTGGTTTAGCTTACTCGAATTAAATAATTTGATTATTCATTTTCAATTAAAGTTTTATTTTATTAAAACAAAACTTTAATGCTATTATATAATATTTTTTTAAATATATATAAAGTTAAAAAGTCCTAGATATATATATATATAATGTTTCATTCACAATGTAATCAAGATAGGTTTCTAGAAACTAATATATTTAAAGGTTATAAAAATGGATTTTATGTAGACGTAGGTGCTCATGATGGAATATCTCTTAATAATACATTATTTTTTGAAAAAAATAATAACTGGCGTGGAATTAACATTGAACCTATTAAAAAAGTATTTGAAAAATTGGTACTTAATAGACCAAATAATATTAATTTAAATTGTGCAATTTGTAATAATGATGGAGAAACTGAATTTTTGTGTAATACAGGTTATACCGAAATGCTTTCAGGAATTAAAGACAATTTTGATAAGAGACATTTAATGCGATTACAAAGTGAAAATATAGAATCTAAGTCAACAACAGAAATAATTAAAGTACAAACTAAAAAATTAGAAACTATACTACATGAAAATAATATATCACATGTAAACTATTTATCAATTGATGTTGAAGGTGCTGAATTTGAAGTAATTAAATCAATTAATTTTGATAAAGTATTTATAGATGTTATTGGATTTGAAAATAATTATGATGATGTAAGTGTTCCTATTGTAGAATATTTGCAAAATAAAGGCTTCATATTTATTAATAAATCATGTGATATTTTTATGATAAATAAAATGTCTAGTTTTTTATAAATAAAATATTTATTCATTTATTGTAACAATTGGTGATTGAAATATTAAAAGGTGTAAAGTAAAACTCTAATACTATATTATATAATATTTTTTTATTATATATTTTTAAATATATAAGCAGAATTTATGAAAACATCTTTAGTTGTTAATAGTTTTTATATTACATATATTTTTTTAATTACTACATCGGTAATTACATTTATTGAAGCATTACGAAGTCCAATCCCGCAAGTACGTCATATTTTGAATTTAGAAACATGTATTTCGGTTATTGCTAGTTATTTTTATGGACTATTTATTGCCGAAATAGATAAAGCAAAAAAAGACGAATCTATAAAAGATGAAAATCGTGATTCTGTTGATAATATTCCTTTAGAAAAAATTAATAATATGCGTTACTCTGATTGGATAATTACTACTCCTTTTATGTTATTGGCTCTTTCAATGTTATTAGGATATGAAAATAAAATACTAGTAAGATTTAAACCATTTTTATTAGTTTTATTTTTTAATCTTTTAATGTTAGGATTTGGATATAGTGGAGAAATAGGTTTATTAAATAGAAATTTAGCAAGTTTTATGGGTTTTATATTCTTATTTTTTACATTTGGCACAATTTGGAAACTTTTTATGACAGGTGTGAAAGCAACATACCAATCTAAATTAATATTTTGGTTGTATTTAGGATTATGGTCTTTATATGGTGTATTTTATCACACAAATGAAGCAACTAAAATGATAGGATATAACATTTTAGACTTGACTGCCAAAGCATTTGTTGGAATTTTCTTTTGGTTATATTTAACAAAATCTGTAGTATTTTAATGTATTATTTTTATATAAATGAGCGACATTTCAAATATTATGATAAAAAAAGAAGATTGCAAGAGAGAAAGAAAGCATAACGCAGTGAAATTACCAGAAAATATAGAACAATGTGACCTACCTATATATGTTAATTATTATAAAGAGTGCTATGACCAAAAAAATAAATGCTTTAGAGAATATTTTAAAATAGAAAAACATCCTCACAACATAAATAATAAATTATATGTATCATCAAAATCAAATAAAATAAATATATTAGAAAAATTAGAAGAAATTAAAAAAATGTTATTAATTATTGAAGAAGAATATGAAATAAATAAGAAAAATAATGAAGAACTTGTAAAAAGTGATAAAGAACTTGTAAAAAGTGATATAGAAGTTAGCTATATTTCACAGAACAAAAAAATTTCAATTGTCTTACCAAAATATGTTACTATTAGAAAGCACGAAACAAATGCTACTAAATATTATTTAATATATGACAAAAAGTCAGGAACTAAAAGAAATACATTAAAAGCATTATGTTCAAATTCAACATTATTAAATACAAATTTAGAATTATTTATTAAAAAAATAGAAGAAAAATTTGCTACATAATACAATATAGAAAATATATAAATATATTACTATTATTTTTGTAATGTTTTTAAAATTAAAAACAAAAAATTATAAATTCAAATTATTACTATTAAATGATGATATAATATACTTAGTCAATAATTTAACAAAAATAAAATGTCATGTTTGCAATAAAAAATATAAACTACAGCATGATTTTTATAAGAAACAAAGTAAATTTTATTATTGCTCTAAAAATTGTTACCATTTTATTTAATTAAAATGGGTATTTTGCTTCTATTAACCATTGGCAACAGTTAGTATCTAAAATTCTTGTATTATTAAAATGTTTTTTTAATAATTCAACAATATTTACACTATAAGGACTAGGTGGATCATACTTATATATTTGATCAACAATACCTATATACACTAAACCATCTGGATTTAGAAGTTCTTTGATTTTATTCATTACATTAGTATATTGTAAATAAGGCATATTCCATAAAAAGCATGTAATTACATCAAATTTATTAGAATTGTCCATTGTTAATAAATCTTGCTTTAAAAGTGTAATTTTTTTATTAACCCACATCTCATCAAAGCGTGAAGAATCTATATCAATACCTACTACACTTGATGCACCAACTCTTACTAAATTTTCACAATTTGCTCCATTTCTTGTTCCAATATCTAAGCAGTTTTTATTAATAAAATTACAGCAATTTTTCAATAATTGAGTATAAACCTCACGAGCATAATAATCATTAATCATTTTTTATAAAAAAAATATTTTAAAATTTATATTATCAATTTTTTAGTATTTTGAGTTATGCTTTATGATTTATGCTTCAAAACAAACTATTATAATAAATTTCACTTATTACTTCAATTAATTTGCTTGCTAATTTGTCTTCATCAATATCAAAGAAGCATTGTATTTTATCAAGGATTAATGAGGATTCATCGTGTGGCCATAGTTCCCTATCTCCCGGTTCACGCAATAGTGTATTATATACATAAGTTATTACAGGAATGTCTTCACAAGTTATGTTAACTTTCTGTATATATTCAATATAATCTTGAACAAATGGTAAATCTATAGCAAATGTTGTATCAGTAAATGTTTGAGGTTCTTTAGCCAGTCTATATTTCAAATATTCAATTATTAAAATTTTATTAGCATAAGCATCACAAATAGTTCGCGCACATATGTTTTTAAATTTATTTTCTATAAATGCTCCTATCAATAATTCAATATTAAGATGCGGTTCATAATTAGTTTTTTCAATTAGCATTTGTTGCTTTAGCATTTTATAGTAAATATTGATTAACAATTTTTAATAATTAGTAATCAATTTTTTTTAACGTAATAAATTTTTATTTAAAAATATTCAAAAAAATATAAAAAATACAAAAAATATTAAAACAAACAAAAAAAAATTGATTTAATATTATTTTAACATTAACAGTAATATTATAATTATATTATGGCATCATTTACTCAAGAAGTTGTTGCGATTATTGATCGTTCCGGTTCTATGTGTGGTAAAGAGCAAGATACTATTGGTGGAGTAAACTCTTCACTTGAAATTATTAAGCAAGATTTAAAACCGCATGAGCAAGTAAATGTATCTATTAAATTATTTGATCATGAAGAAAAATTGTTAATTAACTCATTAAATATTACACAGGTTAGACCAATCGAACTAAGACAATTTGTTCCACGAGGGCAAACAGCATTATATGATGCTATAGGTTCAACTCTTAAATATTTTATGGAGAAAAAACTCCATAATCCAGCATTCTATGACAAATGTTTAATTTATGTTGCTACAGATGGTTGTGAAAATTGTAGTAAAAAATTCAATGCAAAGTCTCTTAAAAAACTTATTACAAGTGCACAAGCATCATATAACATTGAACTTGTTTATTTAGGTGCCAATCAAGATGCTATTTTTGAGGCATCCAAAATTGGTATTTTACCAACTCATGCTATTAATTATAGTGAAACACAAGAAGAATGTATGTCAGCATATAGGTCTGTTGGAAATGTTGTAAATAGGCAAAAAAGTAGTATTGAAACTGCTTTTACACAAGTTGAACGCAGTGAATCTTATAATGTTACCACACCGCCACCAACTGCTCGTAATCTTGATAATGGACCGCCTCCTCTAAGGCGTCAACAAAGTATTAGACCTTATGATATTTAATATTAAAGTAAATACTAATTATTATTGATTTATAGATTTATATAAAAATAAAATAATATTTTTTTATATAATATTTCATAAAAATATTTTATAAAATGAAAGATGTTTGTATTTACATTGGGTGGGGTTCGAACCCACGAGGCCGAAGCCATGCGAACTTGAGTCGCACCCCTTAGACCACTCGGGCACCAATGCTTAAAAATGAATAGATCTTAACAACCTATTAATTTAACTTGTAAAATAATCTTTATATTATTTTTTAAATAATATTTTTGTAAATAATATTTTTTGATTTTGTATTATACATATACAAAATTATTTCTTATATATTTATTAATATGATAAATCAAGGGAGCATAAAATATTGAACTTATACTTATTATATATATCTTAACTTGTTGTTGTTTTTTCATATACACATAAACATGTTCTAAATCAAATGTTCTATACGTTGCCCAATAACACCATAACAAATTAGTTGAACATCCTAGTAATGAATGATAATATGTAACATTTTTGGGTATATAAATGGTTACATATAAAGATGGTAAAATATGTAAAATTATATTTCCAATATAAAAAATAGGCAGTGGCAATTTTTTTCTAATAGCCATTCTTTTAAAACAAGTGTTATCAATAATATTTGCTCCATTAAATGTAAAAAAAATTAAATAATTCCAACAATAACTTATACTATATAAATAATCATAATTTACATAATCGCTATAAGGTTTAAAATAACATAAAATAAATAATAACGAATTAATATGTGTAAAACAAATAATATTCTCTCTAATCATATATTGCATCATTTGAGAAGAAATTAATATTTATTAATCTTAATAAATATTTAAATTATATTATTTTTAAAATAATAAAGTATTTCTTATATATTTATTAATATGAAAAATTAAAGGGAGATAAAATATTGAACTTATATTTATTATATATAACTTAATTTGTTGCTGTTTTTTCATATATACATAAACGTATTTAATATCAAATGTTCCAAATGTTGCCCAATAACACCATAATAAATTAGTTAAACATCCTACTAATGAATGATAATATGTAACATTTTTAGGTATATAAATACTTACATATAAAAATGGTAAATTATGTAAAATCATATTTCCAATATGAAAAATAGGTAGCGATATTCTTCTTCTAATAGCCATTCTTTTAAAACTAGTGTTATCCATAAAATATGCACCATTAAATGTATAAAAAATTATATGATTCCAACAATAACTTATACTATATAAGTTATCATAATTTATATAATTGCTATAAGGTTTAAAATAACATAAAGTAAATAATGCTAAGTTAATATTTGTAAAAGGAATAATATTCTCTCTAATAATAAACTCCATTATCAAAATAATAATTAATAATTAATAATTAAGAGTAATAAATATTTAAATTGTGATTACTAAATATTTAAATTTTATTAGTTGAGAATTTAAAATTCTTTTTTTATATATTATATAAAATGGTAACTAGGCAAGCACCATCAGAAAGTGCTAATAACTTTGCTTTAGGAACAAAGAAGCGAGGCAATGATGGTAATATGTGGGTCATAATACAAACTAAAAATAGTAAGCGGTGGTCTAAACTAAATGAAAACAAATTACAGAAAACAAAGAAAAAAAACATAATATACAAAATAATTAAAGGAAACAATAAAACAAAAACTAAAAAAAGCAAAAAATATGACATTTCAGTAGATAAATTAAGACAACTACTTAAAAAATATAATGTAACAACAAGTGGTTCAAAAGAAAAGATGGCTCAAGGTTTAGTTAGAGTAAGCAATTTTTTAATCGAAAGCAAGGATTTAGAATTAATTTATAATTTATTAGATAAAGCCCAACAAAAAAAAGCAACAAAACTCATACAAGATAGAATTAATAAACCAATCACTAATTATAGGGGAATGTATGAAATAAATAAAAAACCAATAAGTTCTATGACGCGTGAAGAGTTAATAAAGAATTTACAGAAATTTAGAAATAGTTGGGAAAAAATTACTACGCGAGATACAGATTTATCAGATGAACGTTTAAATGATGAACCAACTCACCAATTACGAAACTTAATTAAATTTTATTATAGCGACAGCGCAAAACTGTCAGCCGAAGATTGGTTACGCAAATAAGTTTAATATTTTAGCTTTTAATAAATTAAAATTGATTACATTATAAATTTTATTTTAAACAAATATTCATAAAAACATTATATAAATATTAATGGCACCTATTATTATATCATTTGATGGAAATATTGGTTCTGGAAAATCAAGCATTGTACGTTATTTTGAGAAAAATTTCGCAAAATATTGTGCTTCAAAAGGCAATACTTGTAAAATCTGCTTTTTACAAGAACCAGTTTCAATTTGGGAATCAATTGGAGATGCTAACGGAAAAAGTATTATTACGCACTTTTATGAAAATAATGAGCGCTATAGTTTTGCGTTTCAAGTAATGGCATATACTAGTCGTTTGTCTTTATTGAAGGAAGCACTAAAAGAAAATTACGATGTTATTATTAGTGAGCGCTCTGTTTATACAGACAAATTTGTATTTGCAAAAAGTCTATATGATTCTAAAAAAATGAGTCTTATTGAATATTTAATTTATTTAAATTTGTTTAAAGAGTTTCAAACTATTTTTCAAGATTTAAAAATAGTTTATATTAGAACTAAACCAGAAATTTGTGATTTGCGTGTAAAACAGCGGGGTCGCCTGGGGGAAACTATTCTGCTTGAATATTTGAAAGATTGTCATCATTATCATGATATATGGTTAAATAACCAAGAAGCAATTGAACAAGGGTTAGTATTAGTCATTGATGGAAATGAAGAAACAAATACAAGCCAATTTATTGACAATAATTTTTACGATGAAATAACACGAAAAGTGTATGATTTTATATTTACTTTATAATTATAAAATCGTAATCTTATATTTAGTATTTTATGATTTAGAATTTAAGATTTAGTATTTTGAATTTTTTTTTATAATATTTTAGTATATTATATATGCCATCACCATTAAGTTTATCAAATTTATCTAGCAGATTATCTAGAAGTCTATCTACATTACAAATCTTACCACGACGCACTACAAGTAATAAAAGTTTAAAAAATAGAAAGGCAACTAAAATTCAGTCAGTTGTTAGAGGACACGCTACGCGACGAAAATTAGAAACAAAAAAACTCGAAACACAAGCCGAGCATCTTTTTTGTAAAAGTAGAGCTACTAGAACACAGGCTGCAAAAGAACTCGATAAAATGGCTCGCGATGTTGATGAAGATAATATTAATACTATTGCCTATCATTTATGGCGCGACCTAAGCAACAAGGAACATGCAAAGTGGATAACCAAGGCAAAAAAAAAGTTGATGCAACGAGACAAAAGCGCAACAATTAAACCTGTACCTGAATAGTTAGTTCATTAATATTTAACATAAAATAAATAAAACTATAATATAGTAAAATATAATATAGTACTATATTATAAATGCCATCACCACGATCCTTAAGTAATAAAAGTTTTAAAAATAAAAAAGCTACTAAAATTCAAGCAGTTTTTAGAGGACGCAAAACGCGACGAAAATTGCAAGTCTTACAACAAGCAAAAATAAAAGATGAAGCTGAACGTCTCTTTGGCAAAGTTAATAAATCAAAGGCAAAACAAGCTATTATAGACATGGGGCGCGATGTAGATAAAGAAAGAATTGAATATATGATTGGTGAATTGTTTATTGAATTAAAATATGAAGATCCCGAAAAATACGCATGGTGGATAGAAAAAGCAAAACAAAACTTATTAAAACCAGGTAAAACTAATGCTTATAAAAAAGAAAATGAAACATCAAAGCAAAAAGTAAATTATAAACGATGCCCTAATGGCACACGAAGAAATAAAATAACTGGACTATGTGAAAAAACCAACTAAGCATAAATAAATAAAACTATAATATAGAAAAATATAATATTTTACTATATTATAAATGCCATCACCACAATCATTAAGTAATAAAAGTAAAAAAAATAAAAAAGCTACTAAAATTCAGTCAATTTTTAGAGGACGCAAAATTCGACGAAAATTACAAAAAGCTAAAATAGAAACTGAAGCAAAACGTCTCTTTGGTAAAGTTAATAAATCAAAGGCAAAACAAGCTCTTATAGACATGGCACGCAACACAGACAAAGAAAGTATTGAATATATGACTTGTGAATTGTTTAATGATCTAGAGAAAGATGATCCCGAAAAATACGCATGGTGGATAGAAAAAGCAAAACAAAACTTATTAAAACCAAATAAAACTAATGCTTATAAAAAAGAAAATGAAACATCAAAGCAAAAAGTAAATTATAAACGATGCCCTAACGGCACACGAAGAAATAAAATAACTGGACTATGCGAAAAAACCAACTAATAAATGTAATGTTTATGAATAAAATATTATGTATTATTATGTATAGTAATAGTATAATACATAATAGCGTAAAAAAACACAAATATACTTTTATAATGCTACATCCTATGTTCTCGGATTCTACATATTTTAATGATTATATTGAGTATTTTAAAAATAATTGTGCAATTGCTAATAATATTAAATTTATTTTGCCAGAGTCTCCAGTTATGGACATAGATTATCCAAATAATAAACAATATAATGTTAAATCATGGTATAATTATTATACTTGTTATAATAATTTGAGTAAATTGGATAAAATAAATAACAAAGAATATAATTTACAAACACAAAGAATTGTGTCTATTATAAATAATGAAGCATCCATTTTAAAAAGTTATAAAAATATATTTATACTAGGTGTTTCACAAGGAGGGACATTATTATTTAATATATTAAAGTTTTTACCAGAACCATTAGGAGGATTATTTTGTATTAAATCACTTTATATGTATAAGTATATAAATTTAAAAACCAATAATGCAACTCCTATGTTCTTTTTTAGTGGAAATAAAGATGATGTCTATAATTTAACATTTCAAATAAAATGTTCAAAATTACTAGAACCTAATTATAATATTAGTTGGACTATTATTGATGGTTTAGATCATTATAATAAAATTGAAGATGAATATATATTTGTATTAAAATATTTCTTACTAAATATATAATGTTATTATTTAATTAATAGGTATTATTTAATTAATAGGTATTATTGAATTATTATTATTTAAGTATTATTATTATTTGTATTATTATTTGTATTATTTGTGTTTTCTATTTCATTAATAAAATTATATGTATTATTTGTAAAATTTTTTAAATTTTTAGATAAATTTTTCAATTTATTAATAATTAAAGTAATTCGAGCTACTATAATTGAATCTTTAATATATGTTATTTTTAATTTTTCTAATCCAATTAATGCACTATCTAATGCTTCTCTTAATATTTCTCCTTCTTCATCGTGTTGTCCGGAAATTATAAAATCGACTGTTTTTTCTATATTATTAGTTAGTTGTTCCACATAAACTATACTAGTTTCTCTATTATAATTATTATACCAGCGAGTTATTGAACTTGTGTAACCAAAAGTATCAACACATAATTTAGTCGAACCAGGTAAAGTTAGCACTCCTAATTTATCATTATCGACTAATTGTTTAATAACTTCTAAATCCAATAATATATGATTAATATCCATATATTATTATAAATTATAAAATTTAATATTTATAAATTTATAAAATTTATTATTCTAAAATTTATAAATATTAATTAGATTAGTTTTATTGTCAATATTAACTATATATTATATTAATTTTTATTGTTAATAAAAGTAGTATTGTTATTTCCTTTATATTTTAAAATATCTATAATTTTTGATGAAGTAGGAAATTCTTCATCTCCATATATGTCTTGCAATAATAACCATTCAAATAAACCGCCTATATATACATACAAATTTGCAAAACCCAATTTATATAATTGATTATATTTAATTATTACTCTATTATCCGTACAATTTTCTCCATATATTACAATTTTAACAACTTTATTATTTTTTAAACAATTATTTAGTATCTCTTCTTCTTTTGAAGCATGAATAGAATTCTTTATTAGACAGTCTTGTTTACTATAATCTAGTGTATTAATTAATAATATTTTTTCATTTCCAAAATTTATACATTTTTGAATATATTCAAAATTAACTTTATTAATGCTACTATTATTGCCCATAACTAATATAAATTATTTCTTTATATTATAAAATATAACGAAATCTTATTATTATATATAATAATAAGATATATATTATAATATATTTAATTAAATTCTACAGTTGTAATTATAAATTCTTTTTTTATTGATTTTGATGCATTACTTGAAAGTTCTTCGCGTTTTTTTCGAGTTTTATTGTTACTATTGCTATTGCTATTGCTATTGCTATTGCTATTGCTATTGCTATTGCTATTGCTATTAGAATTATTAGAATTATTAGAATTATTAGAATTATTAGATGAATAAGAATCACTACTTTCCAATGATGTTGTTGATGTATTTGAGTTTAATGACGAATTTTTTACTTTTGCCGAAGTATTTCTTAAATTCATATCATTTTCAATAATTTTATAATTTGCTTCAATATAATTTAGTATTTTATTTTCAATACACCATTTAAAAAAGTTTAATTGTCCTAATGTTGTTTGAATACAAGTTTCATTTTTATATGGAACATTTATTCTCTCCCATCTGCAAAATGGATCGAATTTTTTTTTACTATATGCTTTTAATTTTAATTTATAATCATTATATACTTTAACTCTTTCATTTTTAATATTATCTAATTCGTATACAACATAATTTTTTTTTGAATAATTTGTAACAAACCAATCAACAATTCTAAGTGATATTTTTGATGTTCCATTTATAATAGTTATCATTTTATCAAAATTATTATCAGTATTATAAAATTGTAATAATTTATCTAGTAATAACTCGCTTTGTGTATCAAAATTTGAAGACATATAAATATTATTTATTTAATTATTACTAATTATTACTATTTAAATTATAATTTAACTTATATTATAAAATATAATGATGGAAACCACTAAAACTAATATTGTATCAATAAAAAATATTAGTATTAGTAATAAAAATTATGATCAACTTATTGAACTATATAACTATTTTGGAGAAAATAAAGATTTAAATTATGAAAAATGTAACAATATTCTACAAAACATATTACAAAATAATAATCACAATATTTTTATATATTTAGATAATTCTGATAATATTTTAGGTGCTATAACAGTGCTAACAGAACAAAAATTTATTCATAATAGTAAATGTGTTGCTCATATTGAAGATTTTGTTGTTAAAAAAGAGTATCGTTCACAAAATATAGGTAAAGATCTTATGAACTATGTTATAAATTATGCTAAACAAAATAATTGTTATAAAATAATATTAGATACTAATAATAAATTAGTAAATTATTATAGTAACTATGGTTTTATAAATAAAGGAATATATATGGGATATTATTTTTAAAATAAATATAAAAACTATATATTATATAATTTATAAGATATATAATATATTATAAAATGAATACTAAAGAATATAAAGTATATATTGATGAATTAACAGAAAAAGTTGTTAAAAATAATATTTCAAATATTATTTATAATAATGATACACAAAAATTTATTATTTATTTAAAAAATTTTGAATTCATAAATGATTTAAATGATGATGATAAATATAATTTAAAATATAATTTAAAATACAATTTAAAAAATTATATTACTAAGTATTACAATTTTCAAGGTAAATTATAAAAAGTTATTATTTATTTAGGCAATTTTGTTAATACTTTTAATAATACATAAACCATTGATGAAAACATTATACTATTAAATATAAAACCATACAAATTTGGATTGCCATCATCTTTAAATAAATACGGAAACATATTTTTACTATGTTTTTTTACTGCTGGTAATTGAAATAAAAAATATAATAATGCTATTACTATTGGCAATTGCATTTCGTAAAATAAAGTATCATATAAATTTGCTATATTCATTTTTTTATTATTTTCTTCTATTATTTGTTGTGGTGTTTCATAGTTTTTAATATAATTTTGTTGAACTTGTGGAGGCGGTATATAATTTGGTTGTATTTGAGTATCATTTGCTACTTTTATGGGGTCAATTGGTATATCGCGAGAAGGCAAAGCAGTCGTTCCATTTGCTGCTGCTTTTTGTATTTGACTGATTAATTCGTTATAGTTTGGTGCTTGTTGTTGAGCATTATTTCCCATAATTCCTGAATTATTTTGATTTTGTAATATAGGGTTTTGTGTTGAATATCCACCACTCGGTATTAAATTATCCATTCCAGGCATTTGATTATTTGATTGCATTATTATTTCGTTTTTATTTAAAACTATGTTTTGTGGTTGTTGTTGCATCATATATTCTTGGTGAACATTATTATTTTGCATATTAGAACGAGGAAGTTCATTTATTGATGTTATTCCAGAAGAAGACATTAAATAATATAGTTTCCTAAATATTTAATATATTAAAAACGCAATATATAGTATTATTATGTAATAGTAGTATATATTTATTAGCTATTTAATCTACTTCTTCCATTTGTGAATTTTCTTTTGTATCTTCATCTTCTTTGTCTTCTTCGTCTTCTTTGTCTTCTTTGTCTTCTTTGTCTTCTTCGTCTTCTTTGTCTTCTTTATCTTCTTTATCTTCTTTGTCTTCTTTGTCTTCATCTAAAGAAAGACCTAATTTAATCATATTATTAATACGATTTACAAATGTTGCTGGTTCTTCAATATTAAAACCACTAGCAATAAGAGAAGACTCAAAAATTAGATTAACAAGGTCTGTTAATGTTCTGCTATTTTCATCCGTTGTATAACGCTCTTTAAGAGTTTTAATAATAATATGATGTGGATTAATTTCCATTGTTTTCTTAGACATCATATATGAACTCATATTAGAATCATGAAGAGCCTGTGCTTTCATAATTCTTTCCATATTTGCCGACCAACCAAACTCACCTGTTACTAATACACATGGAGAATCAACAACACGCTCACTTAATACAACTTTTTCAACTTTGTCTCCTAAAATAATTTTAATTTTAGTAGTTAGCGGTTTGAAGTCTTCTACATATTGTTCCCAGTTCTTTTTATCTTCTTCGCTTTCGTCAAATTTTAATCCTTCTTTTGTAACACAAATTAAAGATTTACCATCAAATTCTCTTAATTGTTGTACACAATATTCATCAATCGGATCAGTCATAAATAATACTTCATAATTTCGTTTTTTGCATCTTTCAATAAATGGAGAATTTTCTACGGATTTTTGCGATTCTCCAGTAATATAATAAATATGCTTTTGTGATTCTGGCATATTATTTACATAGTTTTTAAATGAAACCATTTTTTTTCTGGATTTTGAACTGTAAAACATTAATAAATCAGCTAGTTTTTCACGATTAGCACTATCTTCATGAATACCAAGTTTAATATTTTTACTAAATTGCTCATAAAATTTCATAAAATCTTCTTCATTTTCCTTAATTTCAGCAAATAGTTCTAAACATTTTTTAACAATATTTTTCCTAATCACTTTAAGAATTTTATTTTGCTGTAACATTTCGCGTGAAATATTAAGAGGTAAATCTTCAGAATCTACCACTCCTTTTACAAATCCAAGCCAATCGGGGACTAATTCTTCACAATTATCTGTAATAAATACACGACGTACATATAATTTAATATTTTTTTCTTTCTTTGATTTAGATTCAAATAGATCCACTGGTGCACGTTTTGGAATAAATAAAACAGAAGTAAATTCTAATTGACCCTCTACTGAAAAATGTTTTACTGCCAGATGTTCCTCCCAATCATTACTCAATGATTTATAAAACGAACCATATTCTTCACTTGTAATTTCTTCTGGTTTTCTAGACCAGATAGGTTTTTGTTTATTTAATAATTCAAATTCTTTAACTACTTGAGTAACCATTTTTTTAGTTTTGCTTTTTTCTTCTTCTACTTCTTCTACTTCCTCAATAGTAGGTTCATCTTCTTTTTCTTCTTTTTCTTCCTTTTCTTCCTCTTCTTCTTTCTCTTCTTCTTCCTCTTCCTCTTCTTTTGATACAGTTTTTTCTACACAAAGACTAATTGGATAATTAATAAATTCAGAATGTTTCTTAATTAAATCTTTAATACGTTGCTCCTCTAAATATTCAAACTGATCTTCTTTTAAATAACAAGTAATCTTTGTTCCACGTCCAATATTCTCTCCTGTGTCATCTTTTTTTACTGTAAATGAACCACCGGCATTAGATTCCCAGACATACTGCTCATCATCGTTATTTTTAGATGTAACAACAACTTTTTCAGCAACTAAATACGCAGAATAAAACCCAACTCCAAACTGCCCAATCATATTAATATCTCCCTGTGTTTTCATTGCCTCCATAAATCCTTTTGTTCCTGATTGAGCAATTGTTCCAAGATTTGTAATCATGTCTGTTTTAGTCATACCAATTCCCGTGTCTAAAATTGTTAATGTTTTATTTAGTTTATCTGGAATAATTTGAATAGTTAGGTCACTACATGTGTCTAAAACACTTTTATCTTTAAGAGAATGATGCCTAATTTTATCTAAAGCATCCGATGAATTAGAAATTAATTCACGAAGAAAAATGTCTTTATTAGAATAAAATGTATTAATAATAAGTGACATTAACTGATTAATTTCAGCCTGAAAAGCAAATGTTTCTACTTGTGTGTCCATTATATATATTAATTATATACATAATGGTTTTAAATAGTTTAAATAATATATTTATTTTTAACATATTATTTATTTTTAGCATATTATTTATTTTTAACATATTATTTATTTTTAACATATTATTCGTCTTCTTTACGTTCTTTAAAGTAATTTAAAATTTCATCCTTGAATTCTTGAGAAAAAGTGCTTCTTGGAATTATTATTCCGCTGGAATCGTATGTTATATGTGTAACAGGACTATAATTATATTTCATTAAAATTTTCCATCGTTCTGTATATTTGCGATTTATTTTAGAACCATGATAATAATGTCGTATAATTCCAGGAGTATATCCTAATCTTAATTTAGATGCTATTTTTTGATATTCTAACATACTATTATTATAATCTTTATTGTAGTTAGCATTATTTATTGAATCACATTTATTAATTAAAGACATAGCAATAATACTATCGCCTGACCCCAAAATTCCTTTATCATATAGTCCATTCATTTTTTCATATGCTTTTCTTGTTATTGCCCACGCATAACCTGGATGCCAATAATCAGTTCCTTTTGTTGTATATTTTTTTTGTTTTTCAAAACAATAACCAAAACTATTAAATAGATTTAAATTATTTTTTTCTGGATCCATGTCGATACAATGACTAAATAGTTGAACTATATCTTTATATCCATTTAATATTTTTAAGGTATCTAGTGCCCACGATGAACTGTCGAATTCTATATCAGCATCTATCCAAGCAAATGCTTTATAATCTTTAGGTAATAAATATTTAACGCCTAAATTTATCATATTTTCTTTATGCCATAACGGTACTTGTGTTTTTAATTGTAAATGATGTTTATTATTTTTATTAGTAATTATAAATTTTTGGTCTCCATATGCAAGTTCTACAATAAATAGATTTACATTTTCTTCCTCTTCTTCTATTCTCTTAACAAATTCTTTTAATAATATATATCTTTTTGCATATAGGCAAGGATTTGATATAACTATGATTACATTTAATTTTTCTTCTATTGGGTTGTTATTAGCGATTGCTGTTTTTGTAGAATTTATTGTATATTCAATATTATCAATTTCTATATTATTAATAATTGTCATTATATAAATAATTGAAATAAATTTTTAATATTTTTTTTGTATAATATATTATAGAAAATAATGTAAAAATTTTATATCTATTTAAATTTTTTTCATTTAAATAATTTTTCTCTAATAATACTATATGAATAATCTTGAATTATTAGAAGTTTATAATTTTGATAATAAAGTAAGATGTGGTGTAAATTGTGACGGTGGATACGTATTTGCTGAACTAGATGGCAAATATGATTGTTATATTTCTGCTGGAATATCTGATGAAGAAAGTTTTTCACGAGATTTTATTAACAAATATAATATTAATAAAAATGATAGTTATGGATTTGATGGAACTATTAATGATTACCCTTATCACTATACACAAAATATACAATTCTTTAAAAAAAATATTAATTGTTTTAATGATGATAATAATAGTAATTTATCTGACCTGATAGACAAGTATTATAATATTTTTTTAAAGATAGATATAGAAGGTGGTGAATATCCATTTTTATTGCAAATAGATGAAACTAAATTAAGTAAATTTAAACAGATTGTAATAGAATTTCATGGTATTACAGATGATGGTTGGAATTGCAATTATAACGATAAAGTAAAATGTTTAGCAAAATTATCTAGGACACATTATATAGTGCATGCTCATGGAAATAATCATTCTCATGTAGTTAATGGTATTCCAGATGTAATTGAATTAACTTATGTTAATAAAAATTATTTTAATTTGATTCCAGAATTTAATAGGCAATCTTTTCCAATTATTGATTTAGATTTTCCAAATTGTAATAAAGTTGATATTAGTTTAAATGATTATCCATTCGTAAAAAAATAGATTTTATAAAAAAGATTAATTTATTGTATTTAATAAATTTACATAAAATTTGTTGCATATTCTAATGTTTTACTTTTTGAACCGCAAGGTATATTTTCCTCTACTAATGTATAACATTTTGTTTTTTCTGTGTCACTAGCAAATATTTTATCTCGCAGTGCATTATGATGAGGACCAATAAATTTATAACAATCTCTTGAATTACATATTTGTCTAAAGATTGTTGATAAACCTAGACCTAACAATACAGATAATATAATTTTTCCTATATTTGTATGTAATAAATTCTTTATTATATTGTTAATCATAGTATCTTATTATATATAATTATATATAATAATATATAATAAGTAATTTCACTCTTGTTTAATTATGCGGGTAAGAGTTTTATTTTATTTTTATCACTAGGACACTTTACATCTTTTATTTTATAACCATAACAATTCTCAGCTTCATCTTTATATTCTATCTTATCTATATTATAGGGTGTTGGATTTACTTCTACTTTTCTATTATAGTCAAAAAAATAAATATATATTAAACCTAGTAAGAATGTTATTAAAAATATACTAACATTTATATATTTTGTTGCATTACTAAATTTATGTTGTATATTTGTAAAAAATTTGCTCATCTAAGTTATACTTAATATAACATAATACTATTTATTATATAATAAATATTTCACGATTTAATTTCACGATTTAATTCTATTATCAAATCTTCTAAATTATAACTATTTTGGAAAAATAGAAATTGGTCATGCTCATTTTTTTCTATATAAGATGATTTGTATTTTAATTGAATTAATTCGTTGCCTAATACTGATAGTTTATTATTATGTATTTCTACAGCACTTTTTAAATAACTTATTTCTCCTGATGATTTGAATAATTCTAAAGCATCGCTATATTGTTTTTTATTAATTTCAAAATCTTTTATTTTTTCTTGTATTAATTGTTTTAATTCTTCGTTATTTGTTATTGAATTATGTAAATTGACTAAATTATTATAACTTTCTTGAGTATTATTTAATTGATGTTTTAAAGTTTCAAATAATTCAATTGCTTTTTCTTCTTCAATATAATTAAAAAGGAAATCTAATTTTGTAGTTATTATATTTTTTTTATATTTTTCTAAATTCTCACGAGTTGTTAATAATTTTTCAGGAATTTGAGCAAATTTCTTTCGTTCTACTGCTATATCTATTTTACACGGAGTAAAAGTATTACCGCAAGTTACCCGCAATAATTCAGGCGTTTCCGTGAAAATAGTTCCTCCATCTTGTTTACAATTTATACATTTCGGTTTATATTTTGCTATTATTTGTTTTTTTTGGTCATAATTTTTACCATAATCTCCAGACAATTCAGATATTTTTTTTTGTTTTAATGACATATATTTATTTTTTAATTTATAATATTCTTCTAATTCTTCATAATAATTAGTTAATGGAATTGATGTCATTAATAAACTTATATTTTAATAATATATTTAAATTTAAAAAGTATAAATTTAAATTCATATTACATTTAAGAGAAATATATTGTTTTATGTAATAAATTTGCTTCAACATGATTACTGTAATCTGGTAAATTTGTTATCATATTGTTTCTTATTTTTTGTTGATTATCAATATTTTGACGATTATAATATATTAATTTAGACATAATATAGTCTTTGTCTTTCATACTTTTTTCATAATATTCTGTACTTGATTTATTACCTTTATGACGCATATATAGTATTGATGTTAAGACTACTATAAATAATAATAACATAGAAGCATTATAAAAAGTATTGTAATTATTTTGTTTATAATTATGACATCCTTTTAATACTTCCTTGAAAAAATATTTAACTCCATTATCTACTAATTTTGGTTTTTCAGACATAGTTTTTTCATTTGTTGAACTATTTAATTTAAAATTAGTATAATCTAAAATATTAAAATTCATTATAATAATAATATAAGTCGTGTTTTATAATTTTCATATTTTACTAAATTTAATTCTATATCTATAATTTAATACAATTTTAATATTAAAATAAATTATATTTATAATTATATGGCGGTATCTGACCTACCTAATCCAAGTAGTACAATAATTTATTTTATGCTTATAACACTATGCTATGCATTTTTTACTATATTTAATATTTTTCAAACACAAAATAAAGACAAACTAGTAGCTACTATGGATAATAATATTATTAATTCTGTATATATATTATTATTAGTAGTTGGTTCTTATTTTATCAATGCCACTATTTCAAAAGCAATGTGTAGCCAATCTATTCAATGGAGTTATGTTTTAATGATTACTTTATTACCTTGGATAATTATATTTGTTTCATTATACTTTATATTAAAATTATTTCCTGGATGGATAACTCCATTTTCTAATACTATTGGTTATTTTGTTATTGGACTTTTAGGAGTTGATAAAACTTATGATAGCATATTTAAAACAGGTGCAGAGGCTAATGGAAATCCTGAACTTGTTAGAGCAATTGCTAATATGAATAGTAATAGAACAAAATTTGTTAACCAAATAAGCACTGTTGAAGACGATTTTGATAAATTTTTTGTGAATATGAAAGATGCTCTTAAAGAAGGTCACGCAGAGCACTTACTTAAATTATATCAATTATTGATAATTAAACAAGTTATAGGTAAAATAGTATGGTATGTATTAGCTGGAATCTTAATTAGTTCTATTAGTTATAATTTAGTAATAAGCATGGCTTGCGAAAAATCATTAGAAGAAATTAAAAGTGATTTTGAAACTGCTAGAGAAAGAGTAGAGCAATCTAACAGTGTATAATTATTTATTTAAAATACAAATCTTTTAAAATTTATATAGCATAATATTGTTAAATACGAAATTATTGCTAATATAATTACTGCTAACCATAAAGGTAATATTGTTTTATTTTTATAACCTATACCAAATTCGCGTGGTTTTCCATTTTTATCAAACATTATATTTGGTTTAGTTACCATTATTATGGCAAATAATAGTAAAAATACAATTATAGATACTAAATTTATATTTGTTACAACAAACTGTCTTAACATATTTAATATTATATTATATTTATAATATTAAATATTGCTTTATTGTTATAATTTTTTGTGTTTAAATTATTTTAACAATATTATTGGAGAGAAAGTGTAATATTTAACATTATTCCTAAACATATTTCACAAGTAATACTTTATGAAATTGTTTTTATAGATGTGCTTTAGTTTCTTCTTTTAGCACGTCGTGATTTTCGTTTTCTACCTTGTGCTAATGCGTCTCCTTGTGCGTATCCTTGTGCGTCTCCTTGTGTTCGTGTTTGTCTTCTTACAAACCCATGTTGTCTATATGGTAATAATGGAACCGTTATACGAGCATGTAATGGAACATTCATTGTTCCTATAATTGAATCACATACTTCTATTAACTCTGCAATTTCTTCTTCATTTGATGGCGGAAAATGATTACTTAATAAATTTCTTAATAAGTTTATTTGTTCATAAAGATTGGGTAAACGTAAGACACCTGCTACAGTTCTATCAGGTATTGTTCTTAATATATCATCTTTTATAGCACTTACTGTAGTTGGATCTGGATTTGTTCTTCTTAAAACAATTATAAATCTTATTAAATTATTATAAAAATTAGGAACACGTGTTTCAAACTCATTTTCAAAATCTTTTTTACTTACCATAGTTCGTCTACTTTTCTGGATTCTGGATGCTGCATAATCTCTTAATATCATATTTGTTACATCTCGTTGTGTTCCATTAAACATACTGGCCATGTGAACTTTTCTTTCTAAAAATCTATTTCCTGCTTTGTTATTTCTTTTTACTGTTTTACGAAATGTTTTACGCATTTTATATTATAAATATAAAATATAAAAATATATAATCTATCAAAAAATATATAAAAATATATAAAAATATAATAAAGTTTTAAATCGTAGCATAATGTTTTAAATCATAGCATAATGTTTTAATGTTGAACTAATAACATTAAATACATTTTCTACATTTACACTATTTCCTAATTGTTTATAACTTTTTTTATCATCAATTGCTAATTTAAAGTCTTCTGGAAATGATTGAAGTCGTGCACATTCGCGAGGTGTTATATAGCGTTTTTCTTTTCCATAAATAGGAATTTGCGATATTGCTACTAATGTTGGAAAATACTTACATTTTTTTACTCTTATTCCAGACTGACGAATTTGAATTAAATGATTAAAGATGCTATCATTTTTTGTAACAGGTCCTGCTTGCCATTCTAATTTTCCAAAAATTTCACGTTGTTTTAATAATGCTTTATGTTTTGTATACCAAGTATCTAAAATACCATAATATTTTTGTACTAATGGGCGATTTTTCTTAATATAGTCACGTTTCCATGCTGGAAATAAATTTAACTCTTCTTCACTATAATTAATAAAAGCATCATTAATCATTAGTGTAGGAGTGAGTTTTTCCCCTACTTCCATTTGTTTAATAATTTCATCCCACGCTTCTAATGTTTCTAAAATACTAGAATTAATATAATATTTTGAAGGCACATTGTTGCTGTTTATAAACTTATTAAAATCAATAGTTTTTGGATCAATAGTAGGATTTAAAACAATAGTAGGGTTTAACACAATATTAGGATTTTGAATAATTGATGCTTGAAATGTTTTAAGTACACATACAAAATAAACACGCTCTCTTTGTTGAGGAATTCCATAATTATGTGGCGATAATTGGAAAAGTGTTAAATTATAACCAATCAAATCTATTTTTTCTTTAATATAGTTAATTACTTCGCCATCACTTACTTTTAATATATGCTTTACATTTTCTAAAAACATAAACTTTGGTTTTTTTTCTTTGGCAATTCTAATTATTTCATCAAATAATAAACCTCGTGAATCTTTAAAACATTTTTTATTACCACCATTGCTAAACGCTTGACAAGGAAATCCCGCAGTTAATATATCAAAATCAGGAAGTTCAGTTGGGTTAATTTTTTTTACGTCTTCTACGGGTTTTATTCCATAATTGTCCAAATATACTTCACCACAATCTTTATCAATATCACATGCTAAAATACATTTTACGCCTAATTTTTTTAATGCTTGATGAAATCCACCTATTCCACAAAATAAATCAATAAAAGTTAGTGGTTCTTTTAATGAAATGGATTCCATTTATAATATTTTATAAATTATTATTAAACTATTTAGTAATAATAATTTTATTATTATATTATTATATTATTTTATTATTATTATTTTATTTTATTATTATTATTTTATTATTATTATTTTATTATTTTAATCATAATCTTCGGTTGGTCCATTTGCGTAATCACCATCGCCATCATAATCAAAATCATCATCGTCTGGAATGTTATCCATACTATATTCTTCAGCATCTATTGCTTCATCGTTGAATGTTTGTTCATCCATTGCTAGATCATATAACTCTTTATTCATTGCTGTAACATTATTATTTTGCTGTAATTTTTTCTCTTTTATTGCTTGTTTTTCTAGTGCTTCACGCTCCTCATCATAATTTTCTTTAACATATTGGGTTATACCTTTTTGCATTCCTTTATTCCATTTTTCTAATTTATTATTTTTTAAAATATTTTCAATTTCGCGTTCTTCATCAGAGAGATTTTTAAGGAAATCTGTAATTAAATCTTTTTCTTTTTCTTTTGCCATATTAATTTTGTCTTTAATTTTTTTATATCCATTATTAATTAAAGCATAATGATTATTCATTATGCTGGAATATTCTAGTATATAGTTTACGCTATTTTTCATAAATTCATCTTTTACATAATCATTTATTTGTAAATTTTGTAGTTCTAATATGAACTCTGTGTCTTCGTTAATAGTTAGTAGTTCATTGTATAAAGTATAAAATATATAATTGTAAAACAATACTACTACTTTCTCATCAAATATACTATTAATTTTTACTGTTTTAGACGAAGAATAATCACTCACCAAAAATTTATTATATAAAAATACAGGCATTAATTCTATTAATATTTTACATTTTTTAGAAATTATTTTAAGTGCCAATAATAATTCAGGTCGTGCATTGAAATTATTAATATTATTATAATATTTTTGCATTATGTTATAAATATCTTTATTATGAATATCCGATAATTTCCAATGTTTTGGAATTGCTCCATAGTTTACATTTTTATTTAAAATGATTGATGGAAAAATATATAAAAAATTCATAATATAATTTTGATAAAATTTAATGTTATCTACGTCAACAGTTATTTCTAAATTTTGAGTAAATTTAGCAAAATCACTTTTACTAATATTAGACTGTTTACTTATTGTTTGTAATATATTTTGCTTTAATGATGCTAGCGATTTTCCCAAGTAATTTTTGAAATTACGAAGCTCTAAATTTTCACTACTTACAATAGAAAAATCATCTAATAAACTTTCCAATTTATTTATAAGCTCATCATCTAATCTATAATAACTATTTTGCATATATGCTTCTATTAATACTCGCATTAGTTCAATATTATTTATAATAGGATAGTTTGTTGCTATATGTATTATATTTTTCTTACTTATAATATGTATTAATTCTACAAAGGAGGCAAAATTATAAACTTTGCCTTCACTTTTGAGAGAATCTATTATTTCTTTTAATTGCTTATTAGTATTAAACTCTAGCGGTTTATCTAAGCATAATCCTTTTAATTCTTCGTCTATTGGTAATAAATTAGCAAAATTACAAAAATATATAAATGCTTTATAAACTAACTCTTCGCTGAAACTTTGCGTTTGTGAATTTGCTTTTTGCTTAGTATTTTCTTGATTATATAACTGAGGAGCATAAGTTAATACATCAATACTATTTAATATATTATTATAAAAGTTAACTGTTTTATTATCTGTTAATATTGAATTATCTTCACTTATAAAATAAGCAATAGTATTTTTGCTTGAATTACAGCAAGCATTTTCTAAAAATGGATTATCATTTGAATTTTTTAATAGCGGAGTATTTTTTTTGACAACATTTTGAATTTTTTCTATAATATAGTAACTAGAAAAAATTGCTTTTGATTCTACTATTTCTTTAATATTGTTTTTTTCTCCACGAGAGAATGTTTCATATAATTTAGTTTTAAATCCATCATCTATTGCACTTATATTTTCAGATGAAATTTTAATATCATATAACGGAGGATTAAATGTATGCCAATTATTTATAGATAAATATTCTGGTATTGCGTCATCTACTACGTCTTCTGATAATAAATATTCACGCTTTTTATTTAAAAGAATTGTTAATCCTTTATTTACTATTATATATCTCTCTATAAGTGCTTCTATTTTTTTTATAATAGTGGATTCAGACATTTTTAATATACTATTCCACGGTTGTATTGAACTTTTTATTTTATTTGCTATACAAGCAATGTATGCTATTGTTGTTTTATCTTCTTCTCCATCTAATGGATAACCTTTAAATGATTTAATACATCCAGGAAATGTTTTTTTTGATTTTAAAGATGGAATATTTATTTGAATAGCATATATTATGAAAGTTAGTGTTAATAATAATAATGATGAATTATATGTTTCTTCATAACTCGGCATTGCTTTTACTTTTCCTTCTTTTTTTGTAGATTTTAATATAATTTCATCATATTGTTTTTTTGTTGGAATGCTTGAATTTTGAATAGTTAATACATTATTTATAATAAGTTCATGATTATGTGATATATTAATACCAATCATCAAACTTATTGCCTTTACTATGTTTAATATTATTTGATTATTTGGATTTAATGATTTTGTTTTGTTTAATTCTGTAACTTGTGCATCGGGACTAATAATAGTATATTCATTCTCTATTACAGCAGTTGTTTGTAATTTATATCCTTTCTCATCATACCCTTCATCAGTATTAAACGCAATTGATTTAATAATATAACCACTATATTTATCAACCCAATAGTTATTATCATCACTTAGAGTTCCTTGTTCAGCACATATATAATCTAATTCTTTTGTGAAATCCATTTTGTTAATAAAAGCATTTGCCAATTTTAATAAAAATAGTGGTATTAATTGTTGTCCTGTTTTAATGCAATATAACCAATATGGAATCTCATCTTTAATTGCTTCTCGTGTAAAATTTATACAGAATTTTTTTATTGTAGAATATTTAAATGCTATGTCTTTCATTTTTAATATTCCATCTCTCAATTTTATATATGGTGACACTATTTTATTTTCTTCACTCGCACTAGCATCTTCCAAACTTAATAAATAATTATTTATAGTTTCTTTATTCTTTTTATTTAGCATATTAATTGCTTGAATTCTTGTTTTTGAATTTTCATAATTTGTATTGATTTTGCCCTTAATATCTTCAATGCTTAAATCATATTTGCTTTCAAAATTTTTCAATATTTCATCTACTTCTTTATTCACATTTGCCTTTTTAGCATCCGCCAGTGTAACGCATTTATCATCTTTTGAAATACATTCTTTATTTGAGTCGCAAAAAATTTGATTTGACTCAATATAAAAATTATCTTCAAATTTAGGATCTATTATCCATACATCATTTGTTCTTAAATAAACATAATTCTTAGCGCTTCCTTTATCAACTAATATAGCATAATCACCATCTATTATTTCTCTTTTTTCATCTATTATTGCCTTTGCTTCACGATATGCTCGCGGTTTAATTATATTCATAACAGTCATTAGTTTATTAGCTAAAAAATCTATGAATTGTTTTGTATCCATAGTGCTGCGTTCAGTTTTGTATTCATTTAATATGCTATAGAAAGTATTATCATATATTGAATCAAAATATATAAGTTTATTATTATCATTTTCCAATGATTGCAATGTATTATATTTTTTAGACAATACATATTTTTCGCAAGTATTTTGCATAGTATCTAGTTCTCCTTTTAATATATCTTTTGACGAAACTTGCTTTTCTTGTGTCTCTTTAGTTTTTGTTACTTCTTTTTCTTTTTCGTATGCTTTTATGAAATTTTCAAGTAAATTACCTACTATTAAATCCATTATATTTTTATTAATACTTTGCATGAAAAATTCAGCACTATCTATTTTGACTATATAACTATACAATTCTTCATTATTATTTAATTGTTCTTCATCAATTTTATAAAAATTATACAGTTCATCTTTTAACTCTTTTGTCAAAAGAGTAAAAGAATAATTTATATTTGCTTCACGTTCGCTATTTTTGGCACTATCTTTAATAGTTCTTATAAAATTTGCAAAATTGGCTTCTTCATATTTATAATTTTTCTTATATAAATCTATATTTGAATTAATTATTTTTTTTATATTTTTATAGTCTGTTACATGTAAATTATACAAATCAATATTTAATCCTTGTAAATCATATACAAATTCTATTAAGTTATATTTACGATTTTCCAATGAGTTAGTTTTATATGTGCTAATGTATTCTTTAATAAACGAACTATTTGTAGGTATAAAAGATTCAAGCAAATAATTCATTTTTTCCAAATATGGAAGTTCTATTGAGTCATCAATAGTAAAATTTTTAATAGTTTGTAATAAAGTATTATTGTGAATAGTTGCGTGACTATTTACATAATTTGCCTTATTAGAGTTTTCCAAAACATATTTATTATAAAGCGTATTTTTATTTAATAGCTCATGATAATTTATAAAATTAAGATTTAAGTTAGCTCTGTCACATATATTAGTATAAGGACTATTAATTTTAGAAAAATTAAATACAGGCAAAGGCAGTGTAATAAAACCTATTATATTTACAAAATCATTTTGAATCAATTTAGTTGTTTTATTGAATTTTTTATTATTTACATAATAAGTTTCTAACATATTTAATCCTTCGCTATACACATCAATAACAAAGCGACTTTTCGATAATTCGCGTTTATGTATGCTATAATTATAAAAATCATCAACAATAGAATTTACCATCTCTATTTGCGTATTAACACTGATATTCTCCTCACTATAATTAGAATAATTATCTAATAATTGGATTAATGATTTTATATGCTCCTTATAATTATTTATTTTTTCTTTTGAACTATTGTTTGCCCATTTTAGTGATATAGTATTTATTGTTTCAATAAATTCACCTAAATGTTGATAAGTATATGCATCATTATCTTCTAAATACTCGGTATCATTATTTTCACTTATTATTAAATTGCGCACATTTGATAACACTGGGAGTATATAATACAATTTTTTATTTAAATTAAATAATTGTTCTTTTAAATGTTTATAATGTTCACCACGATCTTCCATTAATGAAGGATTGTTATTTGCATCAAAATAAGAATACATAGTTCGTAATTGTATATAATAATTTATTTCACTGTGAATTCGATTAATCACTTCTTCAGTGCGTTGCTCTGGTAAATAAGCATTTATTAATTTATCTAAATAATCGTTCGTTTGTTTATCTAAACTATAGCGCTGTTCTTCTTCTGAAACGTTTATTTCATGTTCTAAATCATCTAATTCTACTCCTAATTCAATATTATCTATAATTACATTTTCTAAATCAGATTTATCATCATATACTTTTAAATCATAGTCTAATTCTTGCTTAGTATCTTGATTTAAAAAATTTTCTTCTGTGTCATCATGTGATAATCCTGAATTTAATTTCTCTTCTTGGGAAACAAGTAATTTTGTTTCATCTATTTTTTCACGAACTACTATTTTTTCAATATTTAAATGTTCTGGAATACCAGAATAAGCAAAATCAATATATAATAAATCTTTTTCTGGTAATGTAGTAATTTCAATCATATCATTTTCTATATTAGTAATAATACCATTTAACACTTTTGGTATTGGTTCTCCAAAATAAATAGATATATATTTTTTCATTTCTAAATTATTTTGAACAATAAAACTTGGACTTTTGTGTCTACTTAATAATAATATATTTGCGATTGATTCTTCTTCTAGTTTTCCAGATTGAGTTATATTTAATGTAATTATTTTTTCAGCACTTATTAATACTATTTTTTCTTTGTTAATAAATTTGATAAAATATATTTTATCATGCAATGAAGTATTTGTGGGTGCATCAAACTGAATAATATCTCCCAGTTGAAGTTTAATATTACTTGTTAGTGTTGATAATAGTGGAGGTCCTACTTGCTCCTCTTCTTCCTCTTTCTCTTCCTCTTCTTCCTCTTCTTCCTCTTCTTCCTCTTCTTTCTCTTCTTCCTCTTCTTTCTCACGTTTCTCTTGCTCCTCGCGTTCCTCTTCTTTCTCTCCCAAATCTTTTACTTCTTCCAATTTACTCATAACAATATTATATTTATAATAGAAATTAAAATAATTCTAATATTATTTCCAGTTAAATAATATTAAAATAAAATGTATAATTAGTAAATATTTATGACTAACAAATATTTATGACCTTTAAATATAATATTTAAAAGATTTAAAGATTATTTGTGATGTAATATTATTATCTTAGATTAATTTCTATGGTAACTATTACAAATTCAATTAATCTTAATGTTACAAGTGTGTTAAATAACGAATTCAATAATTTTAATATTAAAAAATATACTTTCAATAATAATGAATATAAGATTATCAGACATGTTAAGGAGAAATTAAAAAATATTGATTTTTATAATGAGCATGAAAAATATTTAGAAACTTCTAAATATCGTTCTGTTATTATTAGAAATAATAAAGTTGTGTGTTTTGCACCAGAAAAATCATTAGAGTATTCTCTTTTTGTAGATAAATATAGCACAGAAAATAGTTGGTTAGAAGACTTTATTGATGGAACAATGATTAATGTGTTTTATGATAATATTAAAGAAACTTGGGAAATTGCTACGCGTTCTACAGTTGGTGCAAATATTGTTTTCTTTAATGATGTTAAAAATTATAAATATTTTGATAATAACAATTATTTCAAAGATTATTATAATCTTACATTTCGCTCTATGTTTTTTGAAGCGTGTAATACTTGTAATTTAGATCTAAATTGTTTAGATAAAAAATATGTATATAGTTTTGTATTACAACACCCATTTAATCGTATTGTTACTCCTATTCTTACCCCCGTTATTTATCTTGTTAAAGTATATGAAATTATTCATCCTATTAATAATGTGCTAAGTAGTGATAATTTAAACCATGTTATTATTAATGAAATCGATATCCAATCATTAGTAAATGCTCCGCCATATATATTTATTAATAGCAATATTAAATTTGTTAATAAGTATCCAGTGACAAATTTTCAAGAAATTAAAGATTATTATTCATCTGGCAATGCTGGATATAATTGTGTTGGGTGCTTTTTATATAGCAAAGACGGAACACGTAGCAAAATTAGAAATGCGAGTTATGAAGAAGTACGAAAACTTAGGGGCAATCAACCAAAACTGCAATTTAATTATTTAACTTTAAAACAAGAAAATAAAGTGGGAGAATTTTTACAATATTACCCTGAGCATACTGTAATTTTTAATAAATTTAAAATTGCCGTGTATTATTATACTAATAATTTATTTATGAATTATATTAGTTGTTTTGTTCGCAAAGAAAAACCATTAAAAGAATATGAATTTGAATATAAAACACATATGTATAAATTACATGAAAAATATAAGACCGAACTAAAACCAAACCAAAAATCTATTGATAAAAAATTTGTAATTGATTATGTAAACACTCTACATCCAGCACAACAAATGTTTTTAATTAATTATAAGACACCTTCAGTTAAAAGAAGTCGCACAATGAATTATGATACTAGTGTTACTAGTGCTAATAGTTGTCCAACAAGTATTATTAGCGAAACTTCTAAAGAAGAACAAGCGGAAAAAGAAGAAATGGATTGCTCTATTTGAATAATAAATAATTATTTATAATAAATATTTTAAAAACAAAATATTTATTATATACATAACACATAATGGGAAATATATGTGACATATTTTCTTTTAATAAAGAATGTAATAAAGAATGTAATAAAGAATGTAATAAAGAATGTAATAACGATAAAAAAAATAATAATACAAATCATGTTCCGTTTTTAGATATTTCTAATATTTATTATGATGAGAATGCCGAACCCCCATCTTATAGCCAGTTACGTAATGCTAAAAATAATGAATACAATAATTTTTTTTTACAATGTGATTAAACAGTTTGATTTATTCTACTATTTACTTTGAAGTAAAATATTCTTTAATAGAATTGATTAGCAAAATAGAACTATTAATACATTCTTCAAAATTTAGCAAAATATCATCTTTGGTAATCGGATTTTTATAAGACAATTTAATAATACTAAAATTGTCGTGAGGATGCTTCTTCAAGAAACTAATATAATTTAAATTTTTAGAATTAATGAAATATTTATCATAAAAATTGAACTCAATAATTTTTCCAATAGTGTAATCCTCGTTTTCTAATCTAATACTATATGAATTTTCCATAGTATCTTCGATTTCTTGGATAAAATCCATATTTTCTTTAATTAATTTTAAAGAGTTAAATAATTTTTTAATTAGTAAATTTGTGGCAATTTCAACCAGTTTAAAATTATCATATATACCAATTGTTTCAACTATATAATCAAAACTATCTGGTTCATAAATACGTTTAGCATCTAAAATCATCCAATCTTTTTTCATAGTTTCAATTTCTTCTTTTCCATACTTTAATTTTAACTCAGTTTCTTTTAATTCCCAAGCATCTTTAATTTTTACTTGATCCAAAGTATTTCCATAACTACAAGTACTTACTACATTAAACATTCCATCATTCTTAGCATTACTAATAGTAAATTTTGCTTCTAAATGTAATTGCTCTTTATCCATATTTGAATCAATTTTAGGTCTTAGACGAAGCAAATCAACGTAATCACCACTAATTAAATCAGGAGGAAAGATTTTTTGCACTTCTCCGCGAGTTAAATATTTACCTGTTTTAACATTTTTAATTTGAAAATCTTCACTTGTAATATAAGTAATAACATTTGACTCATTGCCTTTATTTACTTCTAAAACATATTCCTCATATGGAAAATCTTGTAAAGCATCAATATGAATAGGAATACAACTTAAGCGTTGTTTAATTAATTCATTGTTTAAGCGAGATTTATTAGTAAAAATTTTCACATTATTTTTTTCATATGGATAACTTTCAATAGCAATAACTGGAATTTCTGATAAAATTACTCGACGCAATCCATTAGCATAACTAACATTTATGTTACTTAATGTGAAGGTTAATGTTCCGTTTTGTTCTTGCACATTTGAAATTTTTGCTTTAGTAGACATTTATAATTATATAAATATAAATACATCTTATATTTTTTCAATTTTTATTTTAATTGTTTTAATTGTTTTAATTGTTTTAATTGTTTTAATTGTTTTAATTGTTTTAAATAATTAGTTTAATTATATATTAAAAATTATTAATAAAAATTAATAATATAACTTTTAAGATGAGCTGTATATTATATTATAGCAATTTTTGTGAGAATTGTAAAAAGTTATTAATAATATTGTCTAAATCAGGAATTAAAAATAGCATTCATTATATTTGTATAGATAAGCGAATACAAAAAAATAACTCAACTTATGTAATACTAGAAAATAATCAAGAAATACTATTACCAAATACTATTACTGCTGTACCAGCACTAATGTTAATTAATGATAACTACAAAGTTTTATACGGTGATAATATTACTAATTATTTAAAACCAATAGAACAGGTCGTTGTTCAAAAAGCAACTAATTTTAATGGGGAACCATCAGCATTTAGATTTGATGGAATGTCTAGTGGAGTAGTATCTGATAATTTTAGTTTCTTAGATCAAAATAGCGATGATTTATCAGCAAAAGGAAGTGGCGGTTTAAGACAATTATATAGTTATGCTACTATTGATTATACTGATAAAATAGAAACACCTCCCGATGATTATGTTCCTGATAAAGTAGGAGAAGTAAATATTAAAAATTTAGAGCAACAAAGAAATACAATGACTGGTTAAATACAATGACTGGTTAAATACAATGACTGGTTAAATACAATGACTGGTTAAATACAATGACTCATAAAAATATATTAAATTTATAATATAATTTATAATAATTTTATTATTTAAAGTGATAATATTATTTTTACTATTAATGACTAGTATTAATAATAGTAAATTAATATTAGATACTAATAAAGCTATTACATTGATAAACTTTTATAAAATTTTTAAAGATTTAATAATTGATCTAAATACTAGTTTTAAGGATAAAATAGGAGTAACTATTCAAAACAATAAAGATTATCAAAATATTATAAATTATTGTTTACCTAACTATAAAGATAATATAAACGCCGATGAATATGTTAATTCATTAGAATTAACTTCTATAAGTGCAGATTTTATGGAATCTATTAATAATGTATATGAATATTGTAAACGCACATTTGCTGTAAGAAGTATTGATATTTTATATCAAAATGAAGATATTTTTCTAAATAAACCAAATGTTAAAGTTAATGATGAAAATCCACAAACTATTAATACAATGTTTTTACCAGATATCGAATTTTCGGAATTATACTATGACGATACGAGCGAAAAAACAAAACAAACATTATGGAAATATTTACAACTTATATTATTTAATATTATAACTACAATTGATGATATTTCTTTTTTTGGCGATTCACTAGAACTACTTAAAATTATCGATGGTGAAAAATTTTCATCTAAAATACAAAGCACTATTGAAGAGTTATCAAAAATATTCTCATTTAAGGAAAAAACAGATATGAATACTGATACAAAAGATGATACAAAAGATGCTACAAATACTGAAACAAAAGATGACATAAATGACGAAGCAAGTGAAAAACCTGATTTTGCTAAAATGTTTGATACATCTAATAATCCATTTAATATGTTTAATGATATGTTTAATGATGTTAATGAAAAGAATGAGTCATCAGAAAATAATGAGTCATCAGCAAATAATAATGATTATACTATTCCAGATAAGGAGGAACTTTTTTCACACATTAATAAATTAATTAATGGCAAAATAGGGTCACTTGCTAAAGAAATTGCCGAAGAAACAACTAAAGATATGGACTTAGATGCCGAAAATATTACTGATGTAAATGATGTGCTAAAAGGATTTATGAAAAATCCTGCAAAATTATTAGGCCTTATTACTAAAATAAGCACAAAAATAAATAGCAAAATGAAAGATGGTTCATTAAAAGAAAGTGAACTCTTAGAGGAAGCAACAAATATTTTTAAAAATATGAAAAATATGCCAGGAATGGGAAATTTTAATGATATTTTTAAATCTATGAATTTAGATCAATTTATGCCAAAAGGAGGTAAAATTAATCCAACTGCTTTTCAAAATATGATGGAACAAAATATAAAAATGTCTAAAATGAAAGAAAGAATGAAGAAAAAGGCAGAGAGTAAAGGTGAAACTGCCAATAGTGAAACTGCCAATAGTGAAAATACTAAAACAAATGTAAATTATGGACAAAATTATGATTCTAATAAATCTAAACCTTTTGCTTCTGATAATATTAAATTAGATGATTTGACTTCCAATCTCTCAGTTTTAATGGAAGAAATGAAAAATAATACAAGTTTTATTGATGATATTATAAAAAAACAAGGACAACGAGATGCTACCAATAATTCTATGTCTAGTGATGAAAATTCTAAACGTAAATCTAATAATAAACGAAAGGCAAATAAGAAAAAATAAATATATTTAAATTCATTTTTATTTAGAATAGAATTTTAATAATTATTTTTATACAAAATAATTATTAAATTTATTAAAATTTATTATAAAGGTATTATAATATAATAAATTATGACTGGTAGTAATGAACCTTATATAGGAAAAAATGTTGGTCAGTTAACAGATACAAATAATTCTAATGATTCTAATGATTCTAATATTATTACTAATAATATTAAATTAGATATTACAAAAAATCAAACTAGTCTTAATGAAAATGATGAAAATGATGAAACTGATGAAACTAATGAAAATGATGAAAACGAAAATAGTGCAGCTAATACATTTTGGTTAAATAATCCCATTATTTTATTTGATAAAAACGCTATTACTCAATTATGGCCACTTGAAAATATGACACGAGAACAAAAAATAAATGCTATAACAAGATTAATTATTTTATTAACATTAATAGGATTTCTATTTCTAAATGATATAAAAATTTTAATTACTGGAATAATTGCTATACTAATTTTACTATTTACATATTATATATTAAATAAAAATGCTAATTTAAATAAATTAAAAGAAACATTTAGCAATGAAGAAATATATGAAAAGGTTAAACATAATTTTACTAATCCAACTTCAGTAAATCCAGTAATGAATATATTATTACCCGAAATACAAGATAATCCAAATAGACTCGAAGCTGCTCCATCATATAATAATGCTGTTAAAAATATTATGAATGAAGAAACAAAAGATTTTATAGTTAATAATTTTGATAATAATCAAAATATTAAAGAAAATTTATTTAATAATGAATCAGATAATTTTGAATTTGAACAATCAATGAGGCAATTTTATACGACAGCAAATACACGAGTTCCTAATAATCAGGCTGAATTTGCAAGATTTTGTTACGGGAATTTGGCTTCTTGTAAAGATGGTGATGTAGAAATGTGTTTTAAAACATAAAATTTTTTAGAATTTTAAAATATAGCAAAACGTAAAAAATATTTGGCTATATTTATTAATATAATTAATATAGCAAAAAAATAATATATTAAATTATTATAAATGACTTCAACTATTGCTTATCCATATATTTTTGATTCAATGTCTAGACTTGGCAATGATTCTCCAGCAATCGATCAACGTAATATTCAAAATGTAAATAATGCAAACTATAATTTAGAAAATTATTATCCTAATTGTCCAATGACTAAAGCGCAAGATTTTGCTTTAACACAACCGTATATTTTTTATAATAAAGGTTTACATGAAGGAGGTATTAAAGGTTGTGAAATTGAAGCAAATAATGAGTTAAAATTTACTCATATTTCACGCCCAGCATGTAAATTAACATTAGTAACTAGACCTTTTTTAACTGTTCCTTATTTAGGAAAAGGTTTAGGAGATTGTGATATGGAATTTCAATTAAAAACAGGACAATTTGACTTAAATAAAAAAACGGTTAATAATACTATGGAGCAATCTTTTTCGGATTATAAAAATTATCCATTAATTGATACTATAAAAGAATCTGTTACAAATAGTGCTTATATTATTGAAGATGATGCTATGAAAGGTTGGCAACGAGGAGGCATGAGTGCACGTGAATTTGCACGCAATCAAGATACTAAACATTAAATATGGTATTTAATTAAATAGTTATTTTTTATTAAATATATTAAATATATTAAATATATAGTATTGAATTAAATATATATTTGTTATTTTATATATTTAATGTCATTAAATTTTAATTCTTTAAGCATGTATTATAATAATATAGCAAATATAAATTATAATAATGAATTTTTATGTACTTATAAAAGTTTAGATGAAGAATATTATCAAACTTTATGTTATCAAATTCAAATACTACAAGCATTAAATATTAGTAAATATGATGAAGTTATTATATCTAATCATATTGAGAAAATTTATTATTTTTTACAAAATTATTATGAAATTGATAGTATTTTATTAGCATTAAAGGAAAAATATAAAAATACAAGTATTGCTCTTGTTATAGAAAATAATAATTCAGCATTATTTCAAATGTTATTTAGTTATGATTATTTTGATATTTTTCATAAATGTTTATCCCACTATTTGAGAGATAAAAAACTTGAAAAAGAACTCGATACTAATAAAAAGTATTTTTGTGAATTAAAAAATCTTATAATAAAATAAATTATTTAAGGGTTTTTTGTATCTTTTATTGATATATTGTAATACTAGTATTCAATATTTTTTTCGTAATTGAATATTTATTATGATAATACATTATAAATATTTAATAAATTTTTAGGGGTTTTTAATATACCATTTTATACCATTACCCATGGTATATAAATCTCCCTTCTAAACTATTATTCTTTAATATAACTACTTGTGCATAATTTTTTTATTATTTTATCATCATTATGTTGCTTATTGTTTGCTATTGCTACTAATGTATGTGTATAATAATTTTGTTTATTTTCATTGTTTTGAAAATCAGGATTTTCTTTTGTCCATTTACTTAGTGCATAAAATTGTTTAGTTGATACATCTTTTATGACTCTTTTAATTTTTTCTTTATTTGTATCTTTTTCCCAATTATCATCATCTTTTATATATAATGATTCACGCTTTATATCTGTACAATGAATAGGTCTTTGATATAATCCTAGTTTATTCATATTTTCTATAATTACATTACTTAATCCATTTACTAATCCATTATGTTTTGTGTAATCTAATTGTTGTAAACTAACTTCTATTGATTTAATAAAATCACTCATATTTATAGCATCTTTGCACTTTTCATTTAAAAAAACTTGAATGTTAAATTTTTGATTTGTTGTTGTAATATTATTTCCCACTTTTGGAATTAATTCTTTTATTGTATTAGTTAATTCTTTAATTTGATTTTGCTGTTGTTTTACTACTTCTAATATTAATTCTTTTGATAACATTAATTGATAATTTAAATTATTGTTATTTTCATGATCCATACATTTTTTTTTATGTCTATATAACCCAGAACTGTATTTATAGATTTTATTACAATTAGCGCACGTGTAATTCGTTTGGGGTTTTTTGGGGTTTTTTTGTATATCATTTGTATCATTTTCTCTTTTTATATGCTTTTGGGTTGATAAATGTCTAACATAATCTTTTTTATTACACGTTACAAAGTCACAATACACGCAAAAAAAATTTTGGGGTTTTTGGGGTAAAATTTGTGTATCCATTATATACCATTATAGGATATATAAAAAAACCCCTAAATATTTTTTTATTAAAATATATTTTACAAAAAAAAATATGCTCTGTGTTTCTTAATATAAATTTTGGAAATTTATACCTTAAAGGTCTAAATGTGTTTTTAGAAAACATTATTTTAAAATTTTATAAAAGGTCAAATATATATAAAACTGGACATTTATAAATGTCCTTTTTCCAAAAAAATTCTGAAATTTATTTTCCCAAAATTTACACATTTACATATTTACATAGTTTTAATAATGCTAATAAATAATTTATATTATATAAATATTATATACCATAAGTGTATTATAAAGATTATGAACACTTTTTTCCATATTTCTAATATATAATATTTTTCAAAACTGCAAATATGTTATTTTGAATTATTATTTCAAATTATAAAAATTTAAAATAATAATTTACATTATATAATAATATGACTTCAACTAGAAATAAAAATACTCAATTAAATTATAATTTAGAAAAATCTAATACGGAAAAATTATTACGTGAAAATCTATATTTACACTCATCATCAGGAAGACCAATTAGCGAGTGTATTCCTTCGTTGGGATATATGCCAACTCATATATCTAGAGAAGCACTATCTCATAATTCTATAGATATAGAATCACAATTAAGAGGTATTGGTTCGACTAATTTAGAAACTCCTTACGAACCTATTATCCCAAGTATTATAAATCTAGAATTTAAAGATTTTTTTGATAGGCAACAAAATATTATAATGCCTTATCCTATGGTCTATGAAAATAATCAGCGACCTATATTATCATAGTATGTATTATTATGATCCTATATATCTACCTTTACCAGTATTAAACATTACTAAAGGTGTGTATTTTACTGTGTTATTACAATACGGATCGGGAGATACATTAATGTTTATTACATTATTTTGTGATGCATTAGTAGATTGTAAGTTTCTGATACATTCTTGAGAGAATTTATTTCTAGATTTAGATTTGACTATATTTGCAAAATTCTGTTTCTTTAGTGAATTTGATATAAAAGCTCTATTGTTTTTAACTGATTCATGTTTTATTGCATTTTGTTTAGCTGCAATTTTATCACAATTAGAAGTAATACAAGTATCGCTAATTTGATATTGATTAATAAACCCTCTGCCCTCTATAAAATTTTTATCATATGGTTCTATAGATAATAATCTGGGAATATTATTTAACCCAATAATTCCTTGTATCATTCTTCTCGATAAATTACTGCCGTTTTGAGATGGAATAAAAGCAGCATTTGTAGTTGATGTGCGTGCTCCTGTGCCACGATATTGCTCAATTGCTTTTGTTAATGTATCTATTGCATCGTCAAATTTTATTTCAATATTATTATTAGGATATCTAAATTTTGGATCAGGGTCGTTAATAGGATCATGATAAATATAAATACAATCTACATTAGTAAAATCACTTCCTCCAGAAGTTACAAAATAATTTTCAAATGTAAAAGTATAAAAGTTCAATAATGTAAAACCAAATTCAGAATTTCTAGTTAAATTTAAAGTTTCAAGTGATAATAATATATCTAAATTATTAGTTAAATTAAAAACTTGACTATAATTAAATCTTAAATCATAACCGTTATCAGCATTTATTGGTATTAAATTTTTCAGTAAATCATTAATATTATTAAGTTTTATAATAGGATTTTTGTTAAAATTTTTAAATTTTACATTTATTGCTTCATTTACTGCTTTTGGAATCACAGAATATATGTTATTAGAAATATTATTTAATCTTGCTAAGTTATTAAAACTATTTTTATAATAATTATTGCTTATAGCATTAAAATAATTATTAAAATTAATATTAAAAACTTTACTTGTTTGAAGTTCTCTGATATAATATAATATACTACTAAATTTTATTGTATTATTAATATTATAATTACTAATATCATAATTGTTAATATTATAATTATTAATATTATAATTTAATGAAATATCTAGTAAATACTTCTTAGTAAGATTTGGTCTAAGAGGTATATAATTATTAGAATTATTTATTATGCTTGTATTTATTTCTTTTTGAAATATCATAATTGAGTTATTACTAGATAAATGTACATGGTTATATATATCACTTTGTGTAATTCCTGTTACTTGATTGCCCAATCCTAATAAAATGAGATTTGAAAAATCTCTAGCCAAATTTTTAGTTGAATTATTAAACTTTAAATCTTTGCTATATAAATTACTAGTTCTATCTAATACTTTTACATTATTAATAATTATTTTTCTTGAACCAAAAATAATTTTGCTATTTTTCTTTATATTTTGTAGTGTGTCAAAATTATTAGTTTTAATTAAAAAAGTTTTAATAATATTATTAGTTAAATTTAAAGTTGTATAGTTTACTAAAGCTGTATTAGTTGAACTAAAATCATATAATACATCAAATTCATAGTAGTTAATATGTTTAAAATCTAATGTAAATTTATTATAAGACCACATATTACGATATATTGAATAATTGCTATTGCTTTGTAATATATTTAAACTAGTATCGTCAGATATAACACCAATGGTAGGAACATTATAAATGTTATCAATTAATACTTTATTAAAATTATTGGAATTAAAGTTTATAACACTTGAAGTATCTATTGTTGTATTTATAAAATAAAAATCATTAGAAATATTAATAATTTTAAAACCAAGAGTATTATAATCTATATCATTAGTATTGTCTATTTTTGGTATTTCGGTATTATTGAATATAATAGTTGTATACTTATATAAATAATTACTAATATTAATTTTATAAATATCTGAGTTGCTTACATAATAATTTAAATGATATATATAGCGATTACTAGTATTAGTTATATTATTTATATTATTTATATTATGTGATGTATAATTTTCAAAATATGTATTTTGTAAATCTTCAAACAAATAATTTTTTTCATAATCTATATTGTTTAAATTTTTTGTAAATAATATTTTACCATTGCTATTAGTAGATGCATCAAAAATAAATTTCATATTATTTTTTATGTTATTTTGTGTAATTAAACTACAAGAAGTAGTATCTATTTTTCCACTCAAAATTATTCTATTTTTTATGTCATTATTATTATTATTATCAATATTATTATTATCATTAGCAAATATAGAAGCTAAACTATTACTATCTTGAATAATATTTTCTTTTATATATAAAAGATTTCCAACATTATTCAAATTTACAATATTCTTTGTTAAAATAATATAATTATTCATGGTATTAGGAATACTGTTAAAACTCATAGTTATAGTATATATATTTATAACTATGAATATTAAAATTATAAGTTATCACAAAATTTATATAGTAATGAAAATATAAAAAATATATGTATTTATGTTAATACATCTGTATCATTAAAATACCATTGTGAAGCCAAATATTGACCTTTTGAAGATTTTTCAATATTGCTATTTTTCCTAACTGTAAGATTTGGACCTTTAGTAGTAACTGAATCTATTTCTAAGGTTCCAACAGCATAATTATAATATTTTAAATCCGATAAATTACCAGCAAATCCACCATTATAATTTACATATAAATTATCATAATTTTGTTTAACAATATTAGATAATTTATGACGTTTTGTTAAATTTCCATTTATATATATATCACAAATATTTTGTGATGTAACTCGTATAATAACACCCACCCACTTCTTAATAGGTATTGCGTCTACATATATATCATCATAATATGCTTTTTTCACACTTTCATTGTTATGAAACACATTTAATCTTACCAACATTCCTAAAACAGGATAATTATCTATTAAATTATCACTCAAATTTTTCTTTCCATTATATAAGTATACACCGGGAGCATTATTCGGTCCAAATAAACCACTACCTCCTTCACCTTGTGAACTTGGTGGAGAACCTTTGTTAAAAACATGTTTATAATCTATGCTTTCATTATAGTTTATATTGTTAACATATATCCAAAATGAATATGTAAATTCAACACCTCCATATTCGTTTATACTTCTTAAAATAGGAATGGATGTTTTTTGTCCTAAGTTTTGCGTGATAGTTAATGCCTCTGTAGCATCTTTCATTCCACTTATTAAATATGGTGTTTCTGATGGAGAAATAAAATAAGATACAATTTTACTTCCAACATAAAATAATATTGAAAAAAGAATTAATACTCCTAATAAGAAAGTTACTCTTGCAATCATTGTATTTGAAGATAAAAATCCACTAAAATCTCCAAGTTTTTTTTGTGTTTCAAATGGTATCATTGTATTAAAATATTTATTAATATTTCCAAATATTCCTCCATTTGCATTCATATTATTTATATATTAATAATATAAATAATATAATTAATATTATATATTTTATTATATATTTTATTATATTTAAATTTGAATACTTCCTTTTTCTTTGTTATATTCTAAAAAGCTTACTTTTAAGCTATATTTATTAAATAATGTAGCAGCCAGAGATGCGTTTATTCCTTCTTTATAAAAATTATAAGCATCTTGTGGATTACTAGACTCGCCAATATAGCGAATGCGAGTAATAAAACCTTCAAAACCAATATTATTAGGATTACTAGAAGACATATTTCCTAAATATATATTTTTTGGGGTTACTGTATCATAATAATTTTTATATAATCCATGCATCATAAATGAATTTCTTAATTTACCATCTAAATATACATCTAATGTTCGGGTATCAACACTTATTGTTAAATTATTCCATTTTTGAACTGATATATTAGGTATTTTGTATCTGGTATAATATGTTTGAAGAGGTTGAGCAGTCGTTCCTACTCTATCTTGGAAGCATTCTATATCTATAAATAAATTATTTTCATATTTGTCTAATGCTATATTAATATTTTTAGGAAAGATTGTTCCAGCAGCCGATGTTGCTTGCATATGTTTTGTGCTAATACCAGAAAGACTAGTTGTTAGTTCGGGTATTGTACCAGATGCTGGACTGTTTGCCATATATAAGATATTTTTCTCTCTTGAAATATTATTGCCCCAATTATCTATATAAAACCAAACACTCAATGTAAAATTAGATGAAGTAGTTTCGGGTATATCTTTGGCAAGTATTGTATTAGTGCTGGAAGTTGTTTCTGAAACACTTGTTGGTGCTTTTGATGCTTCACACATTTTGTCGTAAATTATATTTGTTTTGAAAAATACATTGTTTAATCCCCATAATAATACTAAACTAAGAATTACTAAAATAATTATATTTATAGCACTCATTATAAAATATTAATATATAAAAATATTATAATGTTTTAAAATTGTTTAATATTTTTGTATTTTTTTGTATTTTTTGTATATAATATTTTTCTAAATTAAATTTTTATTTTTAGTTAAACTATATAAAAATTGTATGGAATCAGGAGTTTTTATTTTATCAAAATAAAATATTTCTTTAATACTTCCATATATACCATCGTGTTCACCAATAGTTACACTATCTCCTATAAAATATGGTGTTACATTATTTTTAGAACCTACTAATTTACCATCAATAAAAACATCTATAATATTATTTTCATAATTAATAACAAAATATAACCATTTTTGATGCTTTACATTAGTCATTTCATATATAGTATCTAATTGATCTGCTTTATTGTTTATTGTTCTAGATTTTATAATAATTTTTCTGGAGTTTCCATTGTAATATATAACGGGTTTAAATCCGTAATTAAATAATTCTGTATCTTTTGTATAAGCAATAGAGGTATTTGTAGGTTGTGGATTTATATAAATATAAAAACTTATGCTATAAGTATAATTATAAGGAAATTTTTTATGGATTTTTGTAGAATCATAATATTTTGTTCCTATATTATATTGACCATTTAAATCATCTTTAAATAATTTAAAATCATACCCTTTAGTATTATCAGAAATATTATTCTTACTATTATAATATTCATTTCTTACAACATCTTCATTTGAACTATTTTCAAGTGAATTAGTATTGCTAGAACTATTCGTGAAATTTGCAGTTAAAACTGAAAACATATTACTCAAATTATTAGTTGTAGGTGTATTTTCAAAATTAAGATTATTGTTGAAGTTTGGAATACTAATATTATCAGTAACATTTTTGTCTAAATTTTGATATTTTCCTAAAGTTTTCTTTTCATTTAAATAAAAAGGACCTTCTCCAGATAAAAGATTATTTTTATTATGTTTTGCTAAATATGTAAATAATAAAGGCAATAAAAATATTAATGTTATTAAAATTATTAATATGAAAAATAATAAATATATAGAAGATGGTGTTAATTTTATATCTTTATTTATTTCATCTACTAATATAATTAATAAACAAGGAATAAAAAATATAATATTTTTTAATAAATCTAATATATTTTGGAAATAATTTTTAGATGTCTTTTCTTCACTAGATACTTCAGTGTTGCTAGTATGTTTTATAGAAAATATTTTTGCTATAATTGCAAAAATAACAATAATTATTAATACTCCCAATATATTTTGTGTAATATTGAAAATATTATTATTAGTTTTGTGCAAATATAATATAAAATTAATTGTCAATACCGGAAATAATATTATTAAAAATAATATACCAACTTGCTTATACATGTGAATAAAAGAATTATCAGGTTTCAAATAATTATATTTTTCATTATAATGTTTATGAACATAAAATATGAAAGTATATATGGTAAATGCTAGCATAAATAGCCACATAATTATTTCATATTTAGTATTTTTAATTTTAAAAATGTTTTGCTTCTCATTTAAATAATAAAATAATCCCAATATTGTTACTAATACTCCTATTATGTAAGAATAATAATATTTCTCTGTACTAGGCAATGGTGGTACCAAATGCCTTGCATACATTTGACTATCTATGAATTTTTGAGAAAATTCTTTTGCCTTAGCAAACATAAATAATATATTACATTAGCATTATATTATTTATAAACTCAATATTTGTAAACTCAATATTTGTAAACTCAATATTTGTAAACTCAATATTTATAAACTCAATATTTATTTATAGATTTTCAAAAGCAGTTTTTTTACCATGACAATCTCTACATAGTGCTTCTAAATTTTCAATATTATTTGAACCTCCATATTCTAATTTTTTAACATGATCTACTTCAAACCAAGCAGGTAACTGTTTTTGACAATGTTTACAATGCCAATTTTGTGAGGCAGCTACATATTTTTTTTTTGTTTCACTAACACTTCTTTTTGTTGATATATTTCCGGAAGACAATATTTTTTGCTGTTGTTTGGATAAATAGTTTTGATTATTATTTATTGAAGTTAATAAATTTTGTGTTTGTTGAATATTAACAGGACTAGAAAAATTAAAATTATTATTCAATTCATTTGTTATTGATTTAGATGTTAAATCAATAATAGGACTTATAAAACTTGCTGTATTTCTGTCAATTGGTAAATATTTTATATAACTGTTAGCATGAGTTACGAGTTCTTTATAGTTTCCTGGATTTTTCTTAATAAATAAATATACACATAAACCTATAAAGGCAAATAATGCCATTTTGTAATATTTTTCATAGTGTTTGAGCTTATTAATTAATTTTCCTTCAAAATATGTGTTTGCTAATACAAAAACAGTTATTAAAAAAATAATTATTTCTAGTTTCATAATATTAATATTTTATATATAAATATATTATTACTAGAATAATTACAATTATTAAAGCACCAAAAATATATTTTTCTTTATTTTTGCGTTCATCGTTCTTTTTAATTTCTTTTAATTTGTAATTTTCATAATATTTATTTAAAGCATCATAATATGTTAATTCAGGTTTGCCTAAATAGCTATTAATTTTATTATGTATAAAATGAACCCATTTTGATAGTGATTCTCTCGAATCTAAATATGGTGTTACTGGATAAGCATCTAAAAATTTACTAAAAACACCTCCTATATCAGAAACTGGCAAAAAAAGAGGTAGATTTGTTATAAAGTCATAATATTTTTTTTTTGTGCATTCATTAATATGTAATGGATAAGATAAAGCAATTGTATATAATACGAACCAATAATGCGGACCCCATATAATAGGATTAAAAATGTGGTTTTCGTTATACATATTAAAATTTTATAATATTAAAATTTTACATATTAATTTTAATCAATTACATTTCTTATTTGAGTGTTTAGTAACTAAATAAATTATATAAAAACATTATTATTAGTTAATATAACTAATACAACTAATATAACTAATGATGAATATTAAAAAACAATACTTTTGTAATAACTGTGGAAAACTAGGACACTTATTTCATCAATGTAAAGTACCTATTACTAGTATAGGTATTATTCCTATTAGAATTGTAAAAAAATATGATGCCTCTCTAAATAAATATGAAAATTCAATTGAACTATTAATTATTAAACGTAAGGACACATTATCTTTTGTAGATTTTATGCGTGGAAAATATTCTATTGAAGATAAAAATTATATAAAAAATTTATTAAACAATATGACTTCTAATGAGAGAAGTTATATATTAAATAATGATTTTGATACAATATGGCAATATTTATGGAATTATAATACAAATAACTCTTATAAAAATGAAGAAAAAACTTCAAAAATAAAATTTACAAATTTGAAACAAGGTTATGTTAACATTTTAGAAAGTTATGATTTAAAATCTTTAATTGACTTATGTGATAAAAATTATGAAGAACCAGAATGGGGATTTCCAAAAGGACGGCGAAATTATCAAGAAAAAGATATTATATGTGGATTAAGAGAATTCGAAGAAGAAACAGGATATCAAAAAAATGATATTATACTAATTAATAATATTGTTCCATATGAAGAAATTTTTAGTGGTTCTAATTATAAATCATATAAGCATAAATATTTTGTTGGCATTATTGTTGATAATAATCAACCAAAAAATGATTATCAAATATATGAAATTACTGAAATAAAATGGATACCAATAGACGAGGTTAATACTTATATTAGAGAATATAATTATGAAAAAAAAAAAATTATAAATTATTTAAATAAATTATTAAAAAGTTATAAACTATATATTTAATATATAGTAATGAGTGCTATTAGTAAGAATGAATTAAATGAAGGAGACATAGTCAATATTCCAATATCTTTAAATAAAGCAGATGCTGAAAGTGAAGAAAGTGAAGAAAGTGAAAGTGCTGAAAGTGAAAGTGAAAGTGCTGAAAGTGAAAGTGCTGAAAGTCAAGAAAGTGAAAGTGCTGAAGAAGAAGCTGAAGAAGAAGAAGAAGCTGAAGAAGAAGCTGAAGAAGAAGTAGGAGAAGAAACATATGAGCAACCAGTTCCAATACAAAAAATAAATCAAGACATTAAAGAAGATAAAACTAAGAAAAAAAATAACGAAGAATTAGTATCATTATTTAGAGAAAATATAAATAAATTTGATGCTAGCAAACTAGACAAAAATAAATTAGAAATATTAGAAAAAAATTTAAATACAATAACAGATTATAAACATTTTAATAATGCTGTTGAACTATTGAATACTAAAGAGTTAAATGATTCTTTTAATACAAGATATAAATATTTATATCCACATTTGGATGATGAATTTTTAAATATTAAAATAGCAAATAAGCAAGAATTTGAAGAAAATAAATTAAAAATAACAATAGACGATGATTTTGAAAAACAAAGTAATGAAATATGTAACAAAGATTTTGAATTAGCACCACATCAAAAATTCATCAAAAATTTTCTTTCAATGTATACCCCATATAATGGGTTATTATTATATCATGGTTTAGGAACTGGAAAAACTTGCTCAGCAATTGGTGTTGCTGAAGAAACAAGAAAATATTTAAAATTTATGGGTTTTAATGAAAGAATAATAATAGTAGCTTCACCAAATGTTCAAGACAATTTTTATTTACAATTATTTGATGAACGAAAATTAGAAGAAAAAAATGGAATTTGGACTATTAATAATTGTGCTGGGCAAAATATTTTAGATGAAATCAATACAATACAAAAAAATTTATCACGTGACAAAGTAATAAAAATTGTTAAAAATGTTATAAACAATTATTATTTATTTATGGGATATACACAATTTGCCAATTTAATAATAAAGAAATCAAATATTTCAAATCAATCATTAAATACGCTAGATTCAAAGAAAAAGCAGTTATTAATAAAAAATAAATTACAAAAATTTTTCAATAACAGATTAATTATAATCGATGAAATACATAATATACGTCAATCAAAAGATAACAGTAATAAATTAGTATCAAATGAATTAATTAAATTAGTTAAAAATGTAAATAATTTGAAATTATTGTTTATGTCAGCTACTCCTATGTTTAATGATTATAAAGAAATAATTTTTTTAATCAATATATTAAATTTAAATGATAAGCGATCATTAATAGAATTAAAAGATGTATTTGCTAATGACGGAAGTTTTATAGTAAATAGTAAAGGTGAAGAAGTAGGGTTAGACCTATTTAAAAGAAAAATAAATGGTTATATAAGTTATATAAAAGGCGATAACCCATTAAGTTTTCCGTTTAGAATTTTACCAAATGATTTTTCTAAAAATAATAGTATTTTAAATAAAAAATACCCTGAATTTAAAATAAATGCTAATCCGTTAAAAGAAGCAATAACACTATTTGATATATATGTGAATGATGTTAATATATCACCATATCAAGAATTTGTATATAATATTATTTTAAAAAATAATATATCAAAATTTGACGAAGAAAAGATAAATGCAATGGAATCTTTTGGATACACGCTATTACAAAAACCATTAGAATGTTTAAATATTGTTTTTCCTAATAATAAATTAGAAAATTATTTTGATGCCAAAATGATTTATTATAATAATAATATTGTAGAAGTGGTGCAAAATATAAATATTGAAGAAATAAATACACTTATTGACATAAAAACTATTGTTGGTAAATCAGCAATTAATAATATTATGAGTTATCAAGAAACACAAGCACCAAAATCTAGATATAATTATAATTTTAAGAGTGAATTCCTTAAAAATATGCCTATTAATATGTTTGAATATGATGTAATTGGAAAATACAGTTATAAGATTAAAGCACTAATTGATTCAATATTAGGTTCTACTGGTCCAATCATAATATATTCACAATTTATAGATTCGGGTTTAATACCAATAGCACTTGCCTTAGAGGCAAAAGGTTTTACACGTTATGGAAATAACAAATCTCTCTTTGCTAATCCTCCAAGTGAGGAATTAGATGTGAATACCTATAAAAAGAAATCCGAAGTAATACAATCAGGACAGCGATTTAGAGGTGCTAAATATGTAATTATAAGTGGAAATAGTAATATTTCACCAGATATTGTAAGTGATTTAAAAGCGTGTACAGATTCTAATAATGTTGATGGTGAAAATGTTAAGGTAATTCTTTTATCGGCAGCAGGTAGCGAAGGTTTAGATTTTAAATATATTAGACAAATACATATTTTGGAACCATGGTATAATATAAATAGAATAGAACAAATTACAGGTCGTGCAGTTAGAACTTGTAGTCATAAAGATTTGACTTTGAATAAACGAAATGTTCAAATATTTATGTATGGGACATTATTAAGTAATGCTAATGAATCTGTTGATTTATTAATTTATAGAAAAGCAGAGGAAAAAGCAAAAATAATAGGAAATGTTACTAGAGTTTTAAAAGAACATAGTATAGATTGTTATCTAAATTATGAACAGCAAAAGTTCGATGAAACATCTTTAAATAAAAAATTACAAATTATTCTCTCTAATTCTAATACAATTGAGTATGCTATAGGAGATAAATCTAATAGTCCATTATGTGATTATATGGATAACTGCAAATATACTTGTAAACCGTCAATAGAAGAATATACTCAGAAATATGGAGAAAGCAAAATAGATCTATTTTCATATGATGAATCATTTTTGAAAACAAATAATGAAGTAATTATTAAACTTTTGAGAGATTTATATAAGGAATACTACTTTCGTACCAAAGGAGATATAATCAACTATATACAAACATTTAAAGAATATCCATTGGTCCATATTGATAATGCTTTGAATGAATTGGTTAATAACGAAAATATATTTATTACTGATAAATTTAATACGCAAGGAAAATTATTACATATTGACAATATAGTAAATGATTTAGATGATTTATATATTTTTCAACCTGTAAACTTAAATGAAGATTCTACGCTTTTTGAAAGATCTAATAGTATAATGAAAAAACCAAATGCTTTAAAATTTGCTGTTCCTGAAAATTTTGATATATTTAGCGAAGAGGAAACTAAAGAAACTAAGGAAACTAAAGAAACTAAGGCAACTAAAGAAACTAATGATGAAAAAAAAACATTTAAAGAAACACTTACTCCCAAAATTATATTAAGTCAAAGTGATTTAGACGATAAATTAACAGAAAAAAATATAGAAAATGTTAAAGCAATAATTGCTGAATTAGAACGCAATTATAGTTTTATAATAACAGAATATACACCAACAAAAAGTGAATATTTATTAAAAGATAACAAATATATTTATTATGGTAAAATGACGGATATATTAAAAGAAGATAAAGTTATAACTAATGACGAAGTGAATATTTTAGCAATAAATATATTATTAGATGATTTAGATTTTAACAAAAGTGTTTTATTAGTTATATATTTATTAAATAATGGTTATGGTGAACTAGCAAATTTTGAAAAAGATTTATTAATTTATTATAATTCTAAAATTATAATAGCAAATAATGGTAAGTTAAGAGCGCTATTTATACCAAATAAAAGTGAATTTAGAGAATATACTTTATATATTTTAACTAATACAAATTTAGAGACTTCGAATATAACACTAAATAGTGGACAATCAGAAGATTATAATGATTTTGATAATATTATTATATCAAAAAAAATACCTATTTCACAAATGGCAGTTCCATTAGGATTTTTATCAAGAAATAAAAAAATAACAAAAGAATTAGCAACAGATTTTAAAGTAAAAACAGGTTCAAATAAAGGTGCAAGATGCGAACAAGCAGGAAAACTTAATAGCGAAAAAATTTTTGTTGCTTTGGGAGTAAAAGATGAAATGATTGAAAAATTAAAAGGAAAGAAATTGGAAAAAGGAGAAAAATTAAATCAAAAAAATTTCTGTGCAGCGCAAGAATTATATTTTAGATTGTATGATTTACAAAAAGTAGAAAATAAGCGCTGGTTCTTAAATCTCTCTGAAGCACAAATAAATAATTTATTATAATCACAAAAATATATTAAAATATAATAAAATATATTAAAATATATTAAAATATAATAAAATATATTAAAATATATTAAAATATTTTATTATATAATTGAAATAATTTTAAAGATTAAATTAATAATATATATAATCTAATGTCTAAAATACAAAATAAAAAATCATCTATAAAAAAAACACCATTAGACAATTCACACGTTTACATTCGCTCATTATTAACACAAAAAACAGTATTAAAGTATGACGAAGTCAACTCAGAATTATTTAACATATTAGAAACAAAAATAAAAAAATTAAATGAAGGAAAATGTATTAAAGAAGGATATGTTAAAAATAATAGTATTAAATTATTAACATATTCAAGTGGAGAATTATTTGATAATAAAATATTATTTGAATGTGTATTTGAATGTTTAATAACAAATCCAGTTGAGTCAACATTAATTTATTGTATTACAAAATCAATAACTAAAGTAGGAGTTCGTGCCGAATTAATTGTAGATGATGAAAATAGTCCATATATTATTTTTATAGCACGTGATCATCATTATAATAATGAATCTTTCTCACAAATAAAAGAAAATGATATTATTCAAGTTCGTATATTAGGTCAACGCTACGAATTAAATGATAAATTTATTAGTATAATTGCTGAATTAATTAGTATCAATAATTATAGCACATTAAAAAATGAATTATTGACAAAAGATAATGAAGACAGTTTAGAAAAAACTGGTGGAAAAATTAGTGAAAAAACTGGTGGAAAAAAATTTAAAATTCACGTGAAAAAATCAACACAAGAAGCAATTAATAGTTACAATAAAACTACTAATTAGTTTATATAAAATTTATATAAAGATATTTTTTTTATTAGTAATAATTACCAATATGGAATTAGATAATAACGAGCAAATAGAGGAAAGTGAGCAAATAGAGGAAACAGAGGAAAGTCAGCAAACAGAGGAAAGCGAGCAAATTAATAATGAAGACAAAAATATAACATGTAAAAATAATATTATTGACTCCAATAATAATATAGATTCTAATGATTTAATTAAATTGTGTAAAATAATTGAATCTTTAGAAAATAGTCATCATATAGAAATTGCTAAAATATTAAAAACGAATAATGTTTATTTAAATGAAAATAGTAATGGTATTTTTGTTAATTTAAATAAAATATCCGCAATAGTTTATAAAGAAATATGTAATTATATTGATTTTATTAAAAAACAAGAAAGCGATATAAATAAAGATGAAAAATTGAAAAGAAATTTGCAAACAATTTATTTTAAAGATAATAAAGATATTACCAGTACTAATATTAGTGTTTAAAATGTTATGTCTAAATAAAGAAGAATTATTAAAAAATGTTAATTTAAATGAAGTTAAGCAATATATGTTATATAATCTTAAAACAAATAATAGTACTACTTCAAAAAATTTAACATTTATTCAAAGCAATACTGCTAATGAAAGCAATATTGCTAATGAAAGCATTACTGCTAATGAAAGCAATACTGCTAGCAATACTGTTAGCAATAATAATTCTAACAAATTTAATAATTTGAGAAAACAAAATATAATAGTTAATTCAGGGGTTCCAAGAAGTCGAGTCCAAATAAATTATACGAAAAAATTAAGTAAATATAATGAACCATTTAAAATTAATAATCATAAAAATTTTGCAGATAAATTATTTTGGATGTTTTACAAAATTATCAATAATTTAAATGATGTAGATTTAGAACATATTAATTCATTTAAAATTATGAAAGAGTTTAAAATTAATAGTGTTGAAAAATTAAAGAATCAGAAAAATATTTTAAAAGATTTTAAAATACAAAAAGGATTAGTTGAAGATGATCTTACTAATAATGAAAAAATAAGTTTTAAAACTTTTTATGCTTTATGTGTATTATATTTAGTAAATGTTATATTGATTCGTGAGAATAATACATATTGTGTTTTATGCACAAATAATGATGAAAAAGTTATTAATTTACAAAATTATAAATTATTAAAATTATCAAATGTAAAAATGAGCTCTGAATTTAATAATTTTGATATAGAATTAGTTAATAATAGTTTTACAGAAGAAGAGTTACAAAAAATATTAAAATCATATTATGCTATTGAAAATATTGATAAACCATTAAAAGCATTTAGTAATTATAAATTAGATGATTTAGTTAATATAGCAGAAAAGTTAAGCATCAATATATACGATGAGCACACTAAGAAAAAGAAAAAGCAAGAATTATATGAAAATATAATACAAAAACTGATTTAAATACGTTTACCAAATTAAATTATTGTTATTAGCATGTTACTATTTTTTTATATTTAATCATTATATATTTAATCATTATATATTTAATCATTATATATTTAAACAAAATTGAAATTTATTATTATTTATTACAATGTAATAAATAATAAATAATAATATATATTAATTATGAGTAAAAGTCAATTAATTAAAGAAACTAGCAAAGATTCTCAAAAAGAAGAATTGAGTAATAAATTTTTAAAATATATTGAAACCTATTTGTCAAGTTATACGCGATTTTCAGAAAATGTATATCCCGAATTTGAGATTCGCTTTGGAACAAAAAAAATAAAAAATATTAATAAAGTAGATTTTTACAATGTTATAAAGAGTTTGTTAAACTATGATTTTAAATTAATTAATGAAAATTATCATTTGAAAATTATAAATACTAGTAATTTATCTAATATTAGAACACAAATAAATGGGATGCCAAATATTCAAAGTTATTGTAAATTAAATAATCTATCTGGGATTTTAGATGAAAATAATATTAAATTTGTAGAAAAAGAATATTTTAAAAATAATACAATGCAATTATTTCCATTAGATTTTGACGAATATAATTTTCGTGTATGCTATCAAACAGAGCAAAATTATTCAAGAAATCATAATGCTGTTGAAGAACTACATGCTAAGTGGAATTCTATAAAAAAAATATTTAGATATATTAAGCGATACGAATATAGACATCCGGATTTGCCATTTTTAATTCATTGCAGTATTGTTAAAACTTCTAAATCACAATATGGGAAATTTATTGAGCAATTTAATATTAAAGATTCAGAGGTTTTTAATTCGTTAGAAAATTTTGAAATTGAAATAGAATTAAACAATGAATTTATTATTGCCAATAAATCATTTTCGAGTGCTGAATTTTTATATAGTAATTTGCGCAAAGTTATTAAATATATTTTAATAGGGTTACAAGAAACAAATTATCCCATAACGCTAAGCGAAATTGATAACGCAATGCAACAATATTTAAAATTAACAAAAGGACAAGATTATAAAAATATGATGACACATAGCATAAAAGACTTTATTGGTCCATCATCTACTACATTACAAATGGTAAATATATTACCAGAAACAGAAATAAATGATACAAATAATTCTATTCCAAATATTAGGAATAATTATACTGTAACAGATAAAGCAGATGGAGCCAGAAAACTGTTATATATATCACCACAAGGAAAATTATACTTTATTCCTACAATTATGAATATACAATTTACAGGATGTTATATTGAGAAAAAAGAATTATTTAATACAATTATAGATGGCGAACATATTTTACATAATAAAAAAGGAGAATATATAAATGTATTTGCTTGCTTTGATATATATTATTTTAATGGAAAAAATGTAACAGGTTTGCCTTTTATCAATTTGACTATAGAAGAAAAAGGAGAAAAAGGAGAAAAAGAAGAAAAAGAAGAAAAAGGAGAAAAAGAAGAAAAAGGAGAAAAAGAAGAAAAAATGGAAAAAAGCAAAAAAGAAGAAAATTTCAATTATCGTCTTATAATTTTAAATAGTGTAATAAAAACTCTTGAATTAAAATCAATTACAAATAGTAAAGAAATACATATTAAATTTAATGTGAAAAAATTCTATGGCGCCCATATATTTAATGGATGTGCTAGAATTTTAAATAATATTAAAGATGGATTATATGAATATAATACAGATGGATTAATTTTTACACCAGCAAATACTGGTGTTTGTAGTTTAAAAACAGGAGTTGCTGCTCCAAATTATAAAATTACTTGGAATGAATCATTCAAGTGGAAACCTCCTGAATATAATACTATTGATTTCTTAATTAAATTTAAAAAAAATGAATTAGGAAGTAATTTTATGGGCACTTTAAATAACGAAGGCGAAGATTTAACTTCATATACTCAAGTTAAAAATTATTATACTTTAATATTAAATGTAGGTTTTGATGAAAAAAAACATGGTTATATTAATCCATATAATGATATTATTAATAATAATATTAAGCGCGATACTAAAGAATCTTATACTAATAGTTATAAACCTTGCCGTTTTTATCCAACAAATCCGAACGATGTTAATGCTGGATTATGTAATATTATGGGTAAATTAGATGAATCAAATAATCTTAAGATTTATACTTTGGAAGGTGAGGAAATTGAAGACAATACTATTGTAGAATTTGCTTACAATATTAATAATCCTGAATTTTGGAGATGGGAACCATTACGACTTCGTTCTGATAAAACATCAGAGTTGCGTTCAGGTTTGAAAAATTTTGGTAATGCCTACCATACAGCAAACTCAAATTGGCAATCTATTCATAATCCAATTAGTGAATCAATCTTAATGACTGGAAATGGTGTAACAGTTAATACTGATGATGATGTATATTATAATAAAATTTCTAAAACATCTGAAACACAGGCATTGCGTGATTTTCATAATTTATATGTTAAAAGCATGTTGATAAATAAAGTAGCTAAATCGGGATATTCGTTAATAGATTATGCTGTTGGTAAAGGAGGTGATTTACCTAAATGGATATCTGCAAATCTTAATTTTGTATTTGGTTTGGATTTAAGCAAAGATAATATTGAAAATAGATTAGATGGTGTATGTGCTCGTTATTTAAATTATGCTCAACGCTATTCAATTATTCCTAAAGCATTATTCTTACACGGTAACAGTATTCATAATATTAAGGATGGTTCGGCATTTTACGATGACAAATCAAAACAAATTATTAAAGCACTTTTTGGAGAAGGTGCTAAAAATGAAGTTTTATTAGGTAAAGGTGTATATAATAATTATGGTATTGTAAAAAATGGTTTTAATATTAGTTCTATTCAATTTGCGATGCATTATATGTTTGAAAGTGAAACAATATTAAATGAATTTATGAAAAATATAAAAGAGTGTACATCACTAGAAGGATATTTTATTGGAACTTGCTATGATGGACACAAAATATTTAATATGTTAAATTCGTTAAACAATGACGAATCAATTAGCATATTTAAAAATCAGAAAAAAATATGGGAATTGACAAAAAAATATGATGCAAAAGAATTTAATGATGATGAGTCCAGTTTAGGATATGCAATTAATGTATACCAAGAAACAATCAATAAAACTTTTAAAGAATATTTGGTTAATTTTAAATATTTACTAAGAATTATGGAAAATAATGGATTTGTATTATTAAATGAAACAGAATATAAACAATTGAATTTGCCCGGTTCAATGGGTAATTTTGAGCAATTATATAATTTTATGAATAATGAAGTAAAAAGCAATAATTATTTATTAAAAAAATTAGGTAATTCGGCACAATTAAGTAGTGAAGAAAAACAAATATCATTTTTAAACAATTATTTCATATTCAAGAAAATCAGAAATGTTGAATATGATCCAGAAGAGTTAGTATCTAAGAAGCAGGAATTAAAAGAAAAAGAATTACAAGAAGAGGTAATTGGCGAGTTTAAAAAAATAGATGAAGAATTTGAAATTCAAGAAAAAGAAAAACTAAGCGAAAAATCTAAAAAATTAGCTTCCAAATATTTGAAAGAAACACAAGAATTAGAAGAACAATTAGAAGAACAATTAGAACAACAACAACAAAGTAAAGCAGTTAAAAGCAAAGCAACCGAAAGCAAAGCAACCGAAAGCAAAGCAACCGAAAGCAAAGCAACTGATAAAATGAAGTTAACTATAGATGAAAAGATTAAACTTGCGGAAGAAAAAAAGAAAGCAAAAGAAGAGGAAAAATTAAAAACAGCACAAGAAAAGAAGGCAGCAAAAGAAGCTGAAAAAACTCTGAAAGCAGAACAAAAGAAATCTCAAAAAGCAGAAACAAAGAAATCTCAAAAAGCATAAACTATTTCAAAATTCAAACATTTATAAATTCAAACATTTATAAATTCAAACATTTATAAATTCAAACATTTATAAATTCAAACATTTATAAATTCAAACATTTGTAAATTCAAACATTTATATATTAGTAAATAAATATATAAATGTATTTTACTATACTTACTAAGTATAGTAACTATAAATAAAGATATATGACATATATAAATTTACCAAATTTAAATAATTTGAATTTAGATTTCAATATTATATATAAAAATAATAAATCACAAGCAAATATAGTATCTGATGCTAATGATATAATATTATGTTATTCATTATATAATTATTTACATTTATTGAAGCAAACGATTGATGAATACTATGAATATTGGGATATTATTAAAAAAATTACAAATCCATATGAATATATACATACAATTGTTCCTAATCATAAATGTTCTTTATGTAAGCATAAACCATTATCGCGTTCTTTCTTTAAAATGATAGAAATAATAGATACATTTAGTTTTTTAAATGAATCAAGTAATATACAATCTTTTCATTTAGCAGAAGGTCCTGGTGGATTTATAGAAGCTTTTAATTATAAAAGAAATAATAAGCAAGACACTTATTATGGCATGACATTAATTAGTGATAATATTAATATTCCATCGTGGAAAAAAGCAAGTCAATTATTAAGTAATAATAAAAATATTAAAATAGAATATGGTGCATCGAAGAATGGGGATTTGTTTTTAAAAGAAAATTTGATTTATTGTTATAAAAAATATTTTAGGTCAATGGATTATATTACTGCTGATGGAGGATTTGATTTTTCGCATGATTTTAATAACCAAGAAGATATTTCATTTAAATTAATATTATCACAAATTTTTTATGCGTTAATAATGCAAAAACAAGGAGGAAATTTTATATTAAAAATATTTGATGTATTTAAAATAAAAACAATAGAAGTTATATATTTATTATGTAATTTATATGAAAATGTGTTTATCTTTAAACCAAATACCAGTAGGTGTGCTAATTCAGAGAAATATATAATTTGTAGAAATTTTAAAAATAATAACAAAAAAATTATTACAAATATTATAGAAAATTTTGATTTATTAATTAATAAAGTGGATTCTATTTATAGTTTATTTAATATTCAATTAAATCAATTATTTATAACAAAATTACAAGAAATTAATTCTATATATGGGCAGCAACAATTAGAAAATATTAAAAATACTATTAATTTAATAAGGGAGTTTAAAATTTTAAATATTCAATATAATTTATTAAATAATAATTATAATTCATTTTTGAAATATTTAAATATTTTTAACAAAAATATTCAATACACTAATATTAATATTGATATAAGTGCTGATACAAGTGCCGATACAAGTGCTGATACAAATGCCGATACAAGTGCTGATACAAGTGCCGATACATGTGCCGATACAAGTGCCGATACAAGTGCCGATACATGTGCCGATACAAGTCCCGATACGAGTGCTGATACAAGTGTTGATATAAGTGCCGATACAAGTCCCGATACAAGTATAGAACTTTATAATGAATACCTTATTATAGAAAATAATAATACAATAAATTCATTAGTTATAATTAAAAATAATAGTCAAACTGAAGATATTGATTTATCGTCTACAACTATTAATAATGAAATAGTAAGCAAATATTTTAATAAATTAAATGTGTTAGTAAATATTAATATACAAAAATCAATAAATTGGTGTAAAAAACATCAATTTATTATAAATAAAGAATTTATTTTAAAATATTAATACGTTGTCTACGTATTTTTGTTTTTGAATTATCATTAATACATCCAACACATGCTGGAGAAACTTTTATTTTACTTGATGGGGCGTTAATATGTAATGTATCAATGTAAGTTTTTTTACAATGAGCACTATCATCACAACTATACTTCAAACTACTTGTTCGAGCACTGGAACTAACTGGTCCTTGGCATTGAAATTTTTTATTTGACGGGTTAAATGTTCTACAAACCGTTTCTCCATTACAAGTTAAAGTTGTTTCTCCATTTATAACAATATCAGTTTTATTTGTTGTTAGAGGTAAATTTTGGTTAAATGTTTTGTGTTTATTATATAAATATTCTCTGTTTGATGAAGCATATGTATTAGATAAATTTGTAGTTGCAGTTTTAATTACTAAAGCAGTTGGATTAAATGAAGTACATATCATTTTATTTAATGAATAATCATAGAATTTGTCTGTAGCTAGAGTTCTACAAGTAGCATCTTTATCCAAATAAGTATATATACTTAAATTACAATTTGTTGAATCAATAATTGGAGTATTAGCGTTTGTAACAATATTAGCTCCTGGTTTGTCTAAACTTCCAATAAGAGATAAATTGCTAAATGTTGTTGTATTATTTATATCTGTATTTACATATTGTTTTCTATAATGCCTAATAGGATTGGCATTAAATTTATATTTCTTAATAGCACACTCAGGGGACCAAGGAGGGTATGTATTAATATTATTAGGCGGTTCATTTATTATAATTTTAGGAACAATTGTTACATTATTATTACTCAAGCCTTTTGAAACAATATTTGGAGTTATTTGATTAAAATAAAGTCTCATACTAATTACTTATAATATATAGTTATAAAAATATTAAAATAAAATATTATAAAAATGTTATAAAATATTATAAAATGTTATAAAATATTATAAAATTTTATAAAATATTATAGCATTATTTTAATTGTTATTATATATTAGATTATGTCAAATAAAAATTTTATTTTAAATAGTAAATTAATTTCTAATTTAAAATCAAATAAATTTATACTTATTTTATTACTTACTTTATTAATTATAATATTTTTTTATAATTATAATTCTTTATTTAAAATTATTGAAGGTAATGAACCTTGTAAATTTACTGATAAAGAAAAATTAAAGAAAGATGTAGAAAGTAAAGCTAATAAATATAAAAGAGACAAACCAAATTTAAGTAATACTCAAGCAATATTAGGCAGAGTAGATAATATAGAGGTTGATATATAATATAATATTGTATAATACTTATTGTATAATACTTATTGTATAATACTATTTAATAATAATATAATAATCTAAAATTATTATATTATATTATTTTAATTATTGAATTATGAGTGATTCGCAAAAATGTGTTGTTGATGAACTTTTTGGTTTTCAACATCCGTATGCTTTTTGTGTAAAACCAAGCGATAAAATGGTGCCTTCATCAAGTTTTAAAAAGGGAAGTTTGTTACTAGATAATACAGCAAAAGTATTTGGCGGTATGTTTAATTATGTAGATTATTTAGTATCAAATCCACAAGAAGGAACAGCTGCTCAATGTTTATATAATGGAAAAGGAGTAATAGGCAATAATTACGTTTTAAAAACTGACATTGAATGCACGCCAGTAGATAATACAGGAAAACTTATTACGGTATCTGGTGGAGAAATTCCTTATTTGCATAAATATATTAAGAATGTAACTGATGGTTCAAGTTGGTTAACTGGAGGACAAAGTAATGAAGATGTTACAGGTGTAATACCATCGGCATTTTATAGTGCTACAAAAATAGGTTATAATATTGTTGATTTAGTATCGTCTTTTAATGGAACAACTAAACCATATTGTATGAAAGCAAGTGTTAAATGTCATTTAGTTGACTATGATATGGAGGGTAATAGAGGTTCTAGAAATTATGATGGAAATAGTCCACAAGTATATTTTGCTCTTAGCGATCTTAGAAGAATGAAGCAAGTTGATTTTGATAATGGTCAAATAACTATTCCAACTATAAGTGGGGAAATAATTGATACTTTTGATAATATTGAACCTACACATCCCACTATTAGTAGTAATATTATAAAACAAAATATGGATAAAATACAGAATTTTTCTGAGATTGATAAAATGTTAAATTCTATAAATATAGACAAAACACTAACTTCTGTAAATTTTGAAGATGAATTATTAGTTAAAATGTATTATGTAGGATTTTCAATACTTATGATTTTAATAATATTAAAATTAGTATTTAAGAAAAAATAATGATGCTGTTACATAAAAAAAATTGAATATTTAATTTGTAAACTAGATTATAATTATACAAAGATGAGTGAATTAAATACGCAATTGCCAATTACTAATAAAGGAACTGGTGCTGGCGGGGCAAATACAAATTATTATGGAAAAAAATTTGAAGAAAAAACTAATAATCAGCAAAGATTATTAGAATTAGGATACATCAAAAATAGTTTTACGCAAAAACCAAAAAAAGCATATGACTATTATTTATCAAAAACATTTGAGACTAAAACAATCGTGTTTGTATTACAAAATGGATTAAAAATGTATATGAAAAATAAATATAATATTGATATGTTTAGATGTCCCGATGAAGCATATATTATTGAATATGCGACTGGCAGAAAAGTAATAAAAATATTAGAAAAAAAAGAGCAAAATGTAGAGGGTTCAGTAGAAACTAAATTATGGTCTGGACCTTCACTTAAACGAGAATATGAATTAATTTTGGGTCCTGAGTTTGAGGTATTTTATGGATTTTGTGTAAGTGAGTTTTTGAAACAGAAACTTATTTCTAATGAAAAAAAATATACAACATTAAATTCAATATTTAATGAAAATAATATTGCGGTTTTATTTGGTGATGATGCAAATTATTTTGAAACATTTGATAGATGGTTTAATATAATGTAGCTTTGCTTAATATAATGTAGCTTTGCTTAATATAATGTAGCTTTGCTTAATATAATGTAGCTTTGCTTTAATAGTTCTTAATAATAACTTCTTTTGCCTTTGCATCTGGATTTTTAGAATTAATTGACCTTTTACATAAAATTGATAATGTATTATACTTTTCATTTTTAGCGCAATTACAAAAGTTTTCACGCACTAAATTCACATCGGCATTACTTAACATTATTTTTTTATTTGTATCAGTCAAATTATGAATTAATTTAAATAAATTATTATGGTTTTCTATGTTAAACCCATTTTCAGTATATCCTACAAATGAATTAGTTGTTTCTGGAGCATATGGAGGGTCAAGATATACAAAATCATTGGGTTCTACACGTGTTAGTGATGCAGTAAAATCACAGCATTCAAATACTACATTTTTAATTAAAGCAACTATTTCTTCTAAATGTTCTTTATTTATAATTTCTGGATTCTTATAGTGTCCATATGGAACATTAAATCCATTAGGTCCAACTCTAAATACGCCTCTAAAGCAAGTTTTATTTAAAAATATAAACATAGCAGAACCTAATATACTTTTTTTATCATTTAAACATAATTTATTATATTCACTTCTTATCCAATAATAGTAATTTTCTTTTGCGATTTTTGCTTCTGCTATATTTGTGGGTGTTCTATTTATTGTTCCATTAGTACATTGATTGAATTCTGTAATAATAGATTGTAATATAGTATATAATTCATTATGATATAATTGAATGTTTTTGTAGACATAAATTAATGGTTCATTCAAATCATACGCATATATATTACCATTTAGTTTTATAATACCGCTTTTTACATAAGATAATAAAGTTAATAAAACACTACCTCCTCCTAAAAATATTTCGCGATAATTATTAATTTCTGTTGGAAAATCTGTAATAAGTTTATCTATTATTTGAGTTTTTCCACCAACCCACTTTAAAATTGGTTTGGGTATATGAATTTTTGTACTAGAAACCTCTTTAACAAGTTTATTAGTATAAACTATTTCAATATTGTTTATTAATTCATTTGGTGAAGTTTTGTCTATTAACTCATTTCCGCACGTATATTTACCCATTTTTAGTTATATTTAGACAATATAACTAATATTTTTAAATCAATTTTTTAATATAATCTAAAATTACCTAAATATAGTTAATTTTTATTACAACTCGTTTAAATAGTTATGAACTAGATTGCTGCTATTTGTATTTGTGATTTCTCCGGCTAATACGCTATCTTCATATAATTTACGTAATACATCATTTGGTGCTTGCGAACCTAATTTTATTAAATTTTTTTCTCGTAAAAAGTTTTTAACATCTTGAATAGGTTGCTGCTTTAATTGCGCTACTTCTTGTCTTATTTTTTTTTGAGTTTCTCTATTTTTTATGAGTAATCCAATATGTTTATTGTCTTTTTTTTTTCCTAATTTATATTTATATGTTCTTGTGATTCTGCGTAATTTTGGAATATATGAGTCTTCTTTTGTATCTTCTTTAGCATCTTCTTTTGTATCTTCTTTTATATTTTCTTCATTAGTTAGAATACCTTCTTCTTTATTAGTTAGAACTTCTTTAGTTAGAAATTCATCTTTTATAACTTCATTAGCATTACTAGAATAATTATCAGTATAATCATATGAAGCAGTTATTATTTCATTGTTTACTTTTTTAAACGGTTTGTTATTTGAGAGATTAGCACTATGTGATGATTCATCTTGTGCATGTTCTACTATTTTCAATTCAATATTGGGTTTAATAGTTTCTGTAGGTGTATTACTATTTGTTTCATATTTATTATGAAATTCTGAATGATCATAATATGTATTATTTTCTAGTGCTAGTTGTAGTCTTTTTCCGTTATTTGCTGTATGAGTACTATGCGAAACGTGTTTTTGTGTTTTATTTAAATCTCTAAATGTAGGTTTTGAACCATTTTTTAAACAACCATAATTAGGTTCTCTATTTGAATTATATATTAAACTGTCTTTGGGGATTTCAATATTTATATCCGCATTAGACACTTTTAATGTTTTCTTTTTACTTTTATCTTTATTTTTTTTTGATAAATCATGTAAAAATGTGAGAGATTTATTAAATTCTCTCTCAAAATCATTATTTTCAAAATCTTTTGATTGAAATAAATTAGATGCTGATATATTTTCATTTTTTTCTTTGTTTTTTTCATCATTTATAACTTCTGTTTCTTTGTTTTTTTGATAATCTTTTACTTTTTTTAATAATTCTTTTTTTAACTTATTAGATTTTAAAGATTGCGTTTTATCTTGAATTGGTTTAATTTTATGTTCTTTTTTTTTTAAACTTCTTTTGCCTTTATTAAATTTGAATAATTCTGGATTTATTTGTAATATTTTTTGTGTAGTCATATTATTTGTAATAATTTATATTTAAAATATAAATTATTAACCAATTTTTCTATTTTTTTTTTAAAATTGCTATATTAAAATTAAATAATATAAAATTAAATAATATAAAATTAAATAATATAAAATTAAATAATATAAAAATTGATTTATAAAATATTAAAATTTAATAATCAATAAAAATTATGACTACACAAATCCCCAATAAGGAAATTCCCAATAAGGAAAGTCCAAGCAAGGAAATTCATGATTCAGAAATTCCATGGATTCTTATTGAATCATATTTTAAACATAAACATCTTAAACAATTGGTTAAGCATCAATTAGAATCATATAATTATTTTGTAAATAATCAAATTCAACAAACAATAGAAATGTTTAATCCATTAATTATTGCTTCAGAACATGATTTTGTTAAAGAGTTAAATTTATATAGATTAGAAATAGAAATTACATTTGAGAATTTTTCAATATATCGCCCACAAATTTATGAAAATAATGGTTCAACAAAAATTATGTTTCCACAAGAAGCCCGTTTGCGTAATTTTTCATATTCGTCAGCAATGACAATAGATTTAAATATTAAATATATTGTACGTAATGGAGAAAATTATAAGAATGTCCTAAATTATCAAAAAAAGATTAGAAATGTTCATATTGGAAAACTTCCAATTATGTTAAAATCCGATCTTTGCGTATTAAATCAATATAAACATTTAAATCATAATGAAACAGGCGAATGTTATATGGATCCGGGTGGATATTTTATTATTAATGGTTCAGAAAAAACTTGCATTAGTCAAGAACGAGCAGCTGAAAATCAAATTTATTGTTATAATATTGAAAAAAATAATAATAAATGGTCTTGGAAAGCAGAAATGAAGTGTATTCCAGATTGGAAATGTATTTCACCAAAGCAAATTAATATTTTAATTGCATCAAGAAATAACGGTTATGGTAATGCTCTTTATTTACAAATTCCACGTATTAAAATACCGATTCCTTTGTTTATTATGTTTAGGGCATTTAATATTATTAGTGATAAAGAAATTTGCGAATTAATTATGCTTAATATTACTAAAGAAAATATGAAAAAAATGCTAATTTCATTGAAAGCATCAATTATTGAAGCAAATAAAGTTGTAACACAAGATGCGGCAATTAAATATATTGTTGCTAATGTAATTTATACTCCAATGAATATGGATAAAGAAACAGGTTCTAAAAAAAAACACGATTTCGCTATTGAAGTATTAAATAATGATATTTTCCCACATTGCAAGACAGAAAAACAGAAAATCTATATGCTTGGCTACATGACAAATATTTTACTTCAAACTTCTTTTGGTTGGTTATTAGAAAGCGACAGGGATTCATATCTTAATAAACGTGTTGATTTAACAGGACCATTACTAAATAACTTGCTGCGTAATTATTTTAATAAACTAGTTAAAGATATGAAAAAACAAATTATTCGTGAAATTAATACAGGTTCATGGAAATCTAATGATGATTATGAAAATATAATTACAAAAACTAATATTTATAAAATTATTAAATCAACTACTATTGAGCAAGGTATTAAACGAGCATTGGCAACTGGTGATTTTGGTATTAAACAAATCAATAGTAATAAAGTAGGAGTTGCGCAAGTATTAAATAGACTAACATATTTATCAAGTCTAAGTCATTTAAGACGCGTGAATACACCAATTGATAAAAGCGGAAAATTAGTTCCACCACGTAGATTACATAACTCTACTTGGGGATTTTTATGTCCTGCCGAAACTCCAGAGGGACAATCTGTAGGTGTTGTTAAAAATTTAGCATACTTATCACATATAACTATTAACTCTAATAGTTCAGGACTTTATGATTATATTTTACCAATTATTGATAATATTGATACTTATAATGGTTCATATAAAGATTTAGATGAATATGTAAAAGTATTTATTAATGGTTCATGGGTAGGAGTAACAAATGAACCTGAGAAAATTTATAATTGTTTAAAAGATAAAAAATATAAAGGCATTATAAATATTTATACGTCTATTATATTTAATAGTAAATTAAAAGAAATTAGAGTTTGTAATGATGCTGGGCGTATTACACGTCCTTTATTAAAAATTAAAAATAATAAAATTATGTATAGTGATAGTATTATTCAACAAGTTAAATGTGGCGAACTAAATTGGGATGATTTAGTCGTTGCTATTAAATTAGAGGATTCTATTATTGAATATGTTGATTCATATGAACAAAATAACGCAATGATTGCTATGAGAGTAAAAGATTTGAATAATTCAACAAATAATAATATTTATCATTATAGTCATTGTGAAATTCATCCTAGTACTATTTTTGGAGTTTTAGCATCTTGTATCCCTTTTCCAGATTCTAACCAATCACCTCGTAATACATACCAGTCTGCAATGGGCAAACAAGCTATCGGTATGTATGTAACTAATTATGATAATCGTATGGACAAAACTGCTTATGTGCTAACCTATCCGATGCGTCCATTAGTAGAAACACGCATTATGAATATTATTAAATTAAATAATATTCCATCAGGACAGCAAGTAATAGTAGCAATTATGAGTCATACTGGATATAATCAAGAAGACTCGTTATTATTTAATAAAGGAGCAATTGATCGTGGGTTATTTTTAGCAACTATTTACCATACTGAAAAAGATGAGGATAAAAAACTTTTTGGAACTGAAGAAATGAGATGTAAACCCGATAAAACAAAGACTAAAAATATTAAATTTGCAAATTATGACAAATTAAATAATCAAGGTATTATTCCTGAAAATAGTTTAATAGAAGATAGAGATATAATTATTGGAAAAGTTATTCCAATTAAGGAAAATAAAAATGATTTTACAAAAACAGTAAAATATAGCGATGGTTCAATTTCATATAGAACACACGAAGAAAGTTATATTGATAAAAATTATATTGAATCAAATGGTGATGGTTATAATTTTTGTAAAGTTCGTATTAGAAATTACCGCAAACCAGTAATTGGTGATAAATTTTCAAGCAGGCATGGACAAAAAGGAACAATTGGTAATATTATTCCTGAAGAAGATATGCCTTTTACGGCAAATGGATTAAAACCTGATATTATTATTAATCCACACGCAATTCCAAGTCGAATGACTATTGCGCAATTAAAAGAGACACTCTTAGGCAAAGTTTTACTAGAATTAGGACTGTTTGGAGATGGAACAAGTTTTGGCGATTTTGAAATTTCTACTATTATTGATAAATTAAATGAGTTAGGTTATGAATCAAAAGGAAATGAATTAATGTATAATGCTTTAACAGGTGAACAATTAACTATGAATATATTTATTGGCCCTGCATTTTATCAGCGTCTTAAACATATGGTTAATGATAAACAACATAGTAGATCAATTGGACCAATGGTAAATTTAACAAGGCAACCAGCAGAGGGTAGATCGCGTGATGGTGGATTACGTTTTGGAGAAATGGAAAGAGATTGTATGATATCACACGGAGCATCGCGATTCACTAAAGGTAGAATTTATGATGCTTCTGATGCATTTAGTGTATTTGTATGTAATAAATGTGGAATGATTGCTTCATTTAACAATAAAGAACATATCCATTATTGTAATACGTGTAGCAATCGAAATGACTTTAAATATGTTGAATTACCTTATGCTTGCAAACTTCTGTTTCAAGAGTTAATAACAATGAATGTTGCTCCAAGAATTATGTGTGAATAAACTATTGTATTATTAAGACTATAAATAATGTTTTTTTTTGAGATTATTTAAGAAGATTTTCTAATAAAATATTTGTTTTTTAATAAAATTAATAATTAATTATAAATAAATAATTAATTATTTATTTAAAATAATTAATTATAAATAAATAATTAATTATTTATTTAAAATAATTATTTATTTAAAATAATTATTTATAATATATTATGGCTTTCATTCAAACCAAATTAGGTGGAAATCAAAAAGGCAAGCAACCTATGTTACATGGGCATATGGAAGGCGGAAATGACAGAGCAGTAAGTCGTAAACAGTTATCAAGAGCGTTTGGAAATATGATTAATACAGGTTTAGGAACATCTCCGGTGCTTTACTCTAAAAATATATTAGGACCTTTTAGAAGTGCTTACAATGCTGGTGATGTTGTTACCAATAGTATAGAACCTAACAATATTAAATATGGTAGATTACCAAATCAAGTAGGAGGCAATAATCTGACGCGCGTCCAAGTTAGAGGAGATGGAACTTCTAATCAAAATGGAAATGCAATGTATTCTGGAAACCCCAAATATGTATATGATGGTTCTGATTATATTAGATTTAGAAAATTACAAGCTATAAATAAAAATTATAATGATATTGGTTATGGAGGAGCATCAAATTCACAATCTCAACATGCTATTAATAGAGTTAGAAAATAAATTTTGAAATAATATTCAAATATTATTAAAATAATATTTTAAATATAAAATATTATATTTATAATATTATATTTATATTATAAATATGGAAGATTCTCCTAGTTTAGAAGTTGAAACATCGCCGGAACCAGTCGTTGAGTCTGTGCCAGAGTCAGTTGTTGAACCTGTGCCAGAACAAGTTGTTGAACCAGTTGTTGAACCTGTACCAGAACCTCTTCCAGAGCCAGTCGTTGAGTCTGTGCGAGAACCTGTTGTTGAACCAGTGCCAGAACCTCTTCAAGAACCAGTTGTTGAGCCTGTACCAGAACCTCTTCCAGAGCCAGTTGTTGAGCCAGTTGTTGAACCAGTGCTAGAATCTGTTGTTGAACCTGTATCAGTTGTTGAACCAATTGTTGAACCTGTGCCAGAACCAGTGCTAGAACCTCTACAAGAATCAGTGCAAGAACCTGTTGTTGAACCAGTGCCGGAACCAGTTATTGAACCAGTGCCAGAACCTGTACCAGAACCTGTACAAGAACCAGTGCCGGAACCAGTTATTGAACCAGTGCCAGAACCTGTGCCAGAACCTGTGCCAGAACCTCTACAAGAATCAGTGCCAGAACCTGTGCCAGAACCTGCACCAGAACCTATTGTTGAACCTGTGCCAGAACCTATTCCAGAACCTATTGTTGAACCTATTGTTGAACCTGTGCCAGAACCTGTTCCAGAACCTGTTCCAGAACCTGTGTCAGAACCTGTACAAGAACCTATTGTTGAACCTGTGTCAGAACCTGTACAAGAACCTATTGTTGAACCTGTGCCAGAATCTGTACAAGAATCAGTGCCAGAACCTCTTCCAGAGCCAGTTATTGAACCTGTGCCAGAACCTGTTCCAGAACCAGTTGTAGAATCTGTGCCAGAACCTCTTCCAGAGCCAGTTATTGAACCTGTGCCAGAACCTGTGCCAGAACCTCTTCCAGAACATGTTCCAGAACCTGCTCAAGAACCACTTGTAGAACAGGTGCCATTATATACCGTTATAAAATTTAATGATATTGTAACTACAAATATTGTAAATAAACCTAAAAACATTATATTATCTAATAGTTTTTCATTCTATAATAATATTATTAAATTTAGAGAAAAAATAAGAATGAAAATGTATAACTAAGTAACATAATTTATTTTATATAAAATATATATATAAAATGTCTACGTCTAAAAAAATGCCTTCAAATGGTAGTAATGTGTCAGATAGAACAAGTTCATTTATTTTAGGAAGACGAGCATATAATTTTTCTTCACATAATCCTGGTAATGTGAATAAAAATATTGATTATAGTTCAGTTATAGGAAAACAATCATCTATTATTTATGGAAAACCATTAAATAATACAAGTAATGATTTAAGAATTCAAAGATTACGATTATCTACAATAGGTATAGCATCAACCCGTGTAAAAGATAGTAATGATTATGTTCAATTAAATGGTAAAAATCAAGATACAAATTTAATAAATAATGTATTGTCACGAGTTAGAGGTGGTGGTTCTATTGTTTCAAAAAAAGGAAGGAATGATTGTGTATTTTGCGTATAATCATAATTTTTATAAATAATAAAAATTATATTATATATTATTATATAATATAATATGAATTTGTTTTTTCAAAAATTAGGATTTGGAACAAAACCTAAAGAATCATTACCTCCAGAAGCTAAAATAGAACAAGCAATCTTGACTCCTGATAATATTGATAAAACATTGATAAACTTAAATGAGATTGTTAAAGAATATGAAGCGATGAATACTAATATATCTGCTGCTATAGTGAACAATACTAAGTTAAAAACTATTAAAAATTCAGAAGATAGTTTAGTTAATGAGAGAGAAGTAAATTTACAAAAATTACAAGCGGAAATACTTAAGTGTATTGAACAAGCAAATCAAGATATTGCAAATGCAAATAAAAAAGGAGGCACAAGAAAAAGACGCAAAAATAAAAAACATAAAAAACATAAAAAGAAAACACTTAAATATTAAATATTAAATATTAAATATTAAATATTAAATATTAAATATTAAATATTAGTATTTAAAAATATATTTTCTTATCATAATAGGTAATAAAATATATAATGGCGCTAGTAAAAGAATATTTAGACATTACAAAAAAATATAAAGCGCTATATGGCGAGAGAACATTAGTATTGATGCAAGTAGGTAGTTTTTATGAATGTTATGCTATAAAAAAAGCAAAAAATGTTTATGAAGGTAGTAATATTTTAGATTTTACTCAAATTAACGATATGATTATTGCCGATAAAAATACAACTGTTGATGGTAATCAAATTGTAATGGCCGGATTTTGCTTAGCACAAAAAGATAAATATGTTAAAAAAATGATTAATAATGGATATACAGTATTAGTGTATGATCAAGATAATGATGTCAAAAATACTACTCGTAGTTTAGATTGTATATATTCTCCTGGTACGTTTTTTGATAATAATGATTATTATAGTTTAAATAATGAAGACTACAATGAAAATAATAATTTAAGTAATAATACAATATGTATATGGATTCATTATTCTAAACTTAACAAATTAACTAAGACAGAAACTATTACAATTGGATTAAATATTATAAATATTTTTACAGGTAAAATAGTAAGTTATGAATATTATCATCAATTCTTAAATACTCCGACAACATATGACCAATTAGAAAAATATATTTCAATATATAATCCTGCTGAAGCAATAATTATTACAAATATTACAAATAACATTTATAATAACAAAACTTGTGGCAAAAATAATGGAGAAACTATAAAAAATACATATATTGATGATGTAATTAGTTTTGCAAATATTCATGCATATAAAATTTATAAAATTTATTTGGATGAAACACAAGAAACAGAAAATAACAGTAAAACAGATAGTTTTGAAAAAGTAGCGCTTAATTGTGAAAAGCAATTATATCAACAAGAATTAATTGATAAAATATATGGACAAGGTTCATATAGAGAGAAACATGAGTTTCAAAATTATAGTATTGCTAATCAAAGTTTATGTTTTTTAATTGATTTTATTTATAAGCATAACCCTTCATTAATTAAAAATATTAGTTATCCTTGTTTTGATAATGTTAATAATAAATTAATATTAGCCAATCATTCTCTCAAACAATTAAATATGATTAGTGACCAGCGTCATAATGGTAAATTAGGTTGTGTATCAAATTTTTTGAATAACTGTATTACTAATGCTGGAAAACGAAAATTTCAATATGACTTATTACATCCGCTATGTGATATTGATGTTTTAAATGATTGTTATAATGTCACCGAACATTTAACAAAAACAGAATTTTATAAAACTATTAAAGAATATTTGTTAAATGTGAGAGATATTGAAAAAATAGAGCGCAAAGTTTTCTTAGGTAAAATAGATCCAAAAGATTTTGCTGTATTATATAGTAATCTCTCAAATGTTTCAAAATTATTTGAAAAAATAATTAATATTAAAGAAAATACTGAGTTAGCAGAGTATATAAATAAACATATAAATTGTAATATTTCTAACTTATGTTCTATTATTAATAAATATATTGAACAAACATTTGATTTAAGTAAACTTGATGCTATTGTAATTGATAAATTAAATAGTTATGATCTAGATGAATTAGTTTTTATTAATGAAAATTATAATAAAGAACAAAATATTTTATTTAAAAATAATATTGATTCTAAGCAACAATTGGAGGTAATTGCTAGTTATTTTTCTAATTTATTGAGCGACTATGAAAAACCTAAAACTCCAAAAAATAAACCAAAAACAAAGAAAAACAATAGTTATGACAATAATGAAGAGAAAAACGATGAAAGTAACCAAGAATCAAATAATGAATCAAATGGAACATCATATGTTAAAATTCATGAAACTTCAAAAAATGAAGCATCATTACTTATTACAAAACGTCGAGCAAGTATTTTAAATGAGTTATTGCAAAAAATTATAAAAAAATCAGGAGCAAAATGTAATATTAATTATATTTCAAAATATAATAAAACAAATGAAACAATTGAACTTGATTTATCAACTATTGAATTCAAAAATCACGGAACAAATAATTCAAGTAATATTATTTATTGCCCACATATTGTAAAAATAACGCAAACAATCCAAAATTCAAGAGAGGATTTAATAATTACTATAAATAAAAATTATAAAAATATTATTGCTGAGTTTAATAGTTTAATAGTAAATAGTAATAGTAGCAATTCAAACAATTCAAACAATTCAAACAATTCTAATTTATCAATATTGAGCAAAATCTCTCAATTTATTGCGCAAATAGATGTATGCTATGCTAGAACATATAATGCTGTTAAATATAATTATTGTAAACCTATAATAAATAATGAATTATGTGAAAATACTGCAAAATCATATGTAAATTTTACAAAAATTAGACATTGCTTAATAGAGCATTTGAATACAAGCGAATTATATGTAACAAATGATCTCTCAATTGGTTCTAATAGTAATGGAATATTATTATATGGAACAAATGCTGTTGGTAAAACAAGTTTTATTAAATCGTTAGGAATAGCAATTATAATGGCGCAAGCAGGAATGTATGTTCCGTGTGAAGAATTTACATATTATCCATATGAATATTTATTTACACGTATTTTGGGAAACGATAATATATTTAAAGGTCTCTCCACATTTGCTGTAGAAATGTCTGAATTACGAACTATCTTAAAAAATGCAACATCCAAAAGTATTATTTTAGGAGATGAATTATGTTCTGGAACAGAAACTACATCAGCATTAAGTATTTTTGTAGCAAGTTTGGAGAGATTACATACACTAGAAAGCACCTTCTTATTTGCTACACATTTTCACGAAGTATTAGATTATGAAGAAATAAAAAATCTTAATAAAATGAAAATATATCATATGAGTGTATTATTTGATTACAACCAAAATACATTGATTTATGATAGAAAATTAAGAGAAGGGTCAGGCGACTCAATGTATGGACTTGAAGTATGTAAATCATTGGCTTTACCAGATGATTTTATTGAGCGTGCCTATAGTATTCGAAATAAATATAATAAATCTAATATTAGTGTGTTAGAAGCAAAGAAAAGTCGCTATAATTCAAATAAATTACGAGGAATGTGTGAATTATGTAATATTTATGAAAGCACAGAAGTTCATCATTTACAATTTCAAAAAAATGCAAAAGATGGCATTATTAATGGAGAATTTAATAAAAATCATAAAGCCAATTTAATAAATATATGTGAAGCTTGCCACCAAAAAATTCATAGTTTAGACCAAGAATTTAGAATAACTAAAACCACTAATGGTTTTAAATTACTTCCATTGTAAGTTAATAATATTTGTATAGTATAATATGGAACGATCTCCAAAATCTCCAAAATCTGCAAAATATGTAAAATATCCAACTATAAAAGAAGCAACATATACTATTATTGCTCATGGAACTATGCTTACAAGTAGATTCCATCGTTCAAAAAAGTATCATGCTGTTAATATACCAGAAAATGTTGAGCTATATACATTTGGTAATTTAGGAAAGTGTATACCAGCTTATACAGGAGAAACTGACTTTGTATGTAATATTTATCCAGAAAAATATAAAACAACACTAAGAACGGGAATTGTGCCGGCATTTAAATTTAGTCATGAATATGGAAAAATAAACAAATTTCCTGAACTATTTTTAACACCTGATTATGAAACGCCAGTATTATTTTACACAGGTATAACACATTGTATTCCAGAAATATTTAGAACTAGTGACTCAAGAGAAAAAGAAATTATTTATAATATTGATGCTAAAAATACCAAAAATTGTGAATGTAGTTCAATAGTTCTTAATAAAAACACAACCTCATATGATTGTAATAAAAAATACAGCGATGATTATAAAAACCAATTAGCAGATTACAAATATGAACCCAATGTTCAAAATGCTAATACTAATAAATGTGGTCCAATTTTGTTAAGCGAAGCTTTAAAAATTATTCAAACACATTGTAAAAAAAATTATGAATCCAAATGTATGATAAAAATTTATATATTTGCATGTTTTGAAGAAACGGATTTAAATGTATTAGCTAAAAATAATAAGCAACAATATGAAGCAGCAAAGAGAAGTTTGAACTCGCAACCCAATTCACCAATTAGTTGTATTAGTATAAAAGATAGTCCAAAGTTGTGTGAAAGTCTTGAACCAAATAGTGTAGAATTGATTGCGTTTGATGAAACATCACATAAAAAAGAACAAGTTAAAATTCATGACCAGCACCAATCTTTATTAGAAGAGCTTAAAAAAAAAGATATTACACACAAAGAGCAAGAAAAAATTAACTTAATGGAATATTATTATGAAGTTATGAAACATAATACAATTGAAAAAGTTGATTTTGAAAACTTTGTAGAAAGTTTAAGTTTCTTTAACGCTAATCCCTTAATAAAATCGCATCTTTCTAAATATTTATTTATGGTTAACTCTACAAAATTTGAATTTATAACTTATAAAGATGCCTATATGAAATTTACAAAAGACTTAAGTAAACAATTTAGTGGAACACATGAAGAAGTATTTGAGCAATTAGAAAAAAAATATCGAGCACGTAACATACATAAGCTTGGTGAGTATTTACTTAATGCAATATACAAACTTGATGACGATGATAGTGACAATGACATTGATATTTTGCCTAAGTTCAATACAATTAATTTAGTGAGTCCATTTGTTACAAAAGCCAGCGATGCTGATTTAACTGATGCAGTTTATTATCAATTAAAAGGATTAATAAGATTTGAACAAGCAAAATTAGGGCAAGGCCGTGGCAAAAAAACATTGCGTAAAAAATACAAAAAACCAAAAAAACATGCTAAAAGATTTACATATAAATTTAAGAGCAAAAAACACAGAAAGAAGTAGTATAAAAATAATAAAATATAAAATATAAAATATTTTATTATTGTAACATGGAACAATCTCTAATAACTACGGAAAAGCAAGAAGCCACATATTACATTGGAGCACATGGAATTATACTTACAACTAATTATGCTGATGTTGATTCAGGAATACTAACAAAAAAGTATCATGCTATTGACATACCACAAAATATTGAACTATATACATATACAGATTTGGGAAAATGCTTAAGAAGTTCTGGTACAGAATTAGATGTCACATGTAAACACAATTCTAGTAAAAATAAATATAAAGTATTAAATGTAATTTCAGCAACTTATAAATTTATACATGAAGATGGAAAAAAAAACAAATTTCCTAATTTATTTTTTACACCAGACCATAACGAAAAGGCACAATTTTATAGTGGCTTAATTCATTGTATTCCAAATAAAAATAGTTTAAGAGCAAAAGAGGTTATTTATAGTATTGATGCAAGAAGCACAAAAAATTGTGAATGCAGTTCAATAATTCCAATGGTTAAATCTGAACCTTATGATTGTACTAAAAATTATAGTGACTATTATAAAGCACAATTATGTGATAAAGATTATAATAAAACACAATTAGAAGAACCAAAAATAGCAGAACCAAAAATAGCAATTAATAAATGCGGCCCTATTTTGCTGAGCGAAGCATTAGTATTAATTCAAAGGCACAATATAAAATACTATGGACCCAATTGTGCTATTAAAATTTATATAAGTTCGTGCTTAGGGGAAGGTGATTTAGTAAATGCGCGTAAGCATTATAGAAGTTCATTTTTAACAAGATGGCATAAAAAAAAGGAACTTGAACCAACATTGAGCATCAAAGAAAAACCTTTAGCCATCTATAATGATGGTTATGAAGGAGAAAAACAACGAGAACCATTAGTAATTGATGGTAATTATTTTACTGCTGAAGATGAAGTTGCTTCTTTGGCTGAAACTTTAGCTAACGCAGTTACTAAAAAAAAAGAAATTTCACTTGAACAAAATAATATAGATTATGATTATTATAATGATTGTATAAATCATAATACAAGTTCTAAAATTGACTATCAAAATGCTGTTTCAAGTTTGGATGAGTTTAAAGGTATTATATTAACAACATCTACATTCAGTTATTATACATATACATATAATAATAAAATATTTAAAATAAAAACTTTTAAGGACGCATATACAAAATTTTATGAAAGAGATAGTACTAAAATTGATGAATTACAAAAAAAACATAGAACATTATCTCAAAACAATTTAGAAAAACATCTGATAGATGCTTTAGATAAATTTACTGATGATGATGATTTATATTCAGATAAAAACGAAACAGATTTTTTGCCTGAAATTGTTGAAATTAACTTAGCAATGCCATTTAATATTACAAAAACAAGTGATGGTATTCCATTTGATTTAACTGATGTAATATTTAAACAATTAGAAGAGTTAATAAAACTTGAAAAAGAAAAAAAATTAGGACAAGGTATTAAAACATTACGTAAAAAATACAAAAAGTCAAAAAAATATGCTACAAATAAATTGAAGCATAATAAAATAGCAAAATTAAAACACACAAAAAAACGAAGAAAAAAAAATAAACATTCAAACAAATAAACAACAATGAATTATAACGTAATAAATTAGAGAGGCTCTGCCCATCGGTCAAACATTCTTACTTGTTGAAAGTTACTAGTATTGGCATTAGCATTAGTATTGGCATTAGCATTAGTATTAGTATTGGCATTAGCACTTGTACTAGTATTAGTATTGGCATTAGCATTAGTATTAGTATTGGCATTAGCAGTTGTACTAGTATTAGCACTTGTACTAGTATTAGTACTAGTATTAGCACTAGTATTGGCATTGACATTGGCATTGGCATTAGTAGAACTCATTTTTTATAATTTATAATTTATAATTTATAAAAAACTATTTCAATTTTAATTATTCAATTTTAATTATTCAATTTTAATTTTCGTCAACATATACTTTTTGACATCTTGGAAGTTTTACTTTAAGAGTTTTCTCAAGTAATGCAATTTGAGAATTAGTAGGTAAATCTTTATTTGCTTCCCAACGAGATAAAATTTGTTGAGATATTCCAATCATAGATGCTAATTCTTTTTGATTTTTTCCATTAATTACTCGTGCTTGAGCAATAATTTTTCCAAGAGGTTCTTTCATAATCACTTTTTCTATTTTATCTACTTTACTCGTGTTTGCTTTATTAACTGTAACTTTATTTTTTAATACTGGCGTATTAAGTTTAACAGAATTCCAATCTTGATGTTCCATAATATATTTATAAATAATTAAATATTAACTTTATAATTTAATAAAAATATTTATCAATTTTATTTAAATTATAAAGTTAATACATATAATATATAAATGCATAAAAATTTGGTGCCTGCAATTATTTTTATATTAATATCAATAATAGTAAGCATATTATTATTAAATTATTATCAAATTAGTATAAAAACTACTAATTATGATAATTTAAAACTAAATAGAGCAGTAATATTTGAAGATATTTAAACAATTATTTTTAAAATTGAATAAATATATATATAAATATTTTATTATATATAATATATTATGATTATTCCTGTAAAATGTTTTACTTGCGGCAAAGTATTAGCAAATAAATATAGATATTATCAGCGCGAAGTTCAAAAACGAAAAATAGATAAATCAATGGAAGTTAATAAAGTAGTATATTTAACCAAAGAGTTCATGGATAAAACACCAGAAGGAGAAGTTTTAGATATGTTACAAATGAAAAAAAGTTGCTGTAGAAGGCATATGATTACTCACGTTGATATTGAATAATATAATTTACTACAATTAAAATATAATTTACTACAATTAAAATATAATTTACTACAATTAAAATACAATTTACTACAATTAAAAATAGTATTATAAATTTTTTCTTATTTTAAATATTTTTACTATATATAATGAATAGTTATAGAAAAATAGCTACTCGGAAAAATAAGAGAAAAAAGACAATGCGTAAAAGTTTAAAAATTAGGCGTATGTTAAAAAATAAACAAAAGAAAGTAACATTAAATAATAAGTTTAGAAAAAGATATCAAATAGGTTGCTCTAGAAATAATTGTATGAAAGGAGGTGGAATAGGAGCATTCCAAGGAGTTTTAGACAGTATGAATACTATATCAAATGCTGGTACTGATTTATGGAATACATATAATGGTGAGTTACCCATAGCAAGTTCAAATCCTACAATACATAATAATTTATAATAATTTTTATTTATAATAATTTTTATTTATAATAATTTTTATTTATAATAATTTTTATTTATAATAATTTATAATAATTTTTATTTATAATAATTTTTATTTATAATAATTTTTATTTATAATAATTTTTATTTATAATAATTTATAATAATTTTTATTTATAATAATTTATAATAATTTTTTATATTTATAAATTATAATATGGCATATATTAATAAATATATAGTAGATTTCAAAAATTTATGCTCGCCAGCTTTTGTTTACTTATTTTTATCAGTATTAATATTTATTATTATTGCTATACAAAATTTCGGCAATACAACAAGATATTGTTTAGGAGCATTTGAATGTGAAATTCCAAATACATTTTTGATGTTTGTATTTAAAGCTATATATATATTATTTTGGACTTTCATATTAAACTCCCTATGTAAAGCAGGATACAAAGAAATTTCGTGGTTTTTAGTAATATTACCATTATTATTATTATTTGTTATTTTAGGTTTAATTATTATAACATATTCTGTAACTCCTTTAATGATTTAATATATAATGTTATAATTATTAACATATAAAATATTAGTATTAATTAATACTAATATTTACAATGACTAGTAAAAGTAAAATACCATCACTAGAAGAAACTGAAAGTAGTTCTATTAATCACGAAGAATTAGCGTGGTTAATTATAGATAAATATTTTAGTCATGACCCAAATATATTAGTAAAACATCATTTAGAATCTTTCAATGATTTTTATAATAACAAAATTTATAATATTTTTAAAGAAAAAAATCCAATATTAATAATAAAAGAACAAGATGAAACAACAAAAGAATATAATTACAGAGCAGAAATATATATAGGGGGGATTGATGGAAAACGACTTTATTTTGGAAAACCAATAATATATGATACAAATCGAGAACACTATATGTTTCCTAATGAAGCACGTTTAAGAAATATGACTTACGCTATAACTCTTCATGTTGATGTAGAAGTAGTTTATAAAATAATGAATAGTGAGGGACAATATAGTGAAACAAAATCATTATTAGAGAAAATTTATTTAGGAAAATTTCCAATAATGTTAAATTCCGATTTATGTATTTTAAATAATTTAGATCCAATTGTAAAATTCAATATGGGAGAATGTAGAAATGATCATGGTGGATATTTTATTGTTGATGGTAAAGAAAAAGTTCTTATATGTCAAGAAAAATTTGCTGACAATATGCTTTATGTTAAATCAGATTTTAATGAACTATATAGTCACTCTGCAGAAATACGCTCTGTTTCAGAAGATGCTTCTAAACCAATAAGAACTCTTAGTATAAGAATATTACGTCCCGATACTAAATATAGCAATAATCAAATTTTAGTTAATGTTCCAAATATTCGCAAACCAGTTCCACTATTTATATTAATGAGAGCGCTAGGTGTATTAAGCGATAAAGAAATTATTAAAACATGTTTATTAGATTTAGAAAAATATGATAATTACATTTCATTATTTATTCCATCAATTCATGATGCAGGTAATATTTTTAATCAAGAAGTAGCACTAAAATATTTAGCAACATTAACAAAAGGTAAAACATTATCACACATTTTAGAAATATTAATGGATTATTTCTTACCACATATAGGAGAAAATAAATTCACCGAAAAAGCATTCTTTTTAGGACATATGGTAAAAGAATTATTACAAGTTTATAAAAATGATAAAAAATCAACAGATCGTGATAGTTTTAAATTTAAAAGAGTTGAATTAGCAGGAACACTTATTTATGATTTATTTAAAGAATATTACACTTTACAACAAAAGCATATTTTTCAAAAAATAGATAAAGAATATTATTACAAAAAAGGACTTTACCAAAATGATTTTATTAGTTTAATAGAAAATAACTATTTAGAATTTTTCAAAGAACGCGTATTAGAAAACGGATTCAAAAAAGCATTTAAAGGTAATTGGGGCGCAGAAGAACATACAAAACGACCTGAAATAGTTCAAGATTTAAATCGTTTATCATATAACTCTTTTTTATCTCATTTACGTAAATTAAATTTACCTTTAGATTCTAGTGCTAAAGTTATTGGTCCGCGATTATTACATTCATCTCAATGGGGTATTATTGATCCAGTTGATACTCCGGATGGTGGAAATGTTGGTTTACATAAACATATGTCTCTTGGATGTTTAATAACAAGTGGTTATTCTGGAAAACCAATTATTGAGCTATTGCGCACAGTATTTTTTATGGAATTATTAAGCGAATGCACTATTGATTATATTGCTTATTGTACTAAAGTTTTTGTAAATGGTGCATGGGTTGGAATAGTAACTAAACCCGTTGAAGTAATTGACTTATTAAAAAAATACAGACGAATTGGATTAATACCAATATATACAAGTATTAATTGGTCAATAAAAGAAGATATTATTTATATTTATAGTGATTCAGGTAGATTAACAAGACCTGTTCTTTATTTACAAAATAATAAATTATGTTATGAAAATGAATTTATTTATAATAAAATGATTTCGCAAGATTTTCAATATGGAGAATTATTAATTGGATTTAATAAATTTAAAATTTTAAATAGTGAGAAAAAAGAAGTTACTGTTGATTTAAATAGTTTTATTAAATCTAATAAAGTATTTTTCAATTTTAGTGATTTATATGATAAATCTGAATCAATTGATCCCGTAAACGCAATTGATGAACTAATTGAAAAGGGCGGAATAATAGATTATTTAGATACTTCGGAAACCGAATCAGCATTAATCGCAACATATAGCGAACAAATTACCAAGTTTACTAGTCATTGCGAAATTCATCCATCGCTATTATTAGGTATTATGGGTAATCAAATTGTATTTCCTGAAAATAATCAACTACCGAGAGATCTTTTTTCTTGTGGACAAAGCAAGCAAGGCGTTAGTTTATATAATACAAACTATCAAAATCGCATTGATAAAATGGGAGTTGTATTAAATAATGGACAAATACCTCTTGTAAAAAGTCGCTATTTGAAATATATTTATAATGAAGAACATACTTATGGAGTAAATGCCATTGTTGCCATTGGTTCCTATGGTGGATATAATGTTGAGGATTCCATATTATTTAATGAAGCGTCCTTAATGCGTGGTATGTTTAATACTACTTATTTTAATATGTATGAAGCACGTGAAGAAAGCACAAAAGTTGCTGGAACAAATGTAGATTCAAAATTTATAAATATTGAAACAAAAACAGTATTTGGCAAAAAACCTGGTTATGATTATTCTTATTTAGATGAACACGGATTAATTAGAGAAAATACACTATTAGATGATAAAAAAGTGATTATTGGAAAAGTGACAAATAATATAAGCAATCCAGATACATTTATAGATGCTTCTATAACACCAAAAAAAGGACAATTAGGTTATGTTGATAAAGCATTTATTACAGAAGGCGAAGAAGGATTTAGAATTGCTAAAGTGAGAATAAGAGAAGAAAGAATACCAGCTCAAGGTGATAAATTTTGTAGTAGATGCGGTCAAAAAGGAACAGTTGGATTAATAATTCCAGAAGAAAATATGCCATTTACTGCCGAAGGAATAAGACCAGATTTAATAATAAATCCTCACGCACTTCCAAGTCGTATGACTATTGGTCAATTAGTAGAAACATTAATGGGAAAAGCGTGTGCTCATTACGGTGGATTTGGAGATTGTACTGCATTTGTAAATAAAGGTCCAAAACATGCAGTATTTGGAACATTATTGAGAAATATAGGATATAGTTCTACAGGAAATGAAATAATGTATAGTGGAGAATCAGGAGAACAAATAGATATGGAATTTTTTATTGGACCTTGTTATTATTTGCGCCTTAAACATATGGTTAAAGACAAAATAAATTATCGTGCACAAGGTCCTAGAACAGCACTAACACGTCAAACAGTTCAGGGTCGTGCTAATGATGGTGGATTGCGTATAGGTGAAATGGAACGTGACGGAATTATAGCCCACGGAGCTACAGCATTCTTAAAAGAGTCTATGTTGACTCGTGGAGATGATTATCATATAGCAATATGTAATACTACTGGAACTATTGCTATTTATAATGAATCTAAGAATATTTTTATAAGTCCTTTTGCTGATGGACCTCTAAAATTTAGTGAAAATTTTGAAAATTCTATGAATTTAGAAGTTATTTCAAAATATGGTAAATCATTTAGTATTGTTCGTGTTCCTTATTGTTTTAAATTATTAATACATGAACTACAAGTTATGAATATTCAAATGCGTATTATTACAGAAGATAATATAGAACAATTAACTTCTATGAATTATGCTAAAACAATAGAAAATTTGAAATTAACAAAACTAACAGAAAAAGAACAATTGGAATTTTCTAAGAAATATGATAAACAATTAATAAATGTAGAACTAAAAGAAAAAACAACAGAACAAATTATAAAAGAAGATGAAGCAAAAGCAAAAGAAGATGAAACAAAAGCAAAAGAAGAAGAAGCAAAAGAAGCAAAAGATGCAGAAGCAAAAGAAGCAGAAGCAGAAGCAAAAGAATCAGGTGAGGAAAGCGATGATGAAGGACTTAGTCAAGTAACAATTGATTCTATTAAACGCGCAGAAGAAGAATTTGAAAAATATCAAGATCTAGATGATTTTGAAGATGGAGAAAAATCACCTATTAATATTGGAGATGAAGTAAATAATGATGAATTAGAAATTGAAAATCTAAATAGTCAAAAAGGAGAGACTAGTGAAACTAGTTCAAAAAGTGTAAAAATAAATGAATCCAAAAATGAAGATATTTTAGAAATAGAAGACTTACCTATTAGTGACGAAACTAAAGGTGAAACTAAAGGCAAAGAAATATCTTTATTAAAAATATCAACAACTCCAAGCATTGAAGAGAATAAAGAAGAATCTAATTTAAGCAATAGCATAGAAAAAAAAACTATTAAAATAAATCAACAATAAATAAAAAATATTTTATATTATAATTGATATTAATTAAAAATAATAAAACTATTATATTATTATAACTTAATTATGACTAATAGTAATAGTTTTATTATTAGTATTTATAATTCGCGCAAAAATTTATTAGAAATTTTAAGCGAACGTGGATTTAATATTGAAAAATATTCAGATTTTGGTATTACGGAAATTGGAATTTTAATAGAAAATAATCAATTAGATATGCTATTGGAAAATGAAGCAACAAAAAAAAAAATATATGTAAAGTATTACATCACTAAAGTTATAAAACCGCAAAATATTTATGACATTGTAGAAGATTTATTTCATTTAGACTCAGTTTTAGAAAAAAAAGATGATTTAATGGTAATTATAAAAGATGAACCTAACGATACAATGTTAGAAAATATTAAAGACATTTGGGTTTCTGAAAGTATTTATATATCTTTAATAAATATCAAACGATTACAATTTAATATTTTAAAGCATGTATTAGTTCCAAAACATACTATTTTAACACTTACTGAAAAAGAATTATTTATGAAAAAATATAATATTTTTGACAAATCACAAATTCCTGATATTTCATATTTTAGTCCAGTATCAATTGTTATGGGAATTAGACCAAATGATATTGTAAAAATTGAACGAAATAGTCGTACATCAATTCAAACAGATTTTTATAGAATTTGTAAGTTATATTAAAATAAATACTAATTAAAATAAATACTAATTAAAATAAATGCTAATTAAAATAAATGTATTATAATTTATAAATTTTTTTATAAATTATATAGTAATATATTAGTTTATAATGAATAGTAATAATTATTTTATTTATGATGGATGTTATAAACAACCAGCAACATCCATAGTTTCCGATATAAGTTTTGAGATAAATTTAAGAAATAATTATTATAAAACAACTGTATCAAATGTAAAAGAGTGCGAAACTCAATCTTTAAAAAATAATAGCGAATTTTTTTTAATTAATGATATAAAAACTACATTAAATAAAACAAATACAAATTGTTATATTCCAAAAATGGATAATACAAATCCATCCTTATTTGGTAATAACTCAATAATTGCTAGGTCAAAACAATTATTTGATAATTTGTTTTATAACAATTCTAGCAGTGTCCCTTATATTAAACAAGATACTACTATTGATACTATGGATATATGTAATAGTTTAATGTTTAATGAAAATAAAACATTAGCAAATCAGAAATGTTTTAAATATACACTGGACAAACAAGTATATACACCAGAGAAATTTTTTGCTTATTATAAAAAACCAATATTAAATGCAAAAAATATTTCACTTATGAATAGTATTGATAGTCCAGATTATTATAAAAGTAAATTAGAAGGTTTAAAAACATACGAAGCATTGCTTAAAATTGATGCTATTAATTTTACAAACAGTGGACCGTTACCTATTAGTTTTAAAAATTTCATATGTGATCCTACTGTAAGTAATGAGAGATTGTTAGATGCTCAAATATATATATTAAATCAAAACTATGAAAATTATAATGAGAGTTTAGATTCAATAATTAATGATTTATCATCAATCAGTTATTTAAATAGTTTTGATGATGACACATTAAAAGCATTAAACTTAAACATTGTTAGTAAATCAAGAGAGTTAAATAGTTTATTAGGTTCTGGTGGAGCAAATAATGGCAGATTAGATGATACAACTTTACTAACTCAATTTAAAATAGTAGAAAATAGTATATTATTATTAGTTATTATTAGTGCAATATTTTATTTTACTAAAAATAAAAAATCAATTTAAGTAAATTAAGGTTTATTTTAATATTATAATCAAATAAAATATATTATAATATTAAGAATATTTAATATTATGGCAAATGAAAATAAAATTATATTTTATTCTGAAGAATTGAATGAAGATATTTATCAAAATAATAAATTATTAAATTCTAAAGAAACAATTTTAAAAACTAGCGAAAAAGAACAAATAAATCAAAATTCATTTAATACAATAGTTGATTCAAAAGACTATTTAGGATGTATCAATAATAATTGTAGTGCTATTAAATGTGAATGCACTAATGACAAATGTGATTGCACTAATGTTAATCATAATTCTAATCATAATTCTAATCATAATTCTAATCATAATTCTAATCATAATTCTATTAGTGATAAATCTAAATCATATGTAGAAAGTAATATAAATAATTATATTACAAACTTAATTGATTTTTTATTTGTATTATTATTAGTAGGATTATTAATTTTTATAATATATAAAAGAGAGTCGTTATATTTGTTATATGTTTTAGGAATAACTTTATTATATATTTTTATCAAATTTATAATGTTATCAAATTTATAATGTTATCAAATTTATAATGTTATCAAATTTATAATGTTATCAAATTTATAATGTTATCAAATTTATAATGTTATCAAATTTATAATGTTATCAAATTTATAATGTTAATAGAAATTTTTACTAAAAAAAACAATAATATTATTTAATATTTTAATATATATTATTATAAAATTAAATAAAATATATTAAAATATTAAGTATATTATGAAAAGTAAAAACAAATTTACTAATAATTTTAGTAATAATTTTAAAAACAATAAATATATCAATATTGTTATTATTACATTAATTATAGGATTTAGTATATATTTATTGTATTTTAACGATAAAATATATGTTCAGGATAGTATTACAAATAGTTTAAATGAAAAAGATACTAATAATGAACAAGATACTAATAATGACCAAGATTATCTTGTAGAAAATTTTGATGTTGGTAAATATGTAGATGTATGTAAAAATAGAAATACACAATTTTATAACTTAGGAGGCATTACTCAAAGTAATAAAAATATAGACGAGTGCGAAAAATTATGTAGCGATGCTAGTTGTCACGTTTTTTCATTAAATGGTTCTACTTGTACTACATACAAAGGAACATTAGATACATCAACATACATTGATACTAGAGATGCTACAACAAATCCAATTGGAATAAATTGTAATTCTAAAGTATTCCCCGCAAATAATCCATATAATACAGGAACTTATAATGGTATTGGTTATATAAACAAAAATTATCTTCAAAATAATAAAAATAATTTAAAATATATAGATCCATATTTAGAAGAAAGCGCAAATGTTTTAGCAGATTTATATAGTATAGAAAATAAGAGGAATCAAATAAAGAATTTAGATCCATTATCTAGTAGTTATGATGCATCATATCAGAATTTATCATTAGATACAATAACTAAAGATAGATTATTATTTAACAAGTTTGATAGTTTAAATAGAGATATATTTGATATGGATAATAGTAGAAATATATTGTATACAGATATGTATAATGATAGTGATATAAGTAATACTATTTTAGCACCTCTTCCTAGAGATGATGCTTTTATGAGAGATATAACTAAAAAATATAATATGGTTAATAAATCTGATAATTTAGATGGAATATTAGATGCAAAATCAGAAAATTTTGTAGTGAATAATTATCGTTATTTAATTTTAGCATTTATAATGGTTATAACTATTATAATACTTATTTTATATAAATCATCCAATTTTATAAATGAGAAAATATTAATAGTATACATAATTATTATTTCATTTTTAGTATTATTCATAACACATCAACTAAAATTATAATGTTATATGTTATAAATTTATATAAAATACAAATTTATATAAAATACAAATTTATATAAAATACAAATTTTTATATAATATAAATTTATATTATATATAAATTTATATATAATGTTATATGTTGATCCTTTAGGAAAAGTAACTGAATTAAATACTTCATTAAACGCTAAAATATTACAAGGAGCACCAACAGGAACACCCTTAGTATATAATTATACTAATAAAATAAATAATTTAAGAAAAAATAATGTCTTAAATAATGCAAGATTAGAAGATATAGAAAAAAAAAATGCTTCAAATAAAATAAATTTTATAATTTACTCTATTTTTGCTTGTATTTTTATAATAATGTTCTTAGTTTTTTTAAAAAAATTAAATAGATAATTTGTGAATTATATTATATATTTATTTATATATTTTATATAAATAAATATATAATGGTTGATACAATTCAAGATACAGGTTATCCTTCAAATATTTCCAATCCTGGCGCATTACTTGCAATTAATTCAACAGATTTAAATGATTTTGAAAGTCAAATTATAAATTATAAACAATTAGTAGATACTACCACAGATACATTGAATAATATTGGTACAGATCCGGAAAGTTTTGCTGAATTAGATAAAGAACAAGAAAAATTAGTAGCATCACGTTCTGCTATGATGAATAAAAAAACAGAATTAATAAATCAAAAATCAGAACTAATGAAAAAGGATATACTCATAGATGGCAAAAATATAAATTTAGAAACATGGATAGCAAATCAAGAGTTTAAAATTTGGAACTATTCTAATAAAATTAACAGAATAGAAGTACACTATACAAGTTTTGGGGTTATGGGTATGCGAATTATATATCGCACCCCTACTAAAGCATCTGAAATTATAGGAAGTGTTACTAATACTAGTGGTTCAACACCAACAACTATTACAAATGTAGATTTTCAAGATGATGAATGGTTAATGCAAATTCAAATTTCAAGTTCAAATTCAAATTTAAATACACCTGCTTTTTCTCTATGTGATAGTATTAGTTTTTATACAAGTAAAAATGCTTCTGGAACATCACCTAAAGTAACTATTCCAGAATTATCACAAACTAATGTTGTAAAAAACAAAACATATTTTATTGATAGCACAAGACGAACTTGGTTACAACATAAAAGTAACGCAGAATCACAAGGGGCAGAACTAGCGTGTTTTGAAAATTCGGCAGAAATGGTTAAGATGTTAGCAGAATTAGGAAACGCTAGATTTCAAAATGGTGGTTCTTTTTACATTGGTTTATATCATCCAAATGCACTAATACCAAATAACAATTCTGGAGGTGGACAACCATACAATGTTACATCAAATAGAAATAGCACTTGGAAATGGGTTGATAATACACCATATGATTCAAATACTACTAATTGGAATGGAGGAGAACCAAATAATTGGGGTCCTGGTGAAAATGTTGGTCAAATGTACTCAAATGGAAAAATCAATGATTTAACAAAAACAAATACATTAGCAGCTATTTATCAAAAAAAAATAGTAAATACAACTACACAAACAGTTAGAAAAAATCTAGAACATATTAAATATTTTACTATAAATCCTTTGACTGTTACATATGATTTTATTACAAGTCTTGATATTGAACAAAAAACGAATGCCTTGTCTGCAGTTGATAATACTCGAGAAGTTATTACACAAATAGAAAACAGTATTACAATTTTAGATGATAGTATAAAAGATATAACTGATGCTATAATAAAAGTTACTACTAATATTGAACATATTAAATCTAAAAGAATTATTCTTATTAAGTTGAATTCTGAGGGAGATATTTTTATGGATAAACATGCAAACAATAAGACTTTGAGTGATGAACGAACAGATGCTGCTCAAGGTTTTTCTAATATAGGAGGAAATTTATTTTCTAATTATATGTCAAGTATGATAGAAGGTTTTGTAGAAGGTGAGGAGAATATGGGTCTTCAAGGGGCTGCTCAGGTGGCTCAAGGTGAAACAGCAAGAATTACTGGAAATTTAGTAGGCGACATACAATCATTAAAAAATACCCAAACAGCAAACGCTATAAGTGAATTTGTTATTAAAAAAGATAATATTTTTACCAATGTTTTAACTGATTATATGTTAAATGATGAAAAACAAAATACTTTTGAAGGCGTTTATAATAAAATTGATCAACAAAATACAGATAAAATGCGTAAAATAGAAATAAATACATATTATGATAAAGCATACAAAGAATACGTTAATATATTAAAAATTATTATATTTGCTTGTGTAATACTTGTTCCTATTATTATTGCTAATAAAAATTCATTAATACCTAATAGTATTACTAATATTTTGGTTGTAACTATTATATTTTTAACAATTATTTATATTATTACTAAATTTGTTGATATATATATGAGAGATAGTAAAGATTTTGACAAAATACGTATACCATATGATAGAGAAGCAGCAATATTACAGAAAAATGGCACAATAACCAGAAAAAATAACTTATTATCATCGTTTTCTCTTACATGTATTGGACAAGATTGCTGTCCTGACCCCTCATCTGGAATGATTTATGATCCAGTTAAAAATAGATGTGTAGCAAATGAAACTTTTGCTGATTATTTTAATGGACCTATTGGTGGATATTTAGACGAAAGTTTAACTGGATTTATTGACAATTCTATTGATGGTATTATGAGTGGTTCTGGTAAAATTTCAATAGTTCAACCATTTAGTTCAATGATAACTAAAGAAAGTTTAGTTGGAACATCATTAAATGCAAGCGGTCCTAATGTTATGAATATATAATATTAAACAAAGAAATTTAACAAAGAAATTTAACAAAGAAATTTAACAAAGAAATTTAACAAAGAAATCTAACAAAGAAATCTAACAAAGAAATTTAACAAAGAAATTTAACAAAGAAATCTAACAAAGAAATTTAACAAAAAAATTATATAATATTAAATATTTAATATTATATAATATATTAAATTATATTAGTTAACATTTCAATATGGGAAATAACAAATCAAAACCGACCTGTGGCGAATGTAATTGTGACAGTGATGTTCCGAGAGTAATAGCTGCTTGTAATACAGCAGGTGAAAAAGGCGTATCAAATACTTTAGAACAAACAATAACTGGTTTAATGGGAAAAGAAAATTCTGATTTTATTATGAAACAATATTCTAATGCGCTCAATGATAATACAAATAGTAAATGGGTTAGTGATTATAATAAAATAAAAGAAAGTTATAATAATTATGAAGGATTTATTGAAGGTAATGAAGAAGAATGCATTCCTTGTGATTGTAGACTAGCAGCTAATGAGATAATTCGTGATTGTCAGAATGTTTCACAAGAAGTTCCAACTGCTATTACAAATTTAATTGATGATGATATAAAAGAAAGCGCTAAAAAATTAACATCGTCTATTTTAGATGCGGCAAAAGGCAATAATACAGAAACAAATACTGACTGGAAAAATGTATTTTATCCAAATATAAAAGAAGGTTTAGAAAATGAAGGATTATATACATTCACAAGAGATGCTTTAGCTTCTAGACATGACACATTTAAAGATACTCAAACATTTGGAAATGATTGTTTAATGAATTCATATAATTCAATAATTGACTTTATAACTGAAGAAAAAAATATATTAGACTCTTTATACAATTATTATTCAACATTTATTAAAGATTATGAGTCGTTATATTTACATAAAGAATCATTTTCAAAAACTATATCTAATAAATTAGATGAATTAGGAAAAATACAAGCAAAAATAGATAGCTATAAAACAAATTTACATGTAGATAACAGAAAAAATCTATACCAAACCAATAATTATGATTTTTATACTAATATTAGATTTTATATGTTAATTGTATATTATAGTGTTATTATTCTATATTTAATATTATCTAAATTTTTTACAGAAAAACAATACACAAATAAATTATTGGTCTTACTATTATTTATATATTTAATTATTCCTATAATATTAGAACAATTAATAAATTTAGCATATAATGGATATATATATTTTTTAGAATATAATAATATAAAAGAAGATACAAAAAGTTATGAAGATATTATAAATAAAAATTAATAGATAATTTACATAATATATATTTTGTATATATATATGTCGAGTTCAAAATTTCCTCAACAAGTTGCCGATTTAAAAATATTATTTCCTTCGTTGGAAAAAGATATTGCTGAATATTATTTAACAGTGAATAAAGGAAATTATGAAAAAACGGTTCAACAAATAATGGATGAACAAGAACAAGAAGGAATGAAAAAACCTGCTAGTCCAAAACACAAACCATCAAGTTCGCGAGGTCAACCATCAAGTTCGCGAGGTCAACCATCAAGTTCGGGAGATTATATGGAAGGTGAAATAGATTTGAATGATCCAAGATTTAAGATAAATGTTGAAAAAGAAGCAAAAGAAGTTGATTTTGATATGTGGTTAAATACAATGATTCATTCCAACGCTAGTCAAAAAGCTAAAAATTTAAAAAGCAAATTAGCAAGTCTATTTGGTAAAAATAATTGGTCTGTTATCGACCCACGAGGCGATGGTTTTTGTGGTCTATATGCGGCAACAATTGATTATACTAGTGAAACTGATATAGTAATGTCAAAAGATACTATAATAGATAGTATAGTATTAGGACTTGAAGAATATTATAAAGCAAGAAAATTACATATAACAATGGGTATTCCTTTGCCTAATGAACTAAAGACAGCTGACTTTTACATGGAATTTAGTACAAAAGATTCAATGATGATTAGTGAAGAAAATATAAGAAATGAAACAAATAAAAGAGCATTAAGAAAACATTTTGAAATTTTAAAAACATTACCAAATATACCGGGAGAGGCGTTTCAATTATTAGCATACGCTTATAAACGAAATTTTTTAATATTGAATTATGATGATAAGTCAACACAGCCTTATGTGCTTTCTTGGATTCCTTGTTATGCTGATGTTTATAAAGAAGGTGGTAAGGTTCTATATCCGCAAGAATCAGCCACATCAATAATGTTCAATAATTTGCATTATTTCTTATTTCACACTACTAATTCTCAAGTAAAAAAAGAAATAATTGCACGAATTTTACGAGGAGAATGGCAAGCAACTAGCGACGCAAGAGGTCTAAGAAAATCAAGAAAGTCAAGAAGGCCAAGAAAAGCAACAACTATTACAAAAATGAAGAAACAAAAATCAAGAAAACCAAAATATTCAATTAAAAAAATGAGGCAACCTAATAAGCGAACAAAAAGATATTAAAACATAAATATTAAAAAGAAGTATTTTTAATAATTTATAATATTTTATTTTCTATGTAAAACAAAATATTATACAAAACATTAACATTATTCTTCATTTGTAGCATCATTATCACTATCTTCATCATAATTAATCTCAACATTAAACCATTTGCCTCTATTGCATTTACCATATTGTTTATTCATATAATCAGTAATTTCTTTACCATTTGGTATATTATTTCTACCATATTGCATAATATACCATTTCTTGAATTCTTCCATAATCTCAGTCTTCTTAATTGATTTATCACGTTTGCGAGACACTTTTTCTTTAGCAAATTCAGTTAAATAATCTTGACCTTCGCGATATTTATCACTAACTGATGTAACAATTTTAACATCATTAACTCTGCCTTCAGTTTCATATACTATATTAACTAACATAGATGCTAAAACCGGCGCCCATAATGTAAATTTTTCATCTATTTTTTTATCAATTAAATATTGATATGGAAAATTTGATTTAGGAAATTTGTCTTCATTTTCGTATGGTGTTTCGTTAAATTTAGACATAAAATCACAAATACGAATTCGTCTCCAAGTTCCATCATCATTAGTATTAATATCAAATAAAACATTTGTACATACAACTAATTTGAATTGTGGTATAAAAGTAACACTATCTTTAAACAAAGCACGACCCTGGATTGGATCACCGCCTGTAATTTCTTTCATAATACCTTCATTAATAGTGTCTCCTTTACTTGGTTCTTGCATAACAGCATAACGAACACCCATTAAAGCAACAATTTCAGGCGATGTTGAACCAATACAATTACGTGATTGTGTAATTAATGTAATTGGAACTGTTGCTTTATAATCTCCCAAACATCTACTCATTAATTCGACTAATTTTGATTTACCATTACAACCACTGCCTGTATAAATATTAAATGTTTGATTGTCATTTGTTCCGATAAGTGTTGATGCTAAATGCTCCCACATATAGCGTCGCAATTGTTCATCTGGAAATAATTCATCCATAAATTTATTTATTTCTTTAATAATAGAATCATAATTATTATTAATGCTTGATTTATAAGAACTTGTTAAAACTTTATAAGGAATATAATCAATATTTGTTGATTTAGAAATGTAATCATCTGGTTTACCTTTTCTATGTGTTTTAGTTTTGAAATCAATAACATAATTGTTAAAGCATAATAAATAAACATTTGAATCTAACTTATTCATAAATTCTTTATCATAAAATAATTCTTTAGCTTCTCTCATAATGTTATTTTTCCAACTAGTAGTTTTTAACAAAATACATATATCTCCCAATTTAAGAGACCGTGTTTTTAAATTTTCAGTATTTTCATCATTATTCTCTTTTTTTGTAATAACTTCAATTAATTCATGTGATTTTGCACAATAAATATCGTGCATCTTTTTGGATATTAATAATCTAAGAGTGCTCCCCGAATCAATTTCATTCCATTTATGATTTTTATATTCATACCATTGATTATTTTTAATGCTAACACATACAAACTGGTCTTTAAATAATTGATACAATACTACTGCTAAGTCAAATTCAGCAACCTTATCTTTTAGAATCATTGTTTGTAATGTTTGTTCAATATAATATGAAATTGTTTCATTTCTAATTTTTTTATATTCAACTAAATTATCTGTTTTTGCCCAAAACATAATTGAGCGATTTGTTAGACCATCATTATTTTTAACATCAAAACTCTTCCACATAGCATACATATTTTGGACCTCTGAGAATTTAAATGAAGGGTCTTGAGAACTGAACTTAATCCATGTTAAGAAGAGTTTTTCGTGAGTATTTTTTAATGCCCATCCTACACGAATCCATTTATTATATGAACCATTATTATAATACATATCTGGTAAAATCATAGTAAATTGGTGTGTTTCTTTAATTTCATATTCTGTGCAAGCAATTTCATCAATAAAGCATTCAATTAAATTATCTAGTGTTGCTATAGTATCTATTTTGGAGAAATCATACATATCAAGATCAATCTTATTGCTAATAAGATTTACTTTTTGTTTATGTTCGCGATTATTTAACTCCTTTTTTTCAATTTCTATTTTTTCAAGAATAGATGTATTTTTTGTAAGTTCAAAAGATTGATGATTCTTATAACGCGCACTCATTAATGGTAAATGTTCTTGGATATTAATTTTTGAAATATTACATTCTTTAAAATTCCATATTTCTTCTTCATTATCATAAGTTATTTCAAATAAATTTGTTAAACTATATGCCTTATGTAGCGGTTTTCGTGAACCATATATTTGCCAATTAACAAATCCTTTTGTTATTCCTTCATCAAATACATCTTCATAATTGTTTGTAATTGGAATATTATCCCATATTCCTTTTATTTCACTAATTACCATTTTACGCAATACACATTGATGAGATTTATGCATTTTAATACAAAATACAATATGAATACCATCTTTTGTTTTATCTTCCATAATATTTACATCTGGTTTTTCATATACATAGACTGTAATTTTAGAACCATTTGGAATTTCATATAATAGATTTAATTTATTAGCATATAAGGCAATTAAATCAATCATATGATCTTTATTATGCTGTCTTGACTTAATTGAAGTCTCATAACGTAAATCAATATCAACTAATAAAGGACCATCATCTATTAATTGTTTCTCAGTTAAATATTCTTTATTTTTTTCAACAAATACATAATGATAATATTTATCCCAAAATTCACCCAAATTTGGTATGTTATAGCTGCCGCCATAAATATTTAATTCTTTATTACCTATTTTTGTATGTGTTATAATTGACCCTTTTTCCCCTCTTAAAGATTTTAAATATTCATCCCATTTGGACGAAGTAAGTGTATTAGAATTTATAGTATTGGCCATATAATATATATATTATATATATATATATAATATATATTTATTTCAATTTTATAATATTTTAATTTATAATATTTTTGAAATCTAATTAAAAATATAATATTATTATTAATATGAATTATGAGTATAAATAAAAATACTATAAAAAGAATAGCAAATGATGTTAAATATATTTTAAATAACGAGCATTCTTTAAGTTTAGAAAATATATATTATAAACACGATGAAGAAAATATATTGAAAGGGTATGCTTTAATAATCGGAGAAAGAAATACGCCTTATGGTTATGGTTATTATTTTTTTGAATTTAATTTTCCAGATAATTATCCATTTTCTCCACCAGTCGTGCGTTATTTAACAAATGATGGGTCTATGCGTTTTAATCCTAATTTATATACTAATGGAAAAGTATGCTTATCTATATTAAATACATGGTCTGGTGAAAGTTGGACATCATGTCAAACTATTAATTCAATATTATTATCATTGTCTATTGTATTGTGCGAAAATCCACTTTTAAATGAACCAGGAGTTCAAGAAAATAATAATGCTATTACTAAATATAATTATTTGGTAACATATAAAAATGTAGAATTTTCAATATGTAAAATTATAAATTATATACAAAATTATGATATTATCAATAACAATAACAGTAACAATAATAGTAACAATAATAGTAACAATAATAAAGATGATATAATGATTATGTATAAATTTAAAAATATAATATATGAAACATTTGTAAATAATAAAAATAATATTATTGAATATCTTAATAGTAATAAAATTAAATATACCAAATTTATAGATAAAAATGAAGAAACTGATAAAAATGAAGAAACTGATAAAAATGAAGAAACTGAAATAATTATTCAAAAAAAAAAAAAAATTTTTATTGCAATGTATAATTTAACTTTTTATTTAGAATATGAAAAACTTTATAATTTAGTATTGGAAATTAATATAAATTAATTATTATTACGTAAAATTGATTATATAAAAACTAATTTAACAATTATAAATATATATATATAATTATTATTATGGATTTTTGTTCTAACTGTGATAATATGTATTATATTAAATTAGAAAATGAGGAATGTGATAAAATTGTTTATTATTGTAGAAATTGCGGCGATGTTGATGATAAACTTTTAAATGTAAATAAATGTATATTGAAAGAAAATATTAATAAATCTGAAGATAAATATAATGTTCATATTAATAAATTTACAAAATTAGATATTACTTTACCGCGAATTAATTATATTAAATGTCCAAATGAAACATGTGATTCAAATAAAACTGAATTTGATTCAGCAAAAAAAGAAATTATATTTATTCGTTATGATGATACTGCTATGAAATATTTATATTTATGTAGTCATTGTGATTTTGTTTGGAAAACCAATTAAATAATATTTATTTGATTTAATGATTTAATGATTTAATGATTTAATGAATTAATAATTTAATGATTTAATAATTTAATAAAAATTATAATTGATATAAATAGTTTTTTTTATATAATTATAATTTAATTTATAATATGGATGAATTGGAAGAAGAAGTATTAAGTGAAAATGAAGATGATCAAAGTGACAAAACAAGTACTGCTAGTACTGATGAAGAAATTTTAAGTGATGATGAAGAACTTGATGAAGAAATTAAAATAGATGAACCTGAACCAGATGAAAGTGGTGAAAAAATAAATGTATTTGATAATCCAAAAAGTAGTTATACAAAATACGATTATGAAGTAGAAGATTTAGGAGAAAACGATTTTTATAAATTTAATAGTGAGTTAAAAAAAAATCATACATTAAATTACCATAATGAATGTTTATATAAAAATTTCAATGAAATAAAAGAATTATGCAAAATTACACGCAATAAAGATGGAATTATTATAGATGAATTACATAAAACCATGCCACTATTAACAAAATATGAGAAAACTAAAATATTAGGAATGCGTGTAAAACAATTAAATAGCGGTACTACTCCATATGTAACTATCAATGAAAAGATAATTGATAATTATTTAATTGCACAAATGGAACTAGAACAAAAAAAATTACCTTTTATAATTCAAAGACCTTTGCCAAATAATAATTTTGAGTATTGGAAATTACAAGATTTAGATTTATTATAATTTTAATATAATTTAACGTTTAAATCGATTTCCACAATCTAAACATGTTACAAATGTAGTCATTGGTTCGTCGGCACTTCGTGTTTGTAATTGATAATAAGTACATTTTTTAGATTTACATTTACCGCAAACAAAATTATCAGTTGACGCCTCTATTTTCGGTGTATATTTATTTTCATCCTTAATTTTTTTCTCTTCAATCAATATTGACCATAGGTCGGGTCGCAATTCTTGATGACTCATATAAACAAACTCGTGCGCTTTTACTGATTTAGATAATAATTTATCTAATAATTCTTTATTTTTTAAATTTAATATTAATGTGCGTAATTTTTGGATATATATTACAACAAATGATTCATTAGACCATTTTTTTATAATTTTTTTATCTTCGCTTACATCTAATGAATAATTATATATGCCTTTTTCTAAATTTTCACTAGTTTTTTGATTTTGTATTATATTATACAACTGTTTTACAACATTTGCTCTAAAAATTTCAGGATCATTTATTTTTCTATTAAATTTACTCATAATATTAATATTAATATTAATAATAATATTATCAATTTTATATTTAAATATTATAAATATTTATAGTCATTTTATTATTTATAATATTTATATTTAAATTTTATTTAGAAACTACACAATTTGTATCATCATTTTCATCATCTGAATAACTATATAATTCATAACTTAACTCTGAATTAAATTCAAAGTTATCCTCATTTTCTGAGTTATTATTATGTAATAAATTACTTAATAATTCATTTGTTTTGTTAATATCGCTTGTTAAATTTTCGTTAACATCATTAACATCATTAACATCATTAACATCATTGTTATCATCTTTGCCAAATTCTATAGTTTCTTTTAAATCAAAAAATTTATTAAAAACATCAGTATCTAAACTAATAAATTGCTCCATATTTTTTAAAAAGAATATACATTTATTATTTACATTTAATTTTATAGAATATTTTGATAATATATTATGTTGATTGTATTTTTTAATACTTGTATCATCTTTAGACCATAATTCAATACATTTATCATCTAACTCCCAAGTATAAATTTTTTTAAAATTTACAGGAGTCTTATAACCACATTTTTTATAGATATTTTCTTCAGTAACATTCTTTACTTTTAAAAGTTTAAAACTTGCATTTTTTAATGTAATACAAGATATCATTATTTATATATTTATAGTTAATAAATATATAATATATTGTTTAAGTTTTTATAAAATATATAATAAGTTCTAATTAAATATTAATTTTTTAAATAATATACAAATCAAATGGTTATATATATTATAAAATGGACTTTCATATATGTTATATTAATTTTTTTATTACATAATTTATATTTATTTTTTCAAAACAACTTGACTTCAACTAAAATCAAAGATTATTATAATACTTATAATAGCTATAATAACGAATCTATTAATACAAAAATTAATAATACAGAAATAGCATTGCAAGTAAATAATTTACAAATTAACAGTACAAGTTTAGAAGAACTAAATAAGTATAATGGATTAACTAATGATAATAATGGATTAATTAATGATAATAATGGATTAATTAATGATAATGGATTAACTAATGATATGAAATCTGAACTCAATGATTTTTTTAATAAAATAAAATTATAATTAAAAACTGAAAAGAATTTATTTAAATATTTCTTGTATAAGTAATATATTATGTTAGAAAAAAATAAGTTTGGCAAACATAAAAATACAGAAAATTCTTCTTTAACTAAATTTAATGATTTTAAATTTATTGCAAATAAATTCCCAATTGCTAATTATATAAATAATATTAATAATACTAAATATTTTAATGTATCTAATTTACTAACTAATGCTAACTATTATATTTTAAAACCTAAAGGGCGTAAATCTTATTTATGGTTCACATATTATAAAAAAGATTTATTGTGTTTACTATTATTTATAAATAATAAAAATTTGGAGGATGAATCGAACGAATTTTATAAATTTAACATTAATTATGATAATACATTATGTTATAATAATGTATTATTAGTTGGAACATATTTTTACAAATATAATTTAAAAAATGTATACTTTAACTCTAACTCTAACTCTAATAAATCTGCCAAAATTAATACTATGCATCATTATTTTATACTTGATAATGTGGTAAATTTTAATATGTTTAATAATGTATTGACTACATACTCGAGCAATAATTTTACATTTAAATTAAATATATGTAAAAATGTTTTACAATATATAGTAAATAGTTATTTTAATGTATATTTAGTAAGTAATTATTTCAATATATATTTAGGAATAATTTTAGATAATTATGATGAAATATTTAAATTAATATATAAATTAGACTATGAAATTTATTGCATTTCATGTTATAATAATAATAAATATTTAGGAAATTTTATTATAACAAATGAATTATTAAACAATAATGAAAAAAATTATGGGTATAATTTTAGAGTAACTGCGTGTATAAATCAAGATATATATAATTTATTTATTTTAGAAAATAATAAGGAAACTTTTTATGATTATGCGTTAATTGATAGTTATAAAACAAGCGTTTTTATGAATAGTTTATTTAGAAAAATAAAAGAAAATAAGAATCTTGACTTATTGGAAGAAAGTGATTGTGAAGAAGAATTTGAAAATACTAGTTTAGAAAAATACGTTAATTTAAATAAATCATATATTATTGAATGTATTTATAATAAAAAATTTAAAAAATGGATTCCTAAAAATTTAGCAAAAAATAATTATATAATTGATAAAAATAAAATTAATTTAATTATCCATAAAAATAAAATATATTTATAGTATATAAAAAATGCTATCAGTTTTAGAAGGTTTGTTCATTCAGGAAGGCGGAAAAAAGCAGCAGCAGCAAAACCATATGGGAGGCAGACGTCGCAGAACTAAACGCGCAAAAGGTTCTAGAAGAAGAGGTAGACGCACACGCAGACATTAAACATAACTCTATTTATTTGAGTTATTTAGTAAGTAAAAGATTAATATAATTTTATAGAATTTTATAGAATTTTATATTATAATATTTTTTTATATTATAATATAAAAAATGCGAGGAGGTTATAGATATAAGGGTTCATATACTACAAGAAAAAAAAGAGCTGCAGGAAAAAAATATAAAAAATCACGCCGAGTTAAATACAACTAACATTATTACATTATTACATTATTACATTATTATAATTGAATTAAACATTTAGACTCATTTAACATCTCTGTTTGTATTGAATTATTTAATAAATTATTTTTATTATTTTTACGTGGTTTAAATAACAGATAATTCCAAAAATTAAAACTAGAACTGGGGTTTAATTCTTTACTAGTTTCTTGATTAGTAATATTTAAAATTAATTCCTCTTCAATAGTTAAAATTGAATTTTTTTCATCATTTGTGTTAGTTACATTGAGAGATTTTAAATATTTAATATACTTATTATACTTTTCTTCATTAGTGCGGATTATTTTATAATTTTTATCATTATAAAATGCTCGTCTTTTTGTAAATTGATTTAGAAATACATCGTGATTATCTATTAAATCTATTATTAATGGATTTGTATGTTTTTCTCTCAAAATTCTACCTACTGCCTGAATAATATCAGATTTAGGACTTGCTAAAAACAAACTAGTTAATGATTTAATATCTAATGCTTCTGCTGCCATACTAAATGTTGCCAGTATAATTTTTTTTGATTCACTTTTTTTTAAGTCTTCTTCTTTCATTCCTCCAATATAATATCCAACAGAAGCAAAATTTTTATGACAAATTGATTTGTATAAATAATTTAATAAATTTTTTGTTTGTGCTAATACAATAAACTGTTGCTCTGGATTTATAAACATTTCGCTTTCTAAAATATGTACAATAAAATCACTGCGTAAATTAAAATTAGAAATTTTGCTAACCATTGTGCTATATTTTATTTGCCCTCTAAAATCTCGTTCAACTTCATTATATTCATCATCTTGAACTATAAAATCGATTGCTTTTACTAAAACATTATCTTGAGAACTATTTTTAGAATGTTTGTAACATATATCACCTAAATACATCTTAAATACATTTGTTAATCCGTCTTTTCTTTCCATAGTAGCACTTAAACCAAGTCCATATAGTGTATTGCATTTTTTAAGACAATTACTAAATACTTCACTTGACATATGATGGCATTCATCATATAAACTTAGTCCAAAACTATCAAATAATGATTCATGATAATTTTTCATGCTGACACTTTGTATCATTGCTATAACAATATCTTTATTCTCTATATCAACTATTTGACCTTGTATAGTACCAATACGAGCATTAGGTAAATACTCCTCAATTCTCTCTACCCATTGATTTTTTAGGAAAGTTTTATGAACAAAAATAATAGTTTTTTTTTTAAGAACTTCTATAATTTTAAGTCCTAGCACCGTTTTACCTGCTCCTGTCCATAATTCAATTAATGCTGTGCCATTACCTTTATTAATATTATCCGGAGTTCCAAAATCAATTGCTTTTAAATATTCATTTAAGACCTTTGTTTGATAATCTCTCAATAGTCCATTAAAAGTTAAATTTATAGATTCTCCGAATGTAATTTTTAATAATTTAGGATAACCAAACATTTTAATACCCCAGCATCTAGGAACATATATTTTTTTTTCTGATTCTTGATAAATTGGAAATGATTTTGCTTCGGCATAAGAATTTTGAGTAAAAGGTTTAACAGTTAATTCATTTTTAATAAATTCTATTATTTTAGGAGTTAAGCAAATTTTATATATTGTATATCCTTTATTTCCTAAATAACTATTTAATCCATTCTTTTTTAAAATTTCTATAAGTTCTTGCAATTCTATATATGTATCTCTATTTTTAGGACTAATTTTTTTTATCATCATTATAAATTATATTTGGTAAAATAATTCAAGCTATTTTGTTAAATATTTTATCAATTTAATATTTTAATATTTTATATTAAAATATTATAATATACTATAATGAATCCTGTAAATAACATATCCAATAATTTTAAAAAATTAAAAAATATAACAACTAATGAAATATTTTTGGTAGTAGTCATTTTATTATATTTAATAAGTAATGTATCTACACCATATGAGTTAGCACCATATATAAATAATATATATACATATTTCTCTCTTATTGCTATTGTTATTTTATTATTTTTAAAGTCTAATCCTATAATTGCTTTGTTTTTTGGAATAGCAGCAATAATATTTATAACACGTTCTAATAAAGTAGATCATGGAGTAATGGCACCCAGCAGTGTTAATAAATCGTTGAATATGATGAAACTAAATAATAATACTAATATCAATAGTAATACTAATATAATGAAACAAACTTCCTTAGAAGAAGAATTAATAGGTACAATTCAAAAACAACCGGATAATATTATAAATACTAATAGTTATCATCCAGTATCATGTGAAACACATAACGCATCAGACATTTAAGAACCTCGTCTTTTAGTATAATTAGAAGGATATACTACAAATATAAAATTTCCTACACTATAAATAACACCAACAAATAATATACTAATAAATACTTGTAATCCAATATTATTATATAATGATGCTGGTGAAAAAATATTGCCGCCTTCTGTAAGCATAGAATTTAAACTATTTAAATTAGGTCCATACATATTATTTGATGCTTCTATAGAAACACCATTATCATCCACAGGATTACATTTTATATATAAATTGTCTTTTTTAGTATTTAGAGATTTCATTAAATAATCAGTATCATTATAAATTTCTGTAAATTTGGATACTTCTACCGGTTCATTTAATTTAAGCACTTCAAGAAATTTACTTTCTTTTAATATTTGTTTTAATTTGGCATCAGGATTTATATTTACAGCTGGATATTTAATTGAGTAATATTCTGCTACACTTGTGTTTGAACTATTATTATAGTCATTTATTCTAATATACTCTGAAGTATTATTACCATATTTACGCTTTATAAATTCCATAAACTGCAACCATTCATTTTTAAATTCTTCTGCTTCATTGTTTACAGACATTTAATATATATATTTTAATATATATTATTTGATTATTTTTATTTTTTATTATTTACTATATTATAATATAGTAAATTTTTATTATTTACTATATTATAATATAGTAAATAATTATAATATGACAACATATACATATGAAAATGAAAAACAAGTTTTAAAATTTTATATAAGATTATTATTATATGTAAATGATAAATATAGTGAAAATGAAAGTTCAAAAATTAGTGCAAATAGTTATTTAGACTATTTAAAAAATCTAGCTTTGAAAAATAAATTATTACATGATGGCGATAAAGAAATGCTTAATGGACCTATGTCACTAGATGAATCTTATTCAATTAGTATTGCTAAAAAAAGACTAGGACAAGGAATAGAACAAATACAAGAACTTATACCGCCATTCACACAATTATCTGATGAATTAACTAATGAAGAAATGGATGTATTATCAATAATAAACTCCCATCTAGCGTTTACTCAAGTATATACTAAATTAATGACTCTACCAATAGAGTCTCAATTACACTTTATAAGACATCAAGCATTGCCAATTTTTTCTTCGAATGGGTGGAAAAAGGAAACAGATTATAAACCTGAAAATGTTGAAACAATATTGGGATTACTATTACTACCTATACATGGAGACGCTGCTTCTATAAAAGTAAGAAAACAAGGACTTAAAAAAGTAAGAATAATGTCGCAAGATGAAGAAAAACTTGCATTAAAACCAGCAATAAGACCAGAAGTAAGACAAGAATTAAGACAAGAATTAAGACCAGCAATAAAAATAAAAACAGCACAAGGACTAGAAACAGGAGTAGAAACAGGAGTAGAAACAGAACAATTTATACCACCATTCACACAATCAAGTAGTGTGTCAGGAAAAGAAGTACTATTACATGGAATACGAAAAGAATTGGTAAATACAATAAGGACTAATACAAATTTACAAAAAGTCTATGATTTATTAGCGAAACAATCAACAGATGTTCAATTAAAATTTATTGAAATAGTAGCACCAGAATTTCTTGATAATAAGTGGGATGCTCAAACAATATTTACTGATGCTGATGTTAAATATTTATATACATTTATAACTAGAGCACTAAAAGAAATAGAATTTAGGTCACCATTCACAAAATCAAGTAGCACATTAGGAAAAGAAGTAGAATTAAATGAAAAGGAAATAAATGTAGTAACTGCTATAAAGACCAATCCAAAATTATCTATAGTTTATGATTTTTTATCGGAACTCTCATTAGAGTTTCAATTAAAATTTATTAAAAAAGCAGTGGAAACTTTTACTACAAAAAATTGGAATAGCAAAACACATTATATTAAAGCTAATGTTGAAACAATATTACAAATAATAACTAATCTAGCTGTATCAGAAGAAAATAAAAAATTAGAAGCACGAGTAGCATTAATATTAACATCTGGATTAACACCAGATACACCTGCTGAAGAAGCAGCACAAGCAGAAGCAGCACAAGCAGCACAAGCAGAAGCAGCACAAACAGCACAACCACAAGCAGCAATAGAGCAACTACCACAAATAAACAAACAACAAATAGAAAGACAGACTGCTACAAATACATTAATGGCAGGAAAATCCCCTATGGAAAAATTAAAAAATATTTTAGGCCCAAAAATAATGAACGAGTTGAATAAGTCTACAGCAACACAAATGGAAGTAATATATTCAAAAAAGTTCATAGAATTCGCAATAAAATCTTTAGAAGCATTTATAGCAGAGTTTAAAGAAAAAATATTATCAAGAACTCTAATAGAATCAATTGGTAAAGCATATATATACTCAGTAACAGAGTTTGCAAAACTTACAGTCCCAGACTTTGTGCGAAGAAATGCATTACGAGTCACATTAATTAGCCTTTATAGAAACAATCTAATAGAAAATATAAATTCATTATATGACTATCCTCAGGGCATTGATGATTTTATAAATGAATTGCAAATAATACTTGATGATATGAAAAGAAAAAAAAACACTATCTAGACTCATTAACCAAATAATTTTTATTTTAAAAATTGATATTTATTTTAAAATAAGAGTTATAGACAAATTTACAATAATAATAATAGTTAGTAAAATGGACAAAATCAAATCCTTTAGATTATATGATTATAATGTATATGACGGTTATAGTAAACATTCACAAGAAAAGAATAAATATTCACAAGACTCATTAGATCAATATAAAGACAATAAAAAATTTATTATTCAAGCATTTGGTATTAATGATTCTAATAGAACAGCATCCATAATAATTGAAGATTTTTATCCATTCTTCTACATAATGGTAGATGAAATTTGGAATATACAAAGAAATACCTTATTTCTTACACATTTAAAGAAAAAGGTAGGTTATTATTATGAAGATAGTATTGTAAATTTAAAACTTGTAAAAAGGCAAAAATTATATGGATTTAATAATAAAAAATTGCATAATTTTATTAAAATTTCATTTACAAATAATAATGCTTATAATAAAGTAAAAAAACTATTTTATACAGATAATTATGATAAATATACTGGATTTGAAAGAACACTTAATGATGAAGGATATATTTATAGTGATGAATATGGAACGACAAACTGTTATCTTTATGAAGCAGATATTCCCCCATTATTAAAATTCTTTCATAAAAAACAAATTAATCCAAGTGGATGGATAAAAATACCATCTAATAAAGTAATAAAGATTAATAATAAAACAACACATTGCGCTTATGAATACTCAGTAAAATATGATGATATTTATTCATATAAAGAAAAAGAAACTCTAGTAAAATATAATATTTGCAGTTTTGATATTGAAGCAAGTAGTAGTCATGGTGATTTTCCTATTCCAATTAAAAATTACAAAAAATTAGCAACAAATATACTTGAAAATTTTACTTCATCTAGCAGTGAATATAAAGAAAATTATGATATTAGTATGTTGAAGCAAGAAGTATTAAGTGCTTTTAATTTAGTAAATAACAAATTAAGTTATATTTCGAATGTATATCCAAAAAATAAAAACTTACTTGCTTTTAATATTGAAAATTTAATTGATAATTTATCAAATTATATTCCAGCAAATTTTAAGAAAAAAAATTCAGAAGAGTTTGTAGAGTTAAATGATTCTGAATCAGAAGAAGAACAAGAAGATACTGAAGACGAAGATACTAATGATTTAACCTCAGAATTAAACCAAGAAGTAACTAGTAATATTTTTAAGCGTAAAAAGAAAGTAAAATTATACAATAAAAAGGATGCTACATTAATAGAATTGATTAAAGATGAGAAATGTGAATATAATACAAAACTATATGAATTAACAGAAGCATTTACTAATACTGGATTTCCCCAATTAGAAGGTGACATTATTACTTTTATTGGGCTAAGTTTTATTAATTATACAGAAACAAAACCATATAAGCGAATTATTATTGTTAAAGGAGGATGTAAAATTCCCGATAAATATTTATTATGGGTGGAAGAAAATAATGTAATTGTATTAGAACGTAATACTGAAAAAGAAGTTTTGCTAACATTTACTAAACTAATTAATAGTGAAAATCCACATATTATTACTGGTTATAATATTACAGGATTTGACTTTGAATTTATGTATAATAGATCAAAAGAACTAAATTGTGTAAATGAATTTCTCAAATTATCGCGTAATAAAGATGAGATTTGTATTGCTAAAGATTGGCGCACTAATCTTGAAAATATTGAAACAAATAAAATTATTTTAGCAAGTGGTGAATATAATTTAAAATTTATTAAAATGCCAGGTCGGATTATTATAGATATGTGCGTAATTTTTAGGAAAGAATTTACACTAAGTTCAAATAAATTAGATTTTACATCAAGTTATTTTATAAGTGACAGTGTAAATAGTATTAGTATTGATGTCGAAAATAACACTACTAAAATTTATAGCAAAAATTTAACAGGTATTTCAGTTGGCAGTTTTATTAAATTTGATGAACTAGGATTTAGTAGTAATTTATACAAAAAAGGTAAAAAATTCGAAATTAGTGAAATAAATAATGATGAACATTCATTTGTTATTAATAGTATTGAAGAATTAGATTTGGCAAATTATAAATATAGTTGGGGTCTAGCAAAAGACGATGTTTCTCCTCAAGAAATATTTTCCTTAGCAAACGGTTCAGATTATGACAGATGGACTGTTGGTAAATATTGTCTTGCCGATTGCGATAATGTTATTTGGTTATTATTAAAAGTGGATGTAATAACAGATAAAGTTGAAATGTCTAATTTATGCGATGTTCCGCTAAGTTTCTTATTATTGCGAGGTCAAGGAATTAAATTACATAGTTATATTTCTAAAAAATGTGGTGAAAAAAATACGTTAATGCCTGTAGTAAAAAAACAGAAAACAGGTGGTGGTTATGAAGGTGCACATGTTTTTACACCTAAAACAGGAATTTATTTAGAAGATCCTGTGGCTTGTGTTGATTATAGTTCGCTATATCCATCGTCTATTATTTCTGAAAATTTATCGCACGATAGTAAAGTATGGACTAAAGAATATGATTTAAGTAATACTCTTATTAAAGAAACTGGAGAAAAAGACGAGCATAATAATTATAAATATGATAATTTATATGATTTGGGTTATAATTATGTAGATGTAAAATATGATACTTATCAATATAAAAGACTTACTCCTAAAGCAGCTGCCAAAAAAGTAATTAATGGTTATAAAATTTGTAGATTTGCGCAATTTCCAGAAGGTAAAGCAATTATGCCTTCTATTTTAGAAGAATTGCTTGCCGCACGAAAAGCAACTCGAAAACTTATTTTATCAGAGACAGATGACTTTATGAAAAATGTATTAGATAAGCGTCAATTAAGTATTAAAGTAACTGCGAACTCATTATACGGTCAGATGGGTGCAATAACTAGTGCTTTTTATGAATCTGATGTAGCGGCTTCAACAACAGCAATTGGTCGTAAATTATTATTTTATGGGCGTTCAATTATTGAAGAATGTTATAATGATATAGTTATTGAAGTCAAAGATGGTTCATTACTAAAAGTTAAGGCTGAATGTGTATATGGCGATACAGATTCAGTGTTCTTCAAATTTAATTTACGTGATCCAGAAACAAATGAAAAAATATTGAATAAGCAAGCATTAATATATACTATTGAATTAGCTAAGCAAGCAGGAGAATTAGCAAGTAAATTTTTAAAGAAACCACACGATTTAGAATATGAAAAAACATTTTATCCGTGGATATTATTATCCAAAAAACGTTATGTTGGTATTTTATATGAATCTAATCCAGATAAAGGAAAAATGAAATATATGGGTATTGTATTAAAGCGTAGAGATAATGCACCTATTGTAAAAGATATTTATGGTGGTATTGTAAATATTATTATGCAAGAAAAAAGTATGGTAAAATCAATAAGATTCTTAAATGAATGTATAGAAAAATTAATAGCAGGTAATTATGTAATAGATAAATTATTAGTGACTAAATCATTACGAGGTTATTATAAAAATCCAAAACAGATTGCTCATAAAGTATTAGCAGAGCGTATTGGATTACGAGATTCAGGTAATAAACCAGCATCAGGTGATAGAATTTATTATGCCTATATTAAAAATACTAATAAAAAAGCACTTCAAGGTGAAAAAATAGAAACACCTGATTTTATTAAACAAAATGCGCTTGAACTTGATTACAGTCATTATATTAGTAATCAAATAATGAAACCATTATTACAATTGTTTGCTTTAAATTTAGAAAGTATGAGCGAATTTAAAAAAAAGCGTGGAGTAACATTACAATCTTGGCATAATGAATTAGTAAAATTACGCGAAAAATGGGTAGAACCAGAAAAATATGATAAAAAAGTAGAAGAATTAAAATGTAAAGAAGTTAAGAGTTTATTATTTGATAAATATTTGAAAGAATGTAAATAAACTAATTATTACGCATTATTATATTATTTGTATATTATAATGGTAAATAATATTACATATAAAAATTTAAGAAATTTTTCTTATAAATTCAATAAAAAAAAAACAAATAAAGTTCTTAAAAATGTAAATACTAAATCGCATTTCCAAAATTTAATACTTAAAAGCGATTATCAACAAAATAAAAAACAAGTATTCAAAAAAATTATAAATGTTGATGCAAATATAACAGACCAAAAAGATAGTGGTCGTTGTTGGTTATTTGCATTTTTAAATATAATACGTTTTAAAATGATACAAAAATACAATTTGTTACCTAGTTTTGAATTTTCTCAGAATTATTTATTTTTTTATGACAAATTAGAGAAAGCCAATTATTATTTAAATTTTATATTAGAAAATTACTCAGTTGATTTAGAAACATTAACATATAATACTGATACACTTAAAACTATACATATGTTACAAAATTTGACAGATGATGGTGGTCAATGGAATGTTTTTGTAAATTTAATTGAAAAATATGGTATAATACCCAAATCAAATATGGATGAAGATTTTCATAGTGCTAATTCAAAAGAATTAGAAAGATTCTATGATGATTTTTTACGAAAATGTGGTCATAAAATAAAAACTACCTCTAAAAATGAACTAGAAAAAAATAAACATAAAATATTAGATGAAATGTTATCGCAATGTTATAAAATATTAGTTTTATTTTTAGGGGAACCACCTAGCAATATAACTTGGGAATATTATGAAAAAAATACAAATAATGAAAAAAATCAATCATTAAAAGCAAAATCTATTACAAATATTAGCCCGCTAGATTTTTATAAAAAGTATGTTCCATATAATGCTAGAGATAAAATATGTTTGATTAATTATCCTTGTAAGCAATCTCCTTTTAATAAATTATATAATGTAGAAATGACTTTTAATATAGTTGGTACTAGTCAGCAAAATTTTATAAATGTTCCAATAAATATAATGATGGATGCTGTTAAGAAATCAATAGATAATGAAGAAGCTGTGTGGGTGGGAATAGATTTTGATAAATATGTTTCATTAAAAGATGGATTTTTAGATAAAGATGGTTTCGATTATGAAGACGTATTTGGTTTTACTAATTATATGAAAAAATGTGATGCTTTAAATTATAGGCAAAGTGCTCCGTTGCACGCTGTAATTATAAAAGGATATAATTTTGATAATTCAAAAACAAATGGATTTTTGGTAGAAAATTCTTGGGGAGAAACTAGCGGATTTAAAGGAAATTATTATATGGCTAAGTCTTGGTTTGAAGATTATACATATATAGTTGTTGTAGATAAAAAATGTGTTTCACAAAAGATTTTAAGTATATTAAAACAAAAACCTATTGTATTGCCTTATTGGAGTCCGTTTAATGTATTATTAGCAAGAGGCAGATAATTTTCATCTAATAAATAATATTTTTAAATAATAAATAATATTATTTAAAAATTTAACTACTAGTTATAGTATTATATTTAAAGATGGAGAGTTTAAATAATGCCATTAATATTCTTAATATTAATATAAATAATACAAATGAAGAATGTATGATATGTAGAGAAGAATTACAATGTAGTCAGTGTTATACTTTACCTGAATGTAATCATACTTATCATACTAATTGTTTAGTTAGTTGGTTTAGAAATGGTGATTCGCGTTGTCCATATTGCGGAAATAAAGGTATTAATAATGCAAATAATGATACTTTACGTCACGTAAGAGGCAAATATTTTACTACAATACATGAAAAACAAATGTTAGCAGATATAAAAAAATACGTTTTTTTGAAAAAAAACGATACTAATAAAATATGTCTGGAAACACGTAAGCAATTTGAAAAAATTAAAGTATTAGAAGAAAATTATAAGATTGAAACACATAAGTTAAGAGAATTACAACAATCACTCAAAGAAACACCCGCAATATATAGTGAAGCTAAAAAAAATATAATGTGTTATAGAAGTAAAAAATGGAAAATAAGTAGACAAATTAGAGTAGAACGTTTGAAAATTATAAATACTAGCTATATTATTCCTTTAATAATACCGATGAGTGTGTCAATATAATGTGTTATTAGCGTAAGAATAATCCAAATTCATATGTATTTTGTTCGGTTCTATTATTAGTATTATTAATATTGTCTGAATCTTCATTTTCTGAGCCATCTCTGTTTACTAATAAACTTTCAATATGTAAAGCTAAATAAAATCGGAATTCATTACTATATAAAAATAATTTTTTATTATTATCAGGATTTATATAACTAATAATACTAGAATTTGTTAAAATATTATATCTACATATTGGGCAAGTTTGGTGTTGTGTTAACCAATTTTTAATTGCTTGATTTTTGAATATATGACCACAATTTTTAATTATTGTTACTTCCTCATTAGTTGAAAATTCTTCTTGTGTTATAGGACAAGTATCATTCAATGGAACCGCAATACAACAATAATTTATTTTTGCTGTGCATATTTGCACAAGTGCTTTTATATTTACATTTGATAAATTTTCATAATCTTCCAAAGTGTAATTTAATAAATAAGCATTTTGTGAATTTGCATTTGTATTTGTATTATTATGAGTATTAGTATTATTATGTGTATTATTATGTGTATGCAAATAATTACTATATAAATGAGAATTATTTAATAATAATGTCATTATATTGTTATTAGCATTATTTAAATATGTAATACTATTATTATAAGAATTAATATAATTATTTGTAGTAAGCAAAATATTATGTAAAAATATTTCATTAGTGTATAAATTATTATCCATAATATTATTAATATTATTAATATTAATAATATTTTAATACATTTAAATATATTATAATATATTATTCATTTTTCATTATATTAATGAAAAATATTTTTGTGATTCATAATACTTATATCTATGATTAACCCAACAATGATAAATCCTAATTATATCTTTATTAGGATTTATACTGTAAGGTCTATCGTGTGGAGTGGGTAAAAATTTTATAATGTCATTAGAACCTTCAATATTAGGAATTTTTTTCATATACATCAATAATTTTTGAGCTGAACCCGGCGCAGTCTTATCCTCGCACTCGCTAACATAAGTACATAATGATAATATATTATTATTTATTACATCGTTATAGTTTTTATTTGTTAAAACATTACTACTAATTTCAAGTGTTTCATTAAAATCTTTAAGAAATATTTTAATGTTTGTTGTATTATTAATATAGATAAACTCGTCTGCATCTATAAATGCACAATAATTACACTTGTTGTTAAATGCCGTACAAGAAATACCTAGAGACATTATTTGTATAGTGTTCCAATGCTTTCCTCTTAATGCTGAATAAGGAAAGTTTATAACATAAACATAATCTTTATATTTATCTGTTATAACATTCATTTTTTCATAATAATCATTACCCTCGTTTAAAGAATGTGAATAAGATTCTTCATTATTGAATATAATTATTTTATCAAAACCTAAATTAATATTGTATTTAATCCACTCATCTAATCTATGATTGTAATTTTTACAAAGAGTAGATATAATATTCATATCACTTGTTATGTAGGGTAATATATCTTCAAATGGATAACAAATTTTAATATTGTTAAATATTATATTATCTATTTTAATATCAATATTATCTATTTTACAATTATTATATATAATAATTGCATAGTGATTATAGTTCTGTGCATTAATATACTTTATTACGTTAATATTATATATTTTTTTTGTATTAGTATTTATAATATAAATATCTCTAATTGGTTGTATAGTTTGTATAAAAATTATTGTTTTTTCATTATCATATATACAAGCTTCATTAAATATTATATAACTAGCCATATTTATATACTAAATTATTTATAACAATATATTTAAATATATTTAAATATATTATAATATTAATACATTTAAATATATTATAATATTAATACATTTAAATATATTATAATATTAATACATTTAAATATATTGTTATAAATAATTTAGTATATAAATATGTCACATATAAATTATAATTATTTACTATCCAATGATTTATTAAATAAATATGATAATGGTGGATTATCTGGATTATGTAATTTAGGAAATACATGTTATATAAATTCTTGTATACAAATTTTATCACAGTGTTATGAATTACATGAAGTTACTAACATTATAAATACTAATAATATATCAAAAGATAATGATTTAATTTTGCAAGAGTGGAAAAGTTTGAAAGATTTAATGTGGTCTAAAAATTGTGTAATTAGCCCAAATAGATTTTTAAATGCTATACAACATATATCAATAATTAAAGATCGCGAATTGTTTTCTGGTTATGCTCAAAATGATTTACCTGAATTTCTAATCTTTTTATTTGATTGTTTTCATGAGGCATTAGAGAGAAAAGTAACTATTACAATAAATGGCAAGTCAGAAAATAATATAGATGAGTTGGCAACAAAATGTTATGAAATGATTAAAAATATGTATTCTAGTAGTTATTCTGAAATGATAGATTTATTTTTTGGAATACATGTATCATTAATTATATCAAATAATGATTCCAATGAATCTAGTGAAATTATGAGTATTACGCCTGAACCATTTAGCATTATTAATTTACCTATACCACATAGTAGTAATAGTAATGAAGAATTTAGTATTTATGATTGTTTTGATTTATATACACAATTGGAATTTTTAGAAGGAGAAAATGCTTGGTTTAATGAAACTACAAATACTAAAGAAAATGTTAATAAATGTATTAAATTTTGGAGTTTACCAAATATATTAATTGTAGATTTTAAAAGATTTGATAATAGTAATAGAAAATTAAATAATATAATTAAAACACCATTACTAGGACTAGATTTAAGTAATTATGTTGTAGGTTATAATAAAGATAAATATATATATGAATTATTTGGAATATGTAATCATAATGGAGAATGTTTAGGTGGTCATTATACTGCTTATGTTAAAAATTCAAATCAAAAATGGTATCATTTTAATGATACAAATGTTAGTGAAATTAGTGAATCACAATTAATAACTTCAAAAGGGTATTGTTATTTTTATAGAAAATTATTATAAATTATAACAAAATTATTTCATTATTTCATTATTTCATTATTTCATTAAATATGATTAGTATCCTTATAATATTATATTATTTATATATAATATTATGTCATTATTTAATAATATAACGCAAGATTTTTATGATAATTTAAATAATTTAGGCAGTAATCCTTTTGTATTAGTAGTGCTAATAATTATTATTATTGTTTACTATATATTATTTTCATTTTTAGGAAAATCTTGGGATGATGATAATAGTGAACCATCTAGTACATTTGTAATATTTGAAGCTTTATTATGGGGATTATTTATTCTGTTAATTTTTGTAAACGGTTTATCTTATTTCTTTAATATTGATGTTATTACAGAAATTAAAAATATATTTTCTCCAGAACCAGAAATTAATATTAAAACAGCAACAAATCAAGAAAATGATCAATCTATTGTTCAAACTGATACAAACGAAGTTTATCATGTTCCAGGAAATAAATTTACATATCACGATGCTAAAGCAGTTTGTAAAGCATTTGATGGAGAAATTGCAAGTTATAATCAAGTAAATGATGCTAATAAAAAAGGTGCAAGTTGGTGTAGTTATGGTTGGACAAAAGATCAATTAGGACTTTATCCTACAAGTCAAAGTGATTGGACAAAATTACAAGAAAAAGAAGGACATAAATATGACTGCGGATTACCAGGTATTAATGGTGGATATGTTCCAAATCCACATACAAAGTTAGGTGCTAATTGTTATGGAGTAAAACCAAAACAAAGTGAATTAGAAAAACAATATATTAATACAGATTTATATCCAAAAACAATTAAAGAAGAATTATTTGAGCAACGTGTCAAATATTGGAAAGATAGAATAAGTAATATATTAATAAGTCCATTTAATAATACTAATTGGTTTAAAGTTGAATAAGAAATATATTTTTCAAATTATATAAAAATTATAAATATAATTTGAAACTCTAATAGCACTATCATAATTTTCGCGTTAATTTTTTATCTCTCTTTTTTCGTATTCTTTTTGATTGTTTTTTTTCAGAACTATCAATTACTTTATAAAAGTTCGCAAACATTTTATCACTTATTACATTTTTATCTGTTATGCTATCTAAATTTGTAATAGAGTCATTATATTTATTAGGTCTTTTTGAAGAATTAAAATCAGTAATATTAAAACCAGGTAATAATGCTAAATTACTAAGTTGTTTATTTTTTTTATCTAAATCATCTAAAAATTTTAACATTATATATTTATATATTCTTTTATATATAATTTATATATAAATATATAAATATTCAAATAATAACATATTCAAATAATATATTCAAATAATATATTCAAATAATATATTCAAATAATATATATAAATGGCTTTACAACCATTACCATCATTACCACCATTTAAAATGGTAAATATAGAAGATTTAAAACTATATAAAAAATATGATAAATATGATGATTATTTAAGAGAAACAAATGAAAGCTATTATGATAGTTTAGATAAACTTAAATTACAGGAAAAAAATGGCATTAGTGTTGATGAACAAATGGAAGATGCTATTCGTTTTTTTGCATCAAAAGGGGTAGGCGAATTGACCCAAATATTACAAAATTTTAATATAGAAGATGATATAAACAATGGTGTAAAACAATATTTTGGTTCAGAATATAGTAGTATGAATGATAATATGCGAAAAACAATAGCTAAGAATAAATTAACTAAGAATGAATTAACTAAGGATGATTTAGACTTAGACTTCAGTGAGATTATAGAAATATATGATAAATTAAAAAACCCTGTCCCGGGCGATAGGTATAATAGAGATAATACATATATTTATAATACATTGAATGCATTTACAAAAACCACACCATCTACAGATAAATTCTGTGTTTTTAGATGTTATCAAAAATTATTTAATGGAGTACCATTGCTTACACCAGAAGGTGATTTGGTACCTTATATTTATTTAAATCAATTTACATCAACATCTATATTATTACGATTCAGTGATTATTGGTGTACTCCTCCTCCTATTAATACCTTTTCAAATTCAACAGACCCATACAGACCAAATATGGGAGATAATACTTTAATTTGTATAGAACTACCTGAAAGCACTCGAGGTATTTCTCTAATTAATTATGCTGGAATGATTCCAGATATGCTTATGTCTGATTATTCTGAATTTGAATATTTGCTTCCACCAGGTGGTTTTTTATCACTTACTAATCGAACATATCGCTACACTAGTATTACTAGAACAAATTTAAGAACCACATTGAATATAGACCCAACGGAAAATGACCCATTTCCACATTTACCTATAACATTTGAGATTCCTGTTTATACGTATATGTCAAATGTTGCAAGTAATCCTGATTATAAAACTATAACTTATAAAAAATACAGTTATATATTACCCAAAGTTAAAAATATGTTCTCAAGAGCTAGAGAATATATAAAAGACCGAATAAATGTTATTAAAACTAAGACTATGACTATGACTAAAACTAAGAAACAAGATGATGTTCATTTTGATTACGTTGCATTTAAAGAAGGAAAAGGGAAACAAATAAGAAAGAGAAAGAGTAGAATACAAACTAGAAAGAGAAAGAATAGAATACAAACTAGAAAGAGAAAGAATAGAATACAAACTAGAAAGAAAAACACTAGACAAAAAAAGAATAAAAAATAAAAAAATTAATTGTAAACACGTTTTATATTTGTATTAATATTATGTATCCTTTTTGATTTAATAAATTCAATAAGTTCTTCTTTTATCACATTTGAATCATAATTTTTAAAAAATTCTTCAAAGCATTGCTCTAAAAATTTAAGACTTAAAGGATTTGTTTGTTTTTGCTCAATAAAACTTAATTTTCCATCACTAATATTTATATTAGGATATTTAGCATTTTTTAAATCATAATACGTAATAATATCTTTTGTTAAATCGTTTTTTTCATCTCTTAATTTTGTAATTTGACTATTTAATTTCTTGTGTTGGTTGTCTAAGACCACCCATTTTTTAATACTTTCTTCTATATTCATATTAAATTAATTTATAAATTTGTATTTAATTTCATTTATTATAATTTTTTTCAAAAAAAAAAATTATAATTTAGTTAATATTTCTAATATTAAGTTATAATTTAGCGTCTGCTTCTTGATCTTGATGATCTTCTTGATCTTCTTGACCTTCTTCTTGTTGGACCATTATATCCATATCTTCTTTTTGATAACTGAGTGGCACCAAGTAAACCAGCAGCAACTGCTACGTCCATTAAATAACCACCTCTTCCTTTTCTTCCTTTTCTGGAACGCGAACCTCTTCTTCTTCTGCGACCACCTGTTAAAGGTATTTCTTCATCTTGTTTTTGATATGTTCCTCCCATCGGTGGGCCTTGCATTAATTCCATTGGTGAAGACATTCTGTTTTATATATTATAAAAAGATAAAAATTATTTATAAGATTATTTATAAATAATTTATAAGATTATTTATAAATTTTTCTAAATATACAGATTTATAATCTTTAAATTATAAATAATCCTAAAGTATATATTAATAAAATTATAATTGTTTAGAAAATACTTGTTTTTTTAATTTATTGTTGTATTGAATTAATAGAATTAAAACTCCTAAATGTAGAATAAAACTAGTAAATATAAAAAATAAAAAAAAACACAAATAAATATGTATTTCTTTCACAAAATATTCTAATATAGGATTCAATATATTTTGCAATTCTTTTTTTGTTTCTTCTGCTTTAAGAAAATTAATACAATAATCAGCCACTGTATTTTTAGATACCATAATTATTTAATATTAATTATAATATTTTATATTAAATTTGCGTGGAAATATTAATTCATTTTTCTAACACTTAATATAAATTAATTAATGAATACTCTTATTTATAATATTACAGAAAACTTTAATTTTAACAATTTAAAGCTAGAAAATCCTTCATTAATAAACGCTAATAATTATTTTAGCAAAATATATAATAATAATAGTAATAAAAATTTTTATATTCAACTTCCTAAATGTAAAAGTAAACACGGAATTATTAATTCCAATAACAAGTGCTTTTGCGAACTAGAATTTAATAGTAATGAAAAAATAGTTGCAGAATTTTTTGAAAATTTAGAAAATTTTTGTATAAAAGAAATATGTAATAATAAAGCATTATGGTTTTATGATTCTGATAATATAACAAATGATGATATTCAAGAATATATAACTCCTATTATGAGGTCATATAAAGGAGGAAAAAAATTTTTAATTAAAACAAATATAAAGCAAGATAAAATTATTGTATACGATGAAAATGAAAAAAAAATAAGTTTAACAGATTATGATGTTAATAATGAATTTATACCTTTATTAAATATAAATGGTATAAAATTTTCTAAATCAACTTTTATTATTGATATTGTTTTAGTGCAATTTATGGTATTATATCCATCTGATAGTTTTGAAAATCAAATACTTATTAAATTAAATAAACAAGTCAAAGAAGATAACAAAACTAAAGAACCAGAAAAAACAGAAAAAGCAAAAGAAGCAGAAAAAGCAAAAGAACCAGAAAAAATAGAAAAAGCAAAAGAAGCAGAAAAAATAGAAGAAGCAGAAGAAGCAGAAGAAGCAGAAAAAATAGAAGAATCTAATTTAGAAAAATATATTTTAAAAACCAATAATCAAGACTATTTAGAACCATCTGAAAAATTAATAGCAAATGATTCAAAAGAAAATTTTAATAGTAATGTAGAAAATGAAACTGAACAATTTAACAATAGTACTAATGAAAATAATTCTTTCAAATATTTAATTAATAGTTTAGAAACAATTGAATGTAATAATGATGGTTCTATTGAATTAAATAATTTAGATACTATTGCTGAAAATACCGAACCCATCGAATTAAAAACACATGAAACAATATATTTAGAAATATATAAAAAAGCTAAGCAAAAAGCAAAAGAAATAAGAAAAAACGCAATTGAAGCTTTTTTAGAAGCAAAAAATATTAAAATGAAATATAATTTAGATACTATTCTTGATGATTCGTCTAGCGATGAAGAAAATGAATTATTAAATCTTAATTAGTAGTTGTTTAATTCTCTCAAAAATATATAAATATTAATGTTAATTAATTAAATATTATTGAAAATTTTTTATTGTTTATTTTATATAAAATGACAGTTATGAAGAAATTTCCAAAAGGACTTAGACCGGAGTACATTTTAGGAATTATTGCTTTAGTTTTTGTTGGCTTAGCTTTATATAAATATTCTGGAGAAAAAAATATATATCAATCACCTATGACACCGGGACCAATGAATTTAGGATTTACAGATGTTTATAATGATGCTCCTCAAAATCAAGTTAGCTCATTATCATCTAATGGAGGACAAAATCCAAATGCTATGGATTCTGTTTCATCTAATAATGGTTTAGTATTAAATAAACCAGCAGCTAATCCATCTGATTTATTACCAAGCGATATGAATAATTCGTGGGCTAATTTAAACCCTGTTGGAAATGCTGACTTAAAAAATATAAATTTATTAAATCCTACACAATTAACAGGAATTAATACACAAGGTTCAAGTTTAAGAAACCCAAATTTGCAATTAAGATCTGAACCTCCAAATCCAAGAATGAATACTAGTTGCCCTTGGAATATTTCTACAATTGAAGGAGATCAATTTAGAAAAACATTAGAAATTGGTTCTTAGATCGTGTTCGTAAAATTTTCATATATTTATTAAATTTCATAAATTTTATTATAAAATTTAATATTAATGAGTACAATATTTAATAACAACATTTTTAATATTGTTTTAGTAATATTCATTATAATAGTTGCTTCAAAATTATATTTTAATAGTGATACTTTTAATTTAAGATGTATTATATCTGATGTTAATGGTAATAAATATTGTGTTCGTGATAGAAATAAATTAGAATTAGCTGCTGATAGATTAGCGCATGTAAATAATAATTTAAATAAATTAGTAAATCATTTGTCTAAAAAATACCCAGATAAAAAGAATGTTCAACGACTTGTTAATGGATATAATCCTAAAAAAATATATGAAACCTTACCTACTAGCGAATTTACTGCTTATAGTGAAAATAAAGGTGAAAAATTAGCTTTTTGTTTAGATACTGAGAAAAATAGCAAAGGACGCTTAATTGATATGAATACATTGATGTATGTAGCATTACATGAAGTTAGTCATATTGCTACCAAATCAATTGGTCATAATGATGAATTTTGGAATAATTTTAAATTTATGATTACAGAAGCAAAAGAAATTAATATTTATAATCCAATTAATTATAAAAAAGAACCTGCTCGTTATTGTGGTATGAATATAAGTGACAACCCTTATTATGATGTCAAATAAAATCTATTATTTATAAAAATCTATAAATAATGTCATAAATATTATAATTTATGCTTGCATCTTTTATTTTTATTATATTTTTACTATAAAAATATAAATTATATATTTTTGTATACTCTTCTAAATTAGGAAAATAACTATCACAATCGAACTCTTTTTCAATATAAGTAATTATAATTTCATTAATATTAAAAATAGTGTTTTTATTACTTTGATTAGTTAAGAACAATTTGTATATTTGTTCTCCACCAATAATCCATACTTCATCATAATTTTTTAACTTTACATACTCTTCTAGATTTTGCAAAGTTTCGAATGATTTAACAATATTTTTAGAAATTTTTTTATCAATATTGAGAGATTTAGATAAAATCAAATTATCCCTATTTGCTAATCCATTAACATTATTTAAACTTTCATATGTTTTTCTACCCATAATAATAGCATTATTTTTATTTCCAGTTGTTAATCTTTTAAATTTTGTCATGTCTTCTTTAATATTCCATAATAAGGCATTATCTTTGCCAATACCATTATTTTTACAATACGCAACAATAATATTTACAATCATATTTATATAAAATTAAACTCTTATATTTATATAAATGTCAAATATATTTAAGTTTTATATAAATAACGCTAATCAATTTAATAAACTATATTTGTTTATTAAGAATAAATATTTACCAAATCAATCGTCTTTGCCTAGTGTTGAAGAATTAAATGCTAATTATAGCGATCCTTTTGTTTTCTTAAAAAGCACTATATATCAAGAATATTTTAGAATAGATTTTGATGAAAAAGATTTAGAATATATGCAAGAACAAGAATTTACAACAAAACTTATTTTTGTTGATAATATTATAAATAACGACGATACTATTGAAACAATTAAATTAAAATTTATTCAAGCTATTAATGAATCAGTTAATGAGAATGAAAAAATTTGTTTTGAAGAAATTTATATGTATGGATTAGCACCATCCATATTAAATAAGCTCGAATTATTTAATAATTTAACAAACAATAATAAGATTGATTTAACACGCAAAATGTTAATAAACTATTTTAAAAATATTTATGAAGGGTCTAATATTATAAATACTTTAGAAATTAAAGAATTATATACTTATGATGATATCAATAATATTAGTATTACAAATATTAACGAATATAAATCAATAGGGCAAAGTTTTATAAAATATTATGAAAATTTTATTGTTAATCCTTATAATTATGAAAAGGGTCTAACAAAACAATCAAGTGATCTTATTGCTATAAATAATTATAATATGTTATTTGAATATAATGTAAATAACACAATATATACGTGTATTGCTAGCAATTTTTTTAAAATAGAAAAGCATATTGAACACGATGAATTATTGATTAAAATATATTTTAAATCATTATATTCAAAAAATATTATTAATTCAAAAGATTTAATTATGCAAAAAACAGAATTAATAAAAAAATCTAACGAGTTATTTAATGACGAAAATTTTAATAACAAAAGCGAATTTTTATTTTTTTTAAAAACAATTCAGTCTAATTCTGAGAGTTTAAAATATGATAATAACGGAATTAAATATATTAATATCAATATTCACAGCACTATTAATTCAAACATTTCATTAGAAACAATATTCAAATTATTTAATAGTAGTGAATTATATCCATTTATTAAATATAATCCAGGTAAAAAATTAGAAAATTTATATCGTCTTTATTGTGATAAAATGAATAATAAGAAAAAAATACCAATGCTTAGTAAAACATTAATATTAAAATATGCTAAATTCTTAGGCAAAGCACACACAATTACATTTTATGTTAATTCCAAAGAAGAATTATTCATAAATAATGTGAATGAATTTATAATTGAATTAGAGGATAGTGGTATTATTAATGTAAAAATAGACTTTAAAAATATTATAAGCATTGAAAATATAAATATTTTACTTGCTAATAATGTGAATACTATAATTAAATTTATTAAAAATTTAATTGTTAACAATACTATAGAATTATTTGATAAATTAACTAATTCTAATATTGAAATAAATTCAATTAATTATGTTTCTAATATTAACATTAAAGGTTCTCTCAGTTTAAAAAATATAAGTAATTGTATAAGTTTTTTATTTAATGTTATTAAAAATGATGCAAAAGAAATAATAATGCGTTATAAGCATGTATCAAATTTTAGCATAATGAACTCTGAAGACTCATTTATAATTGAACTTATCAAACAAAAATTTACAGAAACTGAAATATTAAGCAAATTAGAGGAAAATTATAAATTATCGTATGAAGAATCTAGGTCAAAATTAATAAGTGTTATCAACTCTTTAAACTTAGTTCAAAATACATTCAACTATAAAAAATTAATTATAAAAAACAATCCTGGATTTTTAACAACATTTAAAAGGACTACTTCAAACAATCTCTCAATTGTTATAGAAAATATTGACAACATAAATTATTTAAACTGTTTAACTACATATATTGACTCTATTATTAAAATTTTATTTAACCAAATAAAAGATACTTCGTTAGAAAAAAATATTAAAAGTATGTGTAAAAAAATTTTACCACAAGAAGAAGTTAAAGAAAAAAAATTAGAAATAGCAGAATTAGCAGAAAATAAAGAAATTATAAAAAATATAGCACATTTGTTAGAAAATGATGATACAGAAGAAATAAGTTCAATGAATAATGATTTATTAAATATATTGTTAGATGACGAAGACGAAGACGAAGAAGATGAAGAAGATAAAGAAGATGAAGATGAAGATGATGACAATGAAGAAGATAAAGATGAAGATGAAATTATCAAAATTAGTGATGATTCTAAAGAATTAGATGAAAAAATAAATATGGAAGACGTAGAAGACGTAGAAGACGTAGAAGACGTAGAAGACGTAGAAGACGTAGAAGACGTAGCAGATATGAAAGATGAATCTATAAAAGAAGTAAAAGCACAATCTATAAAAGAAGTAAAAGCACAATCTATAAAAGAAAAAATTGTAGATGATTTAAAAAAAGAGGATGAAGAAGAGGAAACTTTCAAAGAATTTTCAGAAAAAAGTAATCCTATATTGAAACGATTAATAAATAAGGAACCAACATTATTTAGTACCGACAAAAATAAATTTTATACCGAATATTCTCGATTATGTCAAGCAAATATAAAAAAACAACCTGTTATATTAACACAAGAAGAAATAGATAATATTGATAAAAAAGATAAAGCAAATGGAACAAAATCATATACAGAAAGTTTTAAATATGGAACAAAAGAAGGAAATACATATCACTATATATGTCCTAGATATTGGGATTTAGAAAAAAACATTAGTTTATCGCACGAAGAAGTACTAAGTAAAGAATATGGCAAAGTTATTACAAAAAAAAATAAAGATGGAACTTATGATGGAAATATAATGGAATTTACAGATCCAAAACATCATCTTGATGAAAAAGGTAATTATATAACTCATGTCCCAGGTTTTTTAGATGAAAAACATAATAGAATTGTTAATAAAAATGGTTTTTGTTTGCCTTGTTGCTTTAATAATAAATTATGGAATAAACCACAACAAGAACAACGACGTAATAAATGTTTAAATTCAGATTATAAAATTAATGCAGAAGAAAAGAAAGAATATTTTAATTACATTAAAGGACCAGAAAAATTTCCATTAGAAAAAAACAAATTAGGATTTCTTCCAATAAGTATTCAAAAATTATTACAATTTGATAATTTAGATTGTGTAACAAAACAAGCACCAAATTTATTAAAAACTAATCATAAATGTTTATTGCGCTATGGAGTAGAAAATAGTAGCAATCAATCTTTTATTGGATGTATTGCTGATTTATATGAATCATTAATATTAAAAAATAAAAAAACTATTAGTATTGATGAAATGAAAAATATTATTAGTAATAGCATTAGCATTGATACTTTTATAAAGTATAATAATGGTAATTTACCGCATATTTTTATTTCTAAAAATTTCAATGAAGTTAGTGATACAATAATTATTGAAAAATACGAAGCAAGCAAATTATATCAAGAAGTTATAAACTCTCCAAACAAAACTGATACAGATATAACTCCAAGTAATCAAAATGACAAAATAATTTTATTTAAAAAAATAATTAACAGCTTTGAAAATTTCTTAAGATATTTGGAAAGCAATTTAACAATTGATTATACTTATTTATGGGATATTATTTGTAAAAGAAATCCATTACTCTTTCCAGAAGGATTAAATTTAATTATATTAGATATTACAATAGAAGATGTAACAGATAATATTAAAATTGTATGTCCCAAGCAAAATTATAGTGAGGAATTTTTAGATATAAAGAAAAAAAGTTTATTATTGATAAAAAAAGATGACTATTTTGAACCTATATATTTAATTAATAATACAATTAATAATTATGATTTCACAAAAGTATTCTCTTTTGCTACTAATAAGGAAGATAACAATCTTAAAAATTTCAAACTAATTTTAAATAAAATTAGAAAAGCAATAAATATTAATTGTGTTCATAAAATAGACACAAAAAAATATGATAGTTCAATTTATACTTTTAAACCAAATATATCATTGAACAATGTAATCAATATTTTAACAAAACTAAAATATGAAATTACTAATCAAATTATTGATTATAATAATAAAGTTATTGGAATAACAATAAAAAAAGAAAGTGAAACAGGATTTGTTGAGAAAGGGTTTATTCCATGTTATCCTTCAGCATTATCAAGTAATAATGAACAACTCTCATATAAATTAATAGATGAACTCGACACCGATGATTATAATGATTACACTAATACTAAAGAATTATTACAAAAAATATATAAATTGAGTGACTATAAAATTATATGCAAGCCTGAATATAAAATACAAGAACAAGGAGTAATAGTTGGTATTCTTACTTTAGGTAATCAATTTGTTAGATTAAGTAAACCAGAACAAAATAATGAGGACGAATTAATAGTAATAAATAATAAAGATTATATTTTTGTTGATAAAGAAATACAAACTAAATATTATAAAAATAATACTAGCAATGAATTGATTAACAATATTAAACTAGAAACATTATTTTATAATAATTTCAAAAATACTTTTAAAAAAATATTAAATATTAATACAATCAATAAAAAGAAGAATGAATTGTTACGAATAATAAATAATAATTCAATGTTATATTTAGATAAACTTTCAAATATTTATGACATATTGAAAAGTATAGGAGAGAATTATATCATATTTTCAGAAAATATGGAACCTATTTTAAATAATATAAAGTTATCATCGTGTTTTGATGATGAAAAATGCCCAAGTATAATTTGTAAAAAAATAAATACTAGTTGTTCATTAATAATACCAAAAAATAATTTAATTAATGATGAAAATAACGAAGAATTATATTATACTCGCTTATCTGATGAATTTGTTAGATATAATAAGTTCAGGAATTTTATTTTTGAAAATAACAACGTATATAGTTATGGTTCTGTAGAATATAATATTATAAATAACGAACTTTTATTATTTCAATCATCATTAACACAAGAATTTTTTAAAGATTTACCGTATACTAATAAGGATAATAATTATATTGATACATTTGATACACAAGGATTTGAAACTACAGATAAAATTTTAAATTTAAAAACTGTTAAAAAAGAACAAGCAGAAAAAATAGTAATAGAGGTCACTACAGATAAAGATAAAGAAATTATTAAACAAAATAAAATGTTTACAGAAAATCCAGAACAATTTAAAATAATTGATGAATTGAATAAACAACAATCATACAAAGACGACAATAATGAAGAAGACAAACAAGATATAGAAGATATAGAAGATATAGAAGATATAGAAGATGAAGAATTAGAATTAGAGAAAAAAATAAATTTATTAACTACTTTTATAGATAAAAACTATGATTGTCCTGCTTTTGATATTAATAAAATAACTGAAGGATTTAGTTCTAATTTTAAAACTACATTACATCAAATAAGATATTCATTAGATGATAAGAATGATAAAATTTGTTCTTTTCAATTAATTTTAATTATAATCAAATATCACAATAAAGAGTATATTAATTTAACCATTGAACAATTAAGAAAAAAATTAATTAGTTTATATACAAATAATAGTAATTTTGACTCATTATGTATTATATTATTAAAAAATAATAAAAAACTAATTATGGAAAAAGTTATAAATAAAAGAATAACTTTTGAAGAATGCGTATTAAGCAACGAGTATTATGTTACATATATAGATATATATTTGCTATCGAAAGAATATGACTTACCTATAATATTATTATGTAATACCATTATTGATTTAACTATTACAAAAGAAAAGTTCATTATATTTAATCTAAGTAGAAATAATAAATATTTTTTCATAAAAAATCGCAGTCTATATGATCGTAAAAAATTACATAACTATAAATTGATTATTAATGCTTCATCTGTTGATTTTAATATAAAGGATGATTTATTAGATACTTCTGAATATAAATTAAATAGTAAAATACAAGAAGCTATTGACAATTATCAAGATATTTTGGGCGAATATATAAATAATTATGGTTTAAATGAGAAAAAACAAATTACAAAACTAAATACTAAACTAAAAACTAAATTAAAAAAACAGAAAGAAGAAGAAGCACAGGAAGCACCAAATGCAGAAGAAGCACAAGAAGCACCAAAAGCACAAGAAGCACAAGAAGCACCAAAGGCAGAAGAAGCACCGAATGCTGAGGAAGCACCTAAGGCACAAGAAGCACCTAAGGCACAAGAAGCACAGAAGGCACAAGAAGCACAGAAGGCACAAGAAGCTAATCAAACAAAAAAAGTAAAACGTTGTCCAAATGGCACTCGTAAAAATAAAATATCTGGATTATGTGAAAAATACACTAATGCTTAATAAATTGTATTGTTTTAAATGTTATAATAATAAATATTTATTATTTATAACATTATTTGTAACATTATTTGTAACATTTGTTAATTTAATAGAGCAACTATTTAAAAATCTAATTCATAATCATTACTTGTTCCATTATTAATATTTTTAATTGAACTAACACTCGATTCAATTAATAAGTTATTTGTGCTACATTCATTAGAAGTTTCACTACTTATTTGATTTAATAATGATTGCTCATCACTTTCTTCCTCTGGTTGCGAAGTTGTAGTAGTTTGTGGTTTAATAGACATTAAGAAGTCATTATCAACTAATACTTTAAAACAGTTGGTTCCATAATATCCTTGTTGACCGCACATAATATTTGCTGATACACCTTTCATATTATCTAATTCTCCATGTTTTGCTGCTTTTAAAAACATTTCAGGGGTTTCTTCAAAAGAAGCTTTTGCAATAGCACCAATATCATCATTATTAATACCGTGTCGGAAAATTGAAACCATTTTATCATTACAAGTCATTCTATCTGCTAACATAATTAAATGATGATAATTAATATATGTGCTATCAAACTCAATAACCTCTGAAAATTCATCAAATATACTTTGTCTAGCTGCCTCAATACCTAATGTATTATAAATTTCTATAATATGATTTGAAATAGTTCGCGTTTTATCTACAAAATCGAGAGCTAAAATATCTAATAAATTAGTACCTATTGTATCTAATACCCACAAATCTTTTTTAATGTATTTTGTATCAATTTCCTCAAAATTATCTGTAATTTTGCGCAATGTTACTTTGTTAATATTTTTAACTCCACGTAAAATAAGATTGTCTAGTAACTCTTCTTGTAAATTTCTTAATAAATATATTTCGTCACTTTGGTCAAGTGATTCTAATACATTTTTATTCTTCTTTTTCTTTAATAATTGAAGATTTTTATTTATACGAATTCTAAAAATTAATTTTTCTGAATTATAATCAGTATACATACAAGTTAAATTACTATAACTATTCATTAATGCAAAATGAAGATCATCCATTGATATATTTTTATCTAACATTTCTATTTTATTCATTTCCATTCTAATAATCCATTTTGATTTATCTTTGCTACTATCATAACTTGAATTACAATCATCTAATAGTTTTTCAAACTCGTTATATTCTTTCATTAAATCGACATCTTCGCTCATTAATGTGTTTAAATCATCCGGGTCAAAACATATCTCAATAGACTCAACAAGTGAGCGTAATTTTGTATTCTCAATCTTAGAAATATATTCTTTCACTTTATTTTGATCATACGAAGCTAACTTATTTAAATAAATTGTGCAAGATAAACTCTTTGGGTTATCGCTTAATGATAATATTTCTTCAATACGAGGAACACCACGAGTAACATTAGATTTTGAAGCAACACCTGCAAAATGAAATGTATTTAATGTTAATTGTGTTGTTGGTTCACCAATACTCTGTGCTGCAATCATACCAACCATTTCCCCAGGTGCTACTAATGCTTTCTTATACGCATTATTTATAATAGTTATTAAAATATCAACTGATTTGCGTGTTAAGCGTTTGTGCATTAATAATTCTTTTGGACTTAAATAATAGAAGTATAATACTTTAAATAGTTCGTTTGGTTTGCAATAGTTTAACAAGTTTAATTTTTCAAAATTGCTTTCAATAATTTCAAACACTTCTAAAGGTGTAATATCTATGATTACATTTTCTTCTTGATTACCAGCAATATTATTAATAATATGAGTAAATGATACTGGAACGTTTACAGATGGTTTATAAAGTCGATTAAATATTTTTTCAATTACATCATCACGTGCTTTGATTATGAAATCAATATAAAATTTGCACTTTTTATCTAATTCGGTTTTTTGTCTTTTAAATTTACTATATGCTTGTTTTGTATATAATGTTCCGTAAAGAGAATCTTTAGAATAATCATTGGGCATTTGATAATGACCGTAAATTTCTTCAATAGTCATATTAACAAAAGGAACTTGTTGTGATTCAACTCTTACAGGATCAAAATTATCACCACCATAATTATATTGAATAATTTTATTTTTATTATTGCGAACAGTCATATCGTAATGAACCATCAAATCTTCTAATCCTTTAATCAATCGGCGCTGAATATATCCTGTTTGACTTGTTTTACACGCCGTATCAATTAAACCTACACGACCACCCATAGCATGAAAGAATAGTTCATCTGGATTTAATCCACCAATAAACGAATTTTCCACAAATCCACGAGCATTTGGAGAATCATCATATTTAGTATAATGCGGTAATGTTCTATCTTCAAATCCATAAGGAATTCGTTTTCCATCTACGTTTTGTTGTCCTAAGCATGAAATCATTTGTGAAATATTTAAATCGCTACCTTTTGAACCGGCATTTACCATAATAACAAAACGATTAGTGCTATCTAAATTTTGACGACCTAATTTACCGGCTTCAAAAGAAGCCTTATTTAAAATATTGTTAATACGTGTTTCAAATTCATCCACATTTGAGCGCCCTGTTTTATTATCAAAAATACCTAAATGTGTTTCGTCAATTAGCGATTTAACTTCTATTTTTTTCTTATTAATTGTTTCATTAATTTTATCATTTGTCTCTTTATCTGCAATAAGATCGCTAATTCCGACGCTATAACCATGAACTTTCATATATTCAGTTACCATGTCTTGCAAATTATTAATAAAATCACAAGCAGCATCAACATCGTAATCATTATAAATCCTATGAATTAATCCACGTGTTGTATCACCTAAAATACTTTTTTCAATATGACCACGCTTAATATTTCCTTTGTTAATTTCTAATACATTATTAGATTTGCTATAATCTTCAGTTTCATTATATTGCTTTGTCTTATATTTTAAACTAATATTTGGAATAATTTGACTTAATAATGAAAAACTGCTTCGTGATTGTTCATCAAAATTTATTTTTTTTAAATCAATAGTTTTAAGATGTGCCATTAGATTCATTGCTGTGCGAGAATTAAAATTAATATCTTCTCGTGTAAATAAATAACTACTTAATAATGAATCTTGAAAAATACCAACAATAGATTTATTATTTGCAGGACTAATAATTTGATATTTTACAGCAGCCAAAGTTTTAAGTTCAATTTCAGATTCATCATCTTGAGGCATATGTAAATTCATTTCATCTCCATCAAAATCGGCATTATATGGTTTTGTATCAGCAACATTCATCCTAAAAGTGTCACCTCTATACATTATTTTAGCAATATGACACATCATAGACATTCTATGAAGAGTTGGTTGACGATTAAAAAGCACGGCATCACCATCTAACATATGGCGGTGAACAATATCACCTAATTCCAAATTAATTGAATCACGATCAACATAACGTAAACTAATACAATCTCCATTTTTTCTTTCATAAATTTTTGCCCCTGGATGCACATCAGGACCATTTAAAATTAATTTGCGCAAATAATTTCTATTTTTAGATGTAACAATAATAGGTTTTGTTAAATTTTTTGCTACTTTTAATGGAACGCCTAATTGACTAATAGATAAATTAGGGTCAGGTGTAATAACCGAACGAGCACTAAAATCAACACGTTTACCCATTAAATTACCTCTAACGCGACCACTTTTACCATTTAATCTTTCCTTAATTGCTTTTAATGGACGCCCTGAGCGTTGAGCAACAGCAGCTACTCCTGGAATTTTATTATCTACTAATGTAGCAATATAATACTGTAATACAGTAGTCCAATCATCTATAACGTTTGATGCTGAATTTTGCTCTATTTTTTCTTGTAACATTTTATTTGCTTTAATAATATTAATAATAATATGTGTTAAATCATCTTCGCTACGTTGTTGTGCATCATGTTTAATCGAAGGTCTTACTTGTGGTGGAGGAACTGCCAAAACTTGACAAATCATCCATTCTGGGCGCGACCAAATTGGACTAAATCCCATAAAATTAACATCTTCATCTGATATTTTTTTAAAAATTTTCAACATCATTTCTGGAATAATTTTCATAGTCATTTTTGTATCTTCTTTTTTAAAATCATAATTATTAAATTCTTCTTCTTTATCATTCCATTCAGCAATAATTGTTGCTAAACCTTCTTTTCTTATTTTTGGTTGTAAACAGCCGCAACCATTATGTGAATCCTCGCCGCAACGATGTTTTTTACTTGCCAACGCAAATACTTTGTTCCATCGTGTTTCAGCATTTAATTTTAATAAATAATTATATTTTTCTTTATCTATTAACAATTTACTACATTTAATACACAAACATCTGCAAATTTTCATAATTGTCGATAAATATTGAATATAATAAACTGGTCTAGATAAATTAATATGACCAAAATAACCTGGAGTTTGAACATAATCTAGACCATCTGTTGGACAAATCATTCCAGGATCTAAAACTCCCATTCGTGGGTCAAATAGTCCGCCTAAAACCGGTTTGTTATTTATATGGGTATCCCGGTTTGTAATTTCAACAACGGAACCCTTTTGTATTTCATAAGGACTTAAAATACTAAATTGAATACCGATGATTTTAGATGGTTTTTTATTTTCAAAATCAGTCATTCTTTTATAATAGTTAAATAATATTTAAATAATATTTATTCAATTTTTAATTTTATAATGCTCAAAAAGAAATAATCTTTTAAGAATAATCTTTTATGAATAATAAAAATAATAAATTATAAATAATATAAAATTATAAATAATAAATTATAAAATTATAAAATTATAAAATTAAAAATTGAATATTATTTTATAATATATATTAAATACTATAATTATTATGCCTCATAAATATAATACTAGAACTAAATCTGGTGCTCTTGTTCCATTCCTTTACATTGATGATGTTGATAGCACTAATGATGATGATGATGATGATTATGATTATAATAAGGGTCGTTCTCTTGTCCCGTTCCTTTACGTGAAGGATGATGATGATGATGATGATGATGATGATGATGATGATGATACAAATAGTTCTAGTTCTAAAGACAGCAATAGTACTATAGAATCAAGTGATTCAGATAACTCTAACAAAAATATTTCAAATAAAAAAAATAATGCCAAAAAAATAAATAAATGTGACTATTATAAATTTTTAAGCGAGTTATATCCATCACGTTATAGTAAAAATAAATATATTGATGAAGTTAAAAAAAGTATTGCTAATAAAGAATTAGTAAATAAACGTCTTAAAAAATCAGATAATACTTATGTAAATACTTCATCAAACTTAAACAATTTGTTTACTAATAAGATTATAAAAAAATCTAGAAAAATTTCTAATAAGAAGAAAGTAAATCGTAATAATCATCTGGACAATGAAGACAATGAAGACAATGAAGACAATGAAGACAATGAAGACAATGAAGACAATGAAGACAATGAAGACGATGAAGACAATCTAGACAAGGATGATGACGATACCAAATATGAGAAAAGTTTATTAACACATGGATTTAAAAAAATGTTTGACAATCTGAATGGTTCTGACAAGAATATTAATATTATTTTAAATTTAAAGAAAGGTAAAAACAATATTTATAATAATGAAAATAATAGTCCAGATCGAATGCTAAGTAATTCATTATTTTCAACTATGCATTATAATAAAAATAACTATGACAATGAGGAAGAGGAAGATGATGATGAAGATGATGATGAGGAGGAAGAAGAAGAGTTAAGTAAAAGTAAAAGTAAAAGCAAAAAAAATAAAGATGATATTGTTCCAGCACCACAAAAAGTATCAAGTAAAAATTATAAAAAATTTGATAATATTTTAAATAATGAAGAAAAAGAATCAGAATATTTTAAAAAATGTTTATCATCTAATTTACAATTAGAAGCAATTGCTAAATTAGAAAAACTTACGGAACTAACTAAAATTAGCAAACCTTATTTACTTCACTTAGTTGACCTTGATATTCCAGACCAATATAAAGCATGTGCTTTAAGAAAAATTAATACTATGCGTTCAATGGGTGGTTATGGAAATAGTGAATATTATAAAATTAAATCTTGGGTTGATGCCTTCTTTAAAATTCCATTTAATAAATATAATAATTTACCTATCAGTTTTGCTGATGGAATTGAGCAATGTCATGATTTTATGGAAAATTCAAAAAAAATATTGGATAGTGTTACTTATGGATTAGAGGATGCTAAAATGCAAATTATGCAAATGATTGGTCTATGGTTAGTAAATCCTAATGCTATTGGTTGTGCTATTGCTATTAAAGGACCTCCTGGAACTGGAAAAACTACACTAATTAAAGAAGGTATTAGTAAAATTTTAAACAGACCTTTTGCGCTTATTGCACTAGGTGGTTGTGGTGATTCTGGATTTTTAGATGGATTTGATTATACATATGAAGGCAGTAAGCATGGTAAAATTATTGATATACTAATTCAATGTGGTTGTATGAATCCTGTTATTTTATTCGATGAATTAGACAAATTAAGCGATTCTTTCAAAGGACAAGAAATTACTGGAGTATTAACACACTTAACGGATAGTACACAAAATACTAAGTTTAGTGATAAATATTTTTCAGAAATTAGTATTAATATGTCAAAAGCGTTATTCATTTTTAGTTATAATGATGAATCAATGGTAAATCCTATTTTAAAAGACAGAATGTATAAAATTGAGACAACAGGATACAAAACTAAAGATAAATTGATTATTGCTAAGAATTATTTATTACCAAAAATTAGAGAGGAAATCAAATTTACTAGTGAGTCTATTATTTTCAGTGATGAAATATTAGAATATATTATTAATGATTTTACAGAAAAAGAGGACGGTGTTCGTAATCTAAAACGTTGCTTGGAAATTGTTTATAAGAAACTAAATTTATATAGATTAATGAAACCTGATATAAATTTATTTGAAAGTAGTGAAGGTTTAAAATTAAAAAATAAGATTAGTTTTCCGTGTATTTTAACTAAGCAAATGATTGATGATTTAATTAATAAGGGAACAACAAAAGACATTCCATATGGTATGTATGTTTAATAAAAAATAAAATCTTATTAAGGAATTATTCTTATTTGAAGTTATAATAAATATTTTTTTTATAGCATACACTTAAACTCATTATAGACTTCGTGCCCTTCTTGTAGTGGTTGCCATATTTCTTGGTATATCAATTTGTGGCGGTCTTACTATTGCCTCTGCTCTGCGAGTAGTACTATTTCTTAGTGTTGGTTGTATTTCAATTCCAAATTGCGACATTCTATAATCATTTAATGAACCATTCATATAACGTCTCATCAAACTATTAACATTACTAATACGACTAACTGTGTCAAGTATATAATTTCTTAATGCCAAATATCCATCTATTTTAAGTTGTGCCTGTAAAAATTGAGGTTCATTATAAAATCGAATTATTCTTCTAACTCTAACTAATGTGTCGTCTAGCAAGGGCAACATATTTTGTTCATCATTAAACTCATAATGTATATTTACGTTATTAATATAATATAATAAACGTCTTTCTGCATTAGAAAAACGTAAATGCATGGGATACTGATTTAATAGACTAACTATTTTTTGTAAATTTTTGTCACGAAATTTGTCTTGAATTTTTGACGCAGAAAATTCTCTAAATATTATATCTGATACTTCATGTGGTATTCCGCGTCTATCTAAATCTCTTAGTGCCGACCTCGTCTCTCTAAAACTTCGTAATGAACCTGCTTTATTTTTTAATTTTTTAGGATGTTTTCTTTTTTTATATGTTTTTGGCATAGTTATTATAATAGTATAATATTTTTATTAAAAAGTATTTTTATATTATGTTTTTGTTTATATTAACTTATAGTTTAATAGCTGCGTGTTCTTCTAGTTAGTGCTCTTGCTCTCTCTGTGCGTGGAGGTCTTACAATAGCGTCTGTTCTGCGAGTAGTGGTATTTCTCATATTTGGTTGTGTTTCAATTCCCAATTGTGCTCCTTGATAATCATCTAAAGCACTTTGAGTATAGTTTTGCATATTATTTTCTAAATCTTCCATATTGCCTATTATTAATCCTATAAAATCTACTATATCATTATAACCATTTTCTGCTAATTCGCGTTGTAAAAATCCTGCTTCATTATGGAATCTTATTAAATGATTAACTTCTTCTAAAACAAGGTTGATTTGAGTTATCATAGTTAGTAATACAGATGGAATATTTTTACGTCTATACTCATATGATGTAAATACGCTATTAATAAAAGCTTTATATTGTCTTACTTTAATAACAAGAGTTGGATATATTCTAGCTATGGATTGTGTTAGCTCTTCTAATTGAAGTTGATATGTTTGTATTGATGCTAATAATTCACGCGATTCTGCTTGTGCATTTTTTCCTGCTTTATTTTTATTTTTCTTGGCATAGCGTTTATTTTTATATGTTTTTGGCATAGTTATTATAATATAAAAATATTTTTATTAAAATATAAATAAGTCTTCACTATTGAATTATTCGTCATATAACCAACTAAAATAATATCTCTCGTCTTTAGTATTTTTAAGATTAGCAAATTGTAAAAATACACTAGCATCTCTACATAAAGCCAGTAATTCTCTCTTAAACTCAACAAATTTTGTTGTATCAAAGTTATTATTACTATAATAATACGGATTTTGTATTATTGCATGTGTTATAAAATGTCGTTTATGAGGTTCTAGTTCAAATGCTCCAATAAAATATGGACCTTGTTTTAAATTTACTGTTTTTGGAAAAAAACCTATATAAAAATAAGTTCGAGAAGAATTTATGCTTCCAAAATCACGCATTTTAAACATATCTTGAAACATAAATGTTGGAAAATGATTTGGTTGATGTATCATTTCATAAGTCCAAGTTTTTGCCCATTCAATAGATGACTCTGGAGTTAATAATTTTAAATCTTTAGATGTAGGTTCTCTAATATATTTCTCATATGAATTATAACTTGTTAATAATTTGTGTGTTTCTGTTTGAGTATTATTTTTATAATAATTGTCTACAAATTTGGTTATATAGTTTTCTACATAGTTTTCGTCAACTTTGTTTTCATAAATCTGTTGTTCTTCAATATTTAATGTTATATTGCGTTGCTTTATAAACTCGTAAAATGAATTACTATTACTAGCATTAGACATTAATACATTGCTTCTTTTATTTTTGTATAATTTTGCTTTGTTGCTTAATTGAATATTATGTGTTAAAATAAAAGCATTATTGCAAATTATATTTAAAAATACAAAAACTATATTATAGTTCATATAATATATATTTATAAGTAATATTTTTAAATATTAATTATAAATACAAATTTATGATACAAATTTATGGCAACCAATTTATGGCAACATATTTATTAGGTTATTAAATTCGTTTTTTTTTTCAACATTTAAAGTTGGATAGTCAACAATATAGTTTGTAGTATGCTCTTTAAATGGAGTTTTATTTTCTTGAAATGCTAATGTCGGAGAAAAGTATATATTTTTATAATCATTATTTTCTTCAATAAATGAAATCAGTGATTTATTTGTTCCGCGTGCTAATAAATAATTTTGTTGTTCAGGTGTAATACAAGCACACCCTTTAGATGTGCTATACTCTGTATTATATAAACAACATTCGGGTAAAAATTTATTGTCCTGCAAAAAAACTTTAGTTGGATCAATTTGAACATTATTATAAGAATTTAAATTTAATTCTGGGTGCTTAAAAACTTTAGAAAGTTGACTAGTATTATCATAATAATCTTGTATAGAACTTCTTGCTAAAAAATTATTATAATTTTCTAAATTCTTGTGGGAATTTTTATAACTTTCATAACCATAGATTAGACCCGTCATAACAAATATAGTAAATTTATCAAATATTAATACAAATATGATAATACCTACTAGAAATTTCATATATTTATTTTTAAATATATAATGATTAAAAACTTTTACTTTATTCAACCTATTATTTAGTGTATTTGCATGCTTTATAAAATAATTATATAATTTATGTAGCGAATTATTTAATTTAAATGTCATTTTTGGATCGATATTATATTATATTATTATTAAATTACAAAGTTATTAAATTACAAAGTTATTAAATTACAAAGTTATTAAATTACAAAGTTATTAAATTACAAAGTTATTAAATTACAAAGTTATTAAATTACAAAGTTATTAAATTACAAAGTTATTACTCTGGAAATATCTGAGTGACAGCACTACTAAATACTCCATATAATAATAAAACAATTATTAAAAAGATTACTGCTAATAAAAAAGAAATGGTATAAGCTATTATTACACCTATTAGTAGTGCTGCCAAAAGAGTACCTAATATTGGAATACCATTTAATATAACATATATTATAACTATTATCATTAGCACAACTAATAATCCTACTACTGTTATAGATGCTGGTATAACAATTGTTAATAACCATCCCAATACAAAAACAACAAAAATTAATCTAAATGATTTAAGTAATAATATAAGTGTATAATATGCTACTGTAATCATAGATATTATTTTGCCAAGAAAATTATTTGTGTTAATAAAAAAATATTTAACATTTATCAAAATAATTTCTAGTTTCTCCATAATCAAATTAAAAAATTCTAAAAGTAAATTAAATAAATATATAACAAAATTTTTAATTTCTATAAATACCTGATATATCGATCCTAATATTCCCTCAATTGAATATGATATATTATCAATAGGTTTTTTTGCTTCTTGTGCTAATTCTGCATTTAATGTATTCAAACATTCATTAAAATTATTAATTATATAATCTAACTCATTGCCTTTTGATTCTTCGCTATTTATTATTGAGGCAAATGGCATAAATATTGGATTACATTTATTTTGCTGCCAAGAACTTTTATATGATTGTATAATACTTGTAATAAAAAAATATAGTGCTACAAAAACTACAATTATAAAAATTATAATTGTAAACCATATATCATTACTATAAAGTTCATTATAAGTAGTATTATCAAAATAAGTATTTATTTTGTCAACTAAATTTTCATTAGTAGTTGGCATATTAATATAGAACACTAAAATTAAAATACATATTTATCAAATAATACAAATTATAAATTGTAATAATTTATTTAAAACTGTCTATAAACTTTTTCCAGTAACTACTCGGTATGCAGTTCCAGGAACATCTGCTATTAATGCGTCTCCTAATATAATAGCTGATCCCATTAGATTATAAACTACTGTAATCATTGAACTTATTTTACCAAAAACATCTGCTACACTTATAAAAGAATTACCTAATCCGCTGATTAACATTTGTAATCTATTTCCTAAATCTTCCACTACATTAAATGTAGATCCTTCTTGATGATTTAATCCTAATTTTAATGATTCTAATACTTCTGTAAAAACATTTCCTGCTTCAGCAAATGTATCAAGTGTATCATATACTGGACTTAAAAAAGATTTCATAAAATCTCCTTGTGTTTCTTTTGTACATTCTTGAAATGTTACAACAGGATCATATCCAATAAGTCCAGCAAAAGGTGTTACTCCAGGATTACATTTATATTTATCCCAATTATTTCTTAATTGAATCAATCCGACGCTTAATGTTATAGATAATTGAATAATGCAAAAAATTAATACTATTAAAAAAGCATTACCTACATCGCCTAATCCCATTAAATATTATAAATATAATTATTATAATTATTATAATTATTATAATAATTATTTTTAAAAATATTAATTATAATTATTAGAATTATATTTAAAAATATTAATTATAATTGTCCATTATTTGAACATAATGTAGCTTTAAGTTGATTTGCTTTATGAACTGTTTGTGCTTCTGATGTTTGTGCTCCGCCTATTTCTGTAATAAAATTAAGATTTTCTTTGTTCATATTATCAATAGAAGAACAAACACTATTATAAGGTTTATTGTTTTTTAAAACACTTAAACCACTTTTATTCTTTTCTAATAATGAATCTAAATTGTTTACAACTTGCGCTGTTGTATTATTATTATTACCTTCTATTAGATTATAATTTCCTAAATATAACATCAACATTAATAAACTTATTAATGTTGCTATTACTAAATTATAAATACCATTTAATTTATTTTTTAAAACCATTAAAATAATATTATATTTAAGATAAATATTATATTTTAAATATAAAAGTAATTGCTAATAATATAAATATATTATGGCTAACTCAAATATTTTAAATCAACAACAACGATTAGACTTAGCAGCATTAATTAAAGCAAATGATACTGATGATTGTACAGAAGAAATTCGCTCAAAAAAACAAAGCGTGCTAATTAAAAATGATGTAAAACATATGATTTCTTTAAAGCAAAAATATGAAAGATTAAGTAAATCTAATCCTAATGAATTTGATGCTATTTGTGTTAAGCAATGTAATTTTTTATTCAATAACTATACAGATTTATATAATAAAATAAAAAATGACAATTTAGATTTAAATATTTTAGAGAAAGTTTTAGATATATTAAAAAAAATAGAAGATGGAGAATTAAATCAACATGAAGGTTCTTACTTAGTTGGAAAATATTTAAAAGAAATGTATATAGATAGTGCACTTAAAACAAAGGAAAAATTAGAAGCCAAAGAAAGAAATAAAAAAATTCCAAAAAAACCTTTTGGCAATGTTGAAAAAAAAATAAGTTATAAAGATTTTAAAATATTAAATAAATTAAATTAATTCACAATCAAGAAATTTTTCTTGTTCTTCTTCAAGTTGTTTGATTTTATTCTTCAATAGTTCAGTTTCCTCTTGAAAAGTTTTACTTGTTTCTTCTAATTTCATATATTCTTGTGCTAATGCTTTATTTTTATTCGTTAAATCATTAACATAGCATTTTAAATTTCTTAATTCTTTACTTTGCGAATTAACAATATCTTGTGGAGAACAACAATGTCCATACATCTTAATATGTTCTTTTTGACTTTTAATAACCCAATTTATATGTTTTTGACAACCAAAATGATTTTTTATAATTTGCGAATTAACTTGATATATTCTATCCATACAAGGACATCTAATTTTTGAACAATTTTCTTTAACTAATTCTGGAACTGTTTTATCACGTAATCCATCTGTAGTTTCATCATATTTCAATGTATACTCGGAAGCAGTTTCAACAATACTCTTGGTATCGTTATTATGCATCATAATTTTTATAAATATAAATAACTATTAATAGAGTTATCAATTTTATTTAATATATTCTAAAAAACACTCATAAAAAACATTATATTAATAATAAATATATTATAAATACCAATTATATTTATATTATTATAAAAAGTATATAAGTATATACGTATATAAGTATAACAGAATATAAATGGAGCAATATAACATAATAAAAAAACAATTAAACACTAAACTTATATTTAAATTATCGCAAATAGGATACGCATTAAATTGTGATTTATTATTTACAACTAGGATACTACCATATATTATACAAGATGTTGAGTTAGCAAATTATCTCAAAACAGGAGACAAAATATTTATTTCACTTATTCCTAGTGAATTGACGATTAACTTATATAAGTTGATGTTAATTTTAAAAAATAAAAATATAAAAGTATACTTTTATTTAATGTATGAACCTATAGTTCCTATTGATATTATTAAATTATTGTATCCGGTTTCTCTAGGATTTTATATAACTAATAATTTTTATGATGATAGTTTAATTCATGGTATGCCAGTTGGTATTCGCGACTGTGGAAATGTTGTTTCGAACCATAAAGGTTTTTCACATGATTATCTATTTAAAGAGCAACTAAATATAGTTAAAAAAGAATATATGTGTTTGCTCGTATTTTCATATACCCATAATGAAAGACATAGATGTTATAATGAATTAAAAGACAAATCATTCATAACAAATTTAAATGATACAGAATATGAAGCACAAGAATCTGTCCATTGTGGAAAAGTTCCTATTTGGATAAATTATGAATATACTCATAAATCATTATATACATTATCTCCACGAGGTAATGGTGAAGATTGTCATCGTTTCTATGAAGCTATTTACTTAGATAGTATTCCAATAGTTAAAAGAACAAATAGCGTTTTTGATAAATTATATAATGTATTTCCGTGTTTAATTGTAAATGACTGGAGCGAAGTTACTGAAACACTTTTAACAGAAAAAATAGATGAGTGTTTCCAAAAATTAATTATGTTTAAAAATAAGTACCCAAATATTTATAGTATTATTAATGATGATATATTAAATTTATTATAAAATATTGAATGTTAAATAAATAATTTATCAATTTAAAACATTATATAAATAATATTTAAAAATAATATTTATATTATTAATATTAAAACCAAAAATCATTTTATAACAATGATTTCATTATTATTTAAGAGAATGAAACATAGTAATATTAGTTATAATCCTATAACTAGAGTAACACTTATTGATAATTCTCTCATAAAAGCTTTAGAAATTGCTAAAAATAGAAAACTTAAACTTGCTAATATTAAAGCTAGAGAAAAAGTAATTGAAATGAGTGAAAGTCATGATACAAAACCTTATATTAAATCTACAGATACTATTAATTCTCAATAATAAAATATAACTTTTCAAATTCATATTAATTACTTTATAAACTTTAGCATATTTTTATAATATTTGTATAATATTTATATTTATATAATATATAAACAAATGTCTCACGTTGGTCAATTTGGTCCATATACAAATCCATATCAAAGAATAAATACTCCACTTTTTGAAGGTGCTTTATAAGATAGAGAGGTAGCCTTGTCAGTTCCACAACCAACTTTGCCCCCAATTAAAGGGACAGGTGGTAGAAGAAGAAAAATTAGAAAATCACGTAAAAATCATAAATCACGCAGAAACTACAAATCACGCAAAAATTATCGCAAATATAGACATTAAATAATTTATACCCACATCTCTCAATTTATTTATAAAAATACTATTATTTTAACACTATTAAGTTAAAATAATAGTTTTATAATTATAAAAATATTATAATATATTAATTATGAAAACTAATAATTATACTTTTATTACATATGGATTACTAACCGTATTAATAATATTTATTTATTCTATTAGTTTTAAATATAAATTCAAAACTGCACAACACTTATCATTTAGAAGTATTACTAATGTAAATTCTAATAATACAAAAATAAATGTTAAAGAAGGATTTACCAATGATGACAATGCTAATGCTACAAAAAATGATGATGTTTTTAAAATAATAGAAAATAAACTAAAAGGTTTAGTTCAAGAATTAGGCGGAAATGAAGGAAAATCTGAAACAAAGAAAATTCTTGTAAATACAAAAAAAATATGTGATTTAGAGTGCGCTAAATGTATGATGACTATGATGAGTGAAAAAAAATCAATGAAAACAATTGATTTAGAAAATATACTTGATGATGAAACCGATGAAAATTGTATTAAATGTAAAAAATATACAGAATTATCTAGTTCTATTAAATCTATTATTGACAATTTATAAAAATATAATTTAGACATCAAATTTTTCGTGTGGTTTTTTATAGACATAACGTTCTTCAAATTCGCCTCTATTTATAGCATCTATTGTATAATTTTTACCTCCCCAATGCGGGTCCATAGGATTTACACTTTTATTTCCTGGTTGATGAAAAATTTTATCCAAAGGTGTATTTGATCCAATATCTTGATTTTGAGAATCAAAACCATTAAACATATTAGTATTGAAAACACTATTGTTATCTTTTGTAGCATCTAAAATATCATCTTCATTTTCTAAAAAATTCTTAATTTGTGAAGGTAATCCGCCTTCATTTTCAAATATTGATGACTTTACTTGTATTAATTCATTATTTTGTGCGTCTGTTGAATATTGCAAATATAATATAGGACAACTTATATTTTTATTATTTTGCCATTCTATAAATTTAGTATAATCTTCTAAATTATTAAATGTTATTGGATTTACGCCTATTTCTACTTTTTTTTTAGAATTGAATAAATGATATTTTCCATCTTTTTCAATTAACATGTTAGGACATTGACTATTTGTATTATTTTCTAGCGTTTCATAATATTTATAAGAATTTATATAATAATATAATCCTAGTACCATAAAACTTGTTATTATTAATAAGTTTAATTTATCATTAATTAAAAAATTAATATTCATTTTCATATTATATTACTATATTAATAATATAATATATTATTTTCACAAAATATGTAATAATTATTTTCACAAAATATGTAATGATTATTTTCACAAAATATGTAATGATTATTTTCACAAAATATGTAATGATTATTTTCACAAAATATGTAATGATTATTTTATATCTAATATATAATTATGCCTATTAAAATATATAATTCTAATGTTAATAATGAAGAATTAAACAACTTATTAAAAAATAATACCTTATTTGTTGGTGTGTTTAGCGATACTTGTTCTCATTGTATAAATATGAAACCTGAATGGAATAAATTTAAATCCCTTATAATGAAAGAAAAGTTAAATGGAACAATATTAGAAATTAATGCCAAATCGTTATCATCTATTAATAATCCTTTGATTACTAACAATGCTAATGGATTTCCTAGTTTATTTATAATTAAAAATAATAAATTTATAACTGATTATAATTCAGAAAGAACAGGAGAGAAATTCTTACAATTATTAAAAAAATATGTTCCTAATATGAGTTCATCAAAAAGGAACAATCAGACTTTAAAGAAAGGTAGAGGACTAAAAAAGATTAATCCAAATTTTATAAAAAAATCAAAAAATTATAATTTGAGATTGAAACTTGGTGAAAATATATCATTATGTAAACATGCTAAAAATGGTATAAATGGATGTAATGTATGTTGTTCTCAATTTAAAAAAAGAAAAACATATAAAAGATGTATAAAAAGATGTATGAAATAATTATTTATCGTAATTTTGGATTAATACATAAATCCATTGTTGGGAAAATGTCGCCTGACATACATTTACTTTTAGATGATACTTTTGCACAATGTCTTACATTATTATCTTTACCAACGTAACAAAATCCATGATGTTGTGAATCAGTGCTACTTGGTTCGGGTAGATTATCTTCTTTTTTTGTAATTAAATTTTTAACACTATCTGATACATCTTGAAGACGATTTTCTATTTTTCTTTCATTTTTTAAAACACTATCTTCATCGTCACTCAAATCTTCATTTTCTTTTTCATTTCCTTTAGTTGATGTTATTTTATCTTGTTGAATAGTTGATTGTAAATAATCAATACCTGATATTGAACTATTTGCTATAAATTTTACAGAATTATTAAAAACATCTGTTATTATTTTTAATAACATTTGTAAAAAATTAGATGATTCACCCACTATTGTTTGTGTTCCTTGTGATGTATGTTCTAATGTTGTTTTTGCAGTATTACCTGTTACCATTGTTATTATATATGCAATTGGTGATAATAAAGCAGTTACTATATCTGTACCTTGTGCTAAATATTTGAATACATTAAATCCCAAAAATGCCAATAATACTATTATAAAAATCCAAAAAAATATACCTTTTTTAGTATTTGTTTTTGGTTCAATATAAGTCGGCGCGCTATTTGTCATATTAGCTATTGGTGTATTTGAAAAAGTATTAATTGCTTCTTTAAAACTATTTTCACTTGAATAATTATTATTCATTATATATTATTTTTATATTATTATAGATTAATAATAATTTCATAATATTAATAATTTCATAATATTATTAATTTCATAATATTAATATTATTATTAATATTATTAATATTATATAAGAATATTATGAAACTGAATACAAAGAAATTTAAAAATAGATTTATTAAATCACCTAAATCTATTAAATCTATTAAATCACCTAAATCAATAAAATTACGTTCTTTTTCACCACTATTAAATAAACAGTTAAAAATACATTCATTAAAAACATTAAAACCTAATTCTTTAAAGTTATGTGATGGTTTATTAAGTTTAAGAATAAATAAGAATGATAATACTTCATGTAAATCCTATAATAATCCTAGTGTTCAAGAAATATTACTTCATAATTTAAAATCGTCTAAACATTTAGATGTTACAAGATTTATTCCGCCAATTCAATTATTATCAAATTGCTGGTTTAATACAATGTTTGTTACATTTTTTTTTAGTGATAAAGGTAGAAAATTTTTCAGATTTTTTAGAGAATTAATGATAACGGGTAAAAAATTAGATTCAACTTTGATTCCTTCTAATATTGCCAAACTTTTCTTTATTTTAAATTTATTTATTGAAGCATCATATAATCAAACTACTAAATCACGTGAACTATTTAAAACAATGAATGCTTTAACTGATAAATTAAATACTAATTTCTTTATATATCACATATATCAAATTATTAACAATAAACCAAATTCTATAAATCCTAATATATTATTTAACAATAATAATAAATTATATGATATACCTAACATAAAAGATGCTGGTAATCCACTTACTTATTATGAAGCTATTTTGAAATATCTAAATTATAATACTTTGAAATTTATGAAACAAACTTTTACAAATAAATCAAATATTGAAGAAAGTATTACAAGAAAATTACAAAGTTTATCAAATATTATACCTGATATTATTATTATAGAAGATTTTCAAAGTGGTTCTGTATATGAAACCTCATATAAATTAAAAGACACAAAAAATGTAGTTTATAATTATGTATTAGATTCAATTATTATAACAAATAAAGACCATTTTGATCCTAAAGCTAATAGTCATTTTGTAAGTCTTTTAACAGTTAATTCACAAGAATACAAATTTGATGGGAGTAGTTTATCTAAGTTAGAGAGATTTAATTGGAAAAAAATGATAAACACTGATAAAAATTGGAATTTTAAAGAAAACCCAATATATGTGCCTGAACGTTATAATTTTACAAAAGGTTATAAAATAATGTTTTACTATAGGAGTTAAATTATATTATTGAATAAATTTAAAGAATTATTTATTATATAATATAGCAATGACATCTACAATTTTACATGAAAATGAAGTTGAAAATTATTTAAAAGAAAACATTGGAAAAAATTTATCTTTACGAAAAATGCATAAAGATTTAAAACTTAGTCGCCGAAAAATTATTTCATTGGTAAAGGAATCTAAACATATCAGTCCTGTAAAACCATTAGATGTAGGTTCAAGAGCATATTTTTTAAATGTTTATAAATATGAACATTAAAAGGTGCTTAATAACTCTATTTTTTCCATTGTTTTTTCTAAATTAGATTTGTTTAAATTATTAAATAAATAGTCTGTTTTTGGAGACTCTTCATTTTTCTTTATTTCTTTATATATTGTATTTATTTTTAATACAATAGCTTCTGTTTCTTCTTGTTTACTTATAATATTAATAGTAAAATTATTATTTTCAATCAATAAAGCAAAAGCATAATATATAATATATTTTCGTTTTCTTTTTACAGTATTATTATATCTAATAATAAATAATTCAAATAAATTTTTTATTATTTTGTATTTCAAGATATTATTGTTATTATTATCAGTATCAATTATATTATATTTTTTATCTAAAATATTAGGATCACTATAATAAAATAATATATCCCATATTATCCATATAATATCGTGAGTATTTCCAGATGGAGCATATCTTCTATTTTCACATACACATTTCTTCTTTTTTTTATTACAAATATTTTCATATTCTATAATCCACTCATACCAATAATAAACATTTATTATATTTTTACTTATTAAATTAAAAATAAGTTCATTTACAGGTATTATTAACTCTTTTGGGTCATCTTCCTTCAATATTTCTTCTATATAACTCACATTTGGAGCTTTAAATTTTTCACTCATACAAGTCAAATCAAAAGAATTATTTTTATCTAATTTAACATCGCTTATTACATTTTTCTTATTAGAATAACATAATACACATATTATTTCACAAAATAATTTTCTTATTTTTTCATTGTTTCTCATAACTAATATATCTTTACTATAACCATTTTGTAAAATATTTATAAAATTATTATAACGCATATTTAAATATAATGTTAATTTAGGATTACCATTATGTATATATTTATATGAATAGTATAATATTATGTCCCATAAATCCAAATAATGTCCAGCACATATAAATTCAGCACTCCAATAGCAAGCATTTTCTATTTTTTCATCATATAAATTTTTTAATAATTCTAAACGTGCTTTTGATTTTTGAAATTTTGAAAAAGTAATATTTCTAAAAGAAACACGAATATCATTTATATAATTTGTATCCATTATTTTTGTTATAATAGTATTATTAATTTTAACTTACATAAAAAATATAATATTAATACATAATAATAATATTATATGAAATTATTAGAAAATAATTTTGGAGAGAAAATTAATAAAGTATTTTCTAAAAGTTTTGCAGACTTTGTAAAATTATCATTATTGCATAAACTATTTTTGCTTATGCTTATATTAATATTCTTATATTTAGTAAATAGAAAACGAGTTGTTTACGAATATTATGAGGATATGACATCTGGTAAAAGATTTGATAGTAAATTTGATGATGATGTATATGATAGTTTTTACACAAAATATTATGATAAAATTTATGAAAATAAAGAACGAGATATAGAACAATTAAAAATTATTGTAAGTTATGCTAAAAATAAAAAATTTGTTAAATTTTTAGATATTGGTTGTGGAACTGGGTATCACGTGCATATGTTAAACAAAATGAAATATGATATTGTTGGATTAGATAAATCAAAATATATGATAGAAAAAGCACAATCAAAATACACTAATTGTGAATTTGTAACGGGAGATATAATGAAAAATAATTTATTTGATTATAATTCATTTACACATTTATTATGTTTAAATAAAACTTTTTACATTATTAAAGATAAAGAAACGTTTTTTGAAAATTGCGCATTATTATTAAATCCAGATGGAATATTAATAATACATTTATTAACTAGAGATAAATTTAAACCTTTTATTCTTCCTAAAGATGATACAGTTTTGCATAATCCAGAAAAATATAATAATCCTATTAGTAAAAATATTATAAAATTCAGTTCTAATTTAGAATATATGTGTGAATATGAAGTGTTAAATAATCGGGCAAATATAGATGATATCAATTATTTAGATGAACCGTATTCGTGCTATCAAGAAAAATTTGAGAATTTTGAAACTCATAATATTCGTAAAAATTTAATTAATTTATACATACCTTCTATTGATGAAATAATAAAACTTGCTAAATCAAAAGGATTTGTTATTAAAGATAAAAAATCATTGGATTTTATTGGTCATAGTGAAGAATATTTATTTATATTTAAAAAAATAACATAATGCTAATTTATCTAACATATTTACTTGCTCTAGCAAATGAATCTAATACAAATAATATAAATATTCCCAAAAATAAATACAATATTAATTCTTCTGTAATATAATTCGTTTTTTCATTGTGTTGTTCTTCTAATAAATGCACTATATAATCTAATTTTGATAATAATTTATTATTATCATAATTATGTGCATCGAAATTTTGAGATAATGTATTATAATTTAATTTATAACTATCACTATAATTAGACAAATCATTTTTTGATAAATTTGACCCGTTTAATACATTAGAATTTTCTAAATTAGAAGTATTATTTTTCATAGTGTTAATATTGCTAATATTGCTAGTATTACTATTTGAATTTTGTAATTCATTATTAAAAAAATTATTTTGAGGTATATTATTCCCAGCTTCTCTCATTTTTTGTATTTTTGCTAATTGCTCATTCAAACTATCAGTAAAAGATGTGCTAATAGATTCATCTATTGTATTAGATTGGTAATTTGTATTGAAGTTTTCGTCTTCTTCGGTATTTTCGTGAATTTTTGACATTAAATTTCCTAAACTCGTAATCTTATTTTTTAATACTTCATTATTTTTAGTATTTGTTATGTTAGATTCGTCAAATTCTACAGTTTTCTTATTTTTTAAAGTTTTATTATTTGATTTTTTATATAATTTAGATTCTGATAAATTATTATTTTCAGAATCTAATGGAGCCGGATTTAATTGAAACATATTATACTATTATAAAAAAATAAGATTATATTATTTTCAAAAACTACTAAATAAACTAATTATTTTAGTATTAATTAATCTAGTAATTAATTAATCTACTAATTAATCTACTAATTAAGTTATTTTAGTAATAAAATTATTCAACTAAATTTAGTATTTAGTCTTTAATATAATTTTTCATCATATATTTTTTGAAAAATTAAATTATATTTATAATATAATAATTACATTACAAATATGTATGATTTATTTAAAAATTATAACAAATTTTTAAAAAAATACAAATTTGATATTTTTATGAAAGATTTGGGGACCAATAAATTATTACTTGGTATATTTATGATTTTTATGAATATAGGTTCTCGTTATATTGAATTAAAATTAACAAAAGGACAAGAAATGATAATAAAAAATATTGCTCGTGAAGTATTAATTTTTACTATTGCTTTTGTTGCTACAAAAGATTTAATACTATCATTTATTATAACATGTATTTTTATTATATTAGCCAATTTTATTTTTAATGAAAAATCTAAATATTGCATCTTGCCAGAAAAATATAAAAAATTAGCCGAAATAATAGATACAAATCATGATAATGTTATTTCAGAAAATGAAATAAATAAAGCATATGATATATTAAAAAAAGCACGTGGTCAAATAGATAATTATAATAAAATAAAAACAATAGAATCTTTTAATAATGCGAATTATTAGTTATTTATTGTAATAATATTTTAATTATATAGTATAATATACCATATAATTATGAGTAGTGAATATGAACCTCAATTTATAACAAATAATTATACAATTCAAATAAATATTTTATATAATGCTAAAGATATTAAAGATGATGATGCTAAAGATGATGATGCTAATAATAGTGATAATATGAATAACAGTTATTATATTATAAATAATATGAAAGATATATTATTAAAGGAGTTTTCTAATGAGGAACACTACAATTTATTTAAAAATAAGTATAATGCTAATGATGCTAATGATGCGGGTAACCCACTATATATGATAAATAGTTCTTTTTACATTGATACAAATGTAATGGAGACAATTAGAAAGGTTACAAGTCCTAAATTTCCTAGTTTTGCTAGGACTAAGCCAGTTCAAAAAGAAGAATTTAAAAATAATTTCACCAAATTTAATTCAAATTCCACAATAAGTTTAAAATATAAAGAGTCATTAAATACTACTTTTAAAGATACACTTATAAGACTAATTATTGATGACAATAGAAGAAAACCAAATGCGGCTAGTGAGACTATTATTAAAGATATTAAGGATACACGTTCATTAGAAGAGTTATTTGCCAATACTAATTTTATAGATAATGATTTAACTATTAGTCCTGGTTTTCATACAATTATAAAAAATATATATGATAATGCACAAAATAATACACTAAAATTAGCGCTTCAATTGTTTTATGATATTCCAAATAGTACTTTAAGTAATAAATCTAAATATGAATATTTTTTGAATACAGATACAATTACTAATATTATTAAAGTTATAGATGATTATAGTAATAATGATGACTCTCTATTTGGGTCACGAAGATCTAGTTTAAATGATAATAGAACAAAAGAAGAGATTTATAATAAATATTTTAAATATGTGTTTCCTGATAAAGAAAATATAGCAAGTTTAAGTGATCCAGATAAAGATACAATTTTAATGTTTTATAATGTTTATTATATAATTAAAAATATTTATTTGCTTGATAATACTATTATCAATGTAACTAATTATAAAATAAAAAAAAATAAAGAACAAAAAAAATATTATATTAGTCAAGTTAGTTTACTTGATTTAAAAGACAATGTTACTAATTTTATAATTGAAAAAAAGAAAGTTATAATTTATGTAAAAGCTACGTTAAAATTAATTATTGAAAATCCTACATTGCAAATAAATTATTTAATAGATGATTTAGAAAATGTTAGGCAAAATTTTTTACCACAATCTTATATACTAAAACCTAAAGATATAAATAATAATTATTCTAGCTATGATAAAATATATATTCATAATAAATTTAAATACATAGATAATATTAAAAATATAGATGAAATTGTTAAAGTTTCACTAAAAAAAAATTATATAAAAAACAAAGAAGAACTTTTTTTAAATACAAAAGCATTAAAATTATTAAATAATTTTATTAAAGCAAAACAAGGCAAAACTATAAAACCACAAGACGAGATAAAGATAATCGAGTTAAATATAAAATATTTATTACATAAATTATTCAAATTTTATAATAATAAAGAATTTAAAAAATATTATATTGCAGACACATATATTCAATATTTTAATCAAACATCAACTTATTATAGTATTACAAAGGGTGATATAATAGAAAAAAATGAAAAATATGAAATAATTTCAAATTTATTTACAGAGTCGTCTGTATCAGATGAAGAACTGTCAACATCAGGAGATATTACTAAATCGCGAAGACTTTTTAAAGAAATAAAATCATCTGATGCGCGTTTGAATAATAATAAAATATACAAAATAAATGTTGTTTTTAGATGTTATTTTGATAAAACTGGTATGAAACCTACTTTTGTACGTAAAATAGTAGCCGAAAAATGTTTATCTAGAGCACAAAAATTAGATGAAGCTTTTACAAATTCATTATATAAAACATTTAACTTACCTGAAAATTATTTGTATAATAAACTTGCAAATATTACACGTAAACAAAAACCTACTGTGATGCCAGAAAATAAAATTAATCAAGTTGCTCCACAACAAAATATACCGCTTAAAAAAGGTGGAAAATTAACAAAAAAATATAATCATAATAAAAATAGAGATAATATAATATTTACCAATAATAATATTTACCAATAATAATATTTACCAATTATAATTATTATAATATTGTTATAATATATAATCAAGGATGAATATTTTAAACACTTTTAAGAAAAGATTGTCATTTAAAAAACCACTTGACTCTATATTATTTATAGTTGCTTTATTGATAATATTTTACTATTTTAATAAGTATGTATTAACAAATATGAATGTTGAAAATTTTGAAAATGATGGAAAAAAAAAAGTAGTATATTTTTATATGAATGGTTGTCCACATTGTGATTCATTTTCTCCTACTTGGAATGAGTTTACTCAAAATTGTCCATTAACTACTCATAAAATAGAAAGTGCAGATGCTGGAGAAATGATGGGTAACTATGGCATTTCTGGTTTTCCTACAATACTATTATTAGATGAAAATAATAATAAATTGAAAGAATTAGAAGGAGACAGAACACTTGCAAATTTAAATGCAATGATTAGTCAATATATTTAAGTAAATTTTATTTGTTAATAATTATTAAAGATTTTATATTTAATAATTAGTTTTAAAGTTTTTATAGTGTTTTAATTTTATAGTGTTTTAATTTTATAGTGTTTTAATTTTATAGTGTTTTAATTTTATAGTGTTTTAATTTTATAGTGTTTTAATTTTATAGTGTTTTAGTTTTAGTTTTATATTTTTTTGCTTTAGATTTAAGCTTCTTTGTTTTAGTTTTATATTTTTTTGCTTTTGATTTAAACTTTTTTGTTTTTGATTTAAACTTTTTTGTTTTAGTTTTACTTTTATATTTTTTTCCTCCCACTAATGATGGTATAGCTATAAATTGAAAAATAGGTTCACTGCTAATGCTAATAACACATTCTAAAAAACCGCATTCTTTGCGTTCTTCTTCTAAAGTATAATTTACATTAGCACTTTTATATAGTTTTTCTGTATCGATTGGTATTGGTAATGCATCATCTAATTTAGTTCCACCCGTTCCAACAATATATTGTTGAATTGTCATAGTACTTTCTGGTTCTTCACTGGTTACTACAATTGTCCCTTTTTGGTATAAATGTAAATCAGAACACAAATAATAATATTTAGTTTTATCTTGCAAAATCTTATAAATACTTTTCAAAACTGGTGTAAAGTTTATATGGATTTCGCTTGTATATTTTACAGTTTGTACTTCTTCTACTGTTTTATTTTTTAGTTGATAAATAGGATGATGACCAACAATTATTAAATATTTTATATGTATGTTTTCTTTTATTGCTTTCATAATTTTATTTAATTGAAAACTTCTTAAATTTGTTAAAGAGTCAAAATTTAGTTCTTTGTCTTTATAAAAAACATTATCTTTAAAAAATTTATTATAGCAAGGCAAATATATAGCAGCATCTACATCATATATACTTGTATCTATCATTAATAATAATGTTTCATTATTTAATAATTGAGATTTAAAGAAAAAATAGTCAACGTTTTCTTTTGTTTTAAGTGCTTCCAATTCTAACTGTATTATTTTACAATCGTTCTTTTCTTTAGTTTCTAAACTTAAACTATCAATATATAAATTATCTTCAGAGTTAGTTTCTAAATCATGATTTCCTAGTATCATATTAATTTTTATATTATCAGGTAAAGAAGCTATTCCTCTCTGTAATTTTTCTGAATATATAATTTTATTTTTTATTGTTGGGTCCATTTTGCCTTCCGGTTTAATTTTATCAGGATAATAATTATCTCCTGATACAATTAAAAATTCAGGTTTGTTTTCTTCTGGATTTGATTTATCATTTATTAATTTTATTACATCATTTAAACATCCTATGGGTTTATTCTTCTTTGTATTCAAGTTATTCCAACATCCAAATTGCCAAAATTTTATTGTTTTTTGTGGGTTTAGTGATTTTTGTGATTTTTGTGATTTTTGTGATTTTTGTGATTTTTGTGATGTAATCATATATTATATATATTATTACTATAATTAAAATTGAAAATATTTATATTTTGCATTATAAAGTATATATAAATAAAATGAATGCTTATTATAAAGAAAACATAACAGATTCTGATTTATGTAATGAAAAATATAGCATATATGTATTAATAAAAAACATTAATAATTTAAATTTGAAAGTAGTGCTTAGCACCCAAATATTAACACCACAATTTTGTATAAAATATATTTTAGATACATCTATTGAATCTGGTAGTGAAAATAGTTATATTTATGATAAAAATTATATTTTAAGAAGGCAAAAACATATTACCAGTGAAGAGTTTGATAAATGTTATATGAATTATGTTAATAATGTAAATAGTATTAACACTATTTAGAAGAATCATACGCAAAAACATATTAATTAATATTAATTAATATTAAATAATTATTAATAAATAATTATATAGTATTATTTATATGATGGTTAAATCTGATTTTTTTAAAAGTATGAAAAATACTAATTTTTTTAAAAATTATTCAAAACCATTAGCACTTTTAGCAATATTAATTATATTAAGTATAGCATTATTTTCTTCATATAATGAATATTCATTAGAAAATTTAACACCTCTTGGTCCAACAATAGATGTAATGCTTTGGACCGATGCCTATGGTTCAACTAGTAATATTTTTGTTAATACTTATTGGTTAGGATTAATTAATACATATAAAGGTTTTCCCAATATTAATTTTGGACAACGTAAGATTTCCGAAATGGTTAAATATTTTGAACCAGAAAAAAATCCTCAATTTAAAGATTGGGATGAAGCAAAAACGGCACCATATGTTCCTTGTATTACAATACTAGTAGATGATAAAGGAGTTAAAAGTTTACTCGGCGCAGGTGCTCCAGGGGGTGGGTTTTTCACTGGTCCAACATTAACACTTGAACGTGTGATGAAGTCACTCGGAGGTGTTTTTAGTAAAAATTATGATAAATTGTATAGTAATAAAGGACCTAATGTTGGTATGCCTGCTGTGCCTGCTATGCCTGCTATGCCTGCTATGCCTGCTATGCCTGCTGTGCCTACAGGAATGCCAGAAATGCCTACAGGAATGCCCGATTGGATGAAAATGCCAGGGTCTTCATAAATTTTTTCAATGTGCTTTATATAAAATTATTATTTACTTCATTATTTGTAAAAAAAAATTGATATTAATAATTATTATTATCAATTTTTAATATTTGTTATATAATACTTAAACTTGTGTAAAAATGCTTCATAAGTTAAATGATTTGGTTTTGGTGAAAATTGTGTCACGACCATCTAAATTATGTAAAACTCCTTATGTTGCTGATATAGAACTAGATGATGGTTCAATTGTTCAAGCACATTGTGCTTCTATGGGTTGTTGTGGATTATCCGAAAAAGAATCTTATGTATATGCATCCCCTATAAAGTCTAATTGTAGTCAAACTAAATCTAAAGTTTGCTCTTATAAAATTTATTTGGCTAATTTTTGTGAAGAAAAAATTATTAATAGTCAATTATTTATTAACAAGCAATTAATTGGAGTTGACCCAAAATTAGCCGAGACTTTGGTAGAAAATGCACTAACAAAAAATTATTTGAAAACATTGATAAATATTAAAACTTATAGGCGAGAAGTTAAATTGCTTAATTCGCGTTTTGATTTTGCTGGAATAGATGAGCATGGTAAATATTTTGTGTTAGAAGTTAAAAATGTTCCACTTGCTGATTATGCTGATGTGTCTTCAACTGATCGCAAAAAAATGATTAAACAAGGGGAGTTTACTAATATTCCTATTAATGAAAAAATCTCATATTTTCCAGATGGCTACAGGAAAAAAAAAGGCGCAGTTGTAAGTGAACGCGCATTAAAACATATTAACGAATTAGCAGAAATTACTTATTCAAAAATTATTAGACCTATTATTTGTTTTGTTGTTCAACGAACAGATGTTACTAGTTTTCAAACTTCACTATTAGACCCAATTTATAAAGAAGCATTTAATGAAGCAATTAAAAAAGGTGTAGAAGTTATTGTGCTGGTTGTTTCATGGAATGCTCAAGGAGAGGCTACTTTTATAACTTGTGATTTGCCTATTAATTATTAATGTTTATCAGTTTTTAATTATAAATATTAATAATTAAAAATATTTTATAAAATTGATATAAAATTTTTTTATTATAAAAATAACTATTTATAATTAATAATATGGAGTATAATTCTCTATCAAAAGAACTAACAAGCAAATTATCCAAAACTATAAAAAAAAATGGTGGCATATACTTTACACCACCTTCTGTTATAACAGAGAACATTAAACTACTTGAACCATATATGAATATTATTTCAAATGTTTTAGAACCATCTTGTGGTTCTTGTGAATATATTAATGCGTTATTAAATAATTATAAGGATTTAAAAATTACAGGTATTGAATTAAATAGCACGATTTACGAATCTATTAAAGATTTAGGTTCTGCTAATGTAAAATTATATAATAGTGATTATTTAAAATATGATAGTAGTGAAACTTACGATTTAATTATTGGCAATCCACCATATTTTGTAATGAAAAAAGAAGATGTTGCTAAAAGTTATCACAAGTATTTTGAAGGGCGACCAAATATTTTTATATTATTTATTATTAAATCTATAACATTAATAAACGAAAATGGAATAATTAGTTTTGTATTGCCAAAAAACTTTTTAAATTGTTTATATTATGATAAAACAAGAAAATATATTAATGCACACTTTCAAATTTTAAATATTGTTGAATGTGTAAATTCAAAATATATTGAAACTCAACAAGCAACAATATTATTGATTATAAAAAAAACGAGTTCAAATGTTATTAATAATGAAGAGTTTATTTTAGAACGTTCTAATTATACTATATTTGCCACTAAAATTAATTGTGCTAAATTGAAAACTTTGCTTTTAAATTCAACATCATTAGAAGGTTTGGGGTTTAAAGTTGGTATTGGTTCTGTTGTATGGAATCAATGTAAAGATTTATTAACTAATGATGTTTCAAAAACACGATTAATATATAGTTCATCTATAGAAAATAATGGTCTAAGTCTTCAAAGTTCTAATAATACTGAAAAAAAAAACTATATAACTAAGAAAGGCATTATTGGTCCAATGATTGTTGTAAATAGAGGTTATGGTGTGGGCAGTTATAAATTTAACTATTGTTTAATTAATGAAAATCATGAATACTTAGTAGAAAATCATTTAATAACTATTGAATATATTAAAGATTTGCCTCGGGAAGAGTTATTAAATTTATATAAAAAAATAATTACTTCTTTAGAGGATAGTAATACATTAGAGTTTGTAGCAATTTATTTTGGAAATAATGCTATTAATAGCACAGAATTAAGCAAAATACTTCCTATTTATCAAGATTAAGATATTTGAAATGCTGGAAATGCTATACCATTTCCGTTCTTCCATCGTAATAATACATTAATTTTTTTTCCACTTTTGCTAATACATTCATATTTGAATTTATTTGGTTGCTTGATTATGTCAATTAGCGTATAATCATCGCTATTAATAACTTGCTTAATAAATGAATTATTTGTATAAAGCATATAAATTTTGTTTGCTTGTGAAGTTAGTAAATAATTTGTAAGCATAGTACTATTTAATTCGGTGTTATTAATAAATTCGGTTATGCTTATATTAGACAATTCTTTAGCATAATTATAAAAACTAATATGTTGCTGCTCACCTGTAAATTTACTGCTTTTACTACAACCTTTATAATATAGTTCTTGATATTGTTTCATACATTTTGGTTTATTGCTATGTATTTGTTTTAAGTATTCTTCCTTTGAAGGCATAGTTAAATTTGCTGATTTTGCTAATTTAGTAAGATAGTTAGTATAATAAAATTCTTCATAACTATTACTTAAATATTGACTAGGTTTCATAGGTGAAACAAATTGTGGTGCTTCAGCTAGTGATGAAACATTAAATTTAAATTCTACTTTATATTCTTGCCAAGTGTCTTGAGTATAATATAGTTTAATTAATAAATCATAATTATTTCCGCGCCCAGCCTTGTTAATACATTCAATTTTATTATAAGGTTTATTACTTAAACTATTAATATATGCAAAAACATTATTTCTTATTGTTAGCCATTTTCCCAAAATAAAATATTTTTCTGGAACTTTATTATTTATTAATGCGCCAATAATATGTTCGCGTGTTTTATTACTTTTATCATTATTACACCTTGAAGATATATTGAAAGCATTAATGCTTTTAACACTAATAATTTCTTTATTATAAGTGAAACATCTAAATGACTTACAACTAAACAATATTTTCAGATTCATTTTTAAAGAAGTAATGGTATATTTATTATAAATGTAATTAATATTATAAAATAATAATTCAATTTTTTTTATACTATCTAGAATGTAAATAGAGAGATTTATAAATTAATCAAATTTAATAACCTTTTAATAAATATTAAAAATATTTAAATACAAATTTGCTAACATAATAATATTACTAATTTTATTATGTATAACATCTTATTATTAGCATTAAGTTATAGTTTACCTCCATTAAATAATGTTTATAGTGGGTCAATTAGTTTTCCACTATTAGGTAAGCAAATTATAGAATTTGAACGGTTAAAGAAAAATACTTCACAAGTTAGATTGTATGGTCTAATAAATTGTAATGGTTATATTTATAATGATGAAAATGATGATAATGATAAAAATGATAAAAATAAAAGCAATATATGTTTAAACATGAACTATGAGTTAGATGAGTATCTTTTAAATATTATTCGCAAATATAGATGTTCTATTGAAGCACCATATTATGATGTAAGAAATGATACAATTTTATTTATATTGAAAATAAACATGCTTGGAGTAACAAAAAGTATTAAATTGCTTAATACTAAAAACTAAAAACTAAAGTAATTTAGTTAATAATTTTATTATAATAACTATGAACTATTATATGTGCAATTATTGGAGCAACATACCATAATTCACCTAAGTTATTATTTAATTGGCTATCCAAATTAGCATTTAAAAATGGAATTGCCAATAAACTTGTTCCAATACCTATAAAGAATTGTTGTGTCACTCTCCATTTTTTTTTATAAATAGTTAAATAATGTCTAGGAGTATGGACTAGTGTCAAATAACATTTACTAATAAATGGTTGTTTTAGCCATGTTAAGTGAAATAGTGAACTAAAAGAATATTTATAAAAGTTATTCTCAATCTTAAAGTCATCGGCAATATGATAAATAGAAAAAATAATTAATAACATTTTTCGTTGAATATATGAGCAATAATATATACATAATCCACTAAAAAGATTGCTAGCTAATGTTGCATAAGGACTAACTATTAAACTAGTTGAACCATGTCCAAATGTTGGAATTAATAAAGGATATTTTATTAACATTAGTATTAGTATTATTATTAGTTATATAATTAATAATAATGTTAAACATATAAAAAAAAAAAGCATACAACATATATTTATTACCGCTATATTTGAAACGTCTATTTCTTTATAATAGTTGCTGTTTTACAATTTCCTACATCTAAAAACTCGTAAATAATATTTCTACTTAAAAAAAATTCATCTGTTGCTCTTCGTTGTCCATCCCAGTAATAATAATCATCAAATATTATAAGTCCTCCAGTTACAACATTATCATACATTTGCTCCAGTTCATATTTACTTGATTCATACCAATCAGTATCTAGTCTTAATATTGCTATTTTTTCAGGAATTGTTGTTTTATCTTTCAATGTTTCCATAACATCACCCACTACATAATGTAAATTATTTTCAGGGTAACCAGTCATATTTAATCTTTGTTTAACTTTTTCTAACAGCGCATAACACCAGTTATTTACTTTATCATTAATTATATTTTCTCTCCAATACTTATGCGCTTCGTCTCTACTCCAATTTTTCCAATTATATGTTTTAATACCTTTACAGGTGTAATCATATTCTCCTGGTTCTACTAGACCAGCAAATGTATCATATAAATATATGTCACGAATAGCATAATTATTTTTCTCTAATGTATTTATCCATATCTCTTGAATATCACCTTCGCAAACACCACATTCAACAAAAGCGCCTTCTATGTTATTTTGTAAAATGTAATTAACAGAGTTAGCACCATCCATTGTTTTATTAAATATATAATAAAAGTTTTTATATATTGAGTTTATCAATTGTAAAGACAATATCATCATAACGTCCTTTATTAGGTCTTAAATCATAAGCTTTAATAAATTCTTTTAAATTTTCCGGAACACTATTTTTAAGAATATCAATCCAATCCCAAGATTGAATATCTTCAATTATTAATATACCATCATCTGTCATTATTTGTGAATAAAGTTTTATAAATTGTATCATACTTTCTAAAGTATGTGGTCCATCATCTAACATAAAATCAAACTTAATATTTTTATTTAAAAAATTATTATTAAAAAATTCATTATTATAAGCATCATTTGAGGTATATAATTTAATTCTATCTTCATTTTTAAAAGTATTCCATACATGATTATAAATCATAATATCTAATCCATAAACATTAGCATTAATAAAAAAATTGTTCCATAATTTTATACTTCCACCCTTATATATACCTATTTCTAATACATTTTTAGCAGTTTCTTTTTTTTTTATTAATAATTTTTGATAAAGAGGTAAATATGAATGTATAGTATTTTTGTCTGTTCTATCATTATCAACTAGTTCTTCTAAACTCATTTATTGAATTTTTATATAATAATCATTATTGTATTTATATAATAATTATTATTATTATTGTTATTATTATTATTATAATTTGTCTAATAATTCAGAGTTTTCTTTAATAAAACCATTTACTAGTTCGATTGGTAATTCTGTAAAATCTACTAATTTTTTATTTAATTCATATTTTTCATAAGCATTTTCCTTTTTTAATGCTTCTAAAAACAATTCGTTATTTTCGTAATATTTCTCACACGTTTTGGGACCACATTTCTTAAAAATTGGCATAATATTATCTGATTTATCTCCTAGCACAATTTTATAAAACAAATTTTTTTGCGGTTCACTAAACACTTTCTTAGCTTCTTTTAAAAATTTGTTTTGAAAATTTACAATTTCAGTATGTTCATCTAAAAGTTGTAAATAATCGTGATCATTGGCAATAATATATATTTTAGCATCTGTATATTTATTGCGAATATGATTTTTAGTAATAGCAATAATATCATCTGCTTCTAAATTAGGAAATTGTAATACACTATTTGCACCGGCCTCATATAAAAGTTTGTTGCTATCTTGATAAATGTGTTTGAAAAATGGTCCTCCGTTAAATTCTTCGCCTTTGTCTCGTGTTCCTTTATAATCTGAAAATAAAGCATTTCTCCAAATAGATTTGCGAGGACAATCACGCACCGCTATAATTGTAGATTTTTTCTTATGTATTTTTTGCTTCTTTTTAAAAGTAGTTAGCGATTCACTAAATGTTTTCATAAACTTTTCTACAAACTCTTCATTTTCGTATGGATTATTTAAAGGTGATTCGGGATTAGAGTGTCCCCACCATTGAACAATAGCAAAATATCTATAAAATATCCAATAACTTGTATCTACTAATACGAATATTTTTGGTTCTTGTGCTTGTATTTGCGTTTGAGCCATTTATATAGTATTAGTGCTAAGTATTTATATTATTGATGTATATTATCAATTTTTTTTTATATATATATAACTTATTTAAAGTTATTTTTAAATTTTAATTAGATGATTAATGAATAATAATACATATAAAAGCGGAATTCTTATTGCTTGTAACGTTATTAATGTTATTTATCATGTACCTCAAATAATAAAAACTTATCGCACAAAATCAGTTAAAGATTTTGATTCGTATTATTTATTTTTGGGTAATCTTCATAGTTTTTGTTGGGTATTATATAGTATTGAAGATCGCAATGGTTTAATGATGTTTAATAGTTGTGTTACAATGTTTTCTATTTCTTTTGTAAGTTATTATAAAATTCATTCATATATTATTGAGCGTTATAAAAGTAAAAATATATGCACTAGTACTATTAAAGAAAATAAAGAAAATAAAGAAAATAAAGAAAATAAAGAAATTAAAATAGTAGCTGTTACTTGTGATTAATCTTCTTTTATATAACTATTATTGCATAATTTTTTTATTATTTTTTCTTCGTTATGTTCTTTGTTATTTGCTATTGCTACTAATGTATGTGTATAATAATTTTGTTTAGATTCATTATTTTGAAAATCTGGATTTTCTTTAGTCCATTTGCTTAATGCACAAAATTGTTTTGTTGATACATCTTTTATTGCCTTTCTAATCTTCTCTTTATTTACATCTTTTTCCCAATTATCATCATCTTTAATATATAATGATTCGCGTTTTATATCTGTGCAGTGAATAGGGCGTTGATATAAACCTAATTTATTCATATTTTCAATTATTACATTACTTAGTCCATTAACTATTCCATTTTGCTTTGTATAATCCAATTGTTGTAAACTAACTTGTATTGATTTAATAAAATCGCTCATGTTTATAGCATCTTTACAACGTTCATTTAAAAATACTTGAATATTAAATTTATTATTATTGTTATTGTTTGTTATAAAATTATTGCCTATTTTGGGTAATAATTCGCTTATTTGATCTTGTTGCTTAATTATAATTTCTCTCATTTCTTTATTATCATTAAGTAGTTTAATAATTAAATCATTTGTCAAAGTTAGTTGATTATTGGAATTATTTACACTATTTGCACTATTTGCACTATTTGCACTATTTGAATTATTTGAATTATCAATTATTTTTCCATTTTCCATATAAGCACATTTTTTCTTATGAGCATATAACCCTTGTCTGCTCTTATATTTTTTCCCGCAACTACATAATATTTCATTTAGATTTGCGGATTTTTCTTCTATATTTGTCAACACTATGTCAACATTTATATTGTTTTTATGTTTTGCTGTATTAATATGTTTCGTGTAATCTTTCTTATCGCACGTATTATAGTCACAACATATACATATGAATTCTTTGCGGATTTTTGCGGATTTTTTTGTAAACATTAGCACTATTAATATTTAAATAGATATTGTATTTAAATATTTTACTTTAAATATTCGGATTTTTGCGGATTTCTAGTAAATAAATGTCAAATACTTTAAAATATATTGTATTTTAAAGTATTTATTGGTATTTGTCTCATCATATATCATAAGGCAATATTGTAAGTATTTTTTGCGGATTATTGCGGATAAATTTTGTCAACAAATGTCAACAAAAAATTAGCCAGAATTTGCGAAAAATTTGTGAAAAAATTTATGGTAAGGTGTTTTTGATTGTTAAATACTTACTATTCAACTCTTTATGATTTAAACTATAAAATTATTTGCAAATTTATCATTTTTTTATAAAAGCTTTAATTATCTAAAAATAGGACATTTATAAATGTCCATTTTCCAAAAAAATTGCGAAATTTATTTTCTCAAAATTTACACATTAGTAGTTTATAGAATTATATATTAATATTTTAAATTAATAAAAAATATTAATAGTATTAGCATAAGAGAGATTTGCAAGAATATTATGTTTTATAATGCGTCCTAGACCCCCCATAATACGAAATGCCAAAATTCTATATCTCTAGTAACTCGCTTAATTTATTCAAATTAGTTATTACTCTTGAGCGAGTTACATATAAATTTTTAGATAATTGTTTTGCAAAAGTATTAGCTGTAGGTACGCTTATAATAAATTTATTAAATTCTTCTGTTAAATTCAAATTATATTTATAAAATACTTTACTTAAATCTGTTATTATTTTGATAGATATTTCAGTTGTAGTATTTATTTTAAAATATTTAATATTTTCATTTATAAATTCCTGTTTTTTACTAGGATTTAAATTATTTAATGCTTCTTTATTGTCTGTAATAGCATATAGTAACTTTTCTACATTAGTATAATTTTGATGCTGAAGTATATCATTTAAAAAAATATAATAAGCATTTTGATTTTCTTTATTAGGAAAACAACATATACCAAAATCTATTATACCTAATTTATATTTTGGGACGTCATTATTTGTCGAACTAGGTTCATCGTTTATATAAAAGAACACATTCCCACTATGCAAGTCACAATGAACAACTGAATGATATAAAATTCCTAACATACCAAATTTGTTAATTAAATATGCAAATTCTTCTTTAATAGTTTCACTCATGTTTTCTATGTCTTGAAATTTAAGTCCACTAATATTTTCCATTACTAATAGGTTGTTGTATTTTTCAGTTATATGTCTATAAACTTTTGGAAACACGTATTCTTTATTATTTTTATATTTTTTAGTAAAGATTTCGATTGCTTCAACTTCTCTTATAAAATCCATTTGATTTAATAAAATTTGTTCATTATCTAAAAGAATTTTGGTTATTTTGAGAGATTTTATATATGGAATATATTGACATACATATGAAATATATAATAACTCATTAAATACGTTTGTAAATTTCTTTAAAATATTTTTTTTCAACATTTTAATAATTACTTTATTATTAGACGAATCACTACCTTCAAAAACTACTCCTACCATACCACAATTTATTGGAATTTTACTTTTTAAAGTTATTGAAAATTCAGTTTCTAATTTATCTAATAACTCATAATCTATTTCAATAGACTTATAAGGAACATTATCAGTATATTTAAGTAAAAAATCTTGCTCATCACTATTTACTAAATCTTTATCTAAACATAATGCTTGAAATATTTTCACATATACAATATTTTCTTTTTCTAATTTTTTAGATATATTTTTTATTAAATCTAATCTTTGTGTTGGATTATTAAATAAATAATTTATACATTTTTTATTATTAAATTTTATAAATTCACAGAAAATTATTGTTATCAGTTTAGCAATTCGGAAATATATATAAATAGTGTCATATACCATTTGTTTAATAATTTAATAAATGTTAAGTTATTAAGTTATTTTAAATAATAATATATTTATGAATTTAAATTAGCAATAAACAATTTTACATTATAAAACATTTTTTTAAATATTAATCCAATCATATTATTCATATAAATAGGTAAGTCATCTTCTATTGTTAACTGAAAATCCATTGAAAATTTAACACTAATTAATTTATCAACATTATCTAGCATTGGTTCATCTATTAAAGTTATATGGGTTTTTCCAAAATTAAATATCATTGCTTCATATTTTTCTGTATCTAAATTGATAGATTTTAAATAAGTAGTTATTAAATCTTTGTGGTCATATATTAAATCTTTATTGTAAAAGGTTACGTTATTATTTAAATTATTTAAATATTTTGTAGTTCTAAATAAAACATATTTTTGTTTAATTCCTACTTCTTTGGCAATTTGTTTTAATAAAATACATACATCTGTTTCATACTCATTTATTGTATCTAAAATAAATATTTTTTCAATTAATTCAACATTTACTTTTTCAATTAAATCATAAATTGCGGTGCTTAAAAGCGTATCTATATTTACTTTGCTTGTATTTAAATTATTAAACTCAAATTGTAAATTATATACTTTATTATTACTTGAAGGTATGTTTATTTCACTTAATAATATATTTCCTTTATTACATATTAATCTAGGTTGAAACTGGTTTTCCTCATAATAAGCCATTATGATTTAATTATAATTATAATTTTATATTTAAATATAATTTTATCATTTTTAAATATATAATTTTAATATTATTTTTGTAACATTTTTCTTAATATTACAAATGTAAAAAAATAATCTAATAAATCATTTGCATTGAATTCTTTATCAAAGAAAGGTTCTTTTAATATTTTAAATTCTAAAAAATGCTGATACTTTTTCTCTCCACGTAGCGGAATAATATTTGTATATTTATTTAATACTTCGCAAAATTTAGATTTTAATAATAAACTATAATATTTATAATTTAGTTTGCTTGTAACTTGTATTCTATTTAGACTATCTTTTTCATTTGTATAAAATAAATTTTCCTTTGTTCTATATTTATTATATTTAATAAAATTATGTTGAATAAAATCTAAATGACCATATATTTTAGAAGTCAATGTTTTATTAATACCATTATATGATATTAAATATGCTGCTGTGCTTCCACAAGCAATATGTGTGTTATATGTGTCTTTTGTTGCTATAAAACCATCACTATGTAATTGAATAATATCCCAATTGCTATCTAGTACTTGAATTTCATATATAGATTTATTGAGGCGTTCATAAAATTCTTCTTTATCATATAATGGAAAAGCATCATCTTCCATTATAAGATAAAAAAGTTTATGATCATTTGTTTTTTCGCTATAATTAGACTTTATGTGTTTACAACATAATATATGACTTAAAGCACAACCGATAACAGATTTAGGAGCAAAATTTTTAGCATAAGTAGAAATGTATTGTTGATATTCCGGTTCTAAGTGCTCATTTTTTATTGCATTGATTCCGCTGAATCTCTCTACGTTTAAGCCAATATTTAATAATAGTGGTAATTGTTTAGTGTAATTAGTTTTATAATCATCCAAATTTACTATATACGTTTTTAAATTACTATAATCTGAGTTTATAGGATAATTTTTTATCATTATTACTATTAATAATAATTAAAATTTATATATTATTAACTAAATATTATAAATTTTAAATAATTTTTAATAATTTTAAATATATATTATAATTATTTAAAAATTGATATTTAATTATTATATAATTAAATATTATTAAATATATAATGGTGCTTATGTATACTGTCGCTGTAACAAAAGATAAAACAACTATTTATATGAAAGTTCCTTATGATTGCTTATCATATAAACAAAAAATGCACAGAGGAATTGTTAAATTAAATATTAAAAAACCTAGTGTTAGTGTAAATAATGATGAATTAAAGAATCGTGATTCAAAAAATGAGGAGTTAGAAATAGAATAAAGTTTATCAAAAATATTTACATTTGTAATTGTGTTAGTAAATCTGTTAATGATTTAGGTTTTGAAAGCAATTTAGTTTTAGTTTTTGCCTTATTTTTTTCAACTCTTAATTTATGTATTAACCAAGTATGTGGATTATTCATATTTGGGTCAATTTGTAAATTTAATCGAATAACTTGTGAACGACAATGATTACTACAACACATACAATCAAATCCAAAATATAAAGTACAACATTCAGAAATTATTTTATTACAAAAATCACAAGTAAATTCCATACTATTTACAATGTATAATATTTTTTTATAATATTTTTATAATATTTTTATAATTTTTTTATAATATTTTTATAAATATAGTGTATTTATAAATATATTTTTAAACATGATTTTTAAAGGAGGAACTGTTTTATTTGATACTAAAATAAAAAATGTAAAAGAAATAATATTAGAAATATTACAACATAATGATACAACAAGTGAATTTCTTCATAAGAATAATCCAGGACAGGGTGTTACGTATATATTTAAAATAAATTTTAACAGTGAAATATTTAGTAAATATTTTTTTAAAATAGATAAAAATATACAGGCACCTAAAGTTTTAATTATTAAACTTCTAGCACATAATTTTATTTCTAGCATTCTTCTTTTGGGAATGCCTGGACGAAATAATACAGCTAAATTACGACCAATTACTATACGCGAAAGTCAATTTCAAAATGAAATTATTATTAATAAAACACTTGGTTCACAAAGTAATATTGTGCCATTATGTCCAAGTTTACTTTATCACGAACGTATAAATAATGGAGGAGGCGAATCAAGTTTAACAACACTTGGTAAAGCATTTTATAATTTGATTAAAAAAGATAAGACACAATTTGATTCTTTTGAGACATACTTACTTGACACATTAAGAACACAAGACAAATCAATACCTATGCGTGATAGCACATTAGAAATAAAAGACTATGCATTATACAATGTAATACAAGAAATGATTATTATGGAATATGTTGATTGTAAAACATTATTTCAAATATATCATGTTAATTCTAAAAATAGTACCGAAGAAAAACAGTTAAAAAATGGTGTGAAATTTTTATATAACACTAAAATAAATTTACCAAAAATACATACAGAGGAAGTGTTTTATTTACTTTATTTGGCAACATTATTGGCACTCGAAGGTTATAGTCATGGCGACCTTCATACAAATAATGTCTTAGTTTGTTCAGAATTACAAGAAAAAACAGATAAAATATATGAAGCAAAAATAAATGTAAATCCAATTTTAATTGATTTTGGAAAAGCAGAAAAAATAGAGGATTTACAGTTTCGAGTTTTATTACTAGGTGTTACTCCTATAACAAGAGAAAAAAAATTGTGGGAAAAAAACAAAGTACCCGCAAAATTTATAGATATATATTACGAAGCAATAAATCATAGTAATAACATAGCACAATTTATTAATGAAAAACTTGAAAATGGAGAATTTGTATATGCTATAATAGTTATTAGTATGTGTATAAGTAAAACTACTTCAATTAAAGAACCATCAATGTTTATGTATGCTTTCTTTAAGAATGATTACAACACAGTATATGCAACTTTTTATAGTATGTTTGATGAAATAATTGTAATGGATGAAAAAACTAGAGATTATAACAAGATAGTTATTGATTATGATGCAAAAATTAAACAATTTATAGAATTAAGAAAACAATTAATAGAATCAAAAAAACAATTAATGCATTTACAAGAAGTTGATGATGATAAATTAGTTTTAGAAAGGCAAACAAGTTCTATTAGACCAACATTTAGTATGACACACGCAACAGGCATTAAGAAACAATATCAAAAAAAAACACGAAGACGAAGACGAAGACAAAGTCGAAGACAAAGAACTTTATATAAAAATAAGTCAAGGAAAGCTAAGAAAAACTAACTAGTCATAATAACATATATATTGTGTTATATATGTTGTTAAAATAATAAATTTAAATTTAAAAATATATATTTTATTCATTTGGTCTTTAAATATGATGACCATTACAAATATGATTAACATGACCTGTTGGTAAATCTAAAATATAAGAATAATAACCATCTTCCATATATTTTTTATTTATTGAATATTCACCGATAAACATATTATTATTATCGATAGTATATTCACAATTATATAAATATGGATGAAATTTTAAACAATCTAATGTTTTTCTTAATCCTGGATTAAATGTTATTCCTCCCCAAGTATATTTATTACCATTGTAAAAATAAGAAAAATCTTTTTTCATTAAATAATACCCTCTATTTAAATTATCATAAATAATAGGATGATTAGATGTTTCATGATGTGGTCTTAACCAAATTGTATAGATTTTTTCATTTGGATTTTCTTTAAAAATTTTCATAGATTTTTCAATAAAACCTCTTTCTAAAAATTCCCAATCTTCTTCACAATGAAAAATATATTTTGTTTTAACATACGAATATAATTTATCAATTGATTTTGTTTTACCAATATTTTGTTTATTGTATAAAGAACGTATTTTTATGTATGATTTATATTTTGTTACAACATCTTCATTACAATTAATTATTCCCGAATCATCTAAAATTATAAATTCTTTAATTGGATATGTATTATATTTTATAAAAGATTCTAATGTTAAATCTAATAATTTTGTACGATTACAAGAAGTTAATAAAACAGTAACATCATCGCTTGAATCTATTTTATTTTGTTTAATATTATAAATTATTTCTTTATTTTGTTTATATAATTTTAAATCTTCTTTTTCGTTTAAATCTAATAAATTATACATATCTTCATTTCTTTTTAAATTCATATGATTAAACCAATTATTGATATCACCACGAGTTCCTTTAATATTTATATAAAAATCTTTAGATTGTAAATTATAATGATTAATAACTAATTCAGGAATACTATTTTCATTTATTATAAAATCATATGATAATCCATTAAAAACATTATTATGAATATTAAATGTAATTAAGTTTGATGACTTTGTAATAGTTTTATGAGAAGTTATATTTATAATAGTTTTATGAGAAGTTATATATGTATTCATTGGATTATATATAGCTCTTTTTGTAAAACTTTCTACAACAGATAAAGGTTGTAATATATTATCGTTACCCGCAAAATGTAACCAATAAATAATTAATTGTGAATAATTATCATATTTTATTAAAATATTTTTTAAATTAATTTCATTTGGAGAATATAAAAATTCATCCATATCAAGTATTGATATCCATTTAGAATTATTTTTAATTGGCATAAAGTATTTTTCATAAATTAAACATTGTCTTCCAACATTTTCTGTAATTATATCATTATGATATAGAGTAATATATTCTTTATATTTTTCAATAATTGGTAAAAAATTATCTGTACTAAAATCATTTACTAAATAGAAATATTCGACCCCATGAAGTAAAAAATGATTTATCCATTCTTCTAAAATATGTGATTCATTTTTAAAAACACTACAAACTACAAATGTAAACATTTATATAAAACACATTATACGTTATTGTTTATATGTATATATGTATATATTTATATAAATTTAAATATTAATTTAAATATTAATATAAATTTAAATATTAATTTAAATATTAATTTAAATATAATTAATGAATAAAGTAACTGTAGTAACTTGTTATTACAAATTTCCTTCAAAACATACATTTAATCAGTATGATTTATGGATGAATAATTTTTTACAAAATATAGATTGTAATTTAGTTATATTTACATCACCGGAGTTAGAACAATATATCATGAAAAAAAGAGAGAAATTTAAAGATAATACTAAAATTATAATAGAAACTATTGATACCAATGAAATTTATTTAAAATATAAAAATGAATGGGAATATCAATATGAAATAGATAATTATAAAGATTGTAATAGAAATCCAAATTGTTATATTATTTGGAATTCAAAATTAAATTATTTAAAAAAAGTTATTGAATTAAATCCATTTCAAGGAGATAAATTTGTATGGACAGATATTGGGTGTTTACGAGACAACGATCCGTTATTAATTGAAGAACTTAAAAATTATCCTAAATATGAAAACGTATCTCGAGGAAAATTAGATATTGTTTTATTGGAACCATTTACAGATTTTAGTCAAGAATATTTTCAAGACGAAATTCATTTTGCAGGAGCTATGTTTGGTTCTGATAAAGAGACAATATTAAAAGTACATGAATTATTTTATACAAGATTACAAAATTTTATTGAAAATAAAATGTTTATTGGATGTGATCAACAAACTTTTTCTTCAATTTATTTAACAAATAAAGAATTATTTAATCCAATCATTCCAACAATTAGTTATATGCGTTGGTTTTATTTATGGGAATATTATTCTTTATAAAATTTATAATATAACGTATTTTCACAAGGTTTTTTCATTGATAACCAATTATGTTTATCAAGAACTGGATAATCGGGTAAATAACAAGTTTTAACTTTATCTGATAAAAATACAGCAGACCAAGAAAATGTTGACATACAACAAATTGCAATCTCTGCATTTTTTATTATATGAAAATCAGTTAAAATATCGTTATTTTCATAGACAATATTTAAATTATTTGTTTTAAAATAATTTATTAATTGTTCTATATATTCTTTTTCTATTTCTGTTTTTAAATTTTCACTAATTATTATTATTTTTTTATTTTCAAAATCTAATGTATCAAACAATTTATAATAATAATCTAAATTAATTATTACTCTGTAAGGAAAAATATTGTGTATAAAATCACCAAGTCTTACGTGTATAACAATATCATAGTATTTATTAAAATTATTAGGAGTATCAATCAATTCTTTCAAAAAAAATGTTTTATATTCATTTGAAGAAGAACATGTTGTAATTGTATGTAAATTTTTATTTTTTTCTATATAATCAAATATTTCTTTTTTAAATTCAATATAATCATGCTGATAAAATTTGTCTAACATAATTTTTTGTGGTAAATATATAGGTTTTTTTATAAGAATAGTCTTAATTTCTTCTTCAGAAATTTTTTTATAATCATTAGTATTAAATGATGTATATAAAAGATTTTTAAATTGATATCCATATTTAATAGATAAAATACAACTAGCTAAATATCGAAAAATAGCATTTCCTAATCCACCACATGGTATAAATACAACTTCCATATTATTTTTGAATATATATTAAAATTATAATATACTTTTAATATGTATTTAATATATATTTTTAAAAAATATATATTTAAAAATTTAAATATCTAAACTCACAATATTTTTATCGCTTCGTTGTCTGCGCTTAGATTTTGTTGGTATTTTAGCATTTGTTAAATCTCTCAAGTCTTCAATACTAATAGTGCTAGATTCATTGTTTCTTTTTTCATTAACATCAACTTGTTTGGTTTTTAGACCACTTAATAAGGATGCAATATTTTGACTAGAAGGAGCAATTGAAGGACCTTTCATTTCTGGGCGTGTAATTCGTTGTTCACTATAAGGATTACCTTCTCCGTTATCCATTTCCATACCACGCGCAGACATAATATCTGGACGATTTATAATGTTTTGCACTCTTTGACTGCGTTCAGGTAATTTAGACTCAACAGGTGGTGGTGGTGGACCGGAATTTACATTTGGCGGCATTGATGCTCCAAATCCTGGATTAGCACCGTTGTTTCCAAATAGTCCATTCATAAATCCACCTAATCCAGGTTTTGATTGACCCATTGTATTCACTGCTGCTTGAGTAAATTGTTTCATTAATTCTGGATTTTGTCGCATAATATCATCCATACCTGGCATCGAAGATTTAAATAATGTATTTGACATATGAATCATCATTCCTGAACCGCCTAATTGAAACAATAATTTCAATTCGGGAGACATTTTTGCTTTGGATTTATATTTTTCATGCAATTCAGCAAAAATTTCATCATATTCATCAATATTTTCATTAATTTGTTCTCCCCAACCATCAAGTTTAATATCAAAAGGGTCAAACTTATTATTTAAAAATTCTAATCCAGTTATACAAGCCATCAACATTTTTCCTTGAAACTTAATTGCATTTGATTTTTCTTTCTCAGCAATAATGGTTTCGTATTCTCCAATCATTTCATTTAAATTAGAGTCCATATTATAACGCTTGCTAAGTGTGACACCTTTTCTCTCTAAGTCTTCTAACTTGCGTAAATATTTGAATTTTTCTTTTAACTCTTCTTCTTTAGTTAATTCAGGTTTTTCTTGTGCTTTATCTAAATTTATTGGTACATTATTAAATTTACCAAATCCATCCCAAGTCTTATTTTCATTCATATTTGCTGTCGATTTACCTAAATTAATTGGGTCATTTTCACTATTTTTAGTAACTGGTTTTATATTAGAACCATTATTTTTAGTATCACCAAATAAACCTCCGAAAATAGATTTTTTGTTGGCACCTGTTGATTGATTATAATTTATTTCTTTTTTATTATCGGTACTAGTGTTCAACTTTAGTTTGTCATCAAACTGTCTAGAACTACTATTTTCTGTTAAATCATTTAATTCATTTTCTAAAGTAGTAATATCGTCAATACCTATTGATGAAGATGCTTTTTTATCATTAATATTTTTTCCATTCATTAATAATTCAATACCGCCTCCAAAATTAGAAGATGGTCTTTTCGATATAATTTCTTCTACTTCACCCTCTATGTCTGAATCATTTATTTTAAATTCTGGAATTTGAAAATTATCAATATTTAAAGTTTCAGGTTCTATTTCTATAATATCCATTAAAACTATTATGATAAAAATAGAAGTTTAATTTTTAAATACTCCGCAATATATATTATATATTAATTTTAATTAATATATAATAATTTACAATTATTTATTTTAATACATTAAAGTTTTCTAAATAATAAATTCCTTGCAAAAAACAATCTGCTAAATCATCTTTTTTTGAATGTTTAATAAAAAAAGCATGATCTTGAGACATATTTTTATGTTCTAATAGTTGTTTTGTATAATAAATACTGAGTTTCTTTCGTTCATTATATGATAATTTTTTTTCTTTAATATCTTTAATATCTTTGCCGTCTTTCATATCATTAACATCGTTATAATCTTTATAATCATTAACATATTTACTTTCTTTGCTAGTAAATGGTTTTAATTTATTTGTTGCTGATATAAATTTAATATTATAATTATTACAATCTATAAAGTATTGAGATATCATACCCTGAATAGTTTTCATTCTATTAGCAAGTGGACTAATCTGATTTTCTAAAATAATTTGGTCAATACTAGATAAATCAAAATTTTTAAATAGTTCATTTAATTCATTTTTTATACTAATTCCTATATCTATTAAATTTACATTATTTGCATTAACAGTTTCAATAACTTCAAAACATGTAGAATTTAAATATTCTTCTATTAATTTAATTAGTGAAGCTTTATTTATAGGTTTTTCTATTTTAATTTGATATTGTTCAATGAGTGCGGAGAGATTGGTTACAGATTGTTTATGTAATGTTTTAATATTACACGTTGGTAAACTATATTCGGTTTTTTTTGTATGATTTTTGCAGTAAAACACATTGTCTTTATGAAATTTGGCTTCTTTTGAGCAACATTTTTCATTACAAGAAATTAATTTGTTACATAAATTTATTACATCCCATTTTATAATTTTAAATTCTTTAAAATCTTTTAATTCATTAGCATTGGTATTGGCATTAACATCACATTCTAAAATCGCATATGCTAAATTTTTAATACCAATATCTATGCTTAATATTTTCATAAGTATTATAGGTTTATTATTATTAATATTATATATTATTAATTAATTATATAATATTTATTCATTTGTTTTTATATATTATAATATAAGTTTATTTATAAGCACCTAAGCATATTGAATATTGTAATCTTGAAATATAGTAAGTCAGTGCTAATGTAAGAAAATATGACATTGCAAAACCAAATATCTTGTAATTATTTTTATATATACCCATTATTCCTATAAGTAATGATATTACTGCTAATGCTAAAGCTATATATCCTAAAAAATAAAAATACATACAATGTTCTTTTGTTAAAGGAGACATCAAACCATCAAAAAAATTCATATTATATAATATAATAAAATATTAAAATATTATTGATTGGCATTAATTATATACTTTGACACGTGTTTTTGCGCATCTAATTGTTGCTTAGACAAATATATATTTTTTAAATCACTTGTTTCATACCCATATGGTTGGTCGCGTGATAAAATTGAATTAAAAATATAAGGAGTTTGGTTGGAAACTAAAAGTTCTGAGTTATTATTTGGATTTGCACCGCATTCAATGTAAGAAGTATATTGATTATTTTTTATAATAGTGTCAGCATTTACTTGTAAATATTTTCTATAATCGCTATTGTTTTTAATATTTTTATTATTTTGAAAAACACTATCGTTGAGTGCCGACGAATAATAATTGCTAAATAATCTAGAATCATCCATTAAAGGGGGAAAATTGAAGTGAATGTTATTAGAACCACTATAACAAGTTCCCCAACTCATAAAATTAATATTATATTATGTAATAATATTAATTTTTTATAGATTCTATAATATAAAATGTATTAAAATATATCTTTATTTAACTTTGTTGGAAGTCCATGACCAAACATTACCATGTATATTAAAACAAAAGCAGCTATTAAAATGCTTCTATTTTCAGCAACAATAGGTCTTTGACCAAGAGCATAAATCATAATAATATACAATACTACTCCAAGTATAAGTGAATGAATTACCATAAATAATCCTCTTTCCATTTTGTATATATAATCAATATTATATCCATTTTTTCTTCATGTTTATTAGTTTTGTAGTAATTTTACTAAATCAGACTTTTTCATTTTTTGTGCTGTTTCATTATCTGTTAAATTTTTTGTAACAACCAAAGTCTTTAAATCATCTACTTTCATTTTTGAATAATTTTTTCTTTCACCTGTTTTATCATTTGAATTATCAATATTTTCTAAATTTATTATTTTGGGATTGTTATTTGTATCTAAAGTAAATGAATCTAAGTTTATAGGTAAATTTTTCAAAAATGTTTCATCATCAATAGTTGAAATACTTTGTTCATTTAATTTAATATTTTCTAAACCTTCTAATTCTTCTAATTCTTCTAATTCTTCTAATTCTTCTAATTCTTCTAAATCTTCTACTAATTTATTATTAGAAATTGTTAAATTTTCTAAATCATCTTCACAATCTTCATCTCCGTCTTCATCTTCATCATCTTCATCATCTTCATCTTCATCTTCATCGTCTTCATCGTCTTCATCGTCTTCATCTTCATCTTCATCGTCTTCGTCTTCATCATCATCATCGTCTTCGTCTTCATCATCATTTTTATTGTCATCTTCATCTTCATCTTCATCTTCATCTTCGTCTTCGTCGTCTGATACAGAGATTTTTTCTCCTAAATTAATTTTCTTAATTTTATCAAATTCTACATATTCAGTTCTATTATTTTCAACATTAATATCCTTATCCTTATCTTTATCTTTATCTTTATCTTTATTTTTATTATGTGAGCTATTTAGTAAGCTAAAATGTTGCATTTGAATATTATAATTTATAATAAAATTTTGTAAAATTTTACCGTGCTCAATTACACTTTTTTCTAATAAATTTAGTCTCCTATAACAATACAACATAATTCCTCCACTTATCAATAATATTAATCCAAATGCTAATAAAAATCCTGAATCTATAAATTTAAATAAAAATGACATTTATATTATTGTTTAATTATATTATTTTAAGTATTGTTTAACGAATAATATAATATTTAGTTTTTCATATTTGTAATAATATTTTCTGGATAATTTAAATCTTTAAGCACTTTCATTGCTCCTTTTACTTTTGAAATACCTTTTTTTATTTTATAAGTATATTCAAAATCTGTAGCGTTATTATTTACTTTCATATAGAAATTATTATTTTGTTTATTTAATTTTTTACATAATTTAATATAATGTGTTGTTAAAACGTAATCTATATTAGTAAATTTATTTAAATAATTTAAATAACCATAAGCACTATCAATAGCTTCATCTGGATTAGTTCCGCTATATAATTCATCAAATACGCAAAAGTGGTTTTTAGTAGAATTTGTTTCTATTGTTTCTAATATATTTTTACATTGTCTTGCTTCTGCTTGATATAAACTATCACGTCCTCCAGTATCTGGAATATTTATATAACAATGAATATAATCATATATTTTTATTGAGGCACTATTATAAAATCCACATCCTATTTGTTGAGATAAAATAATGTTAAATAATGTTGATTTTAGCAAAGTAGTTTTACCAGAGGCATTTGGACCAGTAATAATTATGTTTTTATCTAGTTTATACGAATTTTTTACAATTTTACATTTACTATTTTTATTCTTGTTATTTGTTTTAAGCACTTCACATTTATCTTCACATTTATCTTCACATTTATCTATAATATTTAAGTTAGCAAAATAAGCATCATCAAAAGAAGTAGGTTCAGAATTATTATAATTGCAATAATTCATAACTTTAGTATTTATAAAATTCTGCAATGTTTCTAAATTTTTCAAATAACCATTAAATCCAAATGAAAAATATAAACTACTTATAATATTTTCATTTTTATTTAAGCAATAAAAACATTTCATTAATTGTCCTAATTCTACTAATTTATTAATATTTAAAGCATATGGTGTAATTTTATTTAATTCATCTAAATAGGATGTAAAAATTGTTATATTTTTATTAATAGCATCATTAAAAGATTTATAGTTATTTAAATCTTTGGAATATTTTAAGAAATTATTGTATTTATTCAAAGAACTTACTATATAATTTTTCAAATCATATAAAGTTTCATGAATATATTTAATATTTGTAAAATATTTAATACAACTAGTAAAATTTAAATACATTTGAAAAATATAGAATCCAAAACTAAAAAGTAAATAAATTTTATTTGTAAAATTTGTATTACTAAATGAAGAAAATATTTGCCCTATAATATGATTGGAAAATACATTTTTTAAATGTTCAAAATATAGTCCAAATGTTATTTTATGTCCTTGTAGCTTTATTATAAAAAAGGGAAGCAAAAGAAACAATATTGGAATAAGCAAAGAAAAAACAGGTGAAGAAAGATTATACATACTTAGTGCTTGTAAGCATACACTATTGTTATTAAAATTACTCAATAATGGTATATCTATATATTGATAATTATTTAAAAATCCGTGATCATATATAACACTTTCACATTTATTATATATTACATCATCTGGTAATATAGTTTTGTTTTCAATAAATTCTACTTTTTTAAAAGTATTATAATTTTTTATTAATAATTGAGTCTCTAATAAAAATTCAACATTGTTTGTATAATATTTAGACCATTTATTAATAATATTTTTTTCAAATATATTTTTAGGATTGAAAACATGATAATATAAATTATACTCATCATTGATATTATTATTTTCATTACAAATCACAGATGAATTTTTTTCACAAGTATCATTTCTATTATTTAATTCTTTATGTTCATCAGTTAAAGGTTGCTTAGTTTTTACTAATTCTAGATCATTGATAATATTTTTATTCAAAAGTTGAATACTTGAACTGTCTAAATATTCAATAGGCAATTTAAAACAATCTACATATTCTTCTCTGGTGTTCAAATTAGAGTCTTCATAAAAATTTATTAGTGAGTTAATAAAATTCATTGTATTATTAATAATACAAATTACTTTATAAATAATAATATAACGAAAATAATTAAAAAAATATTATTATAATTTATTAATTATAATATTATATGTTAATTTATGATACACAATTTATTAATAATTATTATAAAACTTTGGAGGATATAAAGTTAGAACACTCAATTCAAAGTTTATTAAATACTATATTAATAACAGTTAATAATGATTTATCATTAAATAATTATGAACAAGAAACAGATAATAAATTGAAGAAAAAATCAAAGTATAAAAAATATGATAGTTATAATGGTTCAAGAGACTTTGCTAATGTAAATAAGTTCAACAAATTGAATATATTACAAACACCTAGCGTAAGAAAAGCACCAGTTGATAAAACTAAAATAAATATTGCTAAAAGTAATATTAAAGCATTATTAAATAAATTATCACCATCTAATTATAATAAATTAGAAAATGAATTTTTAATTATTTATAGTGAATTGTTAGCGTCAAGCATAGAAGATAACATAGATGAATTATATTCAATGGATAATTATATAATTGAATATATTTGTTATAACAATATATCTTATAGTTCAATATATGTTAATGTATTTTTTTCATTACTTGCTATTTACAACACTAAAAATTATAAATTAGAAAATATATTTTTATATAATGTGCTAAAAGAAAAATATGAAGATTTTTCTAATTTTGAAAAATATATTAAATGCACTAATACTAAAGAAGAAGATGAGTTTATGGTAAATAAAAATAATGATAAATACAAATGCTTTATAATTTTTATAATAAATATTTATAAAAAGTTATTTGTGTATGAATTAGAGAATATAGGAAATAATGAAACAAATAATTACATGTCTAATTTATTTATTAATACACATATTATGGAAGAATTTATTTTGCACTTGAATAAATTTTTCATAACTAATTTGCAAATTGAAAAAAATAGTGTGTATTGTGAAAATATATTAGAGTTCTTAGTAACAATATATAATGAATTATTCAAAGAAATAAGAATTATAAAAAAAATAGATACTGGTTTAAAAATATATGAAAATATTAATTCACTATTAGTTAATAAAACTGAATATATTTGTTTTACAAATAAAATAAAATTCAAATTGATGGATATTCAAGATAAATATAAAAAATATATACTATCTTAATCAAAAATTTATAATGTTATAACAATAGTAAATTATAAATGTTATAACAATAGTCAATTATAATGTTATAACAATAGTCAATTATAAATGTTATAACTTTTTATAATAAATATAATAAATATAATAGTTTAAAAATACATTTATAAAAATAAATAATATATATAATGATTACATCTAATATTGATAGCAAAGTAGAATACGCTATTGTAAATAATATTGATAAATCAGATTTAAATCACGAAGCATTTGTATATAATGCAAAAATATATAATAAGTATATAAAATTTGTTTTAGGAACACCTAGATTTGAATTTTTAACTAATAATATTATGTATTTTAATATTTATTTAGCAAATAATGGATCGGTTATATCAAAAATAGGTATATATGAAACTAATAATACAGATTATGCTTCATTATTAGATTCTAATGGGGATGTAGATTTAAATAAAATGTCTGAACCAATCATATTTCCTTTTGCTAAACCATTAATTATGAACAATTACGAGTTAATTGACAAATTTGAAACAATGTCTAATGCAAGTGATTTTAATAGTGACATAGAAACAGATGGCGAAGAAGATGAAGACGAAGACGAAGACGAAGATGAAGAAGATGATGCTATTAGTAATGAAAAACCACAAAAACTTATAAGTGAAAAATATGATTTAATGGAATTAAATAGTCAAACAAAAGAAGAAAGTGATTATGAAATTAGTAAATATGAAGAAGATATATCTAACAAATGGATTAATAATTATTTACATAGTAGTAAATATGAGATATTAGACAATGAAGGCGGTGGCGATTGTTTTTTTGCGGTTTTACGAGATGCGTTAAAAAGTGTAAAAATAGAAACATCAGTCCAATCTATTCGTGAAAAATTAGCAAATGAAGTTACTGAGGAAATATTAGCTACATATAAAGAGTTTTTCGGATTATTTTATAATAGCATGAAAACAACACAAACACAATTAAAAGAACATAAAAAGAAGCATTTAACATTAAAAAAAATGATAATGGCAAGTGCTGATGGTCCAGATAAAATGAAAATGATTAGCGATGTTAAATCAAATTTTGATAAGATGTCTTCAATTAGTGATCAAAATAAAGAATTAGAAGAATTAACAAGAGAATTTGAATTTATGAAAGATGTAGAAACAGTAGATGATTTAAAAAAAGTAATAATGAAAGTAGGAGGTAAATATTGGGCTGATAATTGGGCATTAGTTACATTAGAGAGATTATATAAAGTAAAATTTATTGTGCTATCGCAAGATCATTTTTTAAATGGTGAAAAAGAATTGGTTTTACAATGTTCAGAAGCCGATAAGAAATTACAAGAATTAGGTATTTTTGAACCATCATATTACATAATGACAGATTATATTAAAGGCATTCATTATAAGTTAATAACATATGATAAAAATATAAAACGAGGAGCATTAACATTTTCTGAATTACCATATAGAATAAAAGAATTGGTTTTAGAAAAATGTATGGAAAAAGGTGCTGGTTTGTATGTTTTAATACCTGACTTTAAAGCATTTGCCAATACAAATGGTGTATCAACATCTAGTATTAGTAAAACTAGTAAGTATGATTCATTAGTAGATACTAAAACTCCTAAATCCCAAGACTATAGTAATTCAATAATAATTCAAATATATAGTAAATCTAAACACGAAAAAGTAGGTGAAGGTAGTGGTGAATTTATAAAACCGGAAATGAAAACATTGAAAAATGTTTTAGAATTAAATAATAAGAAAAAATATCCAGAATGGCGTAAAAAAATAGATAATGATTTTTTGGTACCTAATCTAGTAATTGATGGAAATAATTGGTCCAGTGTCAAACATTATATATTAGGTTCCCGGTTTAAAGAATTGGTTGACTTATATGGTAAATTTATGAAAAATGGAGAAGTTGGAGCAAATAATGAAGAAGCAGTAAAATTATATAATTCTAATATTGTTAAAAAATCTGTTAAAAATGTTATAATGAATGATGAAGAATTTAAAAAAATAGAATCGGGTTTATTGGAAAAAGCATTATATTCGAAATTTACGCAAAATGATGAATTACGAGAAATTTTAATATTAACAGGCGATGCTTTAATAAATATTTTTAAACAAACTAAAGGAGCAATTCCAGCGCTAGAATTAATGAAAGTTCGCAAATTAATAAGTAAATAAGTAAGTAAATAAGTATTATCTTATAATATATAATATTTTTTTTAATATTATATATATTAGCATATATGTAATAGCAATATATTATTTATTTCATTTTATGATATGACGATTTGCACTTAGGATCTTTTAACGCATCTCTGAAATCCATTTTATTAGCTTTCGAAAAATTTTTAACATGGGTTATCCATTTACTTACTTTTCCTTTGCGTGTTTTCTTGTTTTTACGTCTACCACCGACTGAAGAAACATCTGGTTTATCTGATTTTGGTTCTTCCGATGCATCATCATCACTACCACCTCTATACATTTTTTTCATATATTTTTTTGATCTTCTGCGCGAATTTTTTTTAGAATTTCTTTTTCCGCGCTTTCTACGTTTGCTGCCGCCACTAGAACTAGAATATTCTGTATATTGATCACCACCTGACGCGTATGGAACAACACCACCTTCATCTCCTCCTTGTAAAGCGTCGCTCATTTATATATATTATAAATATTATAAATATTATAAATATTATAGTATTATAAATATTATAGTATTTATAATATTATAGTACTTCTAAATAAATATATTTACTTCTAAATAAATATATTTATTGTAAATAATACTATATTATTTATCTCTAAATAAATATATTTATTGTAAATAATACTATATTATTTATCTCTAAATAAATAAAAATAATTTATTTACGCATCTTAAATATTTATTTAATAAGTTTATAATTCTTGCGTGTAGTATTATTTTTAATATTTTTATAGTTTAGATGAGCACATTTTGTATATAATATATATTCTTGTATTAATGATTGTTTTAATTTTTTGACTTTTTCTTTAAGTTCTTTTATTTTCATTTGAGAATCATACTTAGTGTTTTTATAATTATTCAATTCTTCTTCTAAATCTTTTATATTTTTTAATAAATCTTTTAAATCATTATTCAAAGTTTTAAATTCTTCTTTAGAATATGAAGATTTTGACTCGCTTAATGATGTTTTCTTTGCTTTATATTCGGTTTTCATATTTTTAATTTTAATTTTTATAGATTCAATTTGCTCCTCTACATCTTTTGCAAGATTATGAACTGTTGTATTTAAATAAACCGCATCTCTTAATTCTTCATTTTCAATATGTGTCATTAATATTGGAACATTAATCATTATAGGTTGTGCAAATTGCGTTGGATCTTTCTCTCTATTTAAATAACTAATAAGTCCAGTTAATTTATTTGCTATAAGTTTAACTCCATTAGTACTTAATATATTCTCAGATGTCATAAATTGTTTCTTAAATTCTTCTTTATTTGTGGTTATTTTATCAGACTCATGCTCTATAAAAAGATTAATTAAAGAAAATAATTCAAGAGGACTATTAGTAAAGGGAGTAGCAGTCATAATTAATAATTTACATGAATTAGTGCCTGATACTTTATAACTATTGCTTATTAATCTCTCCATAACTTCCGTATTTGGACGCTCCGATGCTTTCAAATCACCACCATATAATTTATGTGCTTCATCTATTATTATAAGAGTTTTTTTTAATATGTCTGTTGAACCATTTCTCTCAAGTAATATATCATAAATTTTGTTTTTTCCAGCTAATAAATTGCTAAATTGTTTATATGACATAGGTTCTAACCAACTTTGCGATAGTAATTTTTTACGATCATTTATATTATCAGGAATAATTAATCCTTTTTCAATCTCATCTAATATTATTGTATGACATATTTGGTCAAAAATATTTTTCCAAACATCGCTCTTTAAAGTGGTGCGCGTGACCCATAATATTGAATAACCTTGTCTCTCAAAACTTGTTGTTGCTGTTGCAACGCCAGTACAAGTTTTACCTGTTCCCACTGAATGCCATAATAAAAGTCCTTTATAAGGCGAATCAGGAGTAAAATAATGTGTTATAAATTTTTGTGTTGGATTTAATTCGATTTTATTAGCATTAGCATTAGCATTAGCATTAGCATTAGCATTAGCATTTGGTAAGCATTTATTTTCTATAACTATTTTTTCCCAAATAAATTCTTTGCTATAATAAGTTTTTTTTATGTAATCTCTCATTTTAGTAAAATTAAATTGCGAAGATTTTTGTTTTCTTGAAGATTTATTAGAGTTCAAAGAATTTGTAATTAATTTATAAGATTGGTTATGCTTTTTGCCTTTATATAACACTAATGGATATGTAATATTAGTAGCAACATTAGTATCATCATCTATTTTTAATTCTAAAGCATTTAATTCATTTTTCATTGCTTGTAAATTTTTAGTATTTTCAATAATATCTGGAATTTTAGTATAGCGTTTTGCCCATTCAAAATTTAGTTGAGAGCAATATTTATTGTCCAAATTTTTCATATAATCGCATAAAAATTGACGCTTATTTGATTTATTAGTAGTCAATAATTTACTAGGATGTTTATATTTTTTAAATACATATATCATAAAATCCACACTTATAGGTATATCATTTGTATTTTTTTTACCACATTTTCCATTACATTTAATATAATCTATTTTGAAAAATTTGGATTTTGCATTTGGATTTTTATATTTATTAGCACCACCACCCATTAAATAAAAATCACCACTCATAAATTCATTATTTAAGTCGGCAACATTATGCATATTTTGTGTTAATTCGTAATCAACTGCTAACATGGGTGCTAAATTATATAATTGTTCTGATAGCGAATTCATTGCTTTATCATATGTACTATAATTTAAAGTAGCATCATTATATTTTTCCATATTTTTAAATAACACTACTTCTTCATCATTTGGTTCATCCTCATCATACAGTAATGCTTTGTTAGTATATAGTGAACTACTTACAATAGTTGGCACTGTTAAATAATAATTATATACATATAAAGGCCACCCAATATTTTCTTGAAATGCTAATCCTTTTTGACCACAAGTTCTTGTGGCACGCCCTATTGTTTGCTTTAAATCAGCAATAGTTAATGATGGTTCAAAAATATGAACATATTTTACATCAAATAAATCAATTCCTTCTTTAAAACCGCTATCAAAAATTATTAATCTAACATTTTTTCCATTTATATTTGCTGGACGTTCATTAAATGTTTTTAAAACTTCTCTTTTGATTTTTTCAGTAAAAGTGGCATCATAAATACTATTTGAACATAATAGTGCAAAATTCTTATAATTAGAATTTTGAACATCTAAATATAAGTTTTGTTTTTGTTTTTTCCCTTTTTTTGCTTTAATTATATTATTGTAACCGTTTGCTTGAAATGCTGATGCTATTATTTTTGCCCCATAACCACCTTCTTTTACATCTGAAAATATGAAATGTTTGAATTTATGACCGTGATTTACTTCATCTTGAGCATCTAATTCTTTAATATTATTTAATAATTGCATCATTTTAGGCGAAGCCTCCGCTAAGTCTAGATTTAATTTATTTGGATCATATATTGACTTGTCAAATTTATGATAACCAACAATTTTACTAAAGTTAGCTGTTTTTCGCATACAACTAAATAATCTTGCTCTTGTGGCTCTGAATGTGCTTTTATATTTTGCATATTTTGCGCTTTTATTTTTTTGATGTGTTTGATTGTTTGTTGGAGATGTCGTCAAATTACAAAATTCATTATTTTGATAGCATTCTAATATTTTATTAAAATCATCACTATTAATAGTGCCTCCTTTATCTGGATGATTTATTTTTAACCATTTTCTAGTTATGGATTTATCACTTAAAGATTTACCATCAAATTTATATTTACACATTAATTTTTTGCAAGACATACTAATTATATAGTAGCAATATTAATACTTATTAAAAATGATAAAAAAATAATTTAATAAGAAATTAGGTTAATAAATTATTAATCTTATAAATTGTAAATGAGTTACACTTTATTAATAGTAGAATCACCAGCAAAATGTGGAAAAATAGAGAAATTCTTGGGAAGCAATTATAAAGTTATTGGTTCATATGGACATATTACACATCTCTCAAATTTAAATCAAATTGATTTTAAAAATAATTATAAACCAAGTTTTAATATTATTGAAACGAAGAAATCTCAAATTAGTAAAATGCGTAAAGCAATTAATGAAGCCAAAGAAATTATATTAGCAACAGATGATGACAGAGAAGGCGAAGCAATTGCTTGGCACATTGCCGAAGTATTTAAATTAAATATATCAACTACTAAACGCATCGTTTTTCATGAAATTACTGAACGGGCAATTAAAAATGCTATTGCCAATCCAAGAACAATTAATTTAAATTTAGTTTATGCTCAACAAGGTCGTCAAATATTAGATTTAATTGTAGGTTTTACTATGTCACCATTATTATGGAAACACATAGTTTCAAATACTAAAAACGCTTTAAGTGCAGGACGTTGTCAAACTCCAGCACTGCGACTAGTATATGATAATTATAAGGAAATTAAAGAATCGCCTGGAAAATTAAGTTTTAATAGTATTGGTTATTTTACTAGCAAAAATATTCAGTTTACATTAAACATAAATCATGAAACTCATGATTGTATAAAAGATTTCTTAGAGCAAAGTAAACAATATAAACATATGCTAACTAAGGCAAAAGAACGTGAAACTATTAAAAATCAGCCAATACCTTTCACTACATCAGGACTTCAGCAATCAGCAAATAATTTAATGCATATTTCTCCAAAAGAAACAATGGAATTAGCACAAAAATTATATGAAGGTGGATATATTACATATATGAGAACAGATTGTAAAGTATATAGTGAAGAATTTATTGAAGAAAGTAAAATCTATATAATGGAAAAATATAAACCTGAATATATTAATCCAGAAATTAATAAATTAATTCAAAACAAAGATAGTGCTAAAGATGCAAATATTAATGCAAATATTAATGCAAATATTAATGCAAATATTAATGCAAATGAAAAATCAAAAAAAGTAACAAAAGATGCTTCAGAAAATAACGCACAAGAAGCACACGAAGCAATACGACCCACTTGTATTAGTGTTGAAAATGTAGATAATGAAGAAACATTTACTGCAAAACATAAAAAATTATACAAATTAATATGGTCAAATAGTTTAGAAAGTATGATGGCACCAGCGCTATATAAACAATTAGTTATAAATATTAGTGCGCCACACGATGCTCAATATAAGTATTGTGCTGAAGAAAATATATTTCTCGGTTGGAAAGCAGTGCTCGGACAAGAAGAAGAAAAATATTATGATTATTTTAAAAATATTAAAGAAGATGTAGTTAATTATAAAAAGATTACGTGTAAACAAACACTTAAAGAATTAAAATCTCATTATAGCGAAGCGCGATTAGTTCAGTTATTAGAGCAAAAAGGTATTGGTCGTCCATCAACTTTTTCATCATTGCTAGAAAAAATTCAAGAACGAAATTATGTTCTAAAGCAAAATGTAGAAGGAAAAAAATTGGAAGTTATAGATTATGTTTTATTAGAAACTAACATTATTGAAGAAAAAGGAACAAAAGAATTTGGAAATGAGAAAAATAAATTAGTAATAACACAAATGGGGATATTTGTAATAGAATTTTTAATTAAATATTTTAATGATTTATTTGACTATAATTATACAAAATCCATGGAAGATGAATTGGATAATATAGCACAAGGGAAAAAGAAATATTATGAATTATGTGATGAATGTAATAGTTTTATTACTTCATTAATAAATTCCAATAATTTAATTAGCAAATGCGATTCAAATTTGGAAAATGGAGAGAAATTAGAGAAATTAAATATAAAAATAGATGCTAAACATACATATTTAATAGGAAAAAATGGACCCATAATTAAATTTGCTAAAGAAGACGGAACTCTTGGATTTTATGGGGTTAAAAAAGATATAAATATAGAAAAACTTAAGAGCGGCGAATACAAATTGGAAGAACTAATAGAAACAAATGAAGAAACTACTAAATTATTAGGAGTTTATAATGATGAAAATGTGTATTTAAAAAATGGTAAATTTGGTTATTATTTAGAATGTGGACAACTACGCAAATCTCTCAAAACAATAAAAATAAATGTTCCTTTTAAAGAAATTAAAATAGATGATGCACTAACAATATTAAAAGATTGCGACTCCGAAGCAAATAGTTTAGTTCGTAGGATTTCAAACGATCTTTCAATTAGAAAAGGTAAATATGGAGATTATTTATTTTATAAAACACCAACTATGAAAAAACCGCAATTTTTCAAATTGGGCGAATTTAATGATGATTATAAAAATTGCTCATTAGAATTTTTAAAATCATGGATAAAAGAAAAGTATGACTTATAAAAATCCAAATAATAACTATACTATTTATAAACGCATTATTCTAAATCTATAGATTGATTTATAAATGAAAAAATTATTATAATGGAAATTAAAAATATTACAAATAGTGCTTTATTTTTTTTATATAAATAGAAAAAATTTTGTCTCATTTATAAAATACAAATATTAAAATAATATTTTTATATATTATAATGTGGAAAGCATTAATACTTAGCGGAATAATATTATTAGCATTAGATTTAACATACTTATTTGTGTTTAAGGATTTGATGTTGCCTGTAATAGTTAATATTCAAAAAACAGAATTAAAAGTTAATATAAAATCGGCAATAGCATGTTATATATTATTAGTTTCTGGATTATATTATTTTATTATAAAAAAAAGGGCACCTCCTAAAGATGCCTTTTTATTAGGTGTGCTTATAAATGGAGTTTATGAAACAACTAATTATGCTTTTTTCAAAGAATGGTCACCACTATTAGTAGTAATGGATACATTATGGGGAGGAATATTACTCGCAACGACCACAATTATATATAATAAAATTGCTAACTAGTTTATTTTACGCGTTCTAATATTTGCTCAATATTGGTATATCCCGACAAAGCTCATGCTCGCGTTATCCCTTCTCTGAGCGCCGCTTCTATCCAATGCATACTATGATTGTTTTGATTATTTGCATTATCACTATTTACATTATTCCTATTTACAGGATAAGCATTTATATGAATACCACTAATGTCATTAACTCTGCCGTAATGTTGTGCTAGAATTCTAGTGATTTCGACTTCATTATTATCTTGAAAATTTTCACGTAATCTGTTTTGGTTTCTGTGATTCAGAGTTTCTGTAACACTATTAGGTGATTGAATTGACGAATTATGTATATTATATAAGCGTTGCAGACCATTTACTAATCTTAAATAACTATTTTCATCAATGTTCGAAGAAATAGTATCTAAATCATCAATCATAGTATGCATAGTTGATAAAAATTCTTGACTTTGTTCTGTGTTAATACTATGACCCGTCATTGTGTTAATATAATGATTACTGTTTTCATAAAAAAAATAGTTATCAATTTTTTTAAAACATTTATCATTTTTTATGTTTTTATGTTTTTTATAAATGTATTTTTGATATTTGAGAGAATATTCATAAAATTAATCTGATATTGATTGCTCGACCGGTCTAGTCCAAAATCCACCAGTTGCTTGAGGTGTAATAACAATTTCCTCATCTATTGATGGTAAATCAATAGGTATTAATTTATCTCCCTTAACTTTTGCTAGTGTCGATGAACTCTCAATCAATTTTGTATATATATTATAACTTTTTTCTAAATAATCTTTACTGGGTATGGGCCGATTAGGTTTATCCAAACTTAACGTCTTATATATATCGATTGAAAGAAGGTAATAATCTCTCTGACTGATCATATCATTTTCTAATCTTTTTTGTATCCCTAAATATAACTCAATACTACCTATTATACCACAAGTTAAAGCTATTAATGAATTTGTTAGAGAGATTGTTCCTTGATATATATATGGTTGAAGACCTACAGCAAATATGCTATTTATACCATTTAATATAATCACTGGCATTCTGTAATATTTGAGTGATGATTGTAATTCAAAATAGCGTTGTTTATGTAACTTGCTCAAAATAACACAATTTATTCTAATATTATCTAATACCTTATCAATATCGTCGCTCCAATCTGTCATTTCTATAATATGTAAATATTTTATATAAAAATAACTATTATTTATAAAAAATATATTTAGTTAATTAAAATTGAAATATGTTATAAATAGTTATTATTTATAATATTACAAATAAACACATACTAACTATGAGTGAGTCTAATACAAATCCCTGCATTACTCTAATTTATGGACCAATGTTTTCTGGTAAAACTACAAAATTAATTGAACTTTACAGAGAAACAATTGCCAAAAATAGAAAGTGTGTTGCTATTAATTATGAATTAGATACACGTTATGGTAAAAATAAAATTATTTCACACGATGGATTGGCTATAGATTGTTATAGTATTACAGATTTAGATGATTTTATTAAAAATAGTGCAACAAAAGAACTAATTACAAACGCAGATTATATTTTTATAAATGAAGCCCAGTTTTTCGGGTCAATACTTGAAAGTGTATTATATTTAAATGAAACATTAAGAAAGAATGTTATATTATGTGGTCTAGATTTGGATTACAAGCGAGAAAGATTTGGTTCAATGATGGAACTATTAGTTAAAGCTACAAGTGTATTTAAAATGACTGGAAATTGCGTAAAATGTAATGGTGCATCTTGCTATAGTCATCGCATTGTTAATAGTTATTTTCAAATTTTAATAGGAACTAGTGAATACATTCCATTATGTGAAACTTGTTATATTAGAGAAAATAAACTTTAATTAAAAAATTAATGATAAAAAATTAATGAGTTTGAACTTTATATGGAGTTCTAACTTCGTAATTATTCATTTCATTGCGAATTTGATTAATTTCTAATGATAAAGACACATTAAAATTGTGAAAATCAACTAACATGCCATTATGATATCTAAATTTTAATTTTAATTTAGCTATTTTATCAATTGGTGGTTGATAATAACTAATATTTTCGAAATATCCATCATTTACTAAACCTTTATTATCTTGAAATGGATAAATAGGAATTTTAGCAAATGCTGAATTTACTATACCTGAATTAGCATTATTATAATTATAATATAAGAAAGGTTTGATTTCATCACATTTATTGTATTTTTCTAATTCAATGTATATATTTTTATTATCTTCTAAATCGCTTGGATTAGGAGAAACTATAGTATTATTAGTAGCATTAGCACTAGAATCATATTTTTTTTTATCAAAACCCAAAATATAACCTAAACCCCAATTACTATGTTGAGCATATACATCTGTTTTATAGTTATCTTTACCACAATCATAACTATTAGGTAAATCAAATCTAAATGAAAATATTCTTGTTAAATGAACAAAACTAAATTTGCGATTAACATCACTATAATTAACACTAAAAGAAATATCAATATTTATTAGTGATTGTTGTAAAGTTGTTTGTAATTGAGTATAATTATAATAACCATCTTCTAACTTAATTTCAAATGGACTTCCTCCGCTTAATTCAATTATCATTTTATTTGTTCGCAATTGCTCGCTAATATTATAAAAAAAATTAGGCAACATAATATGTGATAATCTTAATGATTCAACATTAGTATAATTTTGAGGACAATTTATTTCAAATTCAGAAGCACTTGGCCAACGTTCAATATCCCTATCATTACTATCAATAAATAATACTTTTCTATCTAATACAAAATTATGACTCGTCTTTATTAATGGATGATGATGATTCATTGTATATATTTTATACTTATATTTAATATATAAAATTTTTATATTTTATGAAATTATATATATATTAAGTAATAATATTTATATATATTAATTACATATGTCAGAGAGTGAAAATAAGGATTTTAAAAAAGCACAAGGTATATTTGGTTTTGGTTTATCACATAATAATCATTTAGATTTACTAAATATTGTTGTTTTAGCTTGTGTTGGAATTATTATAAAACTATTTTTTTCTGAAAATTATTCTAAATTAGGAAATATTGGTCCTGCATCATCTACAATATGGGGATATGGTTTGACAACAATTGCTCTGAGTATTATGGTATTTATGGGAATATATGTTTCTAAAAAAGCATTAGAAACCCCAATAAATGGCAAAAAAGGTAATTTAGCAGGAACAATACTTATAAATGTGCTTCCTATTATTTTAACTTTATTTATAATTATGTATACAATATATTTGAACTTTTCATATTTTACTAGAATAAATACTGATAAAGTTACTCGTGATTATCATACATATTCATTTATGTCATCGCTTTTAATAATAGTTCAAATAATTTTAATAAGTACATATTTATTTAATTATATTTTAAATGACAAAAGTGTTGAAAATGCTAAGAAAATAGAATTATCTAAAAGCATAACATATATATTAAGTGTTGTAAATTTCATATTTATATTAATGATTCATATTAGTTTAGCATTTTTTTCAACTGATGAAGTTCAACT